AATGGTTTAAGTAAAGTTGGTAGTAGTGTTGTATTGGGTGGAGCATTAACAGGAAATACGAGTTTAACTGGAAATTACAGTTTAAATATTTGTAGTGGTGCTAAATTAAATACAACTTGTGGATATCAGATTTCAGGAGTAACATTTTTTGATGCAACAAGAAATAGTTTAAGTAATGTTAGAATAGGTCAAAATGCTTTAATTAATAATAGTACTGGACTTTGTAATATTGCGATTGGTCAATATTCATTAAGTGGAAATACAACAGGTTGTAAAAATATTGGAATAGGAATATGTTCATTAAGTAACAATGTATCTGGAAATAATAATGTTGGTTTAGGAATATGTTCATTAAGTAACAATGTATCTGGAAATAATAATGTTGGTTTAGGTGGTTGTACGTTATATTCAAATTCTGTTGGATTAGCTAATGTTGCAATAGGTACATCAGTATTAAAAAATAATGTTAATGGATGTTTTAATACTGGTGTTGGTTATTTATCAATGTGTCAAAATGTATCTGGAAATTATAATGTAGGTGTTGGTACATATTCACTACAATGTAATTTATCTGGTAATAATAATATAGCTATTGGGATTTGTTCGTTAAGATGTAATACTTCAGGAAACACAAATATTGGAATCGGTAATAATTCAGGATATTTAAATTTAACAGGTTCATCAAATATTGCAATTGGTGATAAAGCATTATATAGTAATTTAGTTAGTAATAATATAGCTATCGGTAATTGTTCATTAAGTGGTAATACTACTGGTTGTAATAATGTGAGTGTTGGATTTCAAACTCTTTTAAGAAATACAACGGGTTGTAGAAATACTGCAATAGGTTATCAAACAATGTGTTCAAATACTATTGGATATCAAAATGCTGCAATAGGAAATGGTGCACTTTCAGCAAATATTAGTGGAATGGGTAATGTTGCAGTAGGTCAATTTTCATTACAATTTAATTGTATAGGTAATAGAAATATTGCTGTTGGTATGGGTGCATTAAGTAATAGTAAATTAGATAATAATATTGGTGTTGGTTATAGGTCGTTATATAATTCTACAGGTAGTACTAATATTGCAATTGGTAATTGTGCAGGTTATAATGAAACTGGTTCAGGTAAGCTTTATATCGGTAGTGGAAGTACATCACTTATAATGGGTGATATGACAACTCCTAATGAATGTATAATATTACCTTATTTAAAATTAAGATGTACTCCACAAGTAGGCTCAATATCAGATTCTATATTAGTTTGGAATTCTACAGATAAATTAATTAAAACAATATCAGGTGCAGCATTAGGAGATAAAAATAATTTTTATTCAACATCTGCTGTAACTACAAATGCTATATTAAATACAGGTAGTTCATATGTATTGTTAATTAATAGTCCAACTGCTGCAGTGACAATTACATTACCTGCAACACCAATAACAGGTGAAGCATTTAAATTTAAAGATGTGAGTGGTCAAGCTTTAACATATAATATTACTATTAGTGGTAATGGTAGAAATATTGATGGATTCTCAACAGCATTAATAAACACAGATTATGGTGCAATGGAATTAGTTTATAATTTAGGATTGAATGCTTGGTATACATTAGCATTTATTAACTAATCAAAATAAAACAATTAAAAAATGGGGGTTTAAAAAACTCCCATTTTTTTTGTAGTAATTCAAGATTTTTATGATAATCACCGTATTTATAAAAAAGTATAAAAATTTATAATACAATAATGAAAAAGGTATTTATATACGTTTTAATAAATCCATTAAATAAACAAATATTTTATGTGGGTTATACTAATAATCCAAAGAAAAGACTAAATGAACATATTAGTGATAAGTATAATTTAAATAAAGATTTGATTATTGATGATATTTTATTAAATAATAAAAGACCAATTTTAAATATTATTGATGAGTGTGAATATGTATATAATGAAAAATTTAAAATGTATGAACATGAAAGATTGGAAATATATTACATTAAAAAATATAAAAATGAGGGTATTAAATTAAGTAATTTAACTAATGGTGGTGGTTTATCTGGTAGAGAAACTATTGAAATATATCGTTATGATGAAAATGGTGATTTTAAAAAAAAATACAATTCATTAACTGAAGCAAGTGAAGATGTGCATGTTAGTATTTCTAAAATTTCACTTGCGTTAAATCAGAAAATTAATAAAAGTTCAGCCAATTGTTATTGGTTTACAAATTTACAATCAAAAGAAAATATTAAGTTTAGAAAAGCAGCAAAAAGAAATATATTAATATTACAATATTCTTTAGATGGTATTTTTTTAAATAAATTTAATGGTCAAGGTGATGCTGAAAATAAAACTGGTGTTAAATGTAAATTAATTAATAAATGTTTAAGAAAAGATGGATATAATCAAGCAGGTGGTTATATGTGGTTTTATGAAAATAAATTACCTAAAGAAATTAAAAAGTATAAGAATATAAAATATAAATCTATTGTTAAATTTGATATTAATGATAATTTGATTGAAGAATATGATTCTATTAATAAAGCAATTGAATTAAATAAATATAAATCAAATAGCATTTATAAATGTTTAAATGGTAAATGTAAAACTTCAGGTGGATTTAAGTGGAAATATAAAAATAATTAATATAAATATTAAAAATATGAATAAAGATACAAGAATTAAAGATGATGATAAGTACGTGATATTTAGCTCAGAAGGTGGACATGGTAAGCAAATTCAAGCAACAGCAGTTATTAGAGCAATAAAAAAAGCGTATCCGGATAGAAAAATAATATGGGTTACATCATGGGATGCTCCTGCCTTTTATAACCCAAACGTATTTAGATTCTTTACATTTAATCAGATGCAATACTTTTTTACAGATTATATTAAAGAAGATACAATAATTTTTAGACAAGAAGTATATCATACTGAAGACCATATTTTAAAACGTAAACATTTAACTCAATCTTGGTGTGATATGTATAATATTCCTTTTGATGGTTGTACTCCTGAATTATATATTAACCCAAGAGAACTTGAAATTGCAAAAGATAAAATAAAACCTGATGGTAGACCAATTATGTTATTACAAACTCATGGTGGCTCTCCTAATACCCAATACTCTAAAAAATCATGGTTTAGAGATATGCCAATTGAAATTGCACAAAAATTAGCAAATTATTTTGCTAAATCATATCGTGTTTTACATATAAAATCACCAGAACAACCAACATTACAAAATGTTGAACCATTAACATTACCATTACGTGAATTATATGCTGTATTTCCATTAAGTACAAAAAGATTATTTATTGATAGTTTTGCACAACATACAGCAGCAGCGTTAGGTTTACAATCAACAGTTGTTTGGATTGGAAATAAACCTGAAATATTTGGTTATCCTGAACATATTAACGTACTACCAAGTGCTAATTATGTTAATGAGTTGACTAAATTTTCTTATCTTGAAGATTTCTCAATAGATGGACAAATTCAACAGTTTCCATATGATACTGTAAATGTATTTGATATTAATAAAATTATAGATGCCGTTAATAGTCAGAAATAAATTTAATCTTGTTATTTTTTTTAACCCATCAGTTAACTGATGGGTTTTTTATTTTATTTTTTACTAATTGTGAATTAAGTATTAGTTTAATAGTATTTATTTAAAATAATAAACTTAAATTTTTAATTAGAAAAAATGGGATTTAATACTAAAAGAAATTTATCGAATAATAGATATATTCAAAATATTGATGATATATTAAATTTATCTGGAACTACTAATATATGTGGTACATTAAATATTAACAATGTTTCTGGAAGTACTTCTGGAGGAATTGATATTAATTCGAATGGTCAAATATATAGAACATCAGTATATTTAGATAATAAAAACCCTACAGGCTTTGTTAATGGCTCAAATATAGATATTTCATATAATTATAGTAATAGAACTGTTACATTAACAGGTGATTTATCGTATTATTGGAGAGGAATAAAAAAATCATTAAATTCTCCTTGGACATCATCTGGGCATACTGCAACGATTGGTAATTGGTATTTATATTCATCTAATGGAAATGATATTATATGGAGTCAAAGTCCTTGGAATTTTTATGATATACAAATAGCTGCGTTATATTATAGTGGTGCTACTGCAAGTAGAACATTTGCTATACGTGAGACTCATGAATTAATGGATTATACTTCACATGAAGATTTTCATACTAATGTTGGAACATATTTAAAATCAGGAGGACAAGCATATTCGTATACAGCTAATACAGCTACTGATTATGCTGTATCACCAAGTTTTGGTGTTGCAGTTATTAAAGATGAAGATTTATCTACAACAATTCCTTATTTAGATAAAGTTAATGGTTATACTTTAATGCATGTAAGTGGAAACTCAAGTGTTTATACATATAGTGCAGCACGTCCATTTTCAGCTCCCGGAACAAATCAATTTATATATGTAAATACTCCTACTACTGGTGCTATGACTGTAGGTGTTAATAATAGATATTATAATGTATATCAACTTTTAATTCCTACAACATCTGATGTTAATTCTCAAAGATACCGAATGGTTTTTATACAACCACAAGCTACATATACAACATTAGCTACGGCTCAAGCTGAAGATACTCGTGGGTTGTATTTAGGTGATTTAAGTAATAGAAGTGCGGAATTTGTTCTTTATGCACGTATTACATATTTTACTGCAAATGGAAATACTAATTATGGTAAAGTAACAATTCCGACTAATGGTATAACTTATATTACAGGTAGTAAAATGTCTACTATAAGTTTAGTTGGGGTTAGTTCAAATAATCATGCTAATCTTACAAATTTAAATTGGAGTGATAGTGGTCATATTGGCACTAATAATTCCCTTGCAGGTTTTAATTCATCAGGTATTGCTGAAAATATATGTTTAAATAATGGTTTAAGTAAAGTTGGTAGTAGTGTTGTATTGGGTGGAGCATTAACAGGAAATACGAGTTTAACTGGAAATTACAGTTTAAATATTTGTAGTGGTGCTAAATTAAATACAACTTGTGGATATCAGATTTCAGGAGTAACATTTTTTGATGCTGGAAGAAATAGTTTAAGTAATGTTAGAATAGGTCAAAATGCATTAATTAATAATAGTACAGGTGTTAATAATATTGCAATAGGTTTAAATTCGCTATATTCAAATTTAACGGGTTTAAATAATATTGCCATTGGTTGTAGTGCATTAAGTGCAAATACTTGTAATAATAATATTGCAATTGGCTATAGAAGTTTATCTAAAAATATTTGTGGATTTGCTAATATTTCATTAGGTACATCTACTATGAATAATAATATTTCAGGTCGTTCTAATGTTGCAATAGGATATAATACTATGTTAAATAATATTTCAGGTTGTTATAATGTTGCTAATGGTGTGACTACATTATATCGAAATATTTCTGGAAGTTATAATTTAGCTTATGGTTATTGTGCTTTATATTGTAATACTTCAGGTAATACAAATATTGGAATCGGTAATAATTCAGGATATTTAAATTTAACAGGTTCATCAAATATTGCAATTGGTGATAAAGCATTGTATAGAAATTTAGTTAGTAATAATATTGCAATCGGTAATTGTTCGTTAAGCGGTAATACTACAGGTAGGTCTAATATAGGTTTTGGTAATGGAGCATTATTTAATAATGTTAATGGAATTAGTAATATCGGTATTGGTACAAGTGTTTTATTTTGTAACAAATATGGTAATAATAGCGTAGCTATAGGTATGTTTGCAGGTTGTGCTTCAACTGGTTCTACAAACATTTTTTTAGGTTCTAATGCAGGATTAAGTGAAACAGGTTCAGGTAAACTTTATATTGGTACTGGAAGTACATCACTTATAATGGGTGATATGACAACTCCTAATGAATGTATAATATTACCATATTTAAAATTAAGATGCACACCATCAGTAGGAAGTTTAAGTGATAACATATTAACATGGAATTCGACAGATTGTACAGTTAAGGCAATTGCAGGAAGTACAGTATTAAATTCTGCAATAACAGGAGCAACAAATGGATTGAGTAAAGTTGGACAAAATGTTGTATTAGGGGGTACATTAACAGGTAATACTAATATTGGATTAAATACAAAAAACATTACAATTAGCGGTGGTACGAATATTGGAATTCTTTACACACCAGCATGTGTAAAAATTGGTACACTTTCTGATTACTCAAGTTATATTGAACAATATGCTGGTACTACTGATATAACACAAAAATCTTCCCCAACAAGATTTACTCAATTATACATTACCCCAGCAGAAGCGTGTATGAATAGTGTTTGTAGTAATAATATTTGTTATAATAATTTTATTTGGACATGTGCAAGTGGTGTGGAAATAACTGCAGATAATAGTATCGGAAATAAAACTCAATTAAATGTTGGTAGTAGTACATTAATGATTTGTGGTAGTGCTGTTGATTTTTCAGGTATTCAATATTGTGGTGATTATTCAACAAACTATACAGACCGTTCATTAGTTGATAAGGGATTTGTAATGACACTTGTTGGTGGTAGTGGAATAACAGGAGCAACAAATGGATTAAATATTAATAATAATAATGTTGTATTAGGGGGTATATTAACAAATAATACTAATATTTGTGTAGATAATAATTGTTTTTCAGTTAATAATTGGACTGATGCAACAAATAATGTGGAAATGTGCATTACTCGCAATATTTTAGCTTTAACTCAAAGTTCAGCAATTAATGCATTACAAAGTAGTGTAATTGTACAACAAAGTTGTTTAAATTTATTTCATCAAAATGTAAGTGGTAATGGTAGTGATATTGAAAAAATTACTTTAGATTCTACTGGTACAAAAATATGCTCAAGAAGTGGTATTACAATATCGTCAGGTAATGCAAATTTTAAAGGTGTTCAATATGCTGCTAATTATTGCGCAAGCTATACAGACCGTTCATTAGTTGATAAGGGATTTGTAATGTCGCTTGTTGGAGGTGGTATTGCATGTGGTCAATGTTCGGTAGTAATGGCAGGTGGTATTGCATGTGGTATATATTCTATTAGTATGGGTTGTTGTAATACTGTTATAAGTAATAATTCTGTAATTATTGGTGGTGTTTCAAATACATTATGTTCAGGAAATACTTGTTCAGTAATGTTAGGTGGTAATAGTATTGTAATTCCATCTAATTGTTATACTGAAAGTGTTATTGTACCTAAATTAGTTGTACATTGTACAGGTACTAGTGGTGGTATTATTATGTATTCTCCAAACGGTACTAAATATAGATTAACTGTAGCTGATGGTGGTACATTATCAATAACTGCAATATAAATGTTACAATATTTAAATAAATAAATATATATTTGCAGTAATTAAATTTAAAATATATGATTCCTAAAAAGATTCATCAAATATGGGTTCAAGGAGAAGGTGATTTACCTGAACGATATTTAAATTATAGTAATTTATGGAAAGAAAAACATCCTAATTATGAATATAAATTATGGGATGATTACTCATTAACTTCATTTATTAATGATTTTTATCCACAATATATATCAAATTATTTATCATCAAATATGACAAATAAATCAAATATTGGTAGATATTTGATTATGCATAAAATTGGTGGAATATATGTTGATACTGATTCATATCCATTAAAACCTATTGATAAATTTCTTGAAACAGAATACGATATTTCAATTACAAGAAGAAAAACTGGTGGTAATACAGCTTATAATGCAGCTATTGCAATAGCTAAACCTAATATTTCTTTTTGGATTGATATTATGGAATTTGCTATAAATAGAAATGATTTAATGCAATTACCTGTAGAACCATTTGGAATAATTACATTAGGAAAATATATAAATAAATTAATAGAAGAAAATTTAGCAAATAATCTTTTAATATTAGACCCAATTCATTTTAATTTAAAAGTTGATATTAGTAATGATGAACAATATGTTGTTCATACATACGACCGTACATGGCATGTTGATATGCCACCTAAATTACTTTAATAATTCAAATTTATTTTCTGATACGAAATTAGAATAGCAATTTTTTGTGATTGCACAATTGATATTATCACAAAAATTGTTATTCCATAATGATAAACCTGTTCTTAAATTTGGATTTTTAGTTCTTAATCCTATTTCACAGTTATATGCATAACCATCACTACCAAATCTAATTAATTTACTACGACATTTACATTTTTTATTTTCAATATTTTGTAATTCAAATTGTTTAGCATTCGTAACTTCATTAGTCATATCAGGATTATCACCATGAAATGTTACAAATCTCGTTTCGTAAATTTCTAAATCTAAAATTTTTTGTTTAAATTCTGAAGTTATTGGTCTATTAATACTTATAACTAATTCAAGTTTATTTCTGTTTTTTATTTGACTTAATTTATCAATATTTAATCCGTTTGAATTAACTCTAATCCATATTTTATCTGGAATATTATTAACTAAATTTACGAAATCTTTATACATAGTAGGTTCTCCACCAGTTAACCTAATTCGTTTAATTTGTTGAATATTATTATTTATCCAATCAATATAAACATTATATGGTATATAACCTGAATTCATTATTTTATCTGAGAACCAATGACATTCTTTACATCTAATATTACAATCATCTGTTAAATGAAATGAAATATCATCCATTTTATATTCTTTTAATTTTATCATAAAGTATTTATATATAAATAACAAAAATATATAAAAACATAATAATATGATAGAAATTTTAAAAATTATATTCGGAAGTTATTCTTTATTAGAATTATTTGGATTTGTGTGGTTTTTTATAATAGGATATGTATTTTATTCTCTAAATGAAACTCGTAAACGAGATGTTAATAGTCCAAACACACCCCAAAAATGGAGTTGGATATTTTGGCTAAAAGATAATTGGAAAAGATATTTAGCATCAATTCTTGCAACATATATATTATTTAGGTTTTATATTGAAATACAAGGTCATCCATTTACTAATTTAGAAGCATTATTATTAGGTTTAATTGGAGATGGTATTGGAGCTAATGCTAAAGAAAAAATTGATGCTTTGAAAGCAGATAGGTGTAAAATAATGAAAGAATTAAATCAAGATAATAATAACAACGTAGGATAATGAATTATTCAACATTTGATAATAAAAATTTTTTTATAAAAAAAGATAGTACTTTACCTATTTTAAAATATCCTTTAATTCAGCAAATTAGAGAAAAATATGATTTAACTGATGATATGTTGGATAATATAGCTGTGACATTTTCTATGATTGATGTTGAAACAGGTATATATCGTATAGCAAATGTTGCAGCAAATCTTGTGATAAATAATGATAGAGAATTATATCCTGATGAAGAAAAATATTCTTTAACTTATAAATTTAATCTAAAAGATACTAAAATAGCAGGTAGATTCCAAGGTGAATTTAAATTAGATTTTTTAGGTGAAGGAGATTGTGGAAAAATAACATTACCTACTGAAAGTTATATAAACATTATTATTACTGATAGTTTAACTAAAACAAGTGTTATTTAAATCATATGTTTACATATATCATTTAGCCATTTTTTTTTATATGCAGCATTATATGCACTAATAGAATTTTTTTGAAATAAAAATCTTCTATTATATTTTAATGCTTCTATTTTACATCTATCAAAAGTCCAGTAGCTTGTTGGTTTTTGTGTTTTTATCATATGTTTACATATATCATTTAGCCATTCATTTTTTAAAGATGCATTATATGCACTTCCTGAATTTTTTTGAAATAAATATCTTGTATTATATTTTAATGCTTCTTCTTTACATTTTTCAAATGTCCAATAAATTTTATTACCACCTAAAGCACCTCCTTTAGCTTTATTTAATAAAATCCAATTATTAGATTTATAATAATCTATCCAATAAATTTCAAGAGATTTTGCTTTAATATTTTCAACCAAATAATTTGTTAATATTTTTTTTATTGGAATTAAATTAGTTTTATTTATGTATTTATATACAGGACTTTTAATATCACTTAAATGTTCATAATTTCTTTTTATTATGTTATAAGTAATTCCAATATATGCATGATTGTCAGAAAATTCATATACATAAATTGTTTTATTATGACTATTTCCTAATAGTATCATATGAGTACATATTTCATCCAAAAATTTCCCCTTTTTTGCTATTTGATAAGCAGAATTAGAATAATTTCTAAAATCTTTTTTTGTATAATATTTTAATGCTTCATCTTTACACTTATCAAAAGTCCAATAGCTTTTAGGTTTTGTAAATATTATCATATGTTTACAAATATCATTTAACCAACAATTTTTATATGCAGCATTATATGCACTTCCTGAATTTTTAGTAAAATCTTTTTTTGTATAATATTTTAATGCTTCATCTTTACATCTATCAAAAGTCCAAATATTCATAGCAGCAATAATTTTATATAAATACGTGGATATAATTTTATTTTCTTGTATTTATATCAAAATAATAATATATTTGTCAAATATGATTTAGTTATGAATGATGTATTTATAGTTAATTGTGAAAGAATAAGGAATAAAAATTTATATTGTATTAGATATTTCCCAAATAATCAATTAACTGATAGAATAAAAAATTTACCTCGTGAAACACGTAAATGGAATCCATCTATATTAGCTTGGGAATTGACCACTGCTGGTTTATATAATTTAATTAAATTTTATAAAAATTCTAATAAAATTCATTTTGATTTTGGTAGTAATGAAAGTAAAAATATTTTTATTCAACAAATAATAAAAATAGATTCTCGTGAAGAAGATAAACGTAAATTTATTGCAGAATTAAATATAAAAAAAGAAGAGTGGGTCGAATATAAGAAAGAACTTGAAAAATCATATTATAAGTATATTGATAATGTTCATAAATATTTAAAATCTAATATTTCTTTATATCCACATCAGGTTATAGGTGTTATGTTTTTAAATGTGGTTAGAAACGTATTATTAGCGTTAGATATGGGTACTGGAAAATCTTTAATATCAATTGCTTATGTTGAAATGAATGATTTTAAAAAAGTTTTTGTTATTACACCAAATTCATTAAAATATAATTATTATAATGAAGTCGAAAAATTTACAAATTCTAATGTGTATATTATTGGTAAAAAAAATAAGTGTTTAATTGAAGATGCTAAATATATTATAACAAATTATGAATATTTTAATTCATCAAATTTTAATAAAACATTCGATAAATTTGAAAAATTAAATATAGGTAAAATAGATGTGTTGATTTGTGATGAATCTCACCGAATTAAATCAAATAGTAGCAATACTTTTAAGGCAATAAAAAAAATATTTAATGAAAATGTTTTTAGAAATAAAAAAGTATCAAAAATTTTTATGAGTGGAACTCCAGCACCATCGAAAGCAGCAGAATTATATACAGTGTTAAATCAAATTTCACCCATTGAATTTCCAACAAAAAAATATTTTTATGAATATTATTGTGGAATGAGTTATCAAATAAATGGATATGGTTGGACTGTTGATGAAGAAAATACTAAATTTGAAGAATTATTTAATAAAATTTCACCATTTACATATAGAAAAAAGAAATCTGAGGTTTTGAAAGATTTACCCGAAAAATCATATCAAAAAGTTATACTTGAAATGACTCCTGAAGAATATGAAATTTATTATAATCTTGAAGAAGGTATTGCTAATGAATTTTGTAATAGAGAAATTAATAATCCTTTAGTGATTATGGGTAAATTAAGAGAATATACTTCTTTTTTAAAAATTAATAATGTAAATGAATTAATAGATTCAATATTAGAATCAAATGAAAAATTTGTTATCATTGATTATTATAAAAAAAGTTTATATAAATTATATGAAAAATATTCTGATATATCTGTAATTCATACTGGAGACCAAAAAGATTTTGAACGTGCTGAAGCAGTTAAATTATTTCAAGATGAGAATAGTAAATATAAATTATTTTTTGGTAGTGAAAATACAACTAAAGAAGGATTAACATTAACTGCAGCAAGTAAAGTTGGATTAACTACGATGCCTTGGACACCCGGAACTTTAGACCAATGTACAGATAGAGTTGCAAGAATTGGACAAAAAAATGCAGTTAATGCATATTTATTTATTTATAAAGATACTATTGATGAATATATATTTAATTTAATTGAAGGAAAAAGGAGCGAAATTACTCAAGTTATAGATGGCGAAAAATATGAATCTGATATTAATCAAAGTATAATTAATGATTTAATTAATATTATAAAGAAAAAACATGGGAAGTGAATATTATTGGGGATATAACATATTTCAAGATGTATTAATAAATGCATTATTAAATGAAATAGATGTGAGTGATGTTAATTTTAAACCTAAATTAAATGGAGTTTTTACACAAGTAATTGTAAATTATTTGCAAAATAAAAGTGATATCGTATATTTGAATTTTGATATTGAGGTATTAGGTTGCAAATATGAATTAGTTGCAAATAATTTTATTACAGCACTATGGTTATCTGGTGTGTTTCCGGATAATGTTATTGATACTATGCATAAAAGTGAATTTAATTGTGGTGATGGTTATTTGGTTTATAATAAAAAACAAAAAAGTTAAAATTTAAAAAAACTACAAAAGCTACTAAAAATGAGTAAAAGTGTTGCTGTTTTGTTTTCAGGAGGATTAGATTCAACATATTTAGTTTGGAAAAATCTAAAAGAAGGTAATCGAGTTTATCCCATATATATTGAAATTAGTAATAATAATGAAAAAGTTTTGTTAGAAAAAAATAGAATTAATTTATTATTTGAATTATTTTACGAAGAATTTGGATTTAATATTAATCGGATTGAAACAATATTAAGTGTAAATGTTAATCATTGTTGTTATGGTGAATTAATGTTTAAACAAATGCCAATATGGATATTTGGTTTACTTTTTTATCAAGAAAGAATTGATGAAATTCAAATTGGTTATGTGGGTAATGATGATGCATTGTCATATTTAGATGATATTCAGAAAATTTATAATTCATATAAAACAATATATGCAAATAATAAATTAGTTCCATTAAAATTTCCATTAAAAAAAGCTTTTAAGGTTGAAATGGCACATGAATTACCATCAAAGTATTTTAATTTGATAGTTAGTTGTGAAAATCCTACTATTATAAATTCAAATGAAAAGATTATTAAATATAAACCATGTTGTGAATGTACTGCATGTAAAAGAATTATTAATTCTGATTATTATGGAATGAATAGTTTCCCAGATTATTATCGTGAAGAAATTAAAAAAAATAAAATTAAAGAATTGCAAAATATAGGATATAAAATTTTTAATGAAAATGGTGATGAAATTAAACGTGAAAATTGGGAATGTCCTAAAAGAGAACCATTTCAATTGAAGTTAGATTTTAATTGGTATTCATCGCTATCACATGATGATTATTATAATGAAAAAAACGACATAGGTAATTAATTAAATTTAAAATATGAGTAAGTTTGATAAAAAAGAAATATTAGGAGAAATTAAAGGTTTCCTTGAAGGGTATAATGATAACATCAAATATTTGGTGAATGTTGAAACAGACCCAAGTAAAAGTTATGCCGATTGTGTAATACATGAACCCGGTCAAAAACCTAAAATAGTTCAAATAGATTATGAACCTTTTATGTATATGAAAGATTTAGGAAAATTAGGACATGTTTTATATAATGGAAATTCTCCTGAATTCATACATAGCATGAGGATTAAATATGGAATTAAAATAATTCCATTAAAAACTGGTGGTCAGAAAAGACTTGTAGATGGATTTTGTTATAAAATCACAAGTAAATATGGCTATAATTCTATTATTAATTATTTAAGAGATGGTGGTATTAGTCCTTATGAAAAACTTTGTGATGGTGATGGAAATTTTTTAAAGGATAAAAAAGGCGATGTTATGTATAAATATCGTGATTTATTTTATTCTCCAAGAACTAATGAACAATTTTTTATATCAACAAGAAGTAGGTTATTTAAAGGTTTTGAAGAATATAAAGATGTACATAAATTAACATTTGACTGTGAAACAACTGGTTTACGTTATCAAATTCATAGATTATTTGCAATAGGTGTTCGTGATAATCGTGGTTTTGAGACTATATTAGAAGTATATAAACCTGATGATAATGATTCTGAAATTAAATTAATTCAAGATTTCTTCAATTTAATAAATATAATTAAACCTGCAGTTATTTCAGGTTTTAACAGTGAAAATTTTGACTTTGATTTTATATTAGGAAGAGCCAAAATTCTTAAAATGGATTTATCTGCGATTCCAACTACATTGAATCAAGATATTCAATTAAAAAGAAGAGGTAATAGTACTTTTAAACATGGAAGTACTGCTGAAAAATATACAGCAACTGAAATGTGGGGGTATTCAATTATCGATATTTTACATGCAGCTAAAAAAACTGCTGCTTTAAATAGCGATATGAAAGAAACTAAATTAAAATATTTAGCAAAATTTGAAAAAGTTGCAAAACCTAATAGAACTTATATTTCAGGTGAAGATAATAATATTGGTAGATATTATAATGAAAATAAAATATTTGTTATTAATGAAAATAATGAATATTTAGAAATTTTAGATGAATATCAAGATACTGCAAAGAAATTATATACACTACAAGCTAATAAAGATAGGTTAAGCGTTGAAAAATATAATTCATTTAGAAAAGAATATCTCGATAGCAATCCAAATTTCGTAGATTGGCTTAGAAAAGAAGCTATTCCACAAAAAATGACATCGTTTATTGGCGGGAAAAAACTCGTAAAACAATATTTATTAGATGACTTATGGGAAACTGAACAAATTGATGAATTATATAATCAATCTTCATTTTCATTAGCAAAAATAATTCCTACAACATATCAACGTGTATGTACAATGGGAACTGCAGCTATTTGGAATTTACTTTTAACAGCATGGAGTTATGAAAATGATATTGCAATTCCATTTTCAGAAGCTAAAAATGGCTTTTCAGGTGGTTTAGCAAGATGTTATAGAATTGGATATTCGAAGCGAATTGTAAAAATTGACTATGCTTCACTTTATCCTATGACACAATTAACTGAAGATATATTCCCAATGTTTGATATAACAGGTGTTATTAAAAAAATGCTTTTATATCTTACTACAACTCGTAATATATATAAGAGATTAGCAAGTGGTGATAGTTTAAAAGAAGAAGAAATTCAATTATTAAAAGAAATTGACCATGAAACTTATTTAAAACTTATTAATAATCAAATTACTTCAGAAGATAAAGCGTTGTTTAAAATTAAACAATTACCTATAAAAATTTTAAACAATTCATTATTCGGTGCATTAGGTTCTGGTATATCGTTTAACTGGTCTGATAATGTTTGTGCTGCTCGTATCACATGTACAGGTCGTATTCATTTACGTCATGCTGTAAAATGGTTTAGTTATTATAAATTAATCCCATTATTAGCAGTTACTGATGGTATAAATTTTTCTATTCCAGATTATACAAATATTCGTGTTACAGATGAAGGTGTTTTTGTAGAAGAACAAGAAGGATTGATTGAAGATATGTGGAAATATCATGGATTAAGTGGTGTACCTGCAATTATTGAAAAATATAATGTTGAAGAAATGAAACCACCATTTATGTCAGTTGATAATGATGGTGAATCATTGGCTTGCCTTAATTTATCAAGAATTAATTATGCTACGTTATCTTTAGCTAAAGATAAAAAGACTGGTAATATGAAAGAAAAAATTAAATTAACTGGAAATACTATTAAGTCTAAAACGATGCCTGAATATATTGAAGATTTTATCGATAAAGGATTGGATATGATTCTTCATGGAAAAGGCAAAGAATTTGTCGATTATTACTATGATTATGCTGAAAATATTCGATATATGCAAATTCCTTTAAAGAAAATTGCGAGTAAAAGTAAAGTTAAAATTTCACTTAGTGCATATAAAAAAAGAGGTAAAGATAAAAATGGTAGAGATAAAGGAATGCAAGCACATATGGAATTATTAATTAAAAAACGTGAATTAATTGCTGAAAAATTATTCCAAGAGCATAAACATTCTTTAATTTATACTAAATCAGAAGAAAAATTAAGTATTGATGATAAGATGAAGTTGGTTATTAACCATATGCCACCTGAACCTGAATTAGATAGTATGGTTTACTATGTTAATACCGGATATTTGAAATCTCATGGAGACTCACGTATTATTAAAGATAAAAAAACTGGTGAAGATAGATTATGTGCTAAATTAATTAGTCATGAAGATTTATTAAATAATCCTAATATGACTGATGAATATAACTATGTTAAATATTTGGATGCTTTTAATAAACGTGTTGAAACTTTGCTATTAGGTTTCGAACCAGAAGTTCGAAAAAATATATTAGTGAAATTAGATAAAAAAACTGGTAATTTGAAAAAAGAAATGTTTACATCTGACCAATTAGAATTGAAAAGTTTTGAATTAGATACTTTTGATGAATCTATGCATATGGAAAAGATGGAAGTAATTTTTTGGAATAAAACCGGATATGACCCAAGATTAATATGGGATGGTTTTAAATTATATGATGATTATGAACATAAAATATATTATGAAATATATGATAATGCTTTAAATTATCTTAATGATTTAATGAAAAAGAGTAATAAACCATTAATTAAATCTATTAATGATAAATATGAAGATGGTGATTTTGTGTTGATTAAAGATGGTAGTAGTTACAATCTTGGTGCATATAATGGTATATATATCGAAATTATTAGGACAGATATTCCAATTCCTAAATGTGAAATAGAACTTGAACTTGATAAAATAAGAGAAGAAGAAGAAAAAAGACTTCAGGACTTGGAAATTGCACAGTTAAATGAAAAATCAGATAAAGAATTATTGGAAGAAAGTGAAATATTATTTAGGGGAAGAGTATTTTCAGAATTTAAATTAGCATATGGTCTTCCAAAAGACTCGACAATGGAACAAGTGTTTAAGCAGATTGATAAATCTAAAGAAGTTTTTGAAGAATTAGTTTCACTTCGTATTGATGAAGTTTTAAATGATAATTCTGAAGATGATGGGTTGAATGATGTTGGTTCTATTGATAATTTTAATGAAGAATCATGATGATTAATATTTAGTTAGTATTTATATTAAAATATAGTCAGATGAAATTTACAAAAAATAAAATAGACGAAATTATAGATTCTAATGGTGAATTAATAGGTGCAGATGCACTTCCAAAAAATGGTAGTGATTTGGAAAGTCAGGCAAATGGTACTACTGATATGAATGTTAATAAATCAGCTCAACCATTTAGATATGATATGCTTGGTCGATTTGGTTTTACATTATTACCATTTTTTGAAGGAAAAGAAAATCAAGGTCAAAGTGAAATGCTTACTGATTTAATAAATTTAATGTATGATAGATATAAAGAAATTCTCGAATTTTATTATAGAAATCCAAATAAATTAAAATCTGATTTCCGTAAATTATCAACTGGAGAAAGCGACCCTAAAAAAGAAGTTAATGTTGAATATGCTAAAAAAATAATAAAAATAGTTGAAAAACATTTTGAAAATGCATTTAAACCTGATACTCTTGACGAATCTAATGTTGTTGAAGATAAAGTAGTTAATGATAAAAATGAAGATGAAATATCTAATAAAAATGATGATGGTGATGTAAAAGAGAAAAAAATTGAAAAAATTGCCGGATTAATAAATAAATTAGATAAAAAAGATGTTGATAAATTAATGAATCTTTTAGAAAGAAAAGAAATTTAATTATGAATTCACAATTATACGATAAACAATATCAATTACCATCTGATGTTATTAAATTTATTCAGGCTACATTGGTATCAAACCCAAGTGGTGAAGGTGTTAAACGTGCTAAATTTATGTTAAAAAATGGTAGTGTTACATATCAAGTATTAAAAAGGTTAAAAAATTTTTTTGATTATTTTAATCCGCAAACTGATAGTAAAATACAATATGCATTAGCTGGAGGTGATTTAATGAGAAATTTTATTGAAACTACATTAAATACTGATAGAAATGCAGTAAAAGTAAATAAAAATGTGACTCGTGATATGACAGTAAATACTAATTCTGATGTTAATGCTTATAATGCAAATGCTATAAATGAATCAACTAATGATTTAATAAAAAATGCAGTTGCTGTAATTGTAAATAATGATAATAAAATTTTATTATTAAAACGAGCTAATATAAAAGAAATGTGGATGCCCGGTAAGTGGGGTTTAGTTGGTGGTGGTATTGAAAAAGGTGAAACTCCTGAAAAAGCATGTAAGAGAGAAATTAGTGAAGAGACTGGTTTAGACGTAAGTAAATTTATTAAATCATTCTCAATACAAAGAAAATCTGATAGTATTGAACATGTATTTGCTTGCAGATATAAAGGTGAACCTACAGATGTAGTACTTAATGAAGAAAATACTAATTATGGATGGTATGATACAAGTGAAATGAAATATTTAGATACTGTTCCTAATTTAATGGAATATATTACTCTTGTATTTAAAAAATATGAATAATCTTGTATTTATAGTAAATAACATTAAATAAAAACTAAATCAAATGAGTAGATTAGAAGATTCAAGTATAAGCTTCAGAAAAAACAATATTGCCAGAAATAGTTATGATAACAATGATGATTATAACGTAGCAAATCCAAATGCATTATCAACTGGTGATGAAAAAGGTAAGGGTGAAAATAATAATCAAGTTGGTGGTGCAACAGATATTAAAACTCGTGAAAAATTGGCTGTAAAAAATAAATACACACCAACTAATGAATACAATTCTGCAACTGCGTAATGTTAAAAGAAGATAGAATATTAATCGAAAATATTAAAGAATTTCGTGGTTTAATTACTGAAAACATCAATGCTAAAACAATTAGCGATGCTATAAAGAATCATGAATATGCTGTTATTTATTATGCTGGTGATGATAATAATGCTAAAGGCGCAAGAACAATAAGACCTTTTGTATTAGGAAGACTACTTACTGCAAGTAAAAGTAATCCTAATAAGGGTAAGTATGTGTTAAGAGCATGGCAAGATGTTGGAAATAGCGAAAGTTTAAGTGGTTTAAAAAGAATTCCAAGATTTAAACATGAATATCATCAAGATGATGATGATAATCAAACAAAACCGGGATGGAGATTATTTTTTATCGAGAAAATTACACAATTTATTCCCAGAGGTGTTAAATTTAATGATGATGATGGTAAAGTTTTAATACCTACAGGAGAATATTATAATGAAAATGACAAACAAATGTATGGTATTATTGCAAAAATTAGTGCTGCTGATGTTAAATATGCTGCTGATGGTACTGATACTGTAAATAAACCAGATGTATTGACAACTAAGATTCAAAAAAGTGGTGCTACTTCAACTGAAATTCCTGCATATAAACGTCCTCAAATTAAGCGTAGTTGGGAAAGATTTGCAGGTGCTAATGCTTTAAATAGAAGGGAAACTAAAAATGATATTGAAAATTTAGTTAATCAAGTTAAAGTTGTTTGGAAAGGTTCTATCGATAATTATATTATTGTTGCTAATAAACGAAACGAATTAGAAGCTATTGAAAAAAAATATCAAGATAAAGTTCCACCTGAATCTGTTTTAGGAAATTTATCTCATTTTTATTCAAAATATTTTCCGCAAAATTATCATAAATTAATTCAAACACAACAACAAAGAAGAGAAGCTGAGTTAAGAAAAACATTAGCTCAAAAAAATACTGTAAATAAACCTGTTACAAACAGTGAACCAATAGCAAATAAACCTGTTACACCAAATCAACCTATATCTAAAGAAATTATAAATAAAAAGGATATTAAAGAAATTGAAAATCCTACTATTGAAAGAAAGACTTTTTTCAAAACGTAAAGTATTTATAAAAAAATATAATATTTTATAAAATGGCAAATCAAAAATTAGATTTAAATAATCTTAAAGGTGAGATTGAATCTCGTAAGAAAAATAAAAACCAAGAAAGTTTTGGTAATTCTGCTTCTGTTCCTAAAGATGCATTTTTAAATGGTTTACTTGAATCATTACAAACAGGTAGACAAAATACAGCTATTAATCATTTAAAACAGGTTGCAAATAAAGCGACCGATAAAAAAGGTGGTGATAAAAAATTAACAATTTCAGAACAAACAGAAAATACTTCAATTCCAATGAATAATCAATATAATAATTACAATAGAAAACCTATTTTAATTAATGAAGATGATAGTTCAAGAGAAGAAGAAATGTTTAATAAATTTCAACAAAATAATAAAATGACATTAGCTGAGTCTATTGAAGCTATATCAGGTAAACAAACAAACAATCAACCAAGATATAATCAATCAGGTGGACAAGCAATTAATGAAGGTTTATTAGTTGAAAATGTTAAAAACATTGTGATTAATTATTTGGCAGAAAATTTAGAAATGATTAATGAAGAATCTACTAAAAATGTTATTCTTGAAATGTATGCTGTTGAACGAATAAAAAAAGTGTTACAAGAAAATAAAGAGATTATAAAATCTATTATATATGAAACGCTTAGAGAAATTCAAGATAAAAATAAAGCAAAAATAGCAAAACAACAAGCGCATTAATTGCGCTTTTTTATTTATAATATTGTATTTATATAAAAGTAAATTTATATGAATGAAGACTCAACTTCAAAATTTTCAACTGATAATACTATTGGTCAGGATGATTTTCCAACATATAACAATAATATAGTCGATGAAGATTTAGAATATAATCATGTTAATGGTGATGCAACTCAAGATGAGTATGAAATTACAGAATCTGACATTGATATGATTGTTGAACGTATATTATCCTCAATGAATGGTAGTTCCACTGTTAATGTAAAGAAAAAATGTAGATTAGGTGGATTAGGTAACACATCTTCAGCATGTAATCAAGGTGATATTAATAATTTTGAAATTAAACCTTTAAAAGAATGTAATTTAATTGAAATTATTAAAGAAGAATCATTAAATTTGTCAAATAGGTTTTATGATTGGTTTAAAAATTCAAAAGTTGTAGATGCTCAAGGCAAACCCTTAATAGTTTATCATGGCACAAATAAAGATTTTACCAGATTTAGTTTAAATAATGCAGCACAACCAATTATTTGGTTTTCTGCTGATAAAGATAAAATAATGCGTGGTGAATCTGGTGCTGCTGGTAGAAGCAGAATAATTCCAGCATATTTATCAATACAAAAAATGGCTGGTTGGAATGAATATGAAAAATATGGTTTAGGTCAACTTCAAGATATGGGATATGACGGAGCGAAACTTTATGATGATTATTTCGTATTTAACCCAAGGCAAATTAAAATAATAAAAGAAAAAACAAACGAAGAAGTACACGATTTTCACTTATATAAAGAAGAAATAATGAATGAGGCGCAGTTAATATCTTTACAGGATTTACCATTTAAACAAGAAATAGAACAACTTGGTGGTAAAATATTTTCTGTAGGTGGTGCAGTTCGAGATGAATTTTTAGGTAAAGAAAGTAAGGATTTAGATATTCTTATTACTGGAATTCCTATGGATAAACTTGAATTAATTTTAGCACGATATGGTAAAGTTGATGCAGTAGGTAAATCATTCGGAATTTTAAAATTTAAACCTAAAGGTGCTACTGATGATATAGATATTGCAATTCCAAGGTCAGAAAGTGCGACTGGAGAAGGTGGACATAGAGGTTTTGAAGTAAAGTCAGACCATGATTTACCTATTGAAGCTGATTTAAAACGTAGAGATTTTACGATTAATGCAATTGCTAAAGATATTAATGGTAATATTGTAGACCCATATGGTGGACAAAAAGATTTGAAAGATAAAATTATTCGTGTAGTTAATCCGGAAGCATTTTCTGATGACCCACTTCGTATGTTACGTGCTGTACAATTTGCATCACGTTTTGGATTTACTATTGAACCATTAACAATGAAAATGATTCAGGATAATGCAAGTAGAATTAAAGAAATTCCACCTGAAAGAATATTGACAGAATTTGATAAAATAATTCATAAAGGAAATAAACGTTTAGGTGCTCAATTGTTAAAGAATACCGGATTATTTAATAATATTTTTGGCTTTGATTTAAAACAATCAACAATAGATAGAAGTCCATTTGAAGAAATTGTCTCAATGGGTGAATTTATATTTTTATTATCCAGAATGTTATCAAATCCTTCTGAATTTTATAAAAATAATTTAAAAGGTGATTTAGATTCATATAAAGAAATAAAAGCATTAGAATTAGCATATCAAAATTATGAAGAAACTAACCCTGCTAAAGCAAGAGCTGTAGCTCATAATATGTATTTAATATCTCCATTAGCATTACAAAGTAAAATATTACCAAGTGGAATTAAAATTGCAGCTAATGAGTTGTTACAGGGTAAATACCCTAAAACTGTTAATGAATTAGCTGTTAATGGTGGTGATTTGATGCAGATTGGTTTAAAAGGTAAAGAAATAGGTGATGCTCAAAAAAATTTATTAATTAAAATATATAGCGATAAAGTTGCTAATAATGAAGAAATGTTATTGAATTCATTAAATCAGAAAGAAAGTTTAAATGAATCATATACTGATGTAAAAGCATCTTTAATGCGTTCAAAATCTATTAGTAAAGAAATGAAAGAATTAATTTCAAAGTATCTTACTGGTGGTTCGACATATCATGAAGGTGGACATATTCATGGTTTAATGAAGCCTAAAGAGTTTACGGAAAAGACTCCAAAATCAAGTGGAGTTAGTTTAGGTGCTGATAAGAATGGATTTTATTGTTATACACATCGAGCAAGATGTAAATCATATGAATTACCTGAAAAAATATCTGTAAAAGATATTAATTTTATTGAAAGTACTGGATAATTGAAACAATTTTTAAATAAAATCGTACCTAATCTAAATAAAATTTATCAATCATTTTTTTATGAGCAAAGTGCTTTATACTGCAGTTGTTCTTGATGAACATTCAAGAGAAAAGTTAATTAAATATTTTAAAGCTATAATTCCAGAAAATTTTGAAATTATTGCACATCATATGACTATTAATTTAGGTGATATTGACCCAGAAATTCAACCAATGTTTGAAAAAAATAAAGGTATTAATATTCCATTAATGGTTAATGACTATGCGATAAATGATAAAGTTATTGCAGTTGGTGTATCGGGGTTTCCAAGTAAAAATAATAAACCACATATCACTATTGCAGTTAATCGTATGATTGGAGCAACACCAAAAATGTCGAATGAATTAACAGATTGGAAACCATTAAAACGACCATTTATGGTTGTAGGTAAACCGACTGAAATAATTGCATCTGCATTAAAACCTGCATAATATGGCAGATTGGAAAGTATCATCTAAAATGGGATTTGAATTTGAAGATTTTTGTCTTTTAGATTTGAATGAAAAAAAATTTCCTTTAGCATATAAAAATATGAAGAAGGAAGATTTTTCTTTTTATGATATTATAATTCCAAGTGAAAATAATCCAAATAATATTAAAACTATTGAGTGTAAATTTGATTATAAAGCTAAAGAAACACAAAATATTTGTATTGAAGTAGGATGTAATGGTAGATTGTCTGGACTTACAATTAGTAAAGCAAATTACTGGATTATATCTGATGGTGAAGAAAGTTTTATAATTGAAAAACAAAAAATTAATGATTGTATTGTTGAAAATTTAAATAATGGTGTTTGGAAAAAAAATAAATGCAATGTCGAGCAAGAAAATGGTGTTTGGAAAGAAATGGATATTTATTTAATCCCAAAACGAATATTCATTAAATATTGTATTGAGATTGGTAGTATTAATAATTTAACTTATGATAGTTTGAATATATGATTTATGAATCTAAAACTGATAAATTTATAAAAAATGCAAATTATATTCATAATAATAAATATAATTATGATTTAGTTAATTACATTAATGCACATACTAAAATTAATATAATTTGTAATAAACATGGTATTTTTCAACAAATGCCTTATAAACATTTAATAGGAAGAGGTTGTAGGAAATGCTCTGATGAATTAAGACGGCTTGATTACGATGTTATGCTTTTTAGATTTAAGAAAATACATGGTAATTCTTACTTATATAATAAACTATCATATTCTGGCACTAATCATAATATGGAAATTTTTTGTAATATTCATAAAATATGGTTTAATCAACAGCCACATAGTCATTTAAAAGGTTATGGATGTCCTATTTGTAAAAAGTCAAATGGCGAACTAAAAATAAAAAATTGGCTAGATGAAAATAATATAGAATATGAAATAAATAAAAGATTTGTAAAATGCCATAATATTAAAGAATTATCTTTTGATTTTTATTTAATTAAAAAAAATATTCTAATTGAATATGATGGAGAACAACATTTAATACCTAAAAATTTTGGAGGAATTTCGATAGAGAGAGCAAAAGACAGATTTGATTTACAGAAAATAAGAGATAATATAAAAAATAATTTTGTTATTAATGAAAATATTAAATTAATAAGAATATTGTATTATGAAAATATTGTTGAAAAATTAAAAAAAGAATTATTATGATTAAAAGATTATATGCATTCGACTTTGATGGAACATTAATTAATACTTTAAATTTTGAAAAGGGAAAATTGATATGGGAAAAGTTTTATAATAAAATTTATACATATTCTGGTTGGTGGGGAAGACCTGAAAGTTTAGATTTAACAGTATTTAATATTAAACCATTTCCAAAAATATTTAGTATTTTAAATGATGCGATTAAAGATGATGAATCATTAGTGATAATATTAACATCCAGACGAGAGAAACTACGCCCAAGTCTTCAAGCAGTTTTAGATATTAACATGATTAATGTTGATAAAGTTGATATGAAAACTATTGAACTTACAAAGGGTGATAGGATTCTTGAATATTTGAAAAAATATCCTGAATTAGAAGAAATTAATGTTTATGATGATAGAGATTCGGATATTGAATCTTATATGCAAACAATTCCTTTAATTCCTCAAGGTATTGTGTTTAATATTTATCATGCTGATAAAGGAGAATTGGAATTAATTTCATCGACTAAAAACAGTATTTTATCTATCATTAATGAGGAAATTCAAAATTTAATAAAAAAATAAAATCATCGTATTTATATGAAAATATAATACGATGATTGATTTAAGATATAAACCATATTTTCTTCCACAAATGTCTGCGCCATATGATGTTATTGTGCAGAAATTAGATGATGAAGGTATTGGTTATAATTTTATTGAAGTAACTCCGGATGAATTACAACCATCTCAAGGAATAACATTTTCTGATGAAGTTGGTAAATGTACTTTAGATGATAAAAATCCTATTTGGATTGCTGAAGATAATAAAATATGTGATGGTCATCATAGATTTGCTCGTGCTCTTTATGATAAAAAACCATTAAAAGCCGTTAAACTTGATATGAATTTTAAAGATGCTTGTAGATTGTTGAATAAAATACAAGACATTTTTGAGTATGAACAATCTCGTTCATTAGAAGAAGTTGAAACACAAGATGTAATTAATCAAGATAATCAAATTAATTCGGGTAATAGCGATAGTGAATTTTTAGCAACGTTAGAAGAAGATAATAAAAATATTCAAATTGAAAATCCAACGAAAAATCAGAAAACCATTATTGGTTATAGAAAAGAACCTATTTCTGAAAATTCTGTAGTAGGTAATTTCTTTACATTAGCACCTATTGATGGATTTGATAGATATCAAATTGATTTTGAAAATTTATTAGATACTCATGAATTAGGATTAGTTTTAAAAAAAAGTCAACAACCTGTTGATATATTAGCAAAAATATGGTTTCCAAATATAAATTTTGAAAAAATAAGTAGCCAAAATAATGTACCGTCAAATAATTTAAAAGCTAAAGCAATTGCTGAAAAAGCAATGAAGTATGGTTATGATGGTATAAAATATGGCGATAACCTAATACAAGGATTAAAATAATTAAATATGAGCACATATAAAATAACAAACATTACAAATACACTCGGAAAACGTGAATTAAAAAATAATTCAATATTAACTGTTGATTATGTTGATGGAATTACAAAAAAATCATTAAATATTAAACCCGGAGAATTTGTTTATTTAACAGTACCAACACTACCATTATCGGTACATAGATTAAGAGTAAAAAATTTAATAACTGTTATTGAAGTTAGTCAATCTGATTTATCTGCAATGATTGAAATATCATTACCTAAAATTAATAATGTAGTAAATAATGTAAATGAAAAAATTGAAGAACCTCCTAAAACAAATATAAAAAAAAGAGAAGTGAGAAAAGAAACTGAATAATTTTAAATTGAATTATTTTTAAAGCCAGTAAATTTTACTGGCTTTTTTAATTATTAATTCAAGATAAATTAATTGAATTCGTATTAACTGTAAATTACATTATATTATAATATTATAGCTAATATGGACGGAAAAATTAGAATTTTATTTTACAATCTTGATGGTGCAGGTGTAAATTATTTTCGTACACTAACTCCAGCAATGGAAATTGAAAGAAATCATTCAGATAAATTTTATGTTGAAATCAACCCTCAAATAGATTTTAATGACCCTAAATTTGTTGATTATTTAAAAACATTCCATATAATTCACTATCATCGTCAGTTTTTATCTGACACCAGACAAATGGTTCAATTAGCAAAAGAATTAAGAGAATCTGGAACTATTTTAATTGCTGATATCGATGACTATTGGGAATTAAATAAAAAACATCCTTTTTATAGTTTAAGCTTAGAGAAAAAGTTACATATTCCAATTATTGAAAATTTAAAAATTGCTGATTATGTTACAACCACAACTGATTTATTTGCAAATGAAATTTCTAAAGTAAGTGGAAAATCTATCGATAAAATTGGTGTATTTTATAACTCAATAGACCCAATATGGATGAAACAATTCCAAAATAATTGGAAAGCTGACCCTGATGGTCGTGTAAGAATTACATATATGGCAGGTTCTTCTCATATGGGTGATGTTGAGCAACTTGAAGGTGTATTTAATGTATTATCTAATGACCCGGAATTGAAAGATAAGTTTAAAGTAATTATTGCAGGTTGGGATACTGAAGGTAATACTACTGATATCACTTTTAATCAAGAATTTGCTACTGAACTACAAAGAAAGGGATTATGGACTACAGAAGTTGTAAAAGCAATTAATAAAACAAGAGGTGACGTTGACCAAATTCCTAAACTACCTCAAGATATGAAAGATAAATATCGTGGTAATGTATTTAAATCACAACAAAGAGATATTAGAAGTGAAGAAAGCGTTTACTATAATTATGAAAAAATATTAACAAATAATCATAATATGATTAAAAATCAAGATTATCTTCAATGGTTAATGAATTTTGAAAGAAATATTAAGTATGAGGATGAAGGTAATTTTGCAAGACGTTGGACTCAAAAAGCAAATTCATATGCAACTGTTTTAGATGAAACTGATATAGTTATAGCTCCATTAGCAGATAATTCATTTAATAGAATGAAATCTAACTTAAAACAAGTAGAATGTTGGACACGTAAATTACCAATCTTATGTTCAGACATACCTCCTTATAATGTTCATGGTAAACATATGGAAAATTGTGTATTAATACCTGCAAAGGATAATGCACATAAATATTGGCATAAATATCTTAAAAAATTAATATTAAATGCTGATTTAAGAAAACAATTAGGTGATAATTTATATGAAGATTTTAAAGTTAAATATAATTTAGCAGAGGTTACTAAAAAACGTGTTGAATTTTATGAAGCTGCTGTTGCAAAAACATTAATAGTATCTTAAAATAAAAAAATTGAAAAGAATTATTCAAAATTTCATACTTTGGCTTTATATTAAATTTCGTACAATTATGGTTTATTTCAGTATTGCATTACGTAATACTGAAGTAGACATTCTTAAAGCTGACCCTAATGATTTAAAGGAAACAGATAAAAAAGAGACAAGAAAACTTCATCATAATCCGGTACTTGAAAAATTTTATGCAGGTCAAACTGATGAAAAATATACAAAAGATTATTATGAGGTGTTGAAAAAAGCGGATGCATTTATGAAAAAAGCATCTCCACGTAAAATTGCAACTACTGCAGATAAATATCATATGTCATATGGTCAAGATAAAGATGCTTGGGGTAGACGTTATGAACATTTTGGGTTTTTTGATGATAAACATAAACATGCTGGAAAAACTTTAGGTGAAGTTTTGGCAATTGAAACAGAAGCCAGACGAACTAAAGACGATGATTACGAATTAGTTTATATATTTAATAATCACCCAATTGAAGTAGGTTTAGCAGATATTATGAGCGTTGTTGAAAAAAGTGGTAATAAAATAATTGAACCTGCAGAATCTTGTTTAGATGAAGATGTTGAAAGCGATGAATATCAAGTTATGGATATCGCTAATAAATCTAAATCGTTTAAATTTCCAATTAAGGTTCAACGAGATAATAATGATGTTGTAAATAAAATTGAACAATTAAGTGAATTTTTACATGTAAAGAAAATTGGTTTTGAATATAGACAATTAGAATTTTTTATACCTTTGAAATTTAAAACTGATGAATTAGATGAAAATTCAGAAATTTTTAAGGAAATTATAAATATTAAAAGTATATTTGTCAGAAATGATTATGGAGAATTAATGGGTTTTGGTATTATCGAATTTAAAAAAAGAATTAAACATAATGATGCTTATGATGTATTGAAATTTCAAGGAATTGAGATGGAAACTGTAAGCGTAAAATAAAAGTGAAAATAAAATGGCTGGTAGTGATTTTTTAAACAATTTGAAAAAAGCAGTGGATACTGGAGAATTTAATTCAGATGCTGCAAAAAAAATTAATGAAGTTGACGAATTGGCAACTAAAAAATTTGGTGTTAATTTTTCTTCTGAAGAAGAATTAAGTGCTTTAAATGAAAAAATAATTGAAACTGCTAAAGCTGATGGTGTAAAAACAGTTAGTAAAGAAGAAGTTGCAGAGATTAATTCAAAATATGATAAAGAAATGGAATTAATTAGACAAAAAGATGCAGCTAATAAATTTTTAGCTAACTTAATAGATATTGAAGACACTGTAATGGCTTGTGTTATCGATATGTTCTCTTATGTTAATGAGCTTGATGACAATTTAAAAGATAAATGGGATAATCCAATATATACAAGCTTAAAATTAAAAGTTGATGAAATTAAATCTAAATATAGTTCTATTATTAACAATTAAAATTAAATTTTATGGCAAAGATTGAAAAAGCATCTGAAGAAATGGTTGAGTTATTTGATAGTGTTAAAGATAAAACAGCTATTCCTCATTGGATTCAGTTTGAAGTTCTATGTAATAATAAGCAGAAAGAACTTTATAAAATTGTAAAAATGAGCGACCTTGTTGAAATTATTACTGAAGGTGTAAATTTCGCAGTTGTATTTAATGAAGAAGTGTTTGATAAATTACCTGCTGACCATCAAGAAATGGCTATTATAGAATGCCTTGCAGGTGTAAGTGTATCTGAAAGTGATGCAGTTTCATTAGAAAAACCTAATTTTAGTACATATCGGGGTGTGTTGGAAAAATTTGGTCATGAGTCTATTGTAATATTGCATGAGTCAGTGAAATCTCTTTTTGATGCAAAAAAACAAGAAGAAGATGAAGCTAAAGCTTTAACTAAAGGTAAGCGAGGTAAAAAGAAATAATTATTTGACATTTTAAATGATACATATAAATCCCGGCAAGTTGTCGGGATTTTTTTATTTATAAGTATTTATAGAAAATTAAATTATAATGCCAACGTTTAATATTAAATTCCCACTTAATGATGATAGTGTTAATAATACTTATTTTCAGTTAAGTACATTAACTAAAGAAGCTTTTTCTTCAGATTTATTGCTATTATTACTAACTCAAAAAGGTGAAAGATATTATCAACCTGATTATGGGACAAATTTATTAAAATATATTTTTGAACCTAATGATAATATGACTGCAGTTGATGTAGAGCAAGATATTAAAAAAACTGTTGCATTATATATACCTGCTTTAACAGTAAATTCAGTTACATTTAATAGAAATACTGATGATTATGGTAATATTATTTCAGATAATCAATTAAATGTGAATATTAAATTTACATATAGTGAGGATGTTTTTTCAGAACAAGGTGAATTAGATTTAAATTTTTAAGAATATAAGATATGGCAGATAGTACAAATGTAGTAAAATATGGTAGTAGAACTTTTGGTGAAATCAGGAATGATTTAATTACATTAATTAAACAATCATATCCAGAAGTTATTAGTGATTTTTCAGACTCAAGTGTTGGCGCAATGCTACTTGATTTAAATGCAGGTGTTGGTAATAATTTATCGATAAATACTGATAGAGTATTTCAAGAAACACAGTTAGAATATGCTCGACAAAAATCATCCATATTAAATATTGCAAAAAATATGGGTTTTAATATTCCTGCAAAACGACCTTCAGTAACTGTTGTGGATTTTTCAGTAAAAATACCTGTACTTGGTGATAGTCCAGATGCATCATATTATCCATTATTATTTGTTGGAGCACAAACAATTGGAGCTGGAAATGTTTTTGAAACACAATATGCTATTGATTGGAGTTCTTCAGTAAGTAGTTTAGGTGACCCAAATCGCTCAATATTACCAAATTTTGACTCCAATGGAATATTACAGAATTATACTGTAACTAAAAGAGAAATTGTTATAAATGGTTCATCAAATATCTATAAAAGAGTTATTACAAGTAACGATGTTATTCCATTTTTCTCAATAGTATTACCTGATATGAATATTATTGAAATTGATAGTATTATCTTATTAGAAGGAACTAATTTCACCACAAACCCAACAATTAATGATTTTTATAATCATGATAATAGATATTATGAGGTTGATTATTTGGCACAACAAAGAGTTTTTATTGAAGATAGTAATAAATCGGGTAATAATAAACAAACAAGTGGAATTAAAGCAGCTACATGGATTGATGTAACTAAAAAATTCATTAAAGAATTTACACCTAATGGTTATTGTAAAATTACATTTGGTTCTGGAGATGTTGAAACCAATGCTTTTAAAGAAGGTTTCTTAAAAGAAGGTGTTGATAATAGAGCATTTCTTGAAAATTTCTTAAATAATACAGCATTAGGAGAAAGACTTAAAGGTGGTTATACTTTATTTATTAAATATCGTACTGGTGGCGGTATAAATTCAAATGTGGGAACTGGTACTATCAATACTCTTGGTTCATATACAATAAAAGCAAATGGCTCTCGACAAGATAATAATAAATTAGTTGAAAAGAGTTTAAAAGTTAATAATCCAATTCCAGCTATTGGTGGTAATGATGGATTAAGTGTTGAACAAATAAGACAATTAATTAAGTATAATTTCTCAAGTCAAAATAGAGATGTTACACTAACTGATTATTTAATGCAGTTATATAAAATGCCGGGTAAATTTGGTTCACCATATCGTGCAAATGTATTTAAAAAGAATAATAAAATAATAATATCTGTTCTCGATATTGCGAGTGATGGTAAATTATCAAATTCAAGTAATACTTTATTAAAAGAAAATATTGCTGAATATCTTACTCAATATAGAATGATAAACGATTTTATTGAAGTAACAGATGGGAAAATATTTAATTTAGCAATTGATGTTGATGTATATATTGAAAATATTAATGATAATCAAGTTGCAAATAGTATTATAACATTAGTAAAAGATTATTTTGATATCACTAAACAAGAAATGAATCAAGATATTTTCTTAGGAAAACTTCAAAAAGAAATTCTTAATGCTAATGGAGTTATAAATATTATTGAATTAAAAATTTATAATAAAATTGGAGGACAATATTCAATTAACCCTATTTCTCAAACAATTAGTGATGATAAAACTGGTCAAATTAAAATTGTTAACAATACCATATATTCTGAGCCAGATTCAATGTTTGAAATTAAATATCCAGAAAAAGATATTAGAGTTTATTTAAGAAAAAGAAATGAATAATGGAAAAAATTAAAAAAACAATATTTCGTAAAATGACTACTACAACCACAGATGAATGTGATGAAAAATGTCATATAATTATTCCAGATTTAAATGCTGTTTATCATATTAAATTTGGATTAATTTCGGAATTACAAGATATTGGATTTTTTAATGCTTATTTTGATGAATCAAATAATACTATTTAATATGATTAATATAGTATTATTACTTAAATTTAAAATTTAAATGTCATACGTAGTAACAGGTGAATGTACCAGTAGATTAAATGAATTAAAGAAATATAAAGTTACCTCTATATTTACGGAACAATATTTTGGTAATGGTAGTGATATTGTTAATGGTGTTGATTATGATATTTCAAATACTGATAATGTTATTTATTATATCGATGGAATTAAATATAACGATATTATCATTACTTCAACTACAGGTAATTCAAAAATTACTAAATATTCATTTATTGGAGTTGGATATGATAGTCCAAATTTTATTAATGCTCCAATTTATAAAAATCCAATTAAGGATAATATCATAAGCAATCCAAAAACAGTTGATGATGTATTTATAGAAAGACAAGAATTATCTGTTTTTGATAAATTTTATCGTTTAGAGCATGTTAAATCATTAAGTGATTTTAAATTATATGCTGGCGGTAAATATTTTTACATAAAAAATAATACATAATATGGCAGTAGGTACATACGGAACAATAAGAGCAGCAGATGTAAGCATTGATGATATTGATGCATTTTATAATTATACAGCAAATAGAGAAACTAAAAATGATGTGTTTATTAGATTAAATGCAACAGATATTATAACATATAATTATTTGCCCACAGATGAACAATTAGTAAACCATGAAAATTTATTAGAAGGAATTTATAATTTAAATTTACCTGCAACTATATTTAATCAATTAGGTTTTTATACGATTTATCTTAGACCTAAAATAATTCTGACTACAATTAATGATTGTGGAGTTTTATCTGCATTACCAACAGTTAAAGGAATATTAGTTGATGTAAATAAATTACCAGCTAATTTAACTTCAAACAATGCATTACAAGGGTATAGAATCGAATATATTAACAGTGATGGTACTAAAATGAGAAATGTTGTAAGATATATAGTTACTTCAAATAAAGTTTCTCCTATTACAGAAAATGTTGGTAATACTACTCAAAAAGCAACGAGATGGCGTTTTGATGATGCTGGAACAAAAATATTCTTACAAGTAACTCCAAGTTCAAGTTCAGATGTTAAACCAAATGCAACACCTTTTATTGGAAATGCTGGACAAGAAATTTTATTATTAAATACTAATTTTGAACCATTGGTTATTGAAATAGAAATGGTTGAAAACACAATCGATACATTGATGGATATTGTTGCTGGTGAACAAGTAAAAGATGTTAAGAAAGGTATATTAACACATTATGATAAAGATAGAGTAATTACTAAACAATTTGATTTATTTAATATTAAAGATGACGTTACAGATGTGCCATTGTTTGAAGTAAAAGAAAAACGAACAAATATTGATGAAAATCAAAATTTTGATGAAGTTATAGGCGGTATATAATAAAATAAAAAATCCTTGTTAATTTACAGGGATTTTTTATTTTATCGTATTTATAGATAAAATATTATCCTGTGGCAAAAGTTAAAGTAGTAAATAACAATCTTGATTCTAATTTAAATGGTGATAGTTTTGATAACACAGCATCTAATGTAGTATTCTCATTCGGAAGTTTTTCTGTTACATCAAATTTTGATAGTAAAAAATTTGTAGATTATAGTAATACTTTAAGTAGTTTTGTTTATCCAATAACACTCGAAACTATGAATATTTCAGATGTTCAATCTGAATTAATGCAAGATAAAACAACAAATGCTGTTTTAAATTTAGATAAATCAGATTTAAACACTTTTATTCGTTATGGTTCTGCATATGAATTTTTAAGAATAACAATTGAAAATATAATATTAGATTATCCTGCAAGTTTATTTGTTAGTTCAAAAATAAAAAGAAGTGGAAATTTAACGTATTCAGGATTCTCATATAATGAATTGACTAATATTTCAATATTTAACATACCTGTTGATTATATTGTAAATACTTATGGTATTGTAATAAATGATGGTAATTCACAATTACCTGATAATAATGAATTGAGAAATTTAAATATTTCATATGATAAATTTAATATTTGGTCATCATTAAACCCTGATTTAAATAGTTGTTCTTTACTTGGATTTACAGGATATACCTCAAGTAGAAGATATGTTAAAGTTCAAGTTACTGGAAATCCTTTTCCAACAATTAGCGGTAGTGCAGGTAATGTTGATTTTCATATTAAACCAAATACGTTAGTTTTTGAAGAATTTAGAGCACAATTAAGTGATTATGAAAAATATGTAATTTCAGAAAGAGAAGATAATAAAGGTTTTAAATTTACTTTAAAAACTCCAACTTTGCTTGATAGTGGAGAGATAATTTACAATGATTCATTAATGTTTTGGAATACGAATGATGGATATAATCTCGATATTAATACTGCAACATATAGAAATTTTTTAGAGTCAATTCTTACAATTGGTATGAAATATGACCAAATTAAAACTGATTTAATTGCCAGATTTTTAACACCTGCATCGTTAAGAACTTATGACCTTACTGCAGAAGGTAAAATGAGTAAATTGTTAAAAATATATGGTAGAGAATTTGACCAAATGAGAGAATTTATTGATTCTTTAGTTTATATAAATAAAGTAACTTATGATAAAATAAATAATATTCCAGACCAATTAGTTAGTAATTTAGCTAAAACATTAGGATGGAATTATTTTTCATTAGTTAATGAAGGTGAGTTAGTCGAAAGTTTTTTAACAATTGATGATAAAGAAAGAAATTTACATACTGATTTAATGCCAGCAGAAATAGATATTGAATTATGGCGAAGAATTATTATGAATACTAATTATTTTTGGAAGGGGAAGGGTACAAGAGAAGCTTTAAAATCAATGTTTCTTTTAATAGGTATTCCTGAACCATTTATAAATATAACGGAATATGTTTATACTGTTGATGGTATTATTGACCCACGTACAGTGACATTAACTGAATTAGATTTTCCATCACAATCATTACCATATGATACAAGTGGTTATCCAGTAGCTCCATTAGAAACATCTGATTTTTATTTTCAAATGTCTGGTGATACCGATAGTGGACAAGCGTATCTTAATGTATTTAGAATGGTTGGATTTAATTTAAATCAAACAGTTGATAATAAAAAATCTTGGATTCAAACTGGCTCAACATATAGAGTTGATGATACAACATCTCAATATTATCAAGCAGATAGTAAACTTGTTATAAATACGAAAGAAATTGATGTTACTCTTGATACATCGTCAGGTATTGAATATGATGTGTATGATTATGTTAAAACTAAAGATTTTACTGCAAATTCAAGTGGTTATACATTACCTATTACATATATTAACTTATCATTACCAGTTGGAGGAATGAATTATAATGTCTTTCAATTACCCACAAATTATAAAGAGGGTGCTGGTGAGTTAGAGGTACGTCTTAATGGTATATTATTAGCAGCACCTAAAGAATATGATACAATTTCAGGAATGCAAACAGTGCCCGGAGATTATTATATTAGTGGAAGTAATTTAATTCTTAATGAATATGCTAATAACGATGGTGTTAATAGAGATATAGTTCAAATAACATATATAGAAACTGGATATACTGCGGTAGTAGCAGGTCTTAATTTAACTTATATGGTTACAAGAATTAACGCAACTTCAATAGGTACAATAATTCCTCTTCCTAATACAGCAAGTGGTGATGTTCAATTAACTTTAAATGGCATTGCATTAACTAAGGGAACTAATCAATTTATCGGAGACTATATTGTTGACCCAAATAATTCGAATCAAATTATAATTCAAAATCAAGAAGTTATTGCGTATTTAGCAATAAATCCAATTATACAAGTTTCATATTTAAATGTGGTAGGTGGTTCAAGTATTGGTATGAGAAGTGAAATTCTTAGAATTGATAGTTTTAATACTGGAAAAATTTATTATAATGAATCAGCAAACAAATATGTATATAAACTTAATTATAAAATAAATAATATTGAAAATGTTAAAATATTAATAAATGGTTTAGCATTAGAACCCGGAACTGATTATACTTTAAACTCAAGTAACCCTTATGAAATTTATTTACCAAATGGATTAAGATACGGTACAGTTCTTAGTGCATATTATATTGTTGCAGGTAATGATTTTTTTGACCCAATTATATCTAATGATTTTGGTATTGGTGATATTAGTAAATTATCTTTTCTTGAATTTATTGAATTAATTCAAAGAAGAATGATAAATGCAACTAATAGAAAAACTATTACTGATTTTAAAGGTGGTTGGTATCCTACTTTATTAAATATTTATATAACTTATTTAAAAAGAAGTACACTTCCTGATGATAATCCTTTACATTCTAATGGTTATACTTTTAATAATTTATATTCGTTTTTAAGTAAATATAATTCATTTTTTCAAAAATTTGTAGACCAATTATTGTCTGCAACAGTTATAATGAGAAAAGGTGGATTAATGGTGAGAAATACTGTATTTACAAGGCAAAAATTCACATATAAACGTGGTGTATATATGGGAATTATTAATACTCGAAATAGTGATGGTTTAACCACATATAAAACAGATAATAACTTTTTATATCATGGTGATGATGGTGCAACTTATTTAAAATTTCCATTGACAAAAGTAGGTGCATGGAGTGAAAATCCTGATGATAAAATTTGTGTTAGTAATCTATGTGAAAATTTTGTCGTAAACAATGTGACTGTAACATATCCAATAACTACCACTACAACAACAATGCGTCCTTTGACAGTTGTTTTAACTACTAAAGAAATTGATTCTGAAGCTGGTGATGGTTTAAGTGAAATTACGTATGGTATTAGTCAAGAAGGATTAATTCCAAGCTATACAGCTTTAATTTATTTTGATTTCTCAACTTTATTATACATAGCTTCAGGTAGTTCAGGAACTACTTCAACATCAAAAGCAAGTATTATAATTACAAATAATGGAATTTCTGTATATGCGAGAGATTATAGTAAATATGAAATTTCAGATGATTATCTTGCTGATGACTATATTTATGAAACAGCTTTAATTAAAATGGAAGTTGGTGATGTTATTCATATTATTCTTAGAAATGAAGTAGTACAAGAACCGGGTTATCCAGCAGGTACTGTAACATCAACAACTGTGGGGGATATTAGAGCTGGTATAACTCCTAATGGTAATGCAATATTAGTTCCAGCACAAATAAATAATATGGTAATTTCAACATCAACTTTATAAAATGAAAATATTAGTAGTGTTACCAGATGTGAATTATTTTTTATGGCAAATGCTTGTACAAATTTATAATTTTAGAAAATTTGGTTATGAAGAAGATACGATTTATGTTATTGGTAAACATAATTTACAAAAAAGTGATGTTTTAAACAGAATAATAACATATGGCGGTTTAAAATGTAAATTTTATGTTTTTAATGATGAAAGAGAATATCCAAAATATTCATCATCAATGCGCCCCCATATATTAGCTAAATTTTTTGAAAAATATCCTGAAATGTCAAAAGAAACATTTTTTTATGTAGACCCTGATGTTTTATTTACTAAAAAATTAAAATTTGATGAATATTTAAACGATAATATTTGGTATTTAAGCGATACTTGTTCATATATTGATAGTAAATATATTAAAAGTAAAAGTAATGACCTGTTTATTGATATGTGCAAAATAGTTGGTATTGACTCAAAAATTGTTGAAGATAATGATAAAAATGCTGGTGGAGCACAATATTTAATGAAAGGCATAAATAGTGAATTTTGGAAAAAGGTTGAAAAAGATTCTGAAGAATTATATAAATACATGATTGAAACTTCTATTAAATATAGTCCAGAACATCCAATTCAAGCATGGACTGCAGATATGTGGGCTGTTTTATGGAATGCATGGTATTTTGGTCATGATACTAAAATCATAAAAAAATTAGATTTTTCATGGGCAACTGATTCAATAAAAAGATGGAAAAGTACGTATATATATCATAATGCAGGTGCTGTTATTGATAATGGATTGTATTTTTTAAAAACTAATTATCAAAAATCACCATTTAATCAAGAATTAAAATGTAGCGATGAATATTGTTCATTTAACTACGTGAAAGAAATTAAAGAAACTGAAAAAAGTTTTTCAAATATATTATTTTAATTATGGCAAATAGTAGAAAATATATATTAAACATATGTAACAAAATTAGTTGCGGATTAGGTTCATGTACTAATATTGGTCAAACATATAATTTATTAAATTCATTTGTTAATGAAGGTGTAGCATTTCCACAATTAACTGTAGACGAATTATCAAAGTTAAATAATATTGATTATGATAATAGAGTTTTAAGTTATTTAGACTATATTGATATTGGTAGTGATACTGAAAAACAAATTTTATTTTCAGGAGCAACTGAAAATGATTCAGATTGTATTCCATTATATTGTAAATTAAATCCAGAATTTTTAGTATATAAATTTTTAAATGGTGTTCGTGTAATTAATGTTGGTGAAAGTAATGTAGGATGTAGATTAGAATATAAAGCATATCCTTTAAATAGTAATGAAGATGATTATCCTTGGCAATCTTATTGTACATTTACTGATTTAGATATGAATGGAGTTTATGTTTTTAAAATAAGAGACTATTCACCCGGTTATAATGCAGTTGTTTGTGAATATGAAAAAATAATCTCATTACCATTAATACTTCCAAGTACAACAACAACTAAAGGTGTTAGAACAATTTCATTAAATGAAACATATAAAACTTTAACAGGTAGTGGTTGTTTTGAAAAAGGTTTATTTCAAATTACCCAACCATTATCTAATGGTGAATGTATGAGAGTTAATTATAATGTAACTGTAGCTAATGTTGGTACTAATAGTTTAGGGTCTGTAGAATTAAAATGTAATAGTGGTGATGGTAATTATGTTCAATATGCATATATTACAAGTAAAAACGGTGTATCTCCAACAGGTTCATTTATTTTATGTCAAAATCAATCAATGTGTTATAGTTTATCTGCTTCAGCTTTTAATGGTGGTGAAAGTAGTAACGCATATTTAAAAATAGATTCTGTTGATGGATGTAATACTAATATTAGTACTGTTAATAGTAGTCTTTGTGAAAAATATATTAGCTATGCTAAAGCAATTCAACCTATATATTTTGCATTAGGTAATAGTACGATTGAATGGAGTAATCCACCTGATGTAGATGCTGGTACAAAATGTGGTAATTTGTTAATTAATCCACCAATATCTAATAATAGTGACATTGTAAATATAGTATTAAGTGGTACAACTCCACAACATTCACCATCTACTGGTGCAATGTATATTACGGTATATAAATCATGTGGTACTGAACCGGGTTATGTTTCTCTTGGTACTTGTGAAGGTACAACTTCAAAACCTAATTTTTATTATGAATTCACAATTACATCTGGTGATTCAGTATGTTATAATATTGGTGGCACAGCATATGCAGGTAATTTATCAAGTGGAATTAGAATAAGTTCAGTTTCAAGTACTTCAACAACTATTCTACCTCAAATAAGCACACCTGATAGAGATAGTTTTGCAGTAACAGCTACAAAAGTTAATGTTCCGGTTTTAATAAAACCAATTATACCTTATCATGAAAGTAATGTAGGAAATACTTTAAATTATTGTTCTTGTGAAATAGGTACATTTGAATTAGGTAGTAGTATTGCTTCCGTGTCAGATGTGTCAGGTAATTTATATAGAAGAGTATGTATTTGTTACGATACAGTAACGTTAAAATGTGGAGGTAATACTCCATCAGTTCCAAGTACTGTTGAAATTTGGTGTTCACCATATAGTAATCCTACAGTCTCTAAAAAAATTGCATGTCATACCAATTTATCGACTGGTCAATTACCATCAACATTAAATTGTTATTGTACTGTTGGAAACAACGCAAAAAGTTCATTTACATTTGTATATGGAGATAAAATTTGTTATAAATTGTATGCAGGTATGTATAATCAAACTTGTTTAAAAATATTATGTGTTTCAGATGCATATCCATATGGAAATGGTAAAATAATACCATATATATTTTGCTCAAATGGTGTACCACAAAATAATGATTATATTGTGACTACAACAACATCAAGAACTCTTTGTCAACCGTAAGGTTAATAAATTAAAAATTAGTGTATTTATATTAAATTTAAATAAATGGCATTTATAGATAAAAAAGACCCGGTAGTTTTAAATATTAAACTTACTTCAAAAGGTAGAGAATTATTATCAAAAGGTAGTTTAGGATTTAAATATTATGCTGTTGGTGATAGTGAAATAGATTATAATTTAACTAATATTCATTTATCTAATATATTGAGACCTGCAGATAAAAATCCAAGTATTTTATCATTTATTCCTAAAAATTCAGGTGGAGATTATTTTAATATAATTTCTGCTGTGTCTTCGTCTCCAACAATAATTCAAAACACGGCAGAACCATTAGGTTTTTTTACTATAAGTAATAATGTGACTACATTTAACATTGATGGTGACCATGTAAAACAACCTGATGTTATGATATATGCACCGGGTGTTCAAGGTGGTAAATATTTAAATTTACGTAAAGCACCAACATATTTAGGAAATGTAAATGAACCTGCTGTTGGTGATTATATTTTAGTAAAATGGGTAAATGGTTTTTCTAATATAAGTACGACTGGTTATACTGTGAATAGCAATTATCCAACACCTTATTTAATATATAGAATTGATGAAATTGTATCAGGTAAATTAGTTACAAATAATTTAAGAATTAAAGTAGATAGAAACTTACCCGATTTTACAGATTCTCCAGAAAATGTATGGGCAGGAGCTATTGTATATTATAATTATATAAATTATTCAGGAGCAAGTACAATTTACGATAATTATTCAACGGAATATGTAGATGATGCACTATTAGCTTTTAAACAAAATTGTCAATGTCCTACGATAACATTTCCTTTTTGGAATTTATCGATAGTATATACCGAAGATATTATAGGTGTAGACCCATTAACTCAAAAAAGTTTTAGCCAATATAATAGTTCAAGTTACGCTGGATTTATTTCATATATTCAAAATCAAGCTCCAGTAATAAAAAAATTAGGAATAATTCATTATACTAATTCATCTCCTTCAAACACATATGCTGAAGAATTATATCAAAATACGCCAATATTAACATTACCTACTATCATGTGGCATAAATCACCAATAGCTAAAATGGGTTTAACATTAACTGCTAATGGTAGTTCTAAATTGTTAACTGGTAACACAAAATCATTAAATACAAATTATTATGATTTGGTTGATACTGTAGGTAATGTTGTTGGTAAAATATTTAATGATTTAAAATTATTTGTGATTGAAGACCAAGAATTATTATTTGCAATGTCATATAAGTCTAATAGGTCTTGGACATTACCTAATTATAAATTCGGAATAAACGATAATGTTTCTATTGGATGTACAGCATGTTATTTAAGTTCTGTAGATATTAAATTTACATCTCCAACTTCATATAGTAATAGTGATGGAAAAATTACAATTACTAATGTAGTTAATACTGGTGATGTATTGGTAGAAGTATTTGCATATTCAGTTGAAGGTAAACCTAAAATATTCTCACAACATTTTTACACTAATGATGCTGATTATTATTACGAAGAATTTACTCCTGATACAATAATAACAATACCTAATTTAACTGCTGGTGATTATTTTATTAGTATTAATGATTTTGGTTCACCAGCTTGTAGATATACTGGTGTTACGACAATTGAATTACCAAACAGTATTTTACAAATAATAAATAATATATCAACTTATAGTCATTTGAATTCTAATTTCCAAATTTTACAAGGAAATCCTACATCGATAAATGTTTATAGTAATCCTGAAAATATTGGTACTACATACGGTAGTCCATATCTTGGAATAAGTAAGTTTGAAACACCAAATACAATTTCTTGGTATAGTCCTTCAAGTGGTGTTTGGTCATTAAGTAGTCAATTTTCATTCTTATCATCATATATTATTACATTAGCTGATGTAACTGGTACTACATCACCAAATACTGCACCGGAAGCTATTGTGTCAAAAGTTAGTAAACCATATGTTGCAGTTGGAAATCCTTTAAACTCTGCATTTAGTACTGGTCAAGGAAGTGATGTTAATGGAAAATATGTTTTAATTAGTAATTATTTAGCATCTATTAATGCTGGATTAAATCCAATTATAGGTAATATTCAATTTACAGCATATCCTACAAATTCGTTACGTCCAACAAAATGGGAAGAATTACCAATTGGTAGTGTAGTTGGTACAACTAAGAAGTTTTATACTAATTCAACTGAAATAGGTAATTATACAGTTCAAGTTAGAGAATTTTATAATAATATTGAAATTTTTAAAGTTTCAAAAACAATAACATTGATATAAAATGAGTGATATTAGATATAACATACGTGGTAATTGTCCACCATTTTTAGCACAATTACATAATAGTACTTGTACAACCATTCTTCAGAGTGATATTATTAGTCATTCTGGAACTACTTATTCAAATTCGATAAATGTATTTAGTTGTTTAAATGCAAATACTTGTTATCAGTTGAAAATTACAGATGCTATTGGAAAAATTGCATGGCAAGGATTCTGTACTCCTAATGATTTAGCTATAACACCATCAGTAATAGATACAAGAACTATTTATTTATGCGGTGTTTCATCAAAAATAGCAGGTACTTCATATTGTATGATTGATTCAACAACATCAAGTGGATTAAATAAAATTGTTATACCTAATCTTAGTGCAAATGAAACAATTTCAATGTGTTTACATCCAGTAGTTGGTGGAAGTAATGTTAATACAACTCAAGGAATTACAGCGTATATTAAACCAAATGGTCAACCAAGAATTCAATTATTTTCAACAACAATACCAACAAGTACATGTTATCCGGTTACTATTAATTGTGGTGATGAAATTTGTTATGATATATTTATGTGTTGCACTTCAAATTATGTTGAAAGTTCAGGTTCGGTATGTATCGAAGCTTTAAATCCAACATCTATCGGTTCTAAAAATATTAATATTGCACTTCCATCATCAACAATTGGAATGACTTATTATTGTTCTGAAACAGTTCCAGTAGATACAGTATATATTAATTTCGTACCTAAATCATGTTATGTAAATGGAATTGAATGTATAAATTGTGGATGTATTGTAGCATCGCCTGAAATTCCTGTTGGAAAATGTGTTGAAGTTACAGTTTCAGGTATATTTTGTGGAATTTATAATACTAATTGTAATATATGTAAAGCAACAAATGCTGCAGGTTGTATCGAAATTGTTAGACAATCAGATAATTATCAATTAGGTAACATAGTAGGAGTTTTTAATAGTTCAACATCAGAAAATTCAGATTATATAACATTTTATATGTGTAATGGTGATACTATAAAATATAAAGAAGTGGCTTGTGTTACTACAGGTACAGGTACTGCTTGTGTACATGGTGTAATTGATGGTCTTATTGGAAATAATGGTGTAAATGCAATAAAAGGTACTAATATATGTCAAGATATTGAAAATATTAATAGACCAATACAAATATGCTTATATGATGTAACATCAAGTTATGAAGAAGTTCCTGATGGATGTTGTACAATGAGAGTTTATAATAACTATGCTAAAATATGCACCAATCCTTCATTAAGTATAGGACAATCATTTAAATTAATGTTTTTGACATTCACATGTGTTGAATCTGGAGGTAGTATGTTAGAAAATGATGTGTGTTCAATGGCTTGTGGTGTTTGTGGTATATATACAAATGATTCATCATCTATGTTAGCTGCTGGTGAAGGAACTCCTGAAACATGTGCGATGCGTACAAATTATGAATATTATGAATATTTAGTTAATCCAAGCAATATTAACTCAATGAATTTTCAATTATCTCAAACTCATTATGTTGAATCTGGAGCTTCACTTGTTTTAAATGCATGTGTTGAATTAACTGGAATTAGTTGTGCTGTTTGTGGAGAATATGCTGTAGATTATTCATCTTATTGTCTTGCTCAATCAGTTTCATATCAATAATAGTAAAAATGGGAAATATTAAATATACAATAGTAAGTGGTGCTGCACCGTTTGTTGCTGAATTAGTTCCAGAAATAGTTGAACCTAATATACATAATGCTGTTGGTACTTATGAATTTGTAAATATACCTAATGGAACATATAAATTAACAATAACTGATTCAAATAATTGTGCATATTCTGAATGGATTACTGTTAATCCTAATATAACTACAACAACTACAACAAAAGCACCTAATGGTGATTCAATTGTGGTGGGTCAAGTTCAAGATAGTTTATTAATTTTTGATGAAAATTCAACTAATAGAAGTTCACATTATATTGGTTATCCTGATGAAAATATTGTTGAATTATATTTATGGTTTAAAACTTTAGATGGTAAGCCATTAACATCAACTAAAATACTTAATTTTAGTATTAGTGGAAATATAGGTACAACAATTTCTTTTAATTTATCAAGTGGTCAATTATTAAGTGATGAAATTAATACTGAAATTTATAACTTAAATGGTTCAGGTACTGCAGTTATAAATGGACAATTAATTTTGAAGAAAAATTTCATTGAAACATATGTTAAATATACATTTATAAAAAATCCATCAAATCAAGATTTATTTATAAAAATTGAAGGAAGTATTGGTGATTTATATAATAAGTTAGATTTAACTGATGAGATTTATACACCATATGGTGTTGAAAGTATAATTGAAGATTTGAATAATGGATTAATAGATATAAATATGAAATTTTAAGTATTTATTTAAAATAAAAATATATGGCAAACGGGTATACAGTTTTTTTCTCATACATATTAAAATCTAATAGTGGATATAGTGATGCAATTCATTGTAATTATATTAATTCAACAACTATTGAAACTTTAATCAATAAAGAGGTTAATATTAATTTTGAAGACCCTGAAGATTTTAAATTTTTATCAGTTAGTGGTAGTAGTACTGGATATAGTGCAACAAAACTATTTATGTTAGTTCAATTAATAAATAATTCGTTAGTTACTGATGAAAGTGAAATTAAGCCAATTTCTAATAAATGGAAGATTTATGATGTTACTCATCAAATATTAAATTATCCTACAGGTTCTACAAGAAACATATCATCTATTGACATAACATCAACGGTATTTAAAGTACCAATATATTTATATAACACTATGGATAATTACGATTTAACATATATTGATTATCCTAATGTTAATAGTGAAAATGAATTATGTTTTGGTGATGAACAATATTTTTTTGGTAATGTTACCACTGATGTAGAAGCTATTGCATATACTACAGACCTTGCAATTAATATGCCGTTAAATCAATTTAATACATCAAATAATGCAACATGGAATACAAATGGTGTATATATTAGTGAAATTGGAATATATGATACAAATAAAAATTTAGTTGCCATAGGTAAATTAAACAATCCAGTCTTTAAAGACCCAACAATATCAAGAACTATTGTATTTGCAATAGATTTTTAAAAAATCATAAAATTTTATATTTTTTTATAATTTCATAGTATTTATTATAAATAATTAATAATTTATAGTAATAATATGGAACTTACATTAAATGAAACTAAACCAAAATCTATTATAATTGATGGTAATCTTCATTATAGATTTAAAATACTTTGTAAAGGTAAGAGTTTAAAAATCGGTGGACTTATAGAAGATTTAATTCAATTATATATCAGCAATCCAAAAGTTGTTCAAGATTTAATTGATAAAAATAAGAATAATTAATTAGTGGTACTTATATGGCAAAGTATATATGGTCATTAGATATAAGTACTACTAATATTGGTAGTGCTTTATGGGATTCAAAGGGTAAATTGATTGAATTAAAACATCTTGAATTAAAAATCGATAAAGATGTTAATGTTGAAGATAGAGATATTCATAAAGCTGAAATGTTTAAAGCATATGCTATTGATTATAAAGAACGAATATCAAAAGAATTGAATGGTGAAATAATACATATAATTGTTGAAGAGCCATTAGGTGGTAGTAATAATCAAAACACAGTTTCATTATTATTTGGATTTAATGGAATTTGTAGATATATATTATTTGAAATATTTGGAATATACCCCAAGAAAATCAGTGTTTACGATTCACGTAAATTATTTCTAACTGAATTGGTTAAAACTACATATAAAAAAGGTGAAAAGGTTGAGACATTATCATTTCCTAAAGAATATTTAAAAGATAAAAAGTTGTATATTTGGGAAAAAGTATGTAAATTAGAACCGCAAATTGAATGGTTTTATAAGAAAAATTCTACTGAACCTAAAGAGATGTGTTTTGATATGTCAGATGCTTATGCTGTCGGTCATGCAGGACTTAAATTACTTGGAATTTTAAAATAATTTAGATAATGAAAAAAATTGTAGATATTGTTGATATTAATACTAACATACCTGAAGGTAAGTTATTATTAGCTGCTCTTGCTAAAATAACTACTGAAAGTCAAACAGATAAAACACCTTATGAAGTTATTGAACAATTAAATAAATTATCTGATGAAATGTTCAAATAATTTATGAAATATATTTATCTAATTCAATGTTTAGAAGATGGTCGATATAAAATTGGTATATCTAAACATCCTGAAAAAAGACTTACACAACTACAAACAGGGTCTTCTGGTCAATTAAAGTTAATAGATAAATATTTAACTGGAAATTATTTTTATATCGAAGGAGTTTTACATAGAAGATTTTCTCATTTCAAAAAAATGGGTGAATGGTTTGATATGTCTATTAAAGAAGAATGTGAATTTACAAAATATTGTAAAGAAATTGAGGATACGTTATTATTTTTAAAAAAAAATAATTCTCTATTTATATAAAAACTCTTGTCTTTTAATCTATTTTGATTTAAGTTTGATGAAATTTTAAATAATAATATTTAATTTATCTAATATGAATATTTCTCGAATTAGGAATGCTGTTGAAATAATAAACTATGCAATAAAAAATAATATATCTGTTAAAGATGCATGTGTTAAATGTGGTTATTCTGATACTTATGTAAAAAACATTAAAGCTTTAGTTTATGAAAATTATGAAAATGGTACTTTAGAAGATGAAGATTTTAATTTATTTAATGAAGCATATTCTAAATATATCGATAAGTTAACCCCAATTGATAATATTAATCTAAATAATTTGAAAGATATTAGGGGTGCTAAAGTAAAAGAGTGGAAAGATAAGGGATTGCTTGAAAATTCAGGAAAAGAAATTAAAGTTAAAGTTCCTGATGATGAAAAAATTAAATTTGATGTTAAAGGTAATACTGGTGAAATTACTTGGAATACTGGTTCAAACTATCCAGTTAATCATGTAAAAACATTAGACCAATTATTAAAAATATGTGAGGTTGATTTAAATCTTTGGAAAGTTAAAGATTATACAGTAAATAAATGGGATGTTACAAGTTGGAAAAATGAAACTCCACAAACTCTTCAAAATTTTCAAGTTAAAGCAAGACTCGAAAAAAATGTTGTTTATGAAGAAACAAAATCACAGGCAGATATATTTTTAGATTTAATTAAAAATTATCAACCACCATTAATTGAAGGGTTTTATTGTAATACTACAGTTGGAAATGAAAATAATTTGCTTGAAATAAGTATATTTGATTTACATTTAGGTAAATTAGCTTGGGGTGGTGAAACTGGTGAAAATTACGATACTAAAATTGCTCGTGAACGATTTATGTATTCAATTGAAACATTACTTAAAAGAGCATCTGGATTTCAATATTCCCGAATTTTATTTCCTGTTGGTTCAGATTTTCTTAATTCTGATACAATTTTAAATACTACAACAAAAGGTACATTTCAAGATGAAGATTTACGTTGGAAAAAAACTTTTAAAGTAGCAATTGAATTACTTGTAGACGCTATTAATTTAATGAAATTAAAAGGTGTTCCAATAGATGTTATAATAATTCCCGGTAATCACGATTTAGAACGAAATTATTATATTGGTTCAGTTTTAGAAGCATGGTTTAGGAATGATAATATGGTAAATGTTGATAATTCAGCTCCAGAACGTAAATTTTATAAATTTGGTAAAGTATTACTTGGTTTCACTCATGGTTCAGAAGAAAAAGAAAGTGCATTACCGTTAATTATGGCAACAGATTGTCATTCTAAAAAATATTGGAGTGAAACTGTATTTCATGAATGGCATTTAGGTCATATTCATCGTAAAAAAACAGTTAAATATAATGTTACAGATAATAAAGATAGAACATTAAAAGAAGATTTAGGTGTAACTATACGTTATTTATCAAGTCTAACTGGAACTGAAGAATGGCATTATCGAAAAGGTTTTATAGGTGCTATTAAAGCAGCAGATGCGTTTATTTGGAACAATGAATTGGGATTAATTGCCGAATTAACTTCAAATTTAAATATTGAAGGATAATATTAATATATTTTTATAGAAAGCTAACAGAAATGTTAGCTTTTTTTATTTTCCATAGTATTTATGTAAAAAATTATAAATTTTTATAAATAATTATATATTATGGAAGGTAAAAGTAAAAAATTGCTAAATATAGCTAAAGGTAAAAATAAGACTAAAACAGTTCCTGCAAATATTAAAGTTAAATCTAATAAAGAAGTTGTTAAACCACTATCTCCTGATGAAGAAAGAAATTTAAAAGCAAAAAAAAGAGTAGAAGAGTTACTACAAGATATACCACTTAATCATACTGGAGAAACTGTAAAAAGTAAAAGTGATGATTTACTTGAGATGGATATTGATAATTCTAATGAAAGTAAAGGTAGTGAATGGCTTAGTGAACAAGTTGCATTATTAACATCATTAAATGAAACATTACAACAAGAAAGAGACCAAGCTGTTGAAGATTATAGAAAAATTTTTAGTGAAATTCAAAATATTAAAGGTGGTAATTATCAAATTGATAATAATCATTTTTCTAATGATGTAATTAATATTCAATCTAATGATGCAATTAAAGAAACCGTTATTAGGTTATTTTCTGAACTTCAAGCTAATTATGTTGCAATGATGAATCCTCAAACTGGAAAATCAGATTTAGTAATATATCCACTTGCTTTTATTAATAGATTAATAATGTTTTTTCCTTTTTTAGAATATGAAAAAAAACTTTAATTCAATAATTTAATTTTATTGTAATTAATTCAAAGTTTTTTTATATTTGTAACCATGATAAGAGGTCAAGAATTTCATTCTATAATTCAAAGTATTTTTGGCGATGTGAATGGTTACATGCAAAGTGAACAATTGCAAGTAAATTGTCCACTTTGTCAAGAAATGGAAGGATTATCTGAGCCTGATGGTAAATTTAATCTTGAAATAAACACATATAAAAGAAATTTTAGATGTTGGAAATGTGATGAACCAAAATTTTCAGGAAGTTTAGGTAGATTAATTAGACAATTCGGTACATTTGCAGATTATGAAATTTATAAATCATATGTTGGGTCTTTACCATTATATGATTTTGATGATTTTGAAAAAGAATATATTCCAATTCAATTACCTATTGAAATGATACCATTTTCTCAAATGGATATTTCTAATTTAGAACATATTGAAGCATATAATTATTTAATTCTTGATAGAAAAATATCTAAAGAGCTTATATTAAAATATCGGCTTGGTTTTTGTATAACTGGAAAATATGCAAAGAGAATAATAATTCCTTCTTATGATATAAAAGGTGAAGTAAATTATTTTGTTGCAAGAACTTATGACCCTACTGTAAAAAAGAAAAAATATGATAATCCACCATCTGATAAAGATTCAATCATTTTTAATGAGGGATTTATTAATTGGGATTCAACAGTTTATTTAGTTGAAGGTGGTTTTGAAATGTTATCATTACCTGTAAATGCAATTCCAATGTTAGGAAAAACAATAGGAACTGCATTATTTAAAAAACTGAAAGAATTAAAACCTAATGTTATTGTATTATTAGACCCTGATGCATATAAAAATTGTATCGATTTATATTTTATATTACATGATATTTATATAGGATGTGAAGAACGGGTTAAGATTGTTAAATTACCTACAAATGATGATTTAGATGAATTACGAAGAAATTATGGCGATGATGAAGTAATTAAATCATTATATAGTGCAAGGGATTTAATAACAGAAGATTATTTTATAAAAAAATTGGTAAATCCTTATGACAACAATTATAGAGGAAGATTTAGTAACGATTCAAAACGTACTGTCTGGAAATCAGGCAGCACAAAAACTTTTATATGAAAAATATAGTAGAATAGTCAGACATTTTATAAAAGGTAAATATCCAAATAATTGTGATGTTGATGATGATGTGTCAGAAATAATGATTAAGATATTTTTGAACTTAAATTCGTTTGATATCACAAAAAAATTCAAACCTTGGGTTTATAGTATTGCTAATCATTATATGATAGATAAATGGCGATGTAATACAATTTCTTTAACTTCAAATACAACATCCATAAGTTATACCAGCTCCATAGATTCTGAAAATTTCATTATAAATAATTCAGTTGGTACATTAATGCAGAGTAATAATTGTTTCACAACTTCAAGCTCAACAGCTTTTGATAATTGTAATTCCGTTAATTTTATATCTACTCAATTAAATCCACAAGATTTTACTTTTCTTAATATGAAATATAATTATGGCTATGATTATAATGAAATTGGTAGAGAATTTAATATATCAAGTAGTACAGTGAGTAATCGAGTTAATTATATTAAAACTAAATTAAAAAAAGATTTTCCGGAATTTCAATTTAACGAATAAAAAATGGGTGACTAATATTGTCACCCCATCATTTTGAGACTATTAACATTACTTAATCTCAATTTTTTTCTTATTAATTTCAATTTTTGGAATTTTAACGATTAGTATTCCATCTTCCATATTAGCATTAATATTTTCAATATCTACATTATCTGGTAAAGTGAATATTCTTTCATACTTTCCTTTATATGATTGGTTTCTATTATATTTAACATCACTTTTTTCTTTACGTTCAGCTTTAATGATTAATTTATTTTTTTCAGTATCAATTGATACATCATCTTTTTTAACTCCCGCTAATAACATTTCAATGATATATTCATCTTTATTTTCAATAACATCATGAACTGGTGCTTTTACATTATCATTTGTTGTAGTATTATCAATAATGTAATGTATCGATAATAAATCGTCTAATAAAGCATTAAATAATGAATTTTTAGTTGTTTCCATATGTTTATATTTTTTATAAAATTATTTTAAATAATATTTATCTAATATCATACCAAATTGTTATAACTGACATATTGGCATTAGATTAATAATATATTAGATAAAATGGCTAATTATAAAAATCCTTGCATTATATACAATATTTAGATATATTTGTGAAAATTTATATAACGATGATAAATAAAATAGCACATCTCGCAGACATTCACGTGCGTAAAACTCCTACAAGAAATAATGAATATGAGTATGTATTTAAGAATTTAATTGAATCATTAGATAAAAATAAACCAGATAGAATTGCAATTGTTGGTGATTTAGTGCACGATTACCTTGATTTACAAGGTGAACAATTAATTTTAGTAAGTGAATTATTATCTAATTTAGCATCTATAGCTCCTGTTATAATAATACGTGGAAATCACGATTGCCGAGTTAAAAATATAAAACGTATTGATAGCATTAAAGCTATTGTTAAAACACTTAATAATCCAAATATTAAATATTATGATAAAACTGGATTTTATAATGATGATAATATAGTTTGGTGTGTTTGGCATCACGGTGATAAAAAGAATAATCCTTGGTTGAGTAAAGAAGGTAAAGAAATATTAAAAAATAAAGATAATTCTAAAACATATATTGATTTATTTCATGACTCAATTGATGGTTGTGTAAGTACTACAGGTTTTGAAATGAAAAGTAAATCATATTATAAATTATCTGATTTTAAAGGAGATTTGTCTTTTTTTGGACACATTCATAAAAAACAATTATTCTATAGGTCTTGAAAATTTTATTATATTAATGAGTATTTATATTTACTAATATAGTAAAATTTTATGGAAGCACATAATTGTATAATTTGTGGTAAAGAAACAAAAAATAAAACATTTTGTTCAAAACAATGTCAATCAGTTGATTTTAAAAATAAACAAAGAAAATGTTTAACATGTGGAAAATCTACACCAAATAAAGTTTATTGTTCTGAAAATTGTCAACATATTGGTAATTCTGGGATAAAAAATGAAAAATGGGAAAATATTAATTGTTTAAATTGTGGTATTAATTTTAAAAGATTAAAATTGAGAAAAAATAAACAATTTTGTTCAAAACAATGTAGGAATATATATGAAATAGGGAATAAATTGGGAATATATAATCCTGATAATAGAATATTGAAACATAGTAATGAAACTAAATTAAAACATTCTATAGTAGCAAAAAAATTGTGGGAATCTGAGGAATATAGAAATAAAATAAAAAATGGTACGATTAAAAAATATAAAGAACTTGGATATTGGTTCGGAACTGATGATGATTCTAAAGAAAAAAGGAAAAAAACGTGTTTAAAAAAATATGGAAAATATTCATGGGAAATGGGACAGGATATGTGTTTCAATAAAAACACAAAACCTGAAAAATTTGTTGAAAATATTTTAATTGAAAACAATATTAATTTTATGAAACAATTTAAAATATTTTATGATAAAAAAAATCATAAATATAAAACATATGATTTTTTTATTACTCAAAAAAATATTTTAATTGAGATTGATGGTGATTATTGGCATGGAAATCCAAAGATATTTCCTAACCCAAATAAAATGCAAAAAATTGCCATTTTAAATGATTTATATAAAAATGAATTAGCTAATGAAAATAATTTTAAATTGTTTAGATATTGGGAAAATGAAATTTATTTAAATGATTTTAAAGATAAATTAATTAAAGATATAAATTTAAAAGATGGAGAATAAAAAAATTTTTGGTGGTTACTCAAGTAGTTTAGTGTCACAAGATATTACTGAGGGTGATGGTCAATTTCATGGATATTTATTATGGAATTTAGATTCAATGTCATGTGAAGAAATATCTGTTGAAAATTATCATTCATATCATAATGTTAAAATAACACCGTATATTGATTTTGATGATTTAGATTTTGATATTGATGATGCTACTAAAGAAATGCATGTTAGATTTATTTGGTGTACACTTCCACAAACAAGAAATAATGAAAATGAAAGAAAATTAAGTCAATATTTAAAAAGTAAATATAAAAATGTTATTATCTTACATAAGAATGAATTTATTGAAAGTGAAAAAATTGAAGTTAATAAAAATATAACTCTGGAGAATGTAAGTGATAAATCTATCCAACATGAAATTTTTAGAGAATTTTTAGAAAAAATTGGTACTGACAAGAAATTAATTGAAGATGTTATTGCATTAGATGAAGAAGTACTTAATGAAATTGATTTAAGTGATGAAATAGGCGGTGAATGGAGTGTAATTAAATTTGGTGGTAATAATTTTATGTCATATGAACAATTAGATATTGATTGGCGTGATATGGATGGGTTATTTCAAATCACAGGAATTAACACCGCAGGAAAAACTACTATAATGAAACTTTTATCATATTTGCTTTATAATAAAGCTCCTGAAACTGATTTTAGGCAAAAATATGGTGACTCAAGATTCGTAAATAATAGAAATGGTGCACTTTCTTGTGATACATATCTTGTTATTGAATCAAATGGTGAATATTATGGTATTAAAAAGAAAACTGAAATTTCTAAGGATAAAAATGGTGATGTTGATGGTGCATCTACAACATTAAATTATTATATTCTTTCTAATCCGGATGAAGAAATGAATGATAATACATCATTAGAAAAATTGGATGAGGATAAAAGAATTAAAACTCAAAAGAAGTTAACTTCAATTATTGGTACATATGATAATTTCATGCGTATTGTAATGACTACTTCAGATTCATTAAATAAAATATTATCGAATGATATGTCAACATTTATTGATTCAATATTATTTGATTCAGGTTTAGATATTTTTGATAAAAAAATGGATGGTTGGAAAATTATTAATAGACGAAATAATGAAAAAATAAGAGTTGCTTGTAATGTTGAAGCTAAAACAAATGAAATTGAAAATTTACAACAAGATATAAAGATATTAGAAGAAAATATCAATCAAATTGAAAATGTTAAATTGCCAGATATTCAAAATAGAATTTTAACTGGAAGAACTTATGTTGAAACTTTAACTAAGAAATTATTTAAAATTGACCCTGAAATTTACGATTTAAAGGTTGATAATGTAAATTATGATATAAGTGTTCATAGAAATAAAATTATTGAATTAAATGCACGAAAATCGATTTTAAATGAAAGTATTGAACCATTAAAATCTTTTTATGATGATAAAAGATTAAATGAATTAATTCAAAAGAAAGATATTCATAGAAATAATGAATATCAAGAAAAACTTAAAATTAAAGCTATTGAACAGGAAATTCGTGATATTGAACATAAAATTGAAATAATTAATGGCGAAATATTCAGATTAAAGCAAGATGGTACTAAGTTTAAAAAAGAAATAGGTGAATTAAAAGAAAGTAAAATTTGTCCTACTTGTGGACAACCCTTAACTGAAGAACATCAACATAATATTGATGATGTTATAAAGTTAAAAGAAACTGAAATGTTTAAAATTGCTAAAATAATAAAAGATAAAGAAATCGAAATTGATTTAACACATAAAGCATCAATAGTTCTTAAACAAAAAGATATTGCAATAGTTAATGAAAACATTCAAACAGCAGCTCTTGAAATGGAAACTGTATTAATTGAAATAGGTGAGTTAACTAATGATAAAAATGATGTTGAAAAACGTAAGGAACTACAAAATGAATTAGACCAGATTCCAACAAAAATTCAAAATGAAGAGCTTAAAATTGATATTCTTCAGAAAAAAATCGACAATTATGATAATAGTTTAAAACAAATTGAAGAAAATAAAAATATTGAAAAAGGGATAAAGGCAGCTAAAGATAAAATATTAGTTCTTGAATCAGAAGAATCTGAAGAAAAGGAAAATGTTTTTATTAATAAAACAAATGTTGGTAATAAACAACAAACAATCAAATATAATGAACGATTAATTATTGATTTTAAAGAACAAGAGTATCAGGATACTGTAATGAATTTATATAAAAAATGTGTTCATAGAGATGGCATTCCAAGACAGATGTTAGGGAATTATATATTACCTAAAATAAACGCAACATTGGAAAATATATTATCAGTTGCACAATTTAAAGTTTGGCTTGACCCAGATACGTTTAGACCTAAACTAATGTATTATAGTAGACCTAAATCAATAATCGATTGTATTAGTGCCAGTGGAAAAGAAAGAACATTTTCAAGTGTAGTATTAAAATTTGCATTAAACCAAATTAATGTCAAAGCAAAACCTACTATTTTTCTATTAGATGAAGTAATGGGGAAATTAGATTTAGCGGGTAGTGTTGATGAATTTATTGAAATTTTACAACTAATAAAAAATGGAATGAAAAAGGTTTTAATTGTTGAACAAGTTCACGAAGTAAATCCTGATTACCTTATAAACGTTGAATTGGATGAGAACGGAATATCATCACTTATTATCGAATAATTTATAATTTTTACTATTTATTGAAAAAACAAATCATGGATTTAAAAGATTACGACAAATTAAAAGCTAAAAAAAACAAAAAGGACTTTGAAGGTAGAAACAAAGGATTGAGTAAATGGTTGTTCAGGGTATCATTTATAGGTAATATCGGCTCAATATTTTTTGCATATTTTTTTATATTCCCAGCTTTATTGAAAGCAATCTCAGTTCATTTATTAACAGGATTTTGGGGTCTTTCAATTGCTTTAGTTACAACAGTTTTAATATTAACAATATTTGAAATAATTAAAAGATATGTAATTAAAATTTTTTCACTTGATTATTTTGATAATAATAAAAAATTTACACCAGCAATAACTGGTAAGTTATCAACTACATTAATTATTATTGGTATTAGTTTTTATATTGCAATTAGTGGTTCTATGAATTTAGCTACTACAAGTGGTAAAATTAATGCTGATATTGAAAATGTTAATTACAGTAAAATTGATAGTTTAACTAAGTTTTATGAAAATAAAAAAACATCGTATATCAATGATAATAATAAACTTCGTGAAATTAATAATGAATTACGAAGTAAATTAATTGAAACACCAATTACTTATAGTAATATTCGAAGTGGCTATCAGAAAAATATTGATAATAATATTGATGTTATAAAAAACAATGATTTGTCAATTAAAAATATTGATAATGAATTGAAAAATGTAATTACTAACCTTAATTTAACTTCAAATACTCAAAAAGAAGAAAATAAAGATAAGGATGTTGGGTTAATTGTTTTATTCATGATTTTAACAATATGCGATGAAATTCTTATTATATGGGGGATTTATTTTAGAGAATATTATGAACATAAATTATTAGAAATCAATCATCAAAGATTTGAAAAAGTATATCAAAGAAAAGACAGATATAATGCATTACTTGCATTTATATATCGTGATGGTAATGCAAATCCCGGTGATAAGGTAATTAGTGGACTTGAGTTAAAAGAATTGGTTGCGGATAAAGCAAATATTCCTAACTCTAATAAATTAGTTGATGAATTTCTAAAAGATATGGATAATTTAGGAGTTTTTATTACTAATGGAAAAAGAAGACATATATCATTAACTTATAATGAAGCAAAGGTTGTTATTGATAAGTTTGATGATGTATATAGAATACTTGAAAATATGAGATAATATGGGAGACGAAAATATTAACGAAAAAATTGGAGAATTATTAGATAATTATTATTATGCTATTGCTGAAAATAAAAATAATTTTTCTTCAAATAATGATGGTACTATAACTTTTGATGAATTTCAAAAAAAAGAAATTTTAATTAAACATAATTATATTGAAAAAGTTAAAATTGTTTTAAGATGGAAGATGTAGAAGTTTTAGAAAAAGGTAAAATTTTAAAAGAAGCATTAAAAATAGTTGACAAATTAGCCAAATCTGAATTAGCGGATGTTGATGGTGATATCACTAATGATGATTTTGATGTTGAAGAATTGCAGAAATTAATAATTCGTGCAAGAGTGCTTAAACAAAACAGATGGTGGAAATTAACTTAAAATAAATTTATATGGGTAATACAAATTGGGATTTAAGATTTATGGTTTTAGCTGACCATATTGCACAGTGGAGTAAAGATAGAAGTAGCAGAGTTGGCGCAGTTATAGTTTCTGATAAAAATCCAATTTCTATGGGGTATAATGGATTTCCACGTGGTTGTGATGATGATTTAGAAGAACGTCATGAACGTCCAACTAAATATTCATGGGTACTACATGCAGAAGAAAATGCTATAGTTAATGCTGCTCGTAATGGACAAAGAACATTAGGTACTGATATGTATGTAAATTGGTTTCCATGTTCACGATGTGCTGGTGAAATTGTTAATGCTGGTATTAAACGTGTTTTTTGTGATAAAGAACCAGATTGGACTCAAAAGGATAATTGGACATTAGACCATGTGATTGCATGGGAAAAATTAAAAGAAGGTGGTGTAGAAATTATCTACATGAATTATGAAGCTAATAGAAAATGATTATAGATAATATAACATATCAAGTAAAAGAAGAAAATATTTATAAAACAAAAATAGCTAAAAGGCAAATAATTATTGCATCAAGTTTACGTAAAGATAATAATCATATTAAAAGATTGTTACATAAAGATTATGGTAAAACTAAAAGATGGAATACATATACTATTTCCAGAGATGGAATTATATATCAACATTATGATGATAAATTACATAGTGATTTTCTTAATATAAAAGAAGCTGATAAACAAAGTATATCCATTGTTCTTGAAAATATGGGTTCATTATATAAATTACCTGAAATTGGATATGTAAATTGGCTAAATGAAATTTGTAATGTCGAAAATGTGATTGAAAAAAAGTGGCTAACATATAATTATTGGGAGAATTATACTGATAAACAAATTGAAAATTTACTTCTATTATGTAAAGATATTTGTGAAAGGCATAATATTCCAAGAATTTGTGTTGATTTTAATCATTACCATAAAGATATTATTAAATTCCGGGGTATTGTATTTAGAGGAAATTATGCTGAAGATAGTAGCGATATAAGTCCGTTGTTTGATATTCAGAAATTTAATGAAATGCTAAGAAATGAATTTATTTAAAAGTATTTATAAAAAATTTTAAGATGGATTTAATTAAAATTATAAATGAAGAAATTTCTGCTATAACTAAAGATAAAAAAAAGGAAATTTTCGATTATCATTCTATTGCAAATGATGCTTGGGATGAAAAAATGAAAGAAGCTAAAAATTTTCAGAAAATTGCATTTGATTTAGAGAATGATGATTCTACAGGTCAAAAGAAAACATTTTATTTAAAAAAGAATTTACGTAAAGACCAACCTGTTAAATATGAAATAAATGCCGAGCTTATGGAAGCTGGTGGTGATTGGGAAATGCCTGTTATGTATTTTAGACTTGAGTTTAAAAATGAATATGGTATTATTAAAGGTGATGAATGGAAAAAATCACATAAACCTGAATATGTTTGGGATTTAGAAAGAAATTATAAAGGTTTATATCATTGTTATATAATAATACCTCCTGTTGAAGCAGGTAATAAATTACGTAAAGGTAGTAAAGGTGATAAATATGAATGGTATGCATATGATAATTTAGAGATATCTAAAGCAGAAGAAAAGGGAATAAGAATAAATGATGAAGATAAAAAGAAAGTTTGGAAATGGCTTGCAAATTTACTTGAAAATGTGATAAATGAAAGACATGAAATGCTGGATTAAAAATATTAGTATTTATAATAAATTTAATATATGAAGAAAACTAATTATAATGATGCAAGGTCACTTTTATCTAAAATGCGAAAAGGTGGTTATATTATAGGTGAAAATGATAAGAAAGAAAATAAAAATCTAAGTATGCGTGATATGCTTAAAATAACACGTAGATTAAACGAAGATTTTAATAATGATAGTGAAGAAAATACCCAAAATATGGAAACTGCTTTCGACCAAAAAGCTGAAGAAGATAAATTTAGACAATTCTTTAAAGATTTTAATGTAAATATAATTTTTGGCGATTTAAAAGTATTTGCGGATGCTGTTCTCTGGACAGGTGTAATTGATGGAGTACTTATGTTTACATTTCAAGCAACTCCTGATGAAGCAACAAGTACAGTAACTATAGATAAAACTCCAGATTTTTCAGAAGATAATCCTGATAATCAAGAAATTATTGAAAGAATTAAATCTTATTATGATATATTCTATAAATATTGGAGAGATAATGTATTAGAACAAAACTCTTAACATATGGCAAAAATTACCGAAATTAAATTAAATGTCAATCTAACAACTATATTACTGATAGCAGCAATAATATTGTTAGTATTTGGTGGTGGTTGGAAACTTTATCAAAATAAAGTTAATAACTTACAAGATAAGCTCGAAGCTGAGAAGAAATTAAAAGATGCACTACTTGATAAAGTTACTTTTTATCAAAATAAAGAAAAAGAATGGGTTGCTGAAAAATTAACAATTCAAGCAAGTATAAAAAATCTTGAAAAAATAAATAGTGATTTAACTAATTCTCAATTAGAATTATTAGCAAGAATTAAACAAATTCAAAAAGATAATTCAATCATAACTGCAGCTTTAATTTCTACTCAAATTTCTCTTGATTCATTAATTCATAAAGGAAATACTGAAGTTAATATTAGTAAAAAAAATATAATATTTTCTGATACAACATCGAAAGATTTAAAATATGTTTTTACTGTTGGAAAAGCTTTACCTGCATATAAAGATACACTTCCAACATTAACTTTTAATATGTTTCAAATGCCTAATAAACAATTTATTGAATTTCATTGGAAAAATGATAAGAAAAAAGGATATCCTATTTCATTTAGTGTAAGTAATTCTAATAAATATTTTAAGGTTGTAAATATTGATAGTTATGCTATACCAAATTTAAAAAAATCTGATTTAGACCCTAATTTTTGGCAAAAAATAGGTAATTGGGCGAATAAAAATAAAAATGCTGTGATTTCTGTTGGTATTGCTGGTGTAGTTGGTGCAGGTATTGGAATTTATTTAATCAAATAAATATTACATTTCAAATATATTCTCATAAAGAAAAGAACGTATAGTTAAATTTATACGTTCTTTTTATTTATTATCAATTTTTTGTACTCCGGAAGTATTTATGATTAACTGATAATTATATATGGACAAAAATACTATTAAAGAGATTGTTAATGATGAACTTAAAAAATTCATTACTACTTCTCTTGATAAAGAAATAAAAAACATGCTACATAATAAAAACACTCAATCAAGGGATGAATTGATTAAAACAATAAAAGATTCATTAGAATCAGTGTATAAAGTATTATGGCAAAAAAGAGATTTTTGGAAGACTGATATTAAATAACTATAAAATGGGCGACATTAAAAATTTTAAACCTACGATAAAAAAACCTGTTGGTAAATTATCTAAAAATTTTGAAAAAAATTTTGATAGTACTATGGCTAAATATAATGTTAAATTAGATGAAGCTGATTCATTATTAAGCGAAGTTGAACAATCAATTAAGAAAAAGATTTTTAGTTTAGCTAAAATGGAAACTTTAGTATTTTCAGACCCTAAACTTACTTCAGTTTATGAACAAATGGCTGAAAATGGTGAAGAAAAATATGGTTATCATTATAATGAAACTATCATGAATATGATTTTTAATGATTATATTCTTAATAGTCCAAAATATTTGCAAAAATATAAAATGGCTGTTCCTAAGAAAAAGAAAAGACGTGATAAAAGCGGAATTAATCAATTAAAAAAAGCAGGTGAAGAAACTCAAAGTAAAGTAGGTGAAATTCCTAAATTTAAACCTGCAAAAAATCCAGCATATAAACCTGAAGAAAATGAGTCTACAGGTGCTGCAAGTTCAGGTGCATTTTCTCCGTCATTAGGTTATCAACAAAAAGCAGTTGATGAAACTACAGGTGCTGGAAGTTCAGGTGCATATGCAGGTCCTGCTGCTTGGAGTAAAAGTGGTGATTTAAGTGGTGATTTTAAAAAAAGTGGTAAAGGTAGTGGTAGAGCTAATCCTATTCGTAAACCAATTTGGCAAGGTGGTAGTGTAATTGCTGAAAGCAATTATTTAATTGAAACTAATGGATTTGAAGAATTTTTTAATATGTTAAATGAAGCAGATTTATCTATTGATAGTAGAGAAGAAAAAATTGATTTTATTAGTAATAATTCAGATGCATATGGAAATGAAACTAAAAATATGTCAAATAAAGATATTAACACTATTGATGGTGATATGAAAACTCATACTTGGGATAAAGCTAATTTAAGTACTATGGAAGAAAATAATAGTATTGATGAAGAAGCTAAATCTAAAGCTCAACAAAAATTATTTGGAATGGCTCATGCTGTTCAAAAAGGTGAATTAAGTCCAAGTAAAGTTGGTGGTGCAGTTAAAAAAATTGCAAATACTGTAGACCCTACTGATGTAGAAGATTTTGCATCTACAAAACATAAAGGTTTACCTGAAAAGAAGAAGAAAATAAATGAAGTATTAAGTTTACACGATGTTGTTGAATATGTTTCTGATAGAAATGGTGAAAATGTGTTCAATATGGGTGGTGATAGATGGCAATTTGTAAATGCAAAATATCCAAATGGAAAAATTGATATCGGAGTATATAGATATGGTACTGATTTAGTTTACGATTATTCAAGATGGCAAGAAGAAATGAATATACAAGAATCTAATATAAATGAAAATATGAAAAAAAATATAATTAATGAAGCAAGAATTAATGAATTAATTCAAATTGCTGAAAATGCTCAAATATCAAGAACAGCACCTAATCATCCTTTAGTTGCTAAATTTTTGGAAATACATCCAGATTATACTGATGCAAACTGGAAAGGAATTTCTGAAATTTTAGAAAAAATGGAAGAATTGGGTGAAAGTTTTGATGATGTAAATTTCATTAATACTGTTGAATATATGCTTGGTACAATAGCACCAGATTTTTTAGAATTTATAAATCAAAATAAAGAAATTCCCCAACCTAATATGAGCGAAGAAATGAATTTTTATCAAAATTTAGACCCTAAACAAGCTATTGAAAAAGCAGGTATGGATTATAATTTAGCAATGAAGCAAGGTAATCAAGGTCAGGCAGAAAAAATTGCAGGTAATCTAAAATCAAAATTAAGTATATCTAATTATAATTGGCAACAAGACCCACGTGCATTAGAAATTATTGGTGAAGATAGTCAATCTATGGTTAATCCATCTCAAATGACTATGGCAAATAAACAACAACCAGCAGGAGACCAACCAAGTGGTTTACAAATGGGTATGTCTTCTACAAGTGGAGGTGGAAGTGCTATGGAAGAAGCTAATGAAAAATTATTTAAAGAAATAAATGAAGAATTGGAAGCATATTCAATTTTTCATAATAAACTAAAAATTATGGCAGAAGAAAGAAAACCATCATCACTAATTATGAAAGATAGATTAGGCGATGAAAATAAAGCTAATTTCAAAAAAGATTTAAATCAAAGTGGAACTAAAGAAATTATTGATATTCAAAAAGAATTACAATATAAAGACCAACAAACTGAAATTGGTGATGACCCACAAAAATTAGGTCAGGATATTGAAGATACTATGATTAAAAAAACTAAAGGACAATCATTTGAAAATGTTGGTGATTCTGCTAATGATAAAGGAAATGAAATTCCTAAACGTAATATGACTTCAGATGAACAACATTCAGTTGATATGATGCGTAATGGTCAACATAGTTTGGTTTATGATAATAAACCTAATCAAAAATTTGAAGATAGAATGAAAGCAGATATGGGCGATAAAATTTATGATATGAGACAAGAACAAATGGAATATAAATCTCATCAATCTATGTATAATAAAGATGCTCAACCAACTGAACCTACTGCAGTTAAAACCACACAATATGATAAAAATAAATCTAAATGGAATGATGAAAATGGTTTAAGTGAATCAATGATTACAGGAAGATATGAAGATTTATTAGGTAAAAAACATATTATTGATTTTCAATTAAAAGAAGCTGTTGAATTAACAACTCCTTCAGATACTGCAAGACAAACTGGTTTATTTGAATTAGATTTTACAGGATTTGGTAATAAATATATTAGTAGAACTGAAAATTATAAAGTAAGTGTGAATGAAAGCGTAGATTCTATAATATCTGCAAATAAATTTTATACTAATGGAAAAGAAATTTTTGTTATAAAAAATAAAGCTCAAGTTTTAAATGAAAATGCTAAAATTGAATCTAAACCTGTAGTTAATGAACAAGTTGATAAAATGAAACATTTACTTGGATATAAACCAAATAATTTTACAAATACAATTAATGTAAAAAAGAATAGAGGATTTTAATATGAAAGAAATAACTAAAGAAGAATTTGATAAAGCATATAACAAATATTCACCAAATGGTTGGATTAAATTTGCATATAAATATTTTTCTCAATCAACAACTGAAAAAGATATTAAATTAAGTAAAACAATATCATATATATTAATTGGTTTATTTTTAGTTGGATTTATAGGAACTATATTAAATGTATCAAAATTAATAATTGGTATTGCTACTTATGTTTTTGGTATTGTTTTAGCATCATTAGTTTTATATTTATTTAGTGCAGTTATATTAAATAATATTAGACTTAATAAAATTCGTAAAGAACTTGGTGTAACTAAAGAGGAATATGAAAATTTAGTCGATAAATTTTATATTAAACAGTAGCTATTTAGATAAATAATATTTATATTTGTAAAGAGGTGTTAAGATAATTAACACCTCTTTTTTTATAAAAAAGTATAAAAAAAAATTATGAGTATTTATGGGAAAATAAAAATATTATGATTAGTAATAATAAATTAACATTTGGTCTTTTTAAAGATAGTCAAAAACAAGCTCTTAAATTTAAAGATGCAGAAAAATTAAGTTTAATTAATAAATTAAATCTTAATGAAATTATTCAAGTTGATTTTCCCGAAAATCAATATATGAAAGAACAAACTAATAAAACTCAAATTGTTATACATCATACAGTATCAGGTCAAGGTGTTGATGGTGATATTAGTTGGTGGAGAGAAACAGCAGATAGAATTGGTACTGCATTAATTATTGGTTGGGATGGAAAGATTTATCAATGTTTTTCTTCTCAATATTGGGCACATCATTTAGGATTAAAAACATCTAATAATCTTGCTTTAAATAAAACAACAATTGGAATTGAAATAGATGCATGGGGAGGTTTAATTAAATTAAAAAATCAGTGGTATCCTGCTTTATATGTAGATAGTTTAAAAAATTATATTGCAAACACTAAAGTAAAACCAATACCTGCAGAAAATGTTCAAGAATACCCTAAAGGTTTTATGGGATTTAATGCATATGAAAAATATACTCCAGCACAGATTGAATCTGTAAGAAAACTTTTAGTTTATTTTAATGAAAAATATAAAATTCCTCTTGATTATAACGAAAAAATGTGGGATATTAATACTGAGGCATTAACTGGTAAACCGGGAATTTGGACTCATGTTAGTTATAGAGGTAATGGAAAATCAGATTGTCACCCTGACCCTCAATTAATTGAGATGTTAAAATCGTTAAAATAAATGGCAACTTTAAAATATATGATTGTTAGAGATAGAGTAGAAATTTATAAAGATTTTGCAATAAATCTATTAAATTATATATATAGCTATTATATTGATAAAGAAACTCTTTCTAATGATACTGATATAAAAAACCATTTTAATTGGTGTTTTAATAAAACATGTGATGAATTTATTGAAGAGAATATTAATTTTAAAGATAATAATGAGTTAAGAAAATATTATTATGCTTATTATTATCATCAGTTTTATAAAATTCCCGAAATTAATAAATTAGTTTTTTATGAGAATTTTTGGAGAAATATTTTTGAAATTGATTTACAAAAAAATAAAAATACATTAAACTTATTATTAGAGATTTATATCATATATGATAAATCAATTAATAATGAGAAAAATATTTTAGAAATAGTTTAAAAAACCTTGCATCTTGCATGATAATTATCTATTTTTACAAAACAAAAATAATATTATATAATTTTATAATGAAAAATGGCAGATTTAAAGCTCGACCTTTTAAACAAAATTCGTAATGATAAATATTACGCAGAAATTGAATTAGTGCGTTTAGCACAAGACCCAAACACAGTTTATAAAGATAAAATCAATGCAATGCAATCTTCTTTGCAAGAAATATCAATTTTAAATGCTGAAATGGGTTTAGTTGAACAATATTTTAAAGCACCTGAACAACAACAAGTCGCTATTGGTCAACCAGTAAATCAACCTGCAGGTGTAGTACATCAAGGTCAATCACACGGTGAATAATGAATTTATTAACTGAAATATATCAGTTTTTATTTATATCTTCCATAATTTTTATAATATATGTCTTAGGTGATTTAATTATAAAAACTTATGGAAGATTTAAGTTACATGCTGAAACCAAATTTGTGTTAACACAATTTGAAAAATTTACATTATGGATTGCAATTGCAATATTTTTTACATATCTATTATAAATTAATGAATATAATTGAAAATGCATTAGAACCAATCACTGGATATTTGATATTAATATCACGTGATACTATCAATGGATGGTATGAGTTTGAAATTGGATTACCTGCTAATTGGGTTTTTGCGAGTAATAGTGATATTAAATGTGAAATCATTTCTGAAAATGATGAAGGAAAATTAATAAATGTTTCACCAATACATCAAAATGTATCTATTGATGATTTAGTATTATTTGTTGGTAGAATTATTGAAACTAATGAAGAAATTGCTCAAAAAGAAAAGGCATTTAATGATAAAATGGATGAATTGAAAAGACATTTAACACAAGAAACATCTAAATTTTATAAAGAACTTGATGATTTAAAACAACAATCATTTAAAACTATCAGCGATAATTCAATAAAAAAAGAAGTTAAGTTTAAGCCGAAAAAAGGTAAATTTCCTACAACCAGTGCTGATACTGTAACTGTTATTACTAATATTGAAAAAGTTGGATAAATGCCGATTAATAAAAATATATTATCTATAGATTCTGATGATGATAATGAAAATTATCTACAATTTGACGAATTTTTAAATGATGATACTAATCGAAGAAAGAAGAAAATTGCCAATGAATTTGATGAAATGGGCAAAATTTATCTAAAAGAAATTGAAGCTAATAAAAATAGGCAAACTATTGAAAAAGTTAAGCTAATACCATATATATTAAAATATTCAGAAAATAAATATACTGACGAAGATTTAATGACATATTCCATAGAAGATGTTAGAGATATTTATAATCAAATTAAACAAGAAAGAAGTTCATTTTTATCTAAATTATTTAGATTTATATTTAATATCTAAATAATTTTTATTTATATTTGCATATCAATAACAATTTAATCTAATTATTATGGCTACTTTATTTGAAGATGTTTTTAACAAAGCAAGCATTTATGAAATGCTATTTTTTAATATTAAATCAGTATTAATTTACCCAACTCTTGATAAACTTGAAGTTGGTAATAAACCAATGTTTGATAATTGGAAAGAAATCTCTAAAAATAAATATAAATTTGATATTGTTGAACCCGTTAAGAATATTCAAATAGTTACTGATGATTATTCTTCACATCAAATAATTCAAAATGATATTTATCAAGAAAATGCTTCTTATTATCCTGAATTTTCTAAAATAGTTGCAATCACTTATGCAACTGTTTTTATGGAAGATGGTAAATTGAAAAGGTCAATAAAAAATATTGCAGATATTGATGAATTAAGAGTTATTAATGCATTTGTAGATATATTACAACAATTATCTATTAGTGGAAATCAATCAACACCTAAATTTTTTCCATCATTATGTGGATATAATATCATGAATGGTGATATTCCGTTATTGATAAAGAGAATTCTTAATAACAGAGATAATCTTCAAATAAAAAATAAAATTCCTTATATATTACAAAGAGTATTAAGTGCAAAACCTTGGGATTCTGATGTTATCGATGTGATGAATATTTATAAGTTTAATGGTTTTGATAATGGTAGTACAACATTGTCTTTAATATCAGATTTTCTTGGTTTAAAGAAAAGTACAACATTATTATCACAAAGTGAATTATCTAAATATTATTGGAGTAATATTGATACTAATCCTAAAGAAACAATTGAATTCATTTCAACACAATCGGCTAATCAAACTAATCTTTGTATTCAATTATTAAATGAATTAAGACAAATTTAGAATGTAAGAGATGTTTATCTATATTTAAATTAAAAAAATCAATTACAAGCTTAAAAACAAAAAAAATTAAAGTGGCAATTGCCACTTTAATTTTTTTGTAAAACTATCATCAATTATTGAATCGTAATATTTATCGAATTCACTTTCTTCTAAGTATGCACGTTTAACTTTTTTTTCTGCATACATTAAATAATCAAGCATTTCAATTAATGTTTCGAAAAAAATATATATTCCATCCCGGTAAATATATATCAAACTGTCTTGCCAGTCGTTATTAACTTCAACTGAATAATTATACAATACTCCAATGATTCTTTTAGTTTCAGTGGAATATTCTTCTTCATGAATAGTTTTAATTTGAGTTTTCATTAGATGCAATTAGATTATCTGTTAAATATGTATAAAAATATGCTAAAGGGTCTTTAAGTTTATCATTTTTTCGAACTTCATAATGTAAATGAGCACCTGTTGACAAACCTGAACTTCCTACCGTTCCTACAGATTGTCCTTTTTTTATAAATTGTCCTTTTTTGACAGTAATAGTACTCATATGTGCATAAAGTATTTCAAATCCTTGAGCATTTTTTATTATTATTTTATTTCCATATCCATATCCTGAATATACAATTTTACTTACATATCCATTCATAGTTGATAATATTGTGGAGCGATATTGAGCACAAATATCAACACCTTGATGGAATACAGGTTTTTTATAATACGGGTGTTTTCTCCAGCCATAACCCGCACTTATCTCTTGAAAATCGCCAGTTTTAATTGGTGATATTGTAGGATAACAGTCAGCTAAATTAGTATTATTTTTTAAATTTTTAGATATAATTACTAATTTATTTATTTGTGATGACATTAGTTGAGAAGCTTTCATACTTCTTTCATCTAAGTTTTTAAAAATAGAATCACTTGAAATTGTTTTTATATTATTCAAGTGTTCTGGAATTTCAATTGCATCTGTATCAACACCCATTATTTGGAAATATACTTGATTGTTATATTCACTCATTTCATTAATCTTCTTTTCAAGATTTAATAATTCATAATTGAGTTTTATGTATTTTGATTTCCATATAATATTGTCACTGTTATTTTCAGTAACCATAGTTACATTTGCATTTGTAGTTGTTGAACTAAGTAAAGCAATTAAATTGAATCCTAATAAGATTAACATGATTGCATAAACTTTTTTCAACATAGGGTTTTTTTCCATTTTTCATAGATTTAATAATATTATTTTTCTAACTGAGTATTAATCAGTTATTACTCATAAGGCATAAAAAATCGGGATGATTTTGGTAGGTATTTAAATTAAAATGCCCAGAAAGGCTGTTTTTTCTGGGTTTTTTGAAATTTTTGAGGAAATTTCGTGTTATTTTTCGAGTATTAACTATCAATATTTTTAATTTTATTGTTCATTAAAGCTTATATAAATACTCAAATATTGTAAAAAGGTTCAATTTATTGGTCTGTAACATTTTGTACCCCTAAATTTCCGAGTTCTTGATAAACTTCTAAAAGCAAAGATAATGCTTTTTTAGTTTTTTTCCTAACTTTTTTATGTTTTTTGATAACTGGATGATTTAATATAAATTCATATATCATTGTATTAATAAGATACGTTCTATCTAATGCTTCATGATAATGAAATTCATCAAGTTTTTTATTTATTTTCGCCATTTTGAAATAATGTTATTAAATAATCCCATTCATCATCACTAAGATTTAATTTTTTTTGATAATATTTGATATTTGATATCTCAAATATGACTGCAAGAAATAATGATGACATATAAAAACTTAACATAAAAAATATTACTTTCATTATGATTTTTATGACATTAAAATTATATAAAAAATAACTAATTCCTAATAATATCATTAATATTGATATATATTGTATCGTTTTCTTCACATAGTTAAACCAAAATGAAATTATAATTCTTGAAAACCAAGGAGAATTGTATTTACTTAATTCAATTTTTAATTTATTAAGTTCATCATTTGTAAAATTTTTCATGAAATTTAATTTTTAATTTGCTTATCTAATAATCTTTTAACTATTTTTTCCGGGAAAAATATAAATAAATCAGATTCACTTAATCTAAAAAAACCACATCTATTAGCTATTGCAAATAATCTATATTGGTTAGATTCTAAATCTTTTTTTTCAATTAATTCATCTAATTTATAATATTCTCTGGATGATATAAATTTATTTTCTGTGAAAAATCCAATAGTTTCTTTAACCTGAACATTTCTTTTGTTATAATAAAAATCAAAATCAATATCATTATTTTGAAATGGCATCACTAATGCAATAATTGCGCATTTTCTATTATGATATTCTCTATATAACATTTCAACAAATTCATCAACAACACCCTGTTTTCTATAATCTGGTCGTAATATTAAAGTATGAATTAATATAATTTTATCATATTTATTAATTTCTATTGTTTTATTATTAACTAAATCAAGAAATTGATTATAAGTTTCTTCAAATGAATGTTTTTTTATCAAATCAATAACGTTGATTTTTAATATCTCAGAAGTACGAATATCCCATATTGAAAATTGATATTCTCCGATAATTAAAGGTGGTCTTTGAGGTTCAGTGGTTATTTCAGAAATTGTACCTTCACATTCTGTGATGATATTTTCATTAGTATTTATAAAATCGTAGTTTTTTCTGTAACTTAACGTTTTAAATGATAAATTATTCCATAGATTTAAACTTTTATTATCCATAATGTATATATTTATGTCAAATATAGATATAAAAAATAAAATCTGCAAGCTAATTTAATTCATTAGATTTACCCATTTTAAATAATAAATTAACAAAATATTGATAAATATTATCTTTATGAAGGTATTCTTTAGGTTCAAAATTTTTATCAATCCATTTAGTCCAATATAATTGAATACCAAATCTTTCAGCATCATTAATAAAGTCATGGATAGTTTTTGGAAATTTTAATTGATAGGTTACATTATAACCATTCCTTTTTATATAATAGGAATCTGGATAAAACTCAAGTATGTATTTATCATCATTAGTAAATTTATGCCAACTTAACATATCTTTACCTTTCCATCCTTCAAATAATGTTTCACAAGATTTATCATTAAATACAGGGTATAACATATCTATTGAAAATGGAGTAGCAAGAAACTTTTTAAATTTCTCGCTACCTGTTGTATGGATAAACGGTGTAACTTTAATCATTTGTTTTTGATATAAATTGAATTTGCATATTTATTTTTTAAACTAACACTTTCATCATCATTTATTTCGAAAACAAATAATGCTTTATTATTGTAATAAAAATTTAATTCATAATTAAAACAATTAGCATCATTATTAATGTTTTCATAAACAATAGAATTATAAGGAAAATTTTTACATTTATTATCATACAGTTCAAAACGAGTGGATTTAAATTTATTGCCATCTGGAACTAATACAATTATTGAATTATATGTTTTAAATCTACCCATATCTGCAGGTTCTATATAATAATTTTCAAGCAGTAAAATTATACAGCCATTATTTAATACTTTTATTCGTTGTTTCCTAACATTTCTTGCATCATCGTAATTGTTAGAGGTTATTTTTAATAACATACTTTTATTACCCATATAAATGGTATAATCTGTTTGTATAATATCAGATGCAATAATCCAAGAATTTTTAAGTGAATCCCATCGATATAGATATAAATTACGACTGCAATCATGAGTATAATCACAATTAAAATCTTCATTTGCTGAATATGATACGATATATTCAATATCATTAGCATTGAAGTTATAACATTGCCTTTTACAAATCACTTTCTGATTTACAATTGCAGTATCATCAAAGTAACATAAACTTCCTTGAGTATAGGTATTGTTAATGAATGATATTGAAAATAAAAAAATTAATAAAGTTTTCATATTTAAAATGTATTTTAATTTCATTAAATAATACGAAAAACGATATTCATTGTTACAAAAAATGCATGTATTTAAATACATGCATTTTTATTATTCTTCAATTAAGTTGAAAACTTTAGCAGTCATCACAATAATTTGTTTTGGAGGTTTTTTATTTTTAAATTGTTGTTGCATAAATAAACTGGTCATATGATTAGTAAAAACTTCACCTACGTTAGTCCAATTTCTTTCAATTTCAAATAATTCTTCTTCATTTTTATTGTTAATGAAACTAATTGTTAATCTCGGAGTTTCTTGTTCGTATTTCATTATTGAGAGCTATATGCATTAGTGTTATTTTGTTCATTTGTATTATCGTTTTCCTGAGTTTGTTGTATTGGTAAATTAAGTCCAGCCAAAAGTTTAAAAACATCAAAAAATATTGCTTTAATACAAAATATGATGAATACCCATTCAATATAACCTATTTTAAAATTAAAAAATAGTTGTTGTAATGAAAATATCCAAAGTAAATAAATGAAGAATCCTATTATAATAGATTCTACGAAGTAGTACATAAGTACTGGTAAAATGTAAAAAATGTTTTTAAAAATATCCATAAATTTAAGATTAAGCAACGTTTTTAACAGTGAGTGCCATTTTTTGAAGATTATTTTTTCCATATTTTTTTATAGCTAATTTAATTATTAATCCAGAGCCTAAATATTTAGGATTATTATTTTTATCAGCACCTATGTATTTTTTATTATTAATTAAATTTGTAGTAATATATATTATCGGCATAAATATTTTTACTATAAATACTATAATAAAAAATATTTATGCCAATAGGTGTTATAATTTATCTGTATTAATATTCAAATTTTGCCAAATATCTGAACAATATGCAATTTGATGTTTACAATCGTGAATTGGATTGTGTTGAATACCTTCAAATGGATAATGTTCTTTAATTTTAGGCAGAAATGAAACTAATGTTCGCACATCTCTTTCATTTCTAAAATTCCATATAGATTTAATTTGACAAGCTACATAAGCATCTTCAAGAATCCCAATATCAAATCTTGCACCATTACCCCAGAGTTGAAAATCTCCAAGTTCTGAGAAATAGTTGTTTAAATCCATTAATACCTTTGGTAATACATCACCACCTTTGCAAACTTCAAGTCTTGCATTTTCATTTTGTTGTAACCACCAATATATAGTTTCTGCTTGAACTTTTAATCCTAAGTCAAGACATGATTGTAAATGAATTCTTTTATAAAATTCTTTTCCAGTTTCACCTGTATTAATATCAAATTCAACAGCACCGATAGAAAGTATTGATGACAAACTACAGTTACCCATAGTTTCAAGGTCAATCATTACATGTCCTAAATTTTTCATGTTAAAATTTATTTAAAATAAATGATTCGTTATCTATTGTTCTTGAATAATATTCACCATTTTTATCTGGAAATGATATTTCTATATGTGTATATCTATGACCTTCTATAATATCATCGAATATTTGAACTCTATATTTTTTTATTTTTAATTCAGAAAATACACAATATATAGTATTTAGTTCAGTATTTTGGTCAACAGATTCACATTGAATCCACATTCCATGTCCACAACTACAAAAAGTATTAATTCCGTTATTTCTGAGATTTCGGACAATTTCTCGAATTGGTTCTTCAATATTTAATTCATACCAATCCATAATTATTCAAATAATTTATCAAGTTTATCCCAGAAAATATCTAATTCTTTTTGATTTATTTTTTCATCATACCATTCAAAAGCTATTTTGAATATAGGTTTACGATATTCATATTCTCTTTTATATTTTTTATACATGGAACTACCACGTTTTTTGCTATATGAACCATTAGCATAAATATCACATAATTTAAGAATTATTGCACGATAATCTCTAACAGTTTTATGCATTGTTAATAAATGACGTAATAATCTATTTTCATCGGGATAATCAGTAACAGCTAATACAACATGAGCTACTTCTTTATTTGATATCTTTTTTATATCATTAAAGGATTGTTTAGCATCTTCGATACAATCGTGCAGATTAGCAGCAGCTTTTGTAATTTCATAATCTTCAATATTTTTAAAAATTCCGAAATTAGCATCAACTTCATCAACAACCATATCAACATGAACAAAATAATTTTGTTCATCATATGTGCAGTTAGCATCATTATGACATTTTTGTGCGTATTCTCTGATTTTAATCAAATCAAGTCCCATGTTTAATTTTTTTTACAATAATAGCAAATTTATTTGTTATAACAAATTATTTACTGAATCTTTTGAATTTAAAATTCTATAAATTTTAATTCCAGTAAATTTACCAGACCAAGATGGATAATTTTTATATAATGATTTATCACCTTGAGTTTGTAAAAAGTCTATACTCTTTCTAAACATAGAATTTTTTGCATCATGAACAACCCAAAAACCATTTATTTCAGGATATTGGCTATCAATCCATACAGTATCACCAAATTTGATTTTTCCTTTAAATAGATGTTTATTTCCACTGATTCTATCACGATATGAACAATTAATCATTTCTTGACTAATAGCAATCCAACGTAATTTACTTGCAATTTTAGCTTTAATAAATGAACCATCGGCAGTATGAAAGGGTGAAGCATCACATTGAGATTCTGTTGCATTATAAATTGTACCCCATACATTATTATATAATAATTCAATATTAGAGTTAGATTTTGAAAAATTGATTAAATTTGTTTCTGATTCACTAATCATACCTGTAGATATTATAAATGTAGTAATTAGTGATATCAACCGATAAAGGTAAATATTCTTCATAGTTTCAATAATTTAGGTTAAATAATGGTATACAAACATACGAAAAAATTTTAATATAGTTACAATATTTAAAAAAAATAAATACTTTATTGTATTTACTAAAAATAAATTTATATTTGCAATTAAAATAAACCTAATATGGATAAACAAATCATTATTAACTCAGCCGAACAGCATTATAAAAAAAATATTGAAGGTGAACCTTTAACTGAAAAAGTTCCAATTGAGTCATATATTGCTGGTGCAGAATTTATTATTAAAACCAATGAAAAAAATTACAAAAATGCATTAAAAAATCTTAAACCAATTCAAAAAGCTATGATTGATATGAGATTGAATAATGAATGGATGTTAATTGTAAACAGTTTAAGATTATGTGCTGGAATGGAATTAATTAAATTAAAAAATAAAAGTGAGTAACATAAATTTATTTATTTCGTAATATAGTTAAAATTTTAATATGAGTATTTTTAATATTATAAAAAAAAATAAACGTCCAGCACTTAGTCATTGGAGTAAATTTAATAAATTAGATATTACAACCTATCCACCTGAATATGGTAAATATTTAATACAACGAAAAGACGGAAAAATTCATTGGGAAACTTGGAATGGCTCTGGATGGGCGTACAATGGAAATGAAATTAGATATTGGGCAGTAATAATTAAACCTTAAATATATGAGAAAAAAATTTGGATTTATATTGTTTATCACTATCATGATTACAATGTCATTGGCTATAGTTGGTATCTTTGTTGATAATGAAGATAAAAATAAACACACATCAAAAACTGAACAAGTAGTTAATGATGAATATGCTCGTGGCTATAAAGATGGTTATGCCGATGGATTTGAAAAAGGTCGTGAAAGTAAAAGTGATAATTAATTTAATATATGACAGCTACCGAGTTAATTTCAAAGGTTTTAAGTGCAAATAAACCTATTGACATTTTTCCTACTGATGATTGGAAAAAGGATTATATTCAATATTGCAAACTAATTCACCCCGACATATGTAAATTGCCTAATGCTAATGATGCAATGGCAAAGCTTACAGAATATAAGTTAATTCTTGAAGGTGGAACTACGTTTACTGATGAAACAGGTAATTTTAAAATATTTGATAAAAAAATAGAATATATTGTTACTGATGCTAACCGTGCTTTATTAAGAAAATCATTTAATAATTTTAAAATTCTTAAAGATAAAAAAGATAAAGCATCTCTTGGATTTCATCGTTACTTACCTGAAAGTATGCGTTGGGAAACTTCAAAAATAGATAAAAGTGAAAAACTTGTTATTTTATTGAAAGATAGGTCAATACCTCTATCAAATCAAAAACTTCCACAAATTCATACTAATTGGATATTTTCAAGAATGTTTGAATTTACATTATGGTTACGACAAATTAATTATGTACATCTTGGTTTAAATCCAACAACAGTTTTTGTAGTTCCAGAAACACATGGTATTATTGTAATATCTTTTTATCATATGACTGAAGTGTTTAAAAAAGCAACTACAATATCTGCTAAATATAAAATGTGGTATCCTACAACATTATTTTCAGAAAAATTTGCAACACCGGATGTAGATTTAGAATTATGCAAAAAGATTACCATATATTTATTAGGTGATAAAAGTGCTGCCGGAACAAAACTTAAAATGAATAAAGATATTAATGCTAATGTTTTGAATTTTTTATTAACTAAACATCAAAACGATATTGATGAGTATAAACAATATCGAGAAATTATTAGTAAAAATTTCGAAAAAAAGTTTTATCCTCTTGATATTTAATTTATTTTTTATATATTTGTATTCTATTTTAATTATTAATTAACATTTAAATCTTAAAATTATGGGTAATAACGTACATTCACCAATGTCTTTTGAAGAGTTGGAAAATGAAAAAGAAGCAACAGTTGAAAAAACTGATGATTGTTCAGATACTTCAATTCCTTCTGAACCAACTCAAGAACCTGCTCCTGAAACTGAAAACGCTAAATCTGAATAAACATGGGATATAGCCGTTGGTCAGATGATGCATACACGAACTTAAGTTCGTCTAAAAGTTATGCTACTAAAAGTGCAGATGCTATTTTTTCTAAAACAGCTACTGTTGAAATGAGTCCTAAAAATCTTACAATTAGGGAATCTCGTGATAGTGATATTCATCCAAATTCTTTAGCTGTAATGATATTTCTTGATGATACTGGAAGTATGGGTCGTATACCTGAAGACTTAGTTAAAAATGAACTTCCTACTCTTATGAATACTATTATTGATAATGGTGTTCCAGACCCACAAGTACTTTTCGGTGCAATTAATGACCATCATTGTATTAGTACTCCGCTTCAAGTTGGACAATTTGAATCAGGTACTGAAGAACTTGATAAGTGGTTAACAGGAGTTGCAATCCAAAAAGGTGGTGGTGGACAGGATATGGAAAGTTATCTTCTTGCTTGGCTTATTGCAGGTAGACATACTTCTATTGATTGCTTTGAAAAACGTAATCAAAAAGGTTTTTTATTTACAATTGGTGATGAAAAATCTTGGGATTGTTTAGATGCTGAATCTCTAAAAAATATTATGGGTTATCCTCAATCAGAGGATGCGTCTGATGAACAACTTCTTGCAGAAGCACAAAGACTTTATAACGTATATCATATACATGTTAACGAAGGTTCGTACTGTAATGATAGTAATGTTTTGGGGTATTGGAGAAAAATGCTTGGCGAAAGATTAATTATTCTTGATGATTATCATGCTATTTGTGCAACTATTGCAACATTAATTGCAGTTCAACATGGTGTTGATATCAAAACTGTAGTTAGTAAATTTGATTCTAAGACTGCTGGTATGGTTACAAACGCTCTTGCTTTAGTAACTACAACTGGTGGTATTGTTGCAACTAATGACGAAGGTGTTCTTAACTTATAACTACTACTAATACGACTACTAACTATGTGTAAAAGGGGTGTATGAAAATACATCCCTTTTTTTGTAACATAATGTATTGTTTTATCGTAATTATCGTAAATTAATCAAAAATTATTTTATATGGATAAAGTATCTATAATTCTAGGATTACAATTCGGAGATGAAGGTAAAGGAGCTACAGTTAGTTATTTAGCTAAACAATCACCAAAATCATTAATAATTAGATTTAATGGTGGACATCAAGTAGGACATACCGTTGTGTTTAGTGACGAACATCGACATATATTTTCAAATTTTGGTTCTGGTTCATTTCAAGGTGCACATACTTATTGGTCAGAATATTGTACTGTAAATCCAATTGGAGTGTATAAAGAAAGTTTAGTTTTAAATAATATTGGAGTTAATCCAGTTAATATTTATAACTCAAATGCTATGGTTACAACACCTTTTGATATTTTTAAAAATCATAAACTTGAAAAAGTAAATAATCACGGAAGTGTTGGCGTAGGTTTTGGTACTACTATTCAAAGAAATGAAGATTATTTTCATTTATATGTTCGAGATTTATTATTTCCTAAAATTCGTGACGCTAAATTAAAATTGATTCAAGATAATTATTATAACTATAATTATGATAATATTGAAGTAAATTTAAATTTTAAATTAAAAAAAGCTGTTGATGATTTTATTATTGCTTGTGATAATTTGGTTAAAAATTATATTATTGTTGAAAATTTAGATATTTTAATTTCATCGAAAAAGTATGATAATTATATTTTTGAAGGTGGACAAGGAATATTATTAGACCAAAATTATGGTTTTTTTCCGAATGTAACCCGGAGTAATACGACATCTAAAAATGCTTTAGAAATTATTAAAAATTCTATACTAAAAGATATTTTTAATATTCAAACTTATTATATTACACGTGCATATCAAACTCGGCATGGTAATGGTTTTATGACAAACGAAGAATTAGATAATTCATATATAATTAATAATCCATTAGAAACTAATGTTAATGGTGGATTTCAAGGTGATTTTAGAAAATCGGTATTGGATATTGAATTATTAAAATATGCATTTTGTTGCGATTGTCATCATAATATGTATTCAAATAAAAATATTGTTGTTACTTGTTTAGACCAAGTTCCCCCACATTTTCCAGTTACAGTAAATAATCAACTGATTGATATTATTGCAGATGAAATTCCTAATTTAATGTATGCAACATCATTAAAATTATATAAAACATTTAGCGATAAAGGAATTTTAGAATGATTTAAAAATATTCTTGCAATTTTATTTAATTAGTTTTACATTTGTTTGAAATATATCCATAATGGAAAAGACTGAAGAATATTTTGATAACCTTGACAATTTCTACGATGAAAATGGCGTATGGCGATATGGTACACCAAGTAGTATTTTATTGAAAGAAGTTAGAGAAGCTGGCTTTAAACCAATAGGAATTTCTATTATAATGTGTGAAGAAACCTTTATATTTAAAGGTGAAAAAGAAGCTGAAGAAGCTTGGAAAAAATTTAAACCTGAAGGTTGGTGGTATAGTTATGCTAATTTCGTTGATTCTCGTAGAGATTATGTAAAAAAATATCATGATGGTGACCCAACTGAAGCAGCTCAAATATTTTGGTTAGATAAAAATTTTGAAGGAAAGGAAGATGAATTATGAGATTTCTTATACAAAAGATTGATGGTGATATTAGGCACGATTTTTCATTTACACTTCTTGAATCAATTAGGTTTATTAATTGGTTAAGAGAAAGAAATACTTTAGATAAAATTATCGTCAAATTTTTTGATACAACCTCTGAACAAAAAAAATTCTTTTTTAAGAATTGTCATAGAGATTATACTCCAATAGGTTCTGTAGAATTTGTTCATGCTTTTATGGAACAATTTTATGGTTATTCACCTAATCCAATTAATATTCCGGAAGAATTAATGAGTTATTATTTTACAAAACGTGTTGTAAAAAATGGCAATCACATGGATGTTGAAGATTTAAGTGGTAAATGGTTTGCTAAAAGTAATGATGAGATTAAAAAATTTGCAGATTTTGTCTCTTCAAGTAAATTACCACCAATAGGTGATTATCAATTTTCCACATTTATATCTATAGATAGTGAATGGCGTGCATTTATATATGATGGAAAATTAGTTGGTTTAAATTGTTATAGTGGTGAATTTACTTTATTTCCTAATGTTGAGGTGATTAAAGAAATGATTAAATCATATAAATCTGCACCAATTGCATATACTCTTGATGTTGGAGTAAATGATAAAGATACATTTATAATTGAATGTCATAATTTTTATTCTTGTGGATTATATGGATTTTCTGAACATAATATATTACCAAGTATGTTCAATAAATGGTTTTATAATTTTAAAAATAATATCAAATAAAAATAATATTTAATAATGTATTATAGATTTATAATTTCATTGTTTATTATAGTTTTAGTATTATTCATACTTATAGGCAAAATAAGTGCTAATGATTATAATAAAATTAATGAAATAATAATTGCTAAATATTTATTATTTTTTAAAATAAAAAAGTATATTTGTCATATATATAAAAAAATTTGGAGATGGAAATTTAATGTTGAATTTCCTAAAGCTCGTTCACCCACTTTTTTAATTATATAAACTAAATCAAATTTTAAAAATTAAAGTAAAAATAAATTTATGTGGTGGATAATTGGTACAATTCTTTATTTACTTGTTGGAAAAACAATTGCAAATATTTTATATGATAATGATTTAATTGAAGTATTTGAAGATATGCTATGGATTCCTGCAGTATTTTTTCCAATAGTATTAATATTTGTGTTTTTAAGTTGGATTGCAAGAGGAATAAGTGATATTTTTTATTAAAAATTTTTAACATGACAATTAAACAAATTTTCGATGAAATTAGTAATGAATCAAGTACTAATGAGAAAATGAATATTCTTTCTAAATATATTAATAATGATTTATTAGAAAAAATATTATATTTAGCAAATTCAAAACGAATTAAGTTTTATATTAAACAAATTCCTGAATATGATAAACATAAAGAACATATTCCGGAATCTTACAATGATTCTTTATGGTGGGCGATAAATCAATTAACTTTATTAAGTAATAGAAGTGTTACTGGTAATGCAGCTATTCAACATTTAAAAGGTGTGTTAGAAAGTCTTGACGAAGATTCTTCATATATTATTGAACGTATAATTGAAAAAGATTGTAAAATAGGCATGGGAACTCGAAATATTAACAAAGTATTTCCTGACCTAATTGAAAAAGTTGCATATCTTGGAGCTAAATCATATTCAGATAAATTAGTTAAAAATATATTAAAATCTACCCCAATAAATTTTTCGCAGGAAAAAATGGATGGAAGGTATGTTAATGTCATTATTGATTCTGGTGATGTTGAATTATCTTCAAGACAAGGTGAGCCAACAGTTTTAGATGGTGCAAAATTTCTATTTGAATTAGAAAAATTAGGCGATTGTGTGTTAAATGGTGAACTGACGATGGATTCTCCTGATGGTGGAATCATGGAAAGATATGTTTCTAATGGAATAATAGCTTCATTAATTGATATTAATAAAAAAAGAGAAAGTAGAACATCGGAAGAAACACAAAAGAAAATCGATGAATTTGAGAAAAAGCATATGGAATTTCAATCGGCATTGAATTTAATAAGATTAACAGTATGGGATGTAATAACAAACGATGAATATTATGATAATAAATCTGAATCCCCTTATTATGTTAGATTTAATAATCTTAAAATTTTAATTAATAATAATAATTTCTCAATGATTTCATTGGTTGAAACAAGAGAAGTATCAACCATGAATGATGTTATTGAACATTTTGAAGATATTTTAAGTAAAAATGGTGAAGGTACAATTTTGAAATCATATAATGGAAAATGGTCTGATGGTAAGCCTGTAACTCAAGTTAAACTAAAAAAGGAAATTGAATTGGATTTAAAAATAGTTGGGTTTAATTATGGTACAGGAAAAAATTCTAATGTAATATCATCATTAAATTGCGAAACTGAATGTGGCTTATTGCAAACAAGTCCTACTGGAATGTCAGAAGATGTTATGCTCGATATAACTGAAAGACAAAATGAATTATTAGGAACTGTGGTTGCTGTTAAATGTTCTGGATTGTCACAAGATTCAGATAAAAATTATTCACTACTTCATCCAGTATATAAAGGTCTTCGTATTGGTGAAAAAGATATTGCAAATACATTGATTGAATGTATTGAAATAAATAAAAGTTCACAATTTATTTAATAAATTATGATTTTACTACAGTACCCTCGTATTTATATTAAATAATTTAGTATGAATAATAAATTTGTGGTATATTTAACAACATATTTAGGTGATAATTTACCTAAATATTATATTGGTTCTACATCGGAAATAAAAGCATTATCTGGAAAATATTTTGGTACTATTAGAAGTAAAAGATATAGAAAAATATTTGAATCTGAATTAAAAAATAATAAATATTTATTTTCATTAAAAATATTATCATATCATAATAATAGAAATGATGCATTAATTGAAGAATTGCGTATTCAAAAAGAAAATAATGTTGTTGAATCTGAATTATATTTTAATGAATCTTATGCAAGTATTGGAGGGTGTTTTGGTAGAAATGTTAAAGGAAATAATAATCCTATGTTTAATAGAAAAAATGAAGTGATTGCAATTAATGAAATGGGAATGAAAATAAGAATTAGTAAAGATGAGTTTGATAATAATCCAAAATTATCTGGGCATACTTGTGGTTTTGTTAGTGTTATTGATATAGAAACTAATACTCTTGTAAGAATAAGTAAAAATAAATATCATCAAAATAAATCTAAATATAGATATCCTAATGTTGGCATTAAATTGAGTAATGAGACAAAACAAAATTTATCAAAACAAAGAAAAGGAACTCTTGTTGTTAGAGATTGGGATGGTAATAAATTTAGAGTGAATATAGACGATGAAAGAATAAAATCGGGTGAATTAGAATATCATAGAGCTTTAAGATATATTATTATTGATGTCGATGGAAATGAATTTAGGACAATGAATATATCTAAATTTCTTAAAAATCGTGGTTATTCTTTCTATAAAGAATTTAAACAAATTAATTCTGGAAAAATAATTAATCACAATCCAAAAAATGGAAAATCATTAAATGGATTTATTATAAAATGTCTTGATTCAAAAAGAAAATATAATAATAATTCTTCAACATTAATATAAGATGTGCTATTCAGGTAGATGTATATGGGAACAGTTTTCAGGGGATTGTGGATTTCCTTCAATTAAAGAAGTTCGTGATAAATATCCATTACCTCTTTGTGAAATACCTACATGTGAAGAAGAATTTCAATATTATAATTCTGAAGAATATAAAGAAAAAATAAGAGAAATTTTAGATATTGTATCAAAGCATAATAAATTAAAAACTAATTAACTATGAACAACATTTATTTAGCAGGTGCTGACGTTTTTCGTGCTGATGCGTTAGACTATTTTGAAAGAATTAAAGCATTATGTGAAAAATATGGATTTACAGGTTTATCACCATTTGATAATGAAAATTTTGATGGTGAATTATTCTCGAAAGCACATTCAAAAAGTATATTTTTATCAAATGTTGATTTAATTCAAAAATGTAACATAATTATTGTAAATTTAAATCCATTTCGTGGTGCTTGTGTTGATGATGGTTCTGCATTTGAAATGGGTGTTGGGTTTAGTTTGAAAAAAATAATATATGGTTATACTCAGTTTCATAATGAAAAATTGAAAGACATTACTGAAACATATTTTAATTATAACTATCTAAAACAAAAATCTGAATTTCCAAATATCGAAAATTTTGGAAACAATTGTGTTAATTTAATGCTACAAGAAAGTATTGAATTATTTGGAGGTAAAATATTACCTACGTTTGAAGATTGTTTAATTGATTTGAAAAATAATCATTTTAACGTTAAAATGAAAGTAGCGTGATTGAATTTCTTAAAGAAAATGGATATTTTTACATAAATTTAGGAAAAAATTAGTTTTTTAATTTAATATATATAGTAATTATGAAATTTGTAGTATACGAGTATAATGAAAAAGCGAGTCCACAATATGTTGGATGTCGTTTTATGACCAGATATAATCCTGAAGAAAATTATGATAATATTGGCAAAAATTTAAATATAATTGCTAAAGATTTAAACGAAGAAGATGCTCAAGCATTAATTAAAGTAAAACGTACTAATAATGCACATGCCTTTATTAAATCTATGCCAAAAGAATTGATGAATGATGAAACTGAAGCATTCATTAGAAATTTATTACTAAATGCAGATTAAAGGTGAATATAGATTAACATATAGTGAAGATGATATATTAAATGAACTAATAGTGGAAGTTGAATTAAAACCAATTACTGGATTAATTAAACCTTTTCAAAATGTATATCATGGAATTGTATATGTAAATGGTTTATACTATAATAAGAAAGATTTATCATATTGTGTAAATGCTATATGTGCTGCCGAAGAAATAGGGTTGGAATTAAAAGATGAGTTGAAGAAGAGATTACGTAAAGAAGGTAAAAGTTTTAGACTTAAAAAAGAAGAATTAAAATGACAACTAAAGAGTATGATTTAGAATTATCGAATGAAATTATTCGTAGTCAGGAATTGAACGAATTAACCGATGAAATTAAAGAATTGTTTATTAATTTTATATGGAGTATTTCTGAATTGAAAAAATATTCAAATCTTAATGAAGAAGATTTAAAATTATGTGAGGCATTTGCATTTAAAAAATGTTGTGATAGTGTATTAACTTTTGATAAAGAAAAGTTATATAAATTATATCAATATTTCAATCAATTAATTAAATGTTCATATGCAAGCACTATTCATAGATTAGCTGTAACCAGAAAACAAACCAATATAATAATAGCAACAGATGAAAGCTAAAACACTTAGAACAAAAGATACTAAAGAATTTATTCATTTATATTTATTTGGTTCTAACCCAGAATCATATTCATGTGAAATTCCTCAAATATTATCAATAACTGCAGATATTAATGATATTAAAAAAATTAATCCTGAAATTAATTTTGATGATTATGAATTAATTGAAATTGATATTGTTGATTCAGGTGAAATTGGTGCTGACATTAGAAATAAATTATCTCCGTTAAAAAATTTGTTGGCTATAATTAAAAAACGAGATGAATGTGATAATGATGAATTGTTTAATAAATTAACAGAACTAATGAAAAAAGAAATGAATCAATGTGAAATTTCTATTGATTATTTAGCTAAATTATTGTAACAAATTTTATATATTTGTCGTAATTATAAATTGTAATTAAAATATTGTTAAACTTAAAAATTTAAAAAATGAAAAAAACTGGTTGGATTATATTTGGTTTAATTGCAATCTTTGCTGTTTCCCTTATTATTTGGGCAATAGGTGTTTCAAATGATGAAAAAAGATTGTATTTAACAGGTAAAGCTGTACAGAAAGATTGTGAAGTTATCTTTGATAACACTTGGAAAACTATCGCTGGTCAGGCAAAGGTTACCGATAAATATAAAGAAGGTTTCAAAGAAATATACATCGGAATGATGGAAGGTCGTTATAAGAACGATGGTAATGGTGGAAAAGAAGTTTTAATGAAATGGATACAAGAAAGTAATCCTACTTTTGATGCCAGCTTATATTCAAAATTAATGAATACTATTGAAGGTACTCGAAAAGAATTTACCTTCAATCAGCAAAAACTTATTGATATTGATAGGCAACATAAAACAATGAAAGCAACATTTCCGAATAGTTTAATTATTGGTGGTCGTCCGGATTTGGAAATTAAATTAGTTACATCTGCCAGAACCGAAGAAGCATTTAAAACTGGACAAGATAATAATGCTGACCCATTTGCAAATTAAAGTTCTTTAAAATAAAAGAGAAGTGCTGATAAAATAGATTGTAAATTGTTTTGAAGGGCGGTATAATTGAGGGGGTGCATTCCGACATAGTGATGTTAGTCACATAAATACGCTGGCAACAGTGCTCCAAAGCCTTAGAAACGGTTAAGACCGTAAAACGTTTACTCATGTGTTTAAATCTATAAGTCAGAATCATTACAGATGACGATTTCTGTATCACTTAGCCATAGTGAGTTTAGGTTAACGTGATTTTCCTAATAACACAATAGGAACACTTCTTCTCATTGCGTAGATGACTGAATGGTATAGTACCTGCCCGAAAGAGCAGAGGTCTACGGCAGAAGGTGCACCGAAAATTTTACTGCCTAACGTGAGGTTTCGAATACCTCTCTACGCTCGATGTACAATTCAGTATTGGGCAAAGCTGAATGAGATTGTGACATAACACTTGCCCAGCTAAGACTAAAAATAATGATGTCGTCACTGAAAGGAAAGTTCGCAACTAAACCTAACTTTTTAATCTGTTTTTGATAAATGAAAAACAGGTTTTAATATCGGTAGATTATCGGTAGATTATTAATTAAATCGGAGGATTATCGGATGGAAACTAAACTATCAATCATTAAGTTAATTACAAAAAGTAATATTGTTTATTATAATGGAAAAACAGTAAAAGACAAGAATTTTAATCCTGAATATGATTTTAATTTAAAAATGTCAGACCTTGAAAATAAGGTTAAAGTTGATTTCTGGGATGAAAAAAATCAAATTCTTAGTTTAAAAAGTAGATATTAATTTGCAACATATTGTAAATTAATTCGTAATTAATACAAACTAAAAAAATAATATTATGTATTGGTTAGCACTATTAATTCCACTTGCCATCACATTTGGCTTTTATTTGTATAAAAAACATGAATTTACATGGTGGGAATTTTTTATTCCTATTGCATCTGTTGCCATTGTAATAGCTATTACTAAAGTTTGTGTAGAAAGTGCTAAAGTTAGTTATAGTGAATATTGGGGTTCAACTGTAGTTGCAGTATATGAAAAAGAACCTTGGAATGAATGGGTACATAAAACTTGCCAAGATTGTACTACTGATAGTGATGGAAAAGAACATTGTACCGATTATGATTGTTCGTATCAAGATGACCATGCACCTTCTTGGTGGGCGATAACTAATCTTAATGAAGAATTCAGTATTACTGAAAAAGAACATGATGAATTAGTTCGACAATTTAATACTAAGAAAACTGTTATAGATAAAGTTGAGAATTACGATTCTGATGATAGATGTACTGGTAGTGATGGCACTAAATTTCAAGGAAAAGAAGTTGGTGAATACTCATATACTTACGAAACTAAATGGAATAAACAGGAAAATACAAGAAAAGCATATGCAAGCTTACATTCTTATGTAAATAAAGTAAAAGCATCTGATTTAACAATTTTTAATATTAAAATGGTTTCAGAAGCAGATGCTGATAGCTTAAAATTATTTAAATATCCGGATTGTAAAAATGGTGGTTGGTTTTCAAATACTAATGGATTGGAATATCCTACAATTTTAGGTGGAAGTGTATCTAAAAATACTCAAGAAAATTTTAAACGCTTAAATGGAAAATTTGGTGTTTCCAACCATTTACGGTTATGGATTTTAGTTTATGAGAATAAACCAATGGATATTGCGTTAAAACAAGAAAATTATTGGGTAAGAGGTAATAAAAATGAGTTAGTATTATGTATTGGTAAAAAAGGTAATGAAATATTGTGGTCGTATGCATTTTCATGGAGTCCAACAGCTATATTAACTGCCGAAGTAAAAGATTATGTAATGGGCATGTATCAATATAAAGATACTGTTATTAAGAAAATGATTCCTCCAGTTCTTTCAATTGTTAATGATAATAATAAAGGTTTTAAAACAATAAAGAATAAAATAAATAAAGGTAAACTTAGTAAATTAAATAAAGTAGATAATTTTAAACCTAAAAATGATACTACTTATGTTGATACTACTATAAAAGTTAAATCACTTAATTATCCGGTATTAACTGAAAAAACATGGAATGATTTGTATTTATTTCTTGATAAAAATCTAAATAGATTTGAAAAAAGAAGTTTCAAACAGTTTGATTATCTTACTGTAGAGCCATCTAAAGGTGCAATGTGGTTTATTTTCATATTTGCAATAATAATTTCAATAGGAATAAATATCTGGATTATTTCAAATGAATATAGTTCTGATGACGATAATAACGATACGTCATATAATAGGTGGAGATATTAGTTATGTATAAATTAATTCAAAAGGCATATGAAATTGATTTTTCAAGAATAAATGAAGGGCATCAATACTCAAGTGAGATTTGCCATGCGGATTCATTAAACAAAGCTAAATCAATTCTATTAAGTCGAAATAATTGCCAATGTTTATATTTATCATTAAGAAGTACTAATGATAATGTAACTTATTTAACAATTCCAGTTAAAAGATGCGAAGAAGCTGATTGGTATGAATTTGAAGGTGATAAAAAGACTTTATTTCAAATCAATAAAATTTTAAATGAAAGAAAACGAATTGCTGAATTAGAGTTAATATTAAATGATTCAACAATTCAATATTGTTATATCAAAAAAAGAGGTGAATATTATCGACCGAATTCATGTGGATATACTTCATATAAATATTTTGCGGGTGTATATACTAAAGAAGATGCTATTGATAGTGCTAAATCTTCTGATGAATTAAGTATAGTACCTATTGATATTAATATTCATAATGAAGCAATAAATAACTTGATTGTAGATTTACAAACTCGATTATTATGAAAAAAGCATGTTTCTGTGTTATAATAGGAAATTATGATACTTTAAAACTCCCATTCATTGTTAATAGTGAATGGGATTATTATTGTATAACTGACCAAGATATAACTTCAAAATTCTGGAAAATAATTAAAATTGATAGTGCGTTAGATTCAAAATATCAATCCCGGTATATTTGGACTCATTTTGATAAATTTATTGATTGTGATATTATTGTAAAGCATGATGCAAATATGATAATTATTAATGATTTAGATTATTTATTAGATTTTCTTACACCTGAAATTGATATTGTATTAGCTAAACATGAAAAAAGAAATTGTATTTATGATGAAAGCATCGCTGTTGTTAATAAATTTCCAAATTCAAAAGAATTAGTTAATAATCAAATGATAAAATATCGTGAATTAGGATTTCCTGAAAATTATGGTTTACATTATCAGGGAATCCGGGTTATGAGAAATAATGAAAAAATTAGAAAATTTAATGAATTATGGTGGGAAGAAATTTCAACAAATTGCTGGAGAGACCAATTAAGTTTTGATTTTGTTCGTTGGATTTCTGTTAATTCAGAATTCGAATTAAATATTGCAAATATTAATTTCCGTTATTTAATTAAAAAAATATTTAAGTATAACGAACATATTAATCATGATATAATATGAAAAAAGCTTGTTTTTGCGCATTAACAGGTAGTGATGTTACGTTATCTAATCATGATATTAAACCGGATAATGAATGGGATTATTATTGTATAACTGACCAAGATATAACTTCAAATTTCTGGAAAATAATTAAAATTGATAGTGATTTAGACCCAAAATGGCTGTCTCGATATATTTATACACATTTTTATGAATATTTAAATCATGATATTGTAGTCAAAATTGATGCAAGTATGGTGATTAAACGTGATTTCAATTGTTTATTAGATTATCTTACTCCTGAAACTGATATTGTGTTAGCTTATCATGATAGAAGAATTTGTATTTATGATGAATTTAATGCAGTTAATAAAAGATTTCCTGAATATAAAAACATTGTCGATAATCAGAAAGAAAGATATTTAAAAGAAGGTTTTCCAATAAAATATGGTTTACATTCTCAAGGCGGTAGAATCATTAGAAATAATGAAAAAATTAGACATTTTTACAAATTATGGTGGGAAGAATTAAAAATTAGTAGTTGGAGAGACCAATTAAGCTTTGATTACATCCGTTGGAAACTTGCAAATACTGAAAATGAAATCAAAATCTCCAATATTGATTTTTATAAATTATATATAGAATTTTTTGAAATTCCAAGATACAGAAATAATGAAAATAGGTATAGTACTCAGAGATAATTTTGGAGCTTGTGAATGGTATAGATTAATTTTACCATTTGAATATCTTAAATCAGAATTAATTAAATTTGATATCGAAATTGAATATATTTATGAAAGTAATTTCTTAGAAAATTCAACAATATATGATATTATTTATTTGGCTAAACATTCAATAAGAAAATTTTTTAAACAAGCTCAACAGCATGGTAAATTTATAATTTTTGATGTTGATGATTATTTTTTAAATCGACCAGATTTTGTTATCTGGTTAAGATATGCCAATAAAATTACTACAACTAATGAAAGATTAAAAACAAAAATGCTGGAGCATAATGTTGAAATAGATATTGACGTTTTTGAAAATTCAATACCTCATTTAGATGCTCGATTTATGATACCTAAAAATAAAAATATCTTTAATATTGGTTATTTAGGTCATAATTCTCATCTTAAAGATTTTTCATTAGTTCAAAATCTTAATTTTAAATTAAATAATACCTTAAATAATCATAAATTTACACTTTATGGTTATGAAATTACTGAAAGGCATCAAGCAAGTGAAGGATATATAAACTTGTTAACAAATAATAAACTATGTTTAGATAATTTTGATGTCGTTAATTTTATACCTATAAATAATTTTTTTAGTTTATATTCAAATGTAACAGTTTCAATAGCTCCACTTATAAACATTCCGTTTAATCAATGTAAAAGCAATCTTAAATTTCTTGAAGCAGCATTATCTGATACTTTTTTTGTTGGAAGTGATATTATAACATATAGTGATATTGTAATTGATGGTTATAATGGTTTTTTAGCTAAAGATTGTAATGAGTTCGTTGATAAAATTGTAGATATTTCAAGGAATAAAGAAAGATACCAGTATATTTTAGATAACGCCAGAAATGATGTTATTAAAAAATTAAATTTTTATTCTATACAGAATAGACGTTTGGAGTATATTTTAAATATACTTGGAATAAAATTATAAATTATAATAAAACATTTTGTATTTATAAGAAAATATTAAAATGTTTGACAAACTTATTGATTTCATTCTCAATCAAATAAAGAATATCATTCCATTTGTAATAATATTTCAATTTCAAAATGGAGTAAGATATACTTTTGGTAGAAAATCAAAAGTATTAAAACCCGGAATACATTTTAAATTTCCATATGTACAAACCGTACTTTCAGATAATGTTGTTGATACAACTATGGTATTACCAGCACAATCAGTTATAACATCTGATGGAAAAGAATTAATTGTTAAAGGAGTTGTAGGTTTTTCAATTGAAAATATTGAAGATTTTTATAATAAGGTATATGATACCAGAAGTGCTATTTCAGATAAAACATGTATAATTATTCGTAATACAATATCTGTTAATGAATTTGAAACTTGTATAACTAATGTTGGAGGTATTAATGATGCTTTAACTGAAGATACTCAAAGTGAAGTTGCTCAATATGGTATTAAAATAAATTTCGTTGCGCTAATAGATTTAACTGAAAGTCCAAGCTTTAGATTGTTTAATGAAACATTACAACTTGGGTAAAATTTTTAACTTATTTGTATCACTTATTCATTTTTTTCGTATATATTTGCAATAATATAAATTACGAACTAATGAATAACTTTCCTAAATTTTGGTATGAATCAAATGCTTGTTGGGGTTGGGTTACTTCTATTGAAGAACTGCAAGAAAAATGTGACCTACAAACCGATAAACATTATGGTGCTTTAAAAAATAAAGATGAGTTCTTGGATAAGAGTTATCAGAATGATAATGGGTCTTTAGACTTCGGTACAAGAATTGAACATACTGGAAAACTTACTCTTCGCCAATTTTTAAAAGAAAATAATATTGATTTTTAAATGAAAGTGATTAATGAATTATTAATAGCGATAATAGTTACATTGGTTTTTCTTGCAGTATGTTTTATCATTAACGCTATCATACATAATAAAAATAATGGAAAAAAATAAATTACGTCCTTGTGATTGTCCAGATATGTACACAGCAGGTTTATTAAATGAACAAGGCATTGGACATAATGAAGATTCAATTACAGTTGAACCTAATGTTGTTGTATTAAAAATGGGTGCAACTACAATGAGAATACCGATGAATAAATTTAAAATGTTTGCAGAATGGTATTTAGAACCACAAGAGGTTTGTAATTATATTCCAAAAGATGAACTTAATACTTCAACAATATGAAACAAGAAATACAGTTATTAATTAAAAAATTAATGGACGAAAATACTGCTCGTAGTATTAAAATGAATCATAAAATATCTGACTACGCACATACTGTATTAGTTCATGAATATAACAATACTCTTGATATTGTAAAACAACTCGAAAAAATTATAAAAAAATATTAATATGTATAAAATATCTTTAAGAATTGAATTATATTATATTTATATCAGAATATGGATTATTAAAATAATTTTACGTTATAAATATAAGATGAAACCAAATGAAGATGGTAGTTATGATATGGAAACATCTCCGGGTTTTAAAGATGCTGTTTTAATTAAAACTGATGAATAATATGAAATCTGTGGCTTTTTTTGGTGGAGCATTGAATATTACTGATTCAAAAGAATATTTAGATTCTATTGAAATTGGTAAATTTTTAGCTAATAAAAATTATATAGTTAAAAATGGTGGATACCGGGGATTAATGGAAGCAGTATCTAAAGGAGCTAAAGAAGCTGGCGGTGAAGTAATAGGTTATACTTGCTATAGTTTCGGCAGTATAGAAGGTAATAAATATCTTACAGATGTACAACCTGCAATAGATTTGTTTGATAGATTAAGAGAATTAATAATTTTATCAGATATGTTTGTAGTTCAAAAGGGTGCTTTTGGAACTATGGCTGAATTGTTCTTAACTTTGGATTTTATAAGAAAAATGAAAGATAAACCAAACGTATATTTGTTAGGTGATATGTGGAAAGATATTTTTCTTATAATTAATAATCACATTATATTTAATGATGAAAATATTATATTTTGTGATGATTATAATGATTTTGTAAATAAATTTAAAGATTAATATGGAAAATAAACCTTTAGAACTTAGAATGTATTTTTTTACGGTATTTTCATTAGATAATATATCTAAGGGAATACAATGTGGGCATGCTGCTTTAGAATATGCTCGTCATTTTGGAAATACTGGATTATTTAGAGATTTTGTTGATAATTGGAAGACTTGGATTATTCTTAATGGTGGCACAACAAGTGATAAACTTGTTGATAACATTTATTTTGGTTCATTAAATCAAATTGAGGCAGATATTATTCATTTTAATTATGGTAATAGAGAAAATTATATTAATTTTTCATATTTTCGTGAACCAGATTTAAATGATGCTTTGACTTCGGTTTGCTTTATCTGCGATGAAAGAGTGTTTAATCGAAAAGATTATCCGGATTTTAAACAATATTTTATTAATGGAGTTTATGAAAAGTTTGGTAATACGGAAGGTAATAGATTAGTATTATCTCCTGAAGAAAATTTGATTGAAGCAAATCCAGATGAATATTCAGAATGGGTTAAAATTATTGGTGGCGAAAAAAATGTATTTCTTCGCAATTTAATTAAAGATAAAAAATTAGCTTAAATTATTAATTTAATGTTTAAAAACTATGTTAGAACTATTATCAGGATTATTAGTAATCCAATTATTTGGTAGTGCAATTTTAGGGATTGCCGTATTAGGTTTATTTATTACATTTTGTTTTGTAGCAGATTGGGATGAGAATGGTTATATTGCTACAACAGCTCTTGTTATTACAAGTTTATTATTTTATTTCTTTGGTAAAGAAACTTGGAATATTGTAATAAATTTTATTACTTGGAAATTGGTATTAGGATATCTTATAATTGGAATAATTTATGCTATTATAAGAATTTTCTTTCATGGTCGAATTGAAAAAAATAAATTAAATAAAAGCCGATTAGAAGGACGTAGTTCTGATTTTGAATATACAATTAATAGAAATATTAAAAATAATGTAAAAAGATGGTGGCTTTTATGGGTAATATCCCTTATAGATTGGTTCTTAAAAGATATGATTAAAGAAATTTATGATATAGTATACCAAAAATTAAGTAAATTCTTTAATTATGTATTAGAATTAGGAATAAATTCAGTTCCAGAAGTGCCAAAAAATGAAAAAAAGAAATAATGACGGCAAAGCTTAAAACTATTTCATGTACTGAAATTGAAATTGCTATTTCAGAATATTATGGAACTCGAAGACATTTAATGGTTCCTAATTTATCATGGGGATTTGTATCACATGAATGCGATATGTTTATAGTTAAACGTTCAGGTTTAGCTGTTGAAGTTGAAATAAAGCGTAGTAAACAAGATTTATTAGCTGATTTTAAAAAAAGGCATAATCATCATGAACGTGATAATAAAATTAATGAATTTTATTATGCAATTCCTGAAGAAATTTATGGAAAATGTGTAGGTTTATTTCCAGAAGATGCGGGTGTTTTTATTTGTCAAAGAGGTTATAATGACAGAATTCATGCCACTAAAATAAAGGATGCTAAGAAAATAAAAGGTTCAAGAAAGCTAACAATAGAAGAACAACTTAAAGTAGCTAAATTGGGGTGTATGAGGATTTGGAATCTTAAAAGAAAAATAATAAAATTAACATAATATGGGAAAACCGATATTTAATAATAAACCTAATCAACATGTTGTTTATCGTTATGATGATGGGTTAGGTACTAAAATTCATCAAGATTTTTGGATTAGTAGAGCAGTTGCTGTAGTTGGTATTATTGTGGCTTTTTATGAAGGAGAATATTACATCTTAATTATAAAAAGGTCTAACAATATGATTGATGAAAAAAATAAATATTGTGCACCTTGTGGATATTTAGATTGGCAAGAATCATGTTATGAGGCAGTTACGAGAGAAATTTATGAAGAATCTTCATTATATTTACCGGATATTGAAAAGTATTTAGTGTTTAATAATGATAAACAACCATATTTTATAAATGATAATCCTAATAAAGATAAACGTCAGAATGTATCATTTGTTTATGTTATGTGTTATGAATTTGAAAATGGTAAATTTCCAATTGAAATTGAAAAATTCAAAAATAATGAAACTGCAGAAGTTAAATGGATGAAATTATCAGATTTTTATAACAATAATTTGGATTGGGCATTCAATCATAATGAAAGAATTGGAAATACTATTTTATTTTTGAAAAATAAAGGTTTTAATATGTATTAAAAATGTCAAGTTCAAAAGAAAATACGATAATTACCGAAAAATTTTTATTATCTTTAGGGTTTAAACGAGAAGATGTGAACAAAGAAGATAGTGGTGGTGAACCATATCATTATTTTACGTTTAAATTAAAGGATATACATGGTGAAGAAATTACTATGTTAATTAGTAATGCTAATACTGAATGCATTATAGAAAATAACTATAAAGTGGAATTCTTTGATTATGATACTATAGGATATATTGATAATAAATATCTTCTTGTATTGTTATTAGATTTTCTAAAAAATCTCAAAAAACAATGAACAAAGGATGGAATAGGAATGAATTAGAATATCTCTTACGAGATAGCACTAAATCTAAAGCACCTAAAACATATGTTAATGATAATCAATTATTATTACCAAGTGGAAAAATAATTACATTTAATCCTGAACAATTTGATGGTTTAGGTAAAATTAATTATTGGTTAAGAAATGGTAAATCAACATTTTTCACGTTAAGCGGATATGCTGGAACAGGAAAGACCACAATTATTAAAAAACTTCTTGAAGATTATCATGGAGGTGTGGTAGTATCAGCACCAACGCATAAAGCTAAGAAGGTTATTATAAACACTACCAATGAAGAAGGTCAAACATTACATGGATTATTGGGATTAAGACCTGATGTTGAACTTGATAATTTTAATCCAAATGACCCAAAGTTTAATCCTATTGCATTACCAAGAATAACTGATTATAATTGGGTTATTATTGATGAAGCATCTATGATTAATCATGAATTATATAATCTTCTTATTGAAAAAACTAAAAATAGTAGAACAAGAGTTTTATTTATGGGTGATTCTGCACAGATACCACCTGTAGGTGAGGCTAAGAGTGCTGTTTTTGAACAAGACAATTCAAAAGATTTTTATCAGCTTACTAAAGTTGAAAGACAAAACGATACAAATCCATTAGCATTTGTATATGATGCTTTAAGAAATAATCTTGAAAGTATTGATGGAGGTATTGAAAGAATAACTAATATTAATGATTTAGGTGAAGGTATTCGATTTTTAATAAATAAAAAAGAATTTAGAAATGCAATTATTGAAAAATTCTCAACTGATGAGTTTAAAAAAGATACTGACTTTTGTAAACTTATTGCATGGAAAAATGATACTGTAAAAGCATCTAATTTAGTTATTAGGGAAGAATTATTTGGTACTAATACTGATATTATTGAAGTTGGAGATGTATTAATGGGTTATAGAAGTATTACTGATGAAAATAATTATAGTAATATTATTGAGAATTCTGCAGACTATAGAATAATGGATAAATCCAGACTTGAAGAAAATCAATATGGAATTCAAGGATATAGAGTTAATATTAGAGAAGATTTAGCGAGAGGTGAGTTTAAATTTACTGATGTTTTTATTGTAAATGCTAATAATTTCGAAAATTTACATTTATATGGACAAATGCATGATTACTTTAGAGATTCAGCAAAAAACAATAAAAAATTGTGGAAAAAATATTACGAATTTAGACGCAATAATATTTTGATGAAAACCATTGATAAATATATTAATGGTCAAGCCAGAAGTAGTAGTGACGTTATTGTTAAAGATATGGATTATGGTTATGCAATTACCGGGCATAAATCTCAAGGTAGTACATATTCACATGTATTCGTGATGGAGAATGATATTAACCAAAATTGGCTCGTAAGAGAACGAAATCAGATAAAATACGTAGCATTAACCAGACCGAGCATTGCTGCAACTGTATTAACAACTAAACTTGATTAAAATGAGTAAATTCAATTTGATAAGAAAAGAAGATGGATATTCAATTTATGATAATCCAGATAAAGAATTAGTTGAAAAAATAAAAAATTTTCCTAAACCTAACGTTATTAATCATTGGGAATTAGGTATTTGTAAAATAAAGGAAAAGGTTGATGATACTAAAGTTTTATTAGTTAATAAAAATGGTGATTTAAAATCGATGACTAATGAAAAATATGCAGAAGCTTTACATGACTGGCATTTACATGAAATAAATAGAGTATATCTTGTTTCAGATACTTTTAATAAGTATTTTGCACCATATCATCTTCAAAACATTACTATTTTAAAGATGATTTCTAAATTTCCTATAAGGGGATTAATAGGTATCGAAAGTGATTCAAGTATTAAATCATTTTATGATGGGGTTGATGTTATTTTTAATGAAGAAAGATATAGTTTTTATATTTCTAAATATAATGACCATTTTAAAGAAATAGTTTATGAATATATTGAAGTAAATTATTCAAATCATTATGGAATGGGTCATATGTATTTTACTGAAGATGGGTTGATTAAAAATCGTGACTATAATATGGATTTTAATAGAATATTAAATCGAGAAAATATCGACTATAATTCAAAAGAAGAATGTATTGAACAATTTTTAAAGTTTTTTAATCAATTTGAAAATCTTAAATATTATAAAAATACTTGGTATAGCTTAAGATACTGCTTAAAATACGAAGAAACAAGAGATGGTTTTAAAATAGTTTTAATTCCTACAAGTGGTATTACTACATATAAAAAACGTGGATATAAAGAAAAAATACCTAAAACTGCAGAATCTGTAGATACTGAGCATTTAGTAAATGCTATGAAAATTTTTATTGAAAATTTATTTTATAAAAAAGATGAAACCAACGAATAAATCTATTAATAAAGTAAAAAATTCTGATTTTATTATCTCGATTACAAAATCAAGAGAAATTGATAATGATTTAAAAGGAAAAATAAAAATAATTAGAGCTAAATATACTAAATCTGAATAAAATGAAAAACTATACTGAAGGTGAACGAATAACAAAAAGTCACATATATTTTTGGAGTGGTATATATTCAAATTGGTTCGAATGTAAATTCAAATATAAAGGAATTACTTTTTTCAATACTGAACAAGCATTTATGTGGGAAAAAGCGATATACTTTGGTGATATGGAAACTGCTGAATTAATAATTAAAACTCCAAATCCAAAAGAAAATAAAGCATTAGGAAGAAAAGTTAAAAATTTCAATCCAGAACAATGGATGATAATATCATTTCAAGTTATGGTTGATGTTAATTATGCTAAATTTACTCAAAATTTACGTTTAAAAACTTCATTATTACATACCAAAGCAAAAACATTAGTTGAGGCTTCTCCAGTTGATAAAATATGGGGTATTGGTTTGATTTGGAGTAATGATGATGTTCTTGATGAAAGAAAATGGCAGGGCATGAATTTATTGGGTAAAGCATTAATGGAAGTTCGTAAAAAAATAAGGTCTGAATATAGCGAAAAACAATTAGAAGCTATAGATATAGACTTCGAATTTGATGATTAATGAAACAAATTTAAATAAATATCGTATTCAAATTTTATGGAAAAAATTCTCTATATATTAAGGGCATGTCCGGGAGCTGGGAAATCGACATTTGCTAAAACATTGGGTACTAAAGCTATTTGTACTGCTGATGATTATATGATGCATGATGGAAAATATAATTGGTCATATGATAATGCATATAAAGCACATAAATGGTGTCAACGTAAGTGTATGAAATTTATGCGTGCTAATGCAGAACGTATTGTTATTGCAAATACAAATACAACTGAAAAGGATATGTTACCATATTCGACAATGGCTGAACTTTTTGGTTATAAGGTATTCTATATTGTAATTGAAAATAGGCATAATGGAGTTAATGAACATAATGTTCCAAAAGAAACATTGGAAAATATGAAAAACAGATTGATGCAAAACATTAAGTTATGAGCTTACAATTTTCATTTAAATTTCCATTCATCACTTTTAAAAAGAAAATCATTGTTTATGAAAAACATACGACTGGTGATAATTTAACACCAGTTAATTTAATTAAAATTAATAGGGACTTGCTTTTAGATAATCAAGTCCCTATTAATAAGATTAGATTTATAACTACATTTGAATTTGAATATGATGTAGATAATGATATTATTAATCCTAAATATGATATATTACTACCTGTTAACCTTGATAATGGTTTAGTTGACAAAAGTGAACCTATTATTGAAGTTAAAAAACCTATGAATTCAATTAAAGTTATGTTAAATTTATATGAACCTAATGATAATTATCAAATGATAAAATCAATAGTAAAAAAATCGAAAAGAGGTGTTGTAATAGGCTTATATGATGGTTATGATGTTAATTCATATATAATATCATTAATTGATTTAGATGAAGCTGTTGAAAATAATGATACTTTGCCATTTTAAAAAATATGTTAATTTATTGTTCATTTTCAGAAATTTTAATACATTTGTTTATTATTAACTAAATTTAAATAGTAATGAACCTTAATTTACTTTCCGAAATTTTCGACCAACATTCTCCTAATACTCCTATGTCAGAGGATGAAACAAAAAATATGATTGGTATATTATTTTCAGATAATCCAATTTTAAATAAAAATGTTGAAGAATTTGATAAAGAATCTGAAGAATATAAACAAGTTTTATCTATTTTTCAAGTACAAGTATTTTTAAGTAGATTAAAAGCATTAACAACTTTGAAAATAAGTTTTGGTTGTTTATTAATGTTATTGGAGCATATAGAGTCTCCCGGTAAAGGAGTTATGTATGTTTATTATATGTTCAAAAAATTACCTGAAAATACGTTCATTGATATAAATGTATACACAACTAAATTATTTCCTTTGGGATATTTTTCAGATGAACAACTAAGTGAAATTTGGGATAAACAAAAAATCAATAAAGAGGAAGCTAAGTATTTAACCTCAGTTTTGCCTTTCAATACAGATAATTTAGTTGATTATAAAGAAGTTTGGATAAAATAATCATTAAATATGATTGCGGAGAATTATATAAGTGAATGGTGTGATAAAACTTATAAAGGTGGAAAAGAACTTGGTGATTGGACAATTGCAGAAGTAATGAAATTTGCAAATGATTTTGCAGATGAAAAAATTAAATCATATAAAAAAAATAATAGGGAAAAATATAGGAAAAATAATCATTAATTATGGTACTTAACATCCTACTAACCGAAAGTTTAAAAAAAACAATACCAGATTCGATTTCAATTGATTTTAATTTTGGTGAAATTAAAGTAATATTTCCACCTGATACTACTGATGACGATATTATCGTTAAAATTGGTGATAATGTAATTATTAATGGCGAAAAAGAAGATATTTTGAATTGGTTAAAAAAATTTAACAGTGTTGCTATTAATAGTACAGGTAGTCCAATGCTTGAAGAATTTGAATTGATTAATATTAAAAATTTATTATAATGGCAGTTGTTAGTATTGTTTATGATGAAGGAAATAAAACTAATTTGGGATATACTTCAGTTAAATTAGTATATGGTGATATTAAAAGTTGTCATATGATATTTAATTCAGGTGATTTTGTTAAAGATTGGTTTAATTTTAGAAAATTTATTATAATGAATGATGAATTTGATGAATTGATTGCAAATTCGTCAACAGTTGACCATTTTATTATGGATGGTGCTTCATATGATTCTGCTTATCTTGTAAAAGATGAAAATGATAAATTTGAATTATGTTATGGTGATAATTGGCATTCTTTAGGTATTGAATTTTTTGTTAATAAAGGAACTACCCCTACTTGGGAAGAACTTAAAAATTTATGTAAAATATGATGTTTGAATTATTTTTGGGACATTTATTGGGCGACTATTTACTACAAACGGAAGAAATGGCTTTAAATAAGTCAAAAAACACTAAACTTGGTTGGTATTATGCAATATTGCATTGTGTGATATATACAGCATCTGTTTGTGTTATTATGCAGAATTTTGATTTAATCTGGATTATAGTTGTATTTCTTTCACATTTTCCTATTGATAAATTCAGTTTAGGTGAATATTATATGCATTATATTAAAGGATATGGAATGAAACAATATATTGATGATGTTAATAATTCAGCTAAATGGGCATATCTTAATAACACTCCCGGCAATCAAATGTTAAAAGGTGGATTTACTGCATATGTGTATGCTATGACAGATAATACAATACATTTATTATTAATGTGGGGAGCTTATCATATAATGTATTAACTATGGAACAGTTTCAATCATTTAACACTTCTTTTAATTATTTTAAAGATTTATCATACAAAAAAAATGAATATTTTGTAAAAAATAAATATTGTAAAAAAGATGATAATGGAAACTATATTCAAATACCTATGATTTGTACTAATACATTTATATTTGAAGATTTAGTGATTGTACAAAATACATTATCTAAAGATAGAGTTTGCTTAATATTAAAACATGAAGGAATTCAAAGATTTCATCCCAATAAAATTAATAATAAAAAATTCTGGATTAAAAGTAAGGAATATTTTCCAAAATTAAGTGTTTGTGGTCGTCCCTCTAAAAATATTAAAGAAGTTAATCAAAATACTAATCAAATTCCTGATGCAATTGGTATTACTGATATTATCAATAAAATAATTGACGATAATCCAGAAAAATTAAATATTTTGGAGATTGGATTCGGATATGGTAATTTCTTTTTTAAAATGAAAGATAAGTGTAATTATACAGGAATTGATTATACTATACCGAAATTTTTAAAAAAATATAAAAATTTTATTGAAATTGATAAAAGTGGAATTCCGGATTATCTATATGAAGATTTATCTGGAAATGAACTTTATGATATAGTTTATTCAATAAATGTATTACAGCATTGTTCACAAAAGGATAGATTTGAATATTTTAGTCAAGCATATAAAGCATTAAAAACTGGTGGATATTTTATATTTTCATCGAATGTTATGACTGAAAAAAATAAAAATAGTGAATGTTGGGGATATAAAGACATTTCAGGTAGAGGTTATACTTGTTTTTTAACCAGTTAACTGAATGCGATTATAATTATGAAATTCAAAATCAGTTAAATAATCTTGGATTTAAACCAATATGTGGTGTTATGCAGAATGACAATAATTTATCATTAATAGTAAGGAAAATATAATGTCAACTCTTAGATGTATTTTAAATATTGAGGTATATGAAATTTCTGAAAACTATATTCGGGAATTGAGAGATAATTGTCAAAAGCCAGAAATGGTATTTGATATCCTTCCGGAATATACTATAAATAAAAATGAAGGTGCTAATAACTGTTTAATTGAAGCAAATTATTATCTTCAATTTGTTGGTTTATTCAAAGAAACTACAGATAAAAAATATCTTTTGGTGAATTTATCAACAGCAGATAGACTTTTGGATTATGAGATAAGTCAATCTGGAATAACAGATTTATTCAAAGATATTGATTTTGAAAAAATATTATCAGTATTCACTCCACGTATAGATGATGATATTAAAAAACATTCAATACCTGCGTCAAATTATCTTGTGGTTGAATTAACATATATTAGAAGTCAAGATTATTATAGTGGTGGATGGGAATGTGATATGGAAATTGATATCATTGGATATTTAAATGGGAAAATGGAAATTCAATATTACGATGAAAGCATACGGACTTAGGAATAAATTAAGAGTAAATTTTCCAGATTTTCATCCTAAAAAGGGATGGGTAAACTGGTGGGAGGTTGAACTGAATACTGTAAAAAGTAAAAAAACTGCAAGACAACAAGCAAAAAAACTAATAAAAGCGACAACAAATAATTAATAACTTCGTATATTAATAAAACTTAAATTATGTTTATAGTTGGAAATTACGTATATTATTATTGTTGCACAGGTGATTTAATCTGTTGTGGTAAAGTTGTGATGGGTATTGATGGATATTATATTAGCTATTATGAGTAAATTTTTTAAAAGTGATGCAGACCGGAAACTTTGGATTAAACTGAATGCTGAACGTATTCAATATAATTTTAAAGTTAGAAATGCAAAAGAAAAGGATGTTTTTGATGCTTGCTTACGTATTTCTGAAAAACAATTAATATATGATGAAAATGAATACGAAGCTCCCAGATATTCTATTGAGCAATTATTAACATTATCTCCAAAAGAATTGTATCAGCTTCAAAGTCAACAAGAACAAAAAATAATTGATAGAATATATAAAAATGATGATGAAGATGTCATTGATTTATTGTAACAAAATTCAAAAAGAAACGTATTAAACAAAAATATAAATCATGAACGAAAAACTTTCAATATTTAAAGAATCTCTTCGATTAGGAATGATTAAAAATTTCGAAAATGATGGATATTTAAGTCCAGCTTTATTTTTCTTTAAAGAAGATGTTCCAACATTATCGTTCATACCTTCTGAATTATTTTCTACATTTGAAGGAAAACAAGAACTTGGTTTTATTATTACTCAAATTTGTCATACCCCTTTAGTTCAAGCTGCAGGAATTATTATTGAAGCATATGCTGCTGAAACTACAGAAAATAGTGAAATGAAAAAATTATTAGAAACTGGTAATATTAGGGTTTCTGAATTAAATTGTAAAAAAGATGTTATTTTGATGATATTTAGTACACCAGAACAAAATGAATCATTTATTTATGAGGTTGATTGTGAAAATAAAAAAATATTATCACCTTTAACTGATAATTATAATAATATTGGTGGAATGTTTAATGAATTTTTTAATTGGAATAAGAACTAATATGAAACCTACAGGTAGAAAAAATCCATTAGGTGAAGAAATATTTGAAATTGAAGAATCAGATATTAACTTCTGGGAAAATGAATGGGAAGATTTAAGTCTTGACCAAAAAGCCGATTTTTGTTCATTTATTAAAATGCCATATCTTGCAACGTCAGGTGAATTTAATAATGAACATGTTGTAAAGAGTCAATATAGATATTGGCGTTTCAATAATAAAAATAATCCACAACTTAATGTTTACGGATAATGACTAACGAAGAAATCACAAAAAAAATTGAAGAAATTAATAATGAAATTCATAAGCTTGATATAGTTATTGAAGAGAAGTTAGATAAATATATCAATACTAAATCTTTTCAAGAATATATGTTTCTAACGGAAAATATGCCTGAAGTAAAATTACGAAATAAACTTGACCGTAATAAACGCATGATTATGTCATACGAATTATCTGACATTCCTAAATATGGAAATGTAATGTCTTTAAATAATTTTATTTCTTCAGTTAAATGTGGTGGATATATTGATTATGATGGGTCTGGAAATTATATTAAAGATGATAAAATGACTAATATTACAATTTATGCCAGTGATGTTAATCATAATTCAATCCGGAAAGAATTTGATAAAATAATTTGGTTTAATCGATAATAAATTTGTTAAAAACAAAAAAGAATATATCTTTGCATAATGTTAAACTAATCTAAAAACTTTATATATGAAGAAGAATAATTTAGTTCCAAATAAAGGTTTGAGTCTTTCACAAGCTCAATCTATTTCCAATCTTTGTAATCAAAGAGCAATTAAAATCAGTAATGAGTTAACTCAAGTTAACAACTTTAAAAAAACAATTAAAGTTGGTGATTCAGAAAAAACTCTTAAAACTGGTGTTAAATTACCTACTGATGTAGTAAGTAAATTGAAAGAAGTTGCTGAATTACACGCTTGTCAGGCATTTTTAATGGAAAACATTAAAGCTAAAGATTTATTGCTTAAAAATGTTCGTAGTGAAATAGCTGACATTTCAAATATTGAAATGCCTAAACGTCCTACATTTGAAAATTATCAACCCATGCCACAAGTTAATGAAAATTTTGGTTGGGAACAATTATCAACTACTGAATTAAATGAATATATGGAAGCTGAAGCATTTGCAGCTCACATTGGACAATTTATTCATAAAGATGGTCATCTTTCTCGATTAAGGGATGAACTTCCAAATGTTCCAGAAATTGATTGGATGGAACTTAAAGTTGGAGAAAAAACTCCAATTGAAATTACTGTTCATCACACTCCTGATGAATTACTTAAGGTTCATGAAGAATTAGCTGGTTTGCATCGTCAATACGAACAACGAGTTAATTATTTTAAAGCCAAGGTTAAAAACTTGGCAACTGCCGAAAATGCTCGTATTGCAAAAGTTAATGCAGATAAACAAGCAAATATTGATGAGATTAACTCAAATCTTCGTATTGATTATGATAGCGAAATGAAGAAATATAATGAAGTAGTTCGTGGCGTAAATAATGAGTTTGAAAAAACTCGTCAGGATGCTATTTCAACGATTGCTTCAATGCGAATTGAAGTAGATAGTAGATTCCAAAAAACTATCGATTTGTTCTTAAACGAACTTAATAAAAACGATAATACTGACGATATAGAAAACTAAATAGGGTGAAAGGCAAATAAAGTATAAACCGAGTTTGCCTTTCTTTATATTTAGTAATAAGGTTCTTTAAAAATACTATGATAAATAAATAAATTAACAATTTATTTGGCATCCAAATCTTCGGATATTGGATATCTAATATGCAAAAAACCGCTTCTTCTACAAAACTAATAAAGTTTTTTTGGGGTTCTTTTTAAACAACCACCATGTAGTAAGATAAGTTACCTATTAGTCCTTCATGTAAACATGCTGGCTTGGATAATTAGCTTACGAAAAAAGACTTAGTTTTTGTCTGTGTCCTTGATGTGGAAGAAGGTCTGTGCCATTGACGTTGATTTTGACATTATCTATATTACCTTATTACTATTTAACCTATTTTTTAAAATATTAAAATTTTTCTTATTTTTAAAAACAATTAAAGAGGCTGCAGTGATGCATCCTCTTTTTTTTTAAAAACATTTTGAATTGATATTTATTATTTTTAAATTTGTCTTAAATATTCATTTATGACTGAAGAAGAAGGATTTGAAGAATTTACTCAAGAAATAATTCCACAACAATTATTTCATGTTTCACCAAAAGATATTGATGTTGAAACCGGAGGTAGACTTGATGAAGTTATATTACTTGGTTTACTCGCAGCACATCCTAATTATTTAAAATTTAGACCGTTAAAATGGTTTATTGATACTTATATTGAAAATTGTGAAGAATGAGTCGAGTATTATTACGCAATATTAAGAAAGGTCAAAAATTCTATTGGGATGATATAATATATACAATGGAAAATTGCGAATATGATATGAATGTTTCAGATAAAATTCAATTTACAGGTAAAATATTTAAAAGAAATGTTTTTGAAACAATAAAAATTGCTTGTGGTGATGCTATTAATTATAAAGTATATCGTTTTACACAAAGAGATTTGTCAAGTTTTAATGCTGGATTTAGAAGAGGTATTAAATTGATATCCAATAAAATGTTAGGTTATGATTTAGAACAGTTTGGCATTGATAATGATTTATCTATTCAAATTAAAATGTTAAATAGCTATCGAGATTGGAAATTAAATAAAATTTAAATACTAACTATGGAAAAAGAAAAAAAAGCAGTAAAAATACAAATAATAGGTGCTACTGCCACCGGAAAAAGTACCTTATCTTGGATGATATTGAAAAATTTAATTGAAGCAGGTATTGAAGTTGAATATAATCAACCTGCTAATGATTATAGAAATATTAATCATTTACAACAATGTATGGAACATGATTTTAATAGTGTTGGAGAAAGATTATCAATGCTTAAAGATAATATCAAAATAGTTGTAAGTGAAATTCAAACTTGTTCCGAACCTATAATAAATAAAGTATAAAATCGACTGAAGGAAAGGGTAAAAGTGGTGTATACTTTGCATAAAGAACAGAATCCATTAAGTGTCGTTCTGTTAGCACATCAGTCGGTTCGCCTTATTGAAACAATTAAGTCTCTCATTTAGTAGCTTAAATGCGAACGGAGAATATGGCAATGGGAATCACCTTGTTAATTGTTTCTTTTTTGTAACAAAAAATTTTTAATTCCGTAATAACACTAAATTTATATTTTATTACTTATGATTTTTATTAAAATTATTGAATGGTATTGTCGAAAATTAATTTGTAAAATAGTAATATTGTTGAATAAACGAGATGTTTTATCAAATCATACAACTTCTAAAGGTTGTTATTGTTTTGATAATGAAATAGAATTGATTAATAATAGAATAATAAGACTTCAAAAACGAATTGAATCTTGGAATAATGTTATTAAAGAAATTAAAGGAAACTAATTATGAATACTGTACATGAAAGGTATGTTACACCTAAGTCTAAAAGAATAGCAAATAATCCAGATAAACATATATCTAATAAAAATGAAGGTAAAAAACTTCGGCAGATTATGTCTGAAACTGGTTTAACTGAAGAACAAATTCGTGGAGATAAAAAATATAGAATTGAATTAAGTCAAGCTCAGAAAGAAGGATTAAAAGCAAAACATGGGCAAGTAGAAAAATGGTATCGAGATAGAATTAAAGATGCTTGCAAAAAAACTGGCTTAGTTCCACAACATCCTGATACTATAAAAGCTCTTAATGAAATTCTTAAGAGTTATATTTATATTCCCTCATATGTTTTTCATTTTAATAGTCAACTATTAACTGCAAAATCAGTTATAAAAAAATACTGTAAATGATTAAATCTATAACTTTATTAAAGGGAACTAATTTTAGTAATAGACTATTTCATCAAAAAAATAAAGATATAATCTATAATTTTAGTGATGGTATTAATATTATTACTGGTCGTAATGGTTCAGGTAAATCTGTATTATTAAATATATTGAAAAACAATTGTTTTATTAATAAAGATAATAGTAGTCCGGTTATGCCAAAACCTTTCGATATTCATAATTTTATGATAAATGATGAAGATAATGCTTGGGATAATATTCCTAATTTAATTAAAAAGAATATTAGGAATATAAATTATCCTAATTCAAATATTGTTTGGGATGGCTCAATGGTGCATTATTTAACTCCAGATACTTTTGATGCTAATAATATGTGGAAAAACTACGATTCACCTTTTCCTAAAAGTGATGGATTGTTTTCAGGTATTGAGATTTTAGGAAAAATAATGAGTAATAAATCTAAAGGTGAAGAATCAATAAATATATTAAATAAAATTTATAATTTAACTACCAAATATCCATCTCCTTTAGACCCTAAAGCTAATAATGATATTTGGGTAAAAACAAGTGATATATTTCAAAATTGGTTAAATTCAATGCCTAAAGATGGAAAACCTACTTTACTTATTGATGAATTAGATTCACATTTGGATTTAGATAATCAAAAATTATATTGGGAATATATTAATAATTTAACTCAAAAATGGCAAATTATAGTAGTATCACATTCAATTTTTGCATTAAGATTAAAAAAAATTTGCAAATTTGAAATTAATTATATAAATTTGAATCCTGAATATTTTAATAAGGTAAATAAATTAGTTCTTTAAAATATGCCGCTTGTTTTGTGCTCTCGCTATCTTGAGTGATTTTTATGCGTAAAAGAAAATCAAAAATTCATTCTTTTGGATGAATAGTGAAGTAGATATTTTAAAAGTTTTAAGAAGTAAAAGTAAGGTTAATTTTGCAGCAGTGTTTTCCTAACCTAAATATGAAAATGCGGAATTTATACACAATTGTGGGAAGGGAGATGATGCAGAAGTCTCCCTTTCATTTAAAACTATAAAAACCTAAAATATGAAATCAATGTATCTTGTTGTAATAGTCGCATTTTTAATTGGACTATTTGTATCAAACTGGATTTTTAATCACATTAATCCTTGGATAGCATATATTGCATATGCTTTAACTATAGGCTTAACAATCAATTATTTTTATAAACAATTAAAATCAAAAATTAATGAGAAAAATTAGTCTGTTCCTTTTATTGGCAGTAACTGCCTTGTCAATTTTCACTTCATGTGAACGTGTAGCTCCTAACTATGTAGGTGTTTTAATGGAAAATTATGGTAAAAACGGTAAATCCGATTTTAGTTTACAAATGGGTCGTGTTAATGTTTTAGCTCCCGGTACTGAACTTTTTCAAGTTCCATTATGGGAACAACGTGCCGATTTTGGTGATAGAATTTTACATTTGAAAGCTGCGGATAATACTGATTTTAGTAGCAAACCTATGTATTCCTATAAAATTATTAAAGAACGTGCAGTTGATGTTGTATTTGATAATAAACAATTAGGTTCTGGTTCAGATTTCATGAAAGCATTAGAAGATAATATTTTGGAAACTAAGATTTATGATTTAATGAAAGAAGAATCACGTATGTATACTACCGATACTTTAATGGCAAATGGTGGTTCACTTCGATTTGAAAATAAAGTGCAAGAATTAGTTAAAAAAGAATTTAATGCTAAAGGATTAGAATTATTAACATTCTCCAGCCAGCTTGAATTTACCGATAAAGTAAAAGCTAAAATTGATAGTCGTAATGAAGTAAATACCAATATTTCTGTAATCGACCAGCAAATTACCGAACAAAAGAAAAAGAATGAATTGGCACTACTTAAAGCACAAGAAAATATAAACTTATCAAAAGGTTTAACTAAAGAAATTCTTATGCAACAGTTTATCGAAAAATGGGATGGTAAAACTCCATTATACGGTAACACTCCGGTTAATGCTCTTGTTGGTGGTATTAAATAAATAATAAAAAATTATATTGAAAAACCCTTGCAGTATTGTGAGGGTTTTTTTATTTTTGGTGCAACAATTTTAATATTTAAACGTATTAATAATTTTAAACTTAAGAACTAATATAAATTTAAACGTATGAAAAAAAAAATTATTTTATCATTAATTATCGCAGTTATTGTGGTTGCGTGTTGTCCTAATGCAAATGCTCAAAGTTCAACTCCTGAAAAGTTTACAGTTAATGCAACTGATTTAACAGTTGAGCAATTGACTAAAATTAAAGCTGAACAAACTGCTGCTGAACTTCAAAAGAAACTCGATACTTATGGAAAATGGGTTGGAGTCGGTGGTGAAGTTGGAACTGCTGTGAAAGAAGGTTTAAATGCTGTTGTTGATGTTGCCGATAAATTTGGAAAAACAGATGTTGGTCGATTTACAATGATTATGATTGCTTGGAAAGTTGTAGGTAAAGATTTTATGCGAATTATAATTGGGTTAATATTCATGTTTATAGTGACATTTTTTATTTTCCGTAGTTATAAAAATATGTGTACAAGACGTATTGTAGTTAAAGATAATGGATGGAAATTTTGGCTACCTAAAGAGTATGAAATTATTCAGGGTGCTGAATATGAAGGAGTTGAGTTTGTAAAAGTATTACATATATTTTTCTTTGCAGGTGCAATAGGATTAACGTATGCTATAATGTTCGGATAATAAATTAAATAAAAAAATCTCGCCAAAATCTCGTCAAATTGGCGAGATTTTTTTATTTAATGTTATTTCTTAGAGCGATATAGGATTGTATAATTTGGGTCATACAATAAATCAAAAATATCAGTTTGAGAAACATCACCATAATTTTCAGGATTTAAATCTTTTCTACATTTACGTTCACTTTCATAGCAATAATTAAAACTATCATTAGTACCTTTCTTGAATGTATTTATTCCTACATATGCTAATAATAGCCATTGAATGAAATTCCAATATTGATACCCTACACTTACAGTATCTAAATGTAAACAATAATTGATTGTTTGTTTTTCTTCAGTAGCACTTAATTCAGTTTTACGTCTCATGATTGCGAAATCATCTTTATTCCAATCATAATGCAATCTAAATTTAATTGGTTGATAACCATTATCAACACTACCAAATAAATACAATTCGTCAGCAATCCAACAAAATCTGGCTGCATGACTGTAAAGAATAGTGGTATTATATCCTTTCTTCTTTCCCCAATGTTTCATTACTTTACAAATAGTGCGACTTAGGAATGTATCGCCATTAACTAAAAATGAATCTCCGTTTTTTATCTCTTTAATATCCATAATAATTTGTTTTTATCATAAATACAGATTAAATTTGCTAATTATAGATGATTTATATCAATATTATGGAAATTACAAAAGAAATGATTGAAAAAGAACTTGGATACGAAATAAATGAATTCAAGTTAGAACCTCTTAATAAAGATGGGGAATGTATTGGGTTATCAGTAAATGTTGTACCGAAACGAAAACTTGAATTTATTAACACTAAAATAACAATAGGTAAATCAAGTGATTTTAATATTGATGATATAAAAACAATTATGGAAAAATATAAAAAAAAATCTGCCAATGTTTCTGGAGAAGAATTAAAAAAAATTGATTATTTTGCAAAAAAGGATGATTATATTGAAATATCGTACTGGCATAATGGTGAAGGTTTTGATGTAGATATTTGTTATACCTTATCACAAAGATTTCAATTAACATGGGGACAATTTGATGCAATTAAAAAACTTATAAAATTTTTAGATAAAGAATAAATATAAACCACTATATACTTAAGTTAAAATTATGAGTAATATTAAACTTAAAGAAAAAGCAACAAGTTATTCTGGATATGGTGAAATTCCTGAATTAGATTATAAAAAAATGTATACAAGAGTAGATATTTTAAATGCATTTGTTGCAGAAGGTGAATTTGTATTGAAAGAGATATGTATAAAGATAATGACATTACGAAACTTAAAAATGTACATAATAAATAATTATACTTATTAAATGAATATAAACGTTATTTATCCAACGACCCGATGAATTATGTTGGTTTATATGAGTACGATGAATAATTTTTATATTTACTAACCAATTAAATATGATAAAAATAATATTATTTAAACTTGGATTTATATCAATTAAAGATGTTGAGTGTGAAATAGATAAACTATCTAAATTAATTGATAATACAGCACCACCTACCAAATTTAAAGATGGAACAAAAAACATTCGTTTCTTCGCAGAAAGAGATTTGATGAATAAGTTTATTAAGGACTTATATATTTTAAAAATAAATTTAAAATATTATTATCCAAAACAAAAATAATACACTATAAACTGTGATTCGGAAGTGCAAAAAATAGATAAAATGTTAAATGAACTAAGGGAAATGAGAAATAAACATAAGTTTGAAGATGGTTACAGAAGTTATTACAATACTGTATGCGATAGGTTAGATGTTTTACATAGTAAACTGATACATGGCTTATAACTAATTAATTAACATAAGTGTTTAAAACATTAGTAATATACATATACAAAATTATATAACAATAATACATATGACAAATAAAGAATAATGGAAACAATTGGAAGTAAATTAACACCTATACTTGTTGAAATAGAGAATGCTTTATTGGAATTTGAAGCATTTAATGGTTCTAAACCTAACTTTTCTGATGATGCATTAAGAGCAGCTACTAAGATATTTTCATCTGTTTTAATGGATAAAATTTATGATTTACAGGAAACTGAAAAAATGGATTTAAAGGATAGAGAATATATGGCATTTTGGGCAGGTAATGAAATTCGTAAATTAATAAAAAATTCCACCGGAATTGAAACTCATGATTTTTATAATGATAAAAAGTAACAAATTAAATTATTATTCGTATATTTATCCGGAAATATTTATATTATCTCAATTTAAATGATTGAAATTAAATTAGGAAAATCTTGTGGTTCATGTTTAAATTCAAACAGACCCAAACAACCCAGAAAACATGCAGCGCACTATGAAGTTGCTAAAACTGAGAGATGGTGCTTTAAGCATAATTGTCATGTTTCAAGGGAATGTACTTGTGATGATTACGATGGTGTTAATCGTAGTGCTAAAACCTCATATTCAAGGATATTAAAATTTAATAAACGAATTGAACTCGTGAAAGAAATTCTTGAATTGATTAATAGAAAAGAAATTGTATATGGTTCTTATACATTCTTTAAAAAGGATGATTGGTTACATAAGAGATTTGATAATTCCAGTTATACATATAGAGTATCAACTAAAGATTCTTCTTGCGATAAATATTTTCCTGAAATTTTAAAACAGTTAAAAAATGGCAGATAAAAAATATGTGGATGAATGTGTTTATACATTACATAGTCCTATAAAAATACAATTGTCAGAAGTTAAGTTTACAATCTTACCTGATGATGTGATTCAAACTAGTTTTGAAGAAGGATATCATGATAATGATTGTTGGACTCCTGATTTTCATTATTTTGAAGTTTATAGAAAACGCTTAGAAACTGATGAAGAATTTAATGATAGAATCGAAGATAATAAAAAACAAAATCTTGCTTTAAGAAATAATCGTTATAAAAATTATCTTAAATTTAAAGAAGAGTTTGAAAATAGTTTATTTACTGAACAATTTTTAATTGATAATGGTTGGGAATTATATGATAATCATGGTAATTGGGTTAAAACTGAATGGAAAACTGAATCTGAAAGATTAGGTCTACCTGAACATCTATGTCCAAACTGGTATCGAAATGAAAATTTTTTAGATGCATGTAAAATCACAGTAGATGAACTGTCTGAAAAACTTAAAGACAATATTCCAGAAAAAGCAATGAGTTGGAAATACGTTTTTAATTCTAAGTTATCGGTCTCAACAGACCCTAAATGTAGGGAAGATATAATTCCTATTGTAAAAAATTCAGGTTATAAGTATTATACTTGGGGAAACAAAGTATTTAATATAGATGGCATAGAAATGTCATTCAAAGTAGAAAATTTATTTTAAATATGAAAAAATTAATTAAAGAACACTATGGTTCAGTAAATTTATATGAAAAATTATCTATATTATCTGAATCTCAATTAGTCGCAATTGCCAATGGTATTGAATGGACTGTTAATAATTACCCAAATGCTGTACTTATTGGTGGAACAGCATTAGTTTATTACCTAAAAGGTGGTAGAGACCTAACTCCAGATATTGATTTTATGGTTGATGATATGGAATTACTTAAATCTAAATTAGATAATGAAGATATTCTATATAAAGCTGTACGTGTTGGAAATCTTGGTTTATTAGGTATTACTGTAGAGGATTTCAATACTGATTATCTTGATGCTAATGTTGGTAATAAAGCTATAAATAGTTTTATATTTAAAACATTTAAATATGCTAAAATTAACAATATTAACGTTAAAATTATCAATCCTGAACTTTTAGCTATTATGAAACTTGAACTTGGTAGAGATAAAGACATGAATGATGGCTTCGCATTAATTCAATCTGGAATATTAAGTAAGGAACTGTATTTAAGACAAGTTACATTTTTGAAGAATAATTTAAATGATTATGAGTCAATACGTAGCTATGCAGAAATGTTGAAATAATAACTTTAAATTAAAATTTATATGAATATATATGTTTTACAAGTACTACTATATTTAACCATAGTATTTTTGGTTAAAGGAATGAATGCATCGAGTTACGATAAAAGTAAAAAATTCTGGAAAGAATTTATAGTTGAATTAAAAAACCTGAAGTTTGGTTTATGCTGTTTCTTGTTTTTCTACTTATTAATTTGTTGTTTTTATTAATATCAAAGGGTTTATGATTTCAACTATACCATATCACATCATTAAAGAAGTTGTTTTATCTGGTTGTAAATTTATATATGTAAGTTATGACCATAAGGCATGTGTTGAAGAAATGAGAAAAAATGGTAAATTTGTAACATATTTAAATCCAACATATTTTGGAGGTGGTAGAATAGAGAATGGTTCATTTCAATATATCCCTCCAGAAGTTAAAAAAAATCATATTATTTGGCGTAGTGGAAAGTTAAGGGTAATGAATTTCGATAATAATGGTTTAATTAAAAGAATATATATTGGTAATAAAAGAGCTAAATGCTTTTTTCTTAGTGAATTTGGTATAACATTTAAACCTATTATTTTTAAATCAGATGATAAATATGATTTAATAAATCAATGTTTGGCAATTGAAGATAAAATTTAACCCACTAATTAGTGGGTTTTTTTGTAACATATTGAATGATTTATCGTATCTTATAAAAAATGAATTATAATGATGATACCTAAAGAACATATTGAAGAAAATTTAAAGCTCATTAATGAGCTTGAAAATATCCGATATATACATTTTCGTGAGCTTAATACTACAATTAACACTTCAAACTTTCATATTTGTACGAGTGTTGATTTCAAAAAAATTGAAAATACTCACGATAATATTCATGAAACATGGGATTTTGGTGTTATGAAACAAAATTTAATTTACCAACATAAAAGTCCGAGTGGTAGTGAATATGCAATTACTGAAAATGGTGATGTATTTCGATATTCAAATCATTGGGGTGCTGTTAAATCTTGCAAATGGATGTTGGAAGGTAATGGTAATTTATTAAGAAGTGTTTTTGAATATGGTGAATGGGAAATTGGAAAAGCTAATCTTTCTGAATTCAAAATATTCAGATGGAAAGAAGATAGAAATATTGATATTCTTCTTAATCCGGTTTGGATTGAAAATATAAAATCATTAATTCCATTTAAAGATAATCTTCAACTTTTAATTAAAAATCCTGAATTTAAGTCATTAACTAATGAAGATAAACATTTAATTGGTAGCACATTTGGGTTAATAAATTCATTAATACATAAAATTCAATGAAAAGCGAAGATATAAAATTTTATACTGATGATGAACTACGTTCAATAAAGAATAATATTGCCTGTAAAAAATATGGTGATTTACCATATAAATTAGGTAACTATATACTTACTGAAAATCCACAAATTGGTACAGAATTTACAAGAGCACTTCGTATAAATAGTCTTATTGACGTGGAAATTGTAAAACGATTTATGAATAAATAATTATGTCTGAAAAAGATAAAATATTAGAATATTGTAATAATATTATTAATCAGTTTAATGATATTATTTCTCTTAATTTAAATTCTAAAAAATTAAGAGATGATTATGGTATTACTATATTTTCTTTAAATTGTCAAATGTGTAAACCTTATTTCGATAAAGAAAATAATAATTGTAACTATACTGATTGTCCACTATCAAATAATAATGATAAGGGTTGCTTAAAATCTGGAACTAAACCTAAAGATAATTTCGATTTAGAACAATTAAGAATTCGAAGATTATTCTGGAGAGAAATAAAAACATTCATTAAAGAATCTAAAGATGATTCAATTTTTGAAATTGAGAATCGAAAACTATTACAAGATAAAATTGTTGAAATTGATAATAATTTAACTAAAATAACTTATGGAAATAAATAAAATTCAAAAAGTTGTAAATGATGTGTTCACAGAACATTTTGGTTATACTCCATTAAAAGAACGTTTAAAAGATATTCAAGGTGAATTCTTTGAACTCATGAAATGGCAAGATGTAATTAATCTTAAAGAAGAAACCGGAGATATCTTAGCATCACTATTACAGTTATGTAATGAAAATGGTTGGGATGCTGCTGAATTAATTGGTAGAACTTTAGAGAAAATTGAAAGCAGAAGACAACAATATTTATCATTAGGTCGAAAAACTAAAGTTGCATTATATGGTGGTGCTTTCAACCCAATAACAATAGGTCATATTCAGGCAGCACAATTTATATTGAATACCAGTGGCGAATTTGATGAAGTTTGGCTTGTTCCGGCATATGAACATATGAACGGAAAAATAATGGAAAGTCCAGAACACCGTTTGGAAATGTGTAAACTTGCAGCAAAAGTTGATGCGAGAATTAAAATATTTGATTATGAAATTCAGCATAAATTAAAAGGCGAATCATATTATATGATTAAAAAGTTAAAAATGGAGAAAGAATTAAACGAACGTTATAATTTTTCTCTTGTTGTTGGATTAGATAATGCAAATTCATTCGATACATGGGTAAATTTTGAAGAACTCGAAAGAATGATACGAATGGTTATAGTTCCAAGAAAAGGTTACCAGCCTCTTCAAAATGCGTGGTATTTTAAATATCCTCATATTTATCTTACCGCAGAATCTACCATCATGGAATCATCTTCTACTCAGGTTAGAGACTTGCTTAAAGAACGTAATGATACTATAAATAAAATTACTTTTAATGATAAAAGTTTTGAAATTGAATCAATTGATAAAGAATTGCTTCATTACATAACTCCAGATGTGTTAAAATATATTCTTAATAGTAATTTATATAACTAAAAGTCATGATAATAGATAATTTTGAAAAATTAAAAGACATTATTCGTAATAACCGAATGTCTACACGTCCTGAATATTATTCAGGTAGAGGTGCAACTACTTCTGATTTAAGTCATGATATTCTCGAAGGTATATTTAAGGGAATATTAAAAGAATTTGGAAAAAAACCTTCGGATAATTTCGTGAAAATGGTTGCAGATATTAAGGTTATGTCTGCAACAACTTTTCTTGAAGAACTTTATATGCTATTTCGGAATGATTGGAAATATAAAAATAAACCAAAAACTCGCCAAGCATCCGGAATCTCAATTCCTAAAAATAAGAATGGAGAATATGATGAAAATTCAGCAGTGAGTGGAATGTTTGGTATTTTAGCTGCAATATCAAATGGTGGAAGAGACCAAACAATGGAAATTAAAGGTCATTTTCTGCGTTGTCATGGAGTGAAAATGAAACAAGAAGCTACTTGTTATCATCCAGATGGATTTATTTATCGTTATTAATTTTGTTTTTTAATTACAAAATTATATATTTGTCTACTTAAAAATAATTTATGAAAAATTTAGCTGGAGATATAAATGCTGATAATTTAGTAAAAGAAGAATTATATTTAGCAGGTATACCAATTATTGAGTGTGAAGGGAAAGGTGAAGTTCCCTATAAACATGTAGGTAGAGTTGGAAATTGGACTTTTAAACGAGCATGGACTTATTGGATTGCAACTGTACCTGATGGTGAAAAAGGATTACCATTAAAAATTGCAATGGATTTATATAATATGAAACATCCTAATAATGATTCTGAAATTATGGGAAATATCATACGTACTGGTGGTCATTGTGGTTGTCCGAGTCCAGATGAATATGGTGCACAACCTATTTATGATGATGATTTTGATAAGCAATTAGAAAATATTGGTTATGAAAAAATATACAGTAATATTCTTAAAAAGGAATACATTCCAATTACAGTTGAAGAAGTTTCAAAACTTTGTAACGAAGGAAAATTAACTATTGAAAGATATGTTGATTGCTATCATATTGATAATTTAATTGGTTTGAAAATTTTAGCTGACGTAATAAAAAATAATCCTCAATATTAATATATTATGCCTGATTGTTTTACATGTAAAAATAAAAAAGAAAGGTCTTTATCATCTGAAGAAATTTCTAAAAAACGTATAGAACAGTTTAAAAAAACTGGAGTTATGTTACCAATATCATTTTTAGAATTTAAATGTGATATTACTGGAAAAATTATATCTCAGAATGACCCGGCATGTGATGATTATAAAGACTTGTTTTAAAATTAAAAATATATGTGAATAGTAGTGCAAATAATACTTTTTAATAAAAAAATAACTTTGAAGATATTTTTAAAAATTTTGTGTATTTATGTAAAAAATATTTATCATGAATGATTTTACATATACACAAAAAATTTTAGAAGGTTGCTTATTAGGTGATGGTCATTTAGAATTACATAAAAATGGAAAAAATGCATCTTTTAAATATTTATCATCTTCAAAACAACACACTGAATATATACATCAATTTTTTTTAGAATATTGTAATGAAAATAATCGAGTAATAGTAAAAAAAGAAATTTTTGATAATAGAACTAAAAAAACATATATTAATTACTCATTTAGAACTAAATCATTATCAGTATTTACTGAACAATATTTAAGATTTTATGCAAATAAAATTAAAATAGTACCGCTTGATATTGAAATTAATAAAAATTTATTATTGATGTGGTATATTGGTGATGGTGAGCTTGAAAAAAAATATGGATATATTAAATTACATACAAATTCATTTACGTATGATGAAATTATTTTTTTATGTGAAAAATTATCTGATTTTGATGCTAAACCATTGAGAAAAACAGATACGCAATATTTGATTAATATACCTAGAAAAAAAGTTAATAATTTTTTAAAATATATAGGTAAATGCCCTATTAGTGATTATAAACATAAATGGAAGGAAATACCTTATAAAAATAAAAATATTGAAATAAATGGAATTAATTATTATAAGAATTTATATCCTATACTTAAAAATGATTTTTTAAGTGGAAAATATACTATATATGGCTTGCATAAAAAATATAATATTCCAATTACTGCAATTAAAAATTATTTTACAAAAAATAATGTTAATTGGAATTCAATTAATAACGAAAAAAAAATAATACAATATGATATTAATAATAATATAATAAAAGAATGGAATTCAGGACAAGAAATTGTAAAAACGCTTAATTATAATGCAACTGGAATTTCAGAATGTTGTAGAGGAATAAGAAAGCAATATAAATCATTTATTTGGAAATTTAAATAATTATGAGTATGAATGAGCATGAAATGTTTGAAATGTCATTTCGAAGACCTAAAAATTTTTTTAAATTATCTGCAGAACGTCAATGGGAAATTGATAAAGAATTAGGTATTTTGGATTGGGAAGGTGGAAATTTAACCGATGAAGAAATGAAAAGATTTAGGGCACATTATGATTTAAAAGAACCTGAAGAAAAAATTTTTACTGAAAAAGAAGCTAAAAATTTATGCAAAAAAATTCTTTGGGATTATATAAAAAATAATGCTGCTTTAAAAGGAACTGATTTTCATGATGGTATTAGTGTTACTATTAAATCATATAAAAAAACAAATATAGATAGTTGGTTTAATCAAAATAAATAAAATCATGTATAAAAAGCATAAATTAGCAATTATTAAACTTAATAGAGATGCTAAAGTTGGCGATATTTGTAATTATATGGAAGAAGAATATGAAACATGGTTAAAAGATGCTAATGACCCTACATATAATCAGGAAAGTGTTTGGAATAGTAAACCTACAGGTAAATTTAAACCATCTTCATATGTAATTGCTAATGATATTTTTTTAAAAAATGCAGTTTATAATAAATGGGATTTATCATGTTATCAATTAGTATTACTCTCTGATGAAGAAATTAAAAAAGGTGATTACTATATATCTAATCGTACTAATAAAATTAGTATATATGATGAAAAATTTCCATTAGCTTTTTGTAATAAAATAATTGGTTCATATCCTGAACTTGATAAATTTCATGGATATGAAGATATTTCTGGTATGCCTATTTATGAAAACTTTCCAACATTTTCGGTTGAGTTTCTAAAAACTTGGGTTGAAAATCCCGTTGATGAAATTTATGTTGAATATAGATTTTTAAGACATACCAGAGAAGAAGGTCATGTTGAGGAATTATTACGTTCACTACATGATGAACTTACATGCACTATTCCTGAAAAAGGAAGAGGAATTAAAATTATCAATATTGATAATCCAATAGAAGTCGCAGCTATTCAATATGTTAAATCACATAAACATTGGAGTCCATTAATGCGCAGATTTTATATAAATATTTGTATAGAATTCGCTATGTCGGATGCTGTAAAAGAATATTACCAAAAAAGTAACAAAACTTAATAATTATCGTATATTTGAAAAATAAATCAAATGAAAAACTATTTTAAATCAATATTTTCTAATGTCGCTAAAGGTGTATCTACATTTGTTCCTGAACCTACTATTGAGCAATTAATAAAAGCAAATTCAATTTGTTCTCCAATGAATAAATTGGAGAAATCAATTGAAAAAGATGGTATTGCATATTATTGGTTAAATCCAAATAATCAAAAATGTTTTAATTTTGGTTGGTTTAGTAGAGAAGATTTTATTGATTGGACTAATGGAACTGGAAAGATAGTTAAAGGTAATACTGAAGAAGAAAAGAAAAAGTTCTGGGATGTGGCAGTATTTGAAAAAAAATATGATATGGCTTGGGCATTTGGATATCATAAAAAAGATTTTCATTTGATTGATGAAACATATCGAACTAAACAAAAACATAATTATAGTTGTAATACTACAAACGAATCTCCGTTAAAAATTACTAAAAATACTCCTGCTGAAATTGAAAATCTTTCATGGATAAGTGATATTTGTATATATAAAGCAGCATATCTTTATTATGTAAATAATGGAGTTGAAATGCCTGATTTTGAATTCGTATATAAAAACCAATATAATTAATATTATGAAAAAAGCTGCAAATGATTTTATAAAAAAATGTAATGTAGTTGGTTTAGTTCATGCCAATGAAGGTGGTGTCATTGAACTTAACAGTTTATTAATTGATTTTGCAACTAAAGATGAAAGTGTTAAGGAATATTGGTTTAACGAATTTCAAAAAAATCTTAGTGCAAATATTATCTCAAGAAGAATTGCTGAGAATTCAACATTCGGTGCAACTGGAAAAAATATTGATGTATTTAAACCAAATATGAATATAATAATTAAAAAAGTTGAATAATTATGGAATATTCAATAAAAATAACTGCACGGTCTATAGAAGAATATACTGAAATTCAAGAAAAGATTTATTCTTTACCGGATTATATTAGAAGTCAAATTGAATCTGCTTCAAAACAACTTCATGGTATTGAATGTATTTTTAACAATAACTTTAACACTGAAAGAAGATTTAATTTACCTTCCTATACTACTCAAATTCAAGCATTCGATGATTATGTTGGAATATATGCAGGAGATTTTTTCTTTAAAGTTCCTAAAGAAGTAATGAAATATAAAATAAGTTATCTTATTTTTAAAAATGAAAAAATTAATATTGATAAAGCTATTGAGTATGTAAAGAATACTCAATGTGATGTTCATTTAAATTCACCATATCTTTTATTAGGAAATGTTGTAGAATTAATTAAAATATTAACCGGAATCAAAGTTGATGTTGAAACTTTAACATTTAAAAATGAAAAAAATACTTAAAAATATTTGGCTATTCATAATACTATATATGGCTTGTTTTTATAGTTTTATGATTTTATTAGTAATATTTGAATTTTGTGTTTTTGGCTTTAAAGCTAAAGAAGTTATCACCAATAGTCCAGAAATTCAACTAATGATATTTATCATAGGTCGATATATTTTATCAATTTCATTAGTAATATCTATTATATTTATGATATTATTTAAATTATTGAAGGATAATATAACTCTTGATGCATATATTCCTAAAGGTTACTATGTTGAAGCAATTTGCCAAATACCTTTAGCTGATTTTAATACTTGGACAGTTCATCTTAGAAATTTAAATAATTACACTATTACTATTAACGGCACTTCAATTCAATCAGCATTTAATAATGCAATAAAAGAAGTTAAAAACTATGAAAAAAAATTAAAAAAAGAAAAAAAATAAATATGAGTTGGTTTTCTATTATAATTTTTGTTTATTTGTTACATGGAAATGTTAAAGCATTTTTTGTAAAAGATAATAAATTAAAATTTGGAAATTTATTTACAGCTTTAACAATGATATTAGTATTTTTAAGTAATTATTTTCACATGAAATTGTTTTAAAATGAATCATAGACTTTCTGAAATAAGAAGTATATTAATTCAAAATTACGAGAAAGAATTAAAAGCACGTGATTTTGGTTATGGTGATGAAAATCCAATTTGGTGTAGAAATGATTTTGATTATACTGAAGTCTGGAATGAAATGCTTAGACTTAAAAAAGTTATTAATGAAATTGAGAAAATAATTCCTTCTCATCTTTATTTATGCAAGTGTGGTGGAACTCCAGAAGTCATTAAAGATTTAAGTGAAAATGCATATCCGAATTCATATATTGTAGTTTGTAAATGCGGTGAAAAAATAAATACTTGTTGGGATATTGATGGGTCTGAATCCTCAAATATTTTAGCTATGACAGCATGGAATAAATATATGTGGAATTTAATTTCAAATCTATCTGGAATTCCAAAAGAAGAATCAACAATAGAACCTTTAACTAAAAGATAATAACTAAATTATTTATAAAACTATGGAAGATAAATATTCAGTATCCGGTTTATATTACCGATACAAAAGAAAAAGTGATGATAAAATTAGAGAGTTGCTTGGAAAAATTAAAATAGTTAAACTCGAAAATAAAGGTGCAAATTCTATTCATGGATATTATCCTATAAGTAGTGAAGGTTTAACCAAAATTATTGAAAAACCAAGAAATATTAGTTTAACATTTGATGCTGACTCAACTGAAAATGAAGCATTGACAAATTTAAAAGAATGGAAAAGAATTACATATTTGGTTAAATCAACATCACGATTTTTTCTTAAACCTGATGTCGGTGAAATATTTGACCAAATAAATTTTCACGATTTATCAGGTAATAAAATTAAAGCTATTTGTTATTTAAATGGTCATGATACTCTGCCTGATACGGATGGCGAACATCATTTAATGAGCGCAGCATTACTCGTAGATATTAACGAAGATATTGATAAATTATGATTAAACAGGTAATTAAAAATGAACAAGAATTACGAGATTTAATATATTATGAATTAAGTAATTCAAATTATAATAAACACTTTATTGATGAAAGTGAAGTTACTGAGATTATTGATGAAATTGTTGAAGATTTTAAGGATGAAGAATATCCTAAATTCATTTTTGGTGATTTAACTTTCAGATTAAATGGTTTAGATTTGTTTTTAGAGAGTTATTTTGAATCGTTTACTAAAGAAGAAATTGAAGATTTTTTAAAACAATTCGATGAATAATTTAATAGATTGCCCAACGAAATCATATTCTCCCGGAAAACCTAATGGAAAGTGTTGGAGTAACGGGCATTATCTATGTGACGAATGCAAACATTTAAACCCAATATTTTTAAACAAACAAAACCTTGATAATGCTTTAAATGCACAAGGTTGGATACAAATATTCACATTAAAAAACTAAAATTATGAAAAAATTTAAATTTACGAGACTTCAAACACAAATAGGTGCTTTTATTCTATTAGTTGTGTTATTTTTTATAACACTATGGTTGTATAATACCAATTTCGATATTTTTGGAGATAAAGATAAAAAATGGGGTTGGTTTCATTATGGTGTTACTACAATTGTCACTATTATAGGCATTGTATGGGCAATTATTTCATTTTGGGAATTAGATAGTAAAGATACACCTTTAGAATTTATATATGAAGATACTGAAAATAAATATTCTAAATGTGATGATAATGATGATAAACCATTTAATATCTGGAAATCTATCAAAAAGTGGATATTTTGGATAATTGTAATCATATTAATATTTAAGTTAATTGGTTTAACTAAAACCGTATATAAAGACTGTAAATTCATTTATAATACTTCTAAGCTATATCACAACACTTATACTCAAAAAGTTCAAGAGAAGCAAGGATTTTATGATAAATTATGGAAAACTTATTTGCAGAAGGATAAAATTACCAATATTAATCGTGAAACATTTATACTGGTTACCCAGATAATTATGGAAAATCGTGCTGATGGTAAAAATGTCACTTGGAAATGGGTGAGAGAAAATCAACAAATTCCATATGAAGAATTTACTAAATTCTATACAGATTTAAGTAATTTCATCACAAGTCAACGTGAGGGTTATTTCAATATTGAAAAGGAATGCCAAGTAATTGCCAATAAAAATAACACATTACTTGATACCTTTCCAAATAATCTATATAATAAAGCATTGAAACTTGAAAAGATTAATTTTCAGTATGGCTTCTTAAGTGATAGCACCATTAATGTTTTTAAAACCGGAAAAGAAAACGTAAAATAATATGCGATTAGATATTGAAAGGCAAAATACATTAGAACCCAAACGATTAGAATTCGCTAAAAAAGAAATTGAAAGTTTGGGTTATACCATCACTTTTCAAAGTGAAACTGAACTACAATTCATCTTTATGGACATAAAGTATATTATTTTCCATATTCAGGTTGGCATTCCGGAAGTACAATTAAAGATGGGAAAGGTTTAAAGAAATTACTTAAACAGATTAAAAATGCCTGAATTTAATTTAATGGGTATGCCTAATTTTCCAAATTCAAAAACATTTTTATTACAAAAAGGCAAAAAACCAAAACTTAAATATTGGTATCATACCGAAATTAATGTTTGTGTTTTATGTGGTAAAGAAACAAAAACCAGAGAAAGAGTTTATCAAAAAGATAAAGCTGGTACTGTTTGGATAGATGATGCATGTCATAATCATTTTATTTAATAACTATATGAATAGATTATTAGAAGCCATATGTCATTTAATGTTTTTTAAAACATATACAGTATATCCAAGATGGTTTGAAATATTTGCAGGAATATGCTTTTGGATTTTCTTTTTATTAATCATTAAATGTATATTATAATATTATGGATAAAACTAAAGAAGAAATATTACAGGAACAATATGTTAAATTTACTATAGATAGAGGTATAACTTCTATATCAACTAAGAATTTTCCTTTAGCATATCAAGAACCTGCACTATCTGCAATGGATGTATATGCTGAACAAGAAGCTCGTGCATTTGCAAATTTTATTGCTAATACCAAAATAACTGGTAATATGACAATGGATAAACTTTGGAAAAAATTTAAATAAGTATAATCATGAAATGGGTTAAAGCATCTGAAAGACTTCCAAAAGAAGCAGGGTTTGAGAATAAAGTTATTGTTAAGTATAAAAATTTTATAGTATATGGCTGGAAAAATTATGCTGATTCTCCAGAAATGTATTTTCAAATTGGCGATAAAGAATATATTACAAATGATGTGGAATGGCTTGATGAAGGTGGAAATCGTGATAGATATACTATTTATGACGATATTAGAGATTTAATATTATCTTTTAACATTTTTAAAAAAATTAAGAAAGATATAAATGAATACCCAACTAAATATCGTGTTGGTCAATATGTTCTTATTATTGATGAAAGTTGTATAAAAGCAATGAAAGTAATGAGAGTTATTGTTAAAGGTTGGAATCGGAAAAGTAGACATGTTGTATATATGTTCAAATATCCAAATGATAGATATGTTTATCGAAACGAAGATAGATGTTATAAGAATTTGGATGAATTATATAGTTATTATAACGCAAATTTACCTAAAATTAATATAAATGAAAACCCTGAATCTTTATAAAGTATCTTATAAGAAAAAAGATAGTTTTTTTAGTAAGACTATAACTAAATTTATTGCAGCAGAAATAATTACTGATTTATGTGAAAAATATGAAGATAAACCCAGACTTAAAATTAGATTGGTAAAAAGTATTAGTATTTTTAAAAAACATAAACATTAATATTATGACTGCAAAAGATTTTTTATTGAGCAATGATGCTGGAATTCCTGTCATAGCTCAAATAAATCACCCTTTAATTCAACTTACTTTAAATGAAATATTAAGATTAATGGATGATTTTGCCGAGCATAAAATTAATGAGTATCTTGAATCAACCTATCCTGAAGATAGAGAATTCAACGAAATGGATTTGCTTAGTGAAGAAGAACTTAAAATGATAAATAAAGAATTAGAAGACGAAATTAATTCAAATTTTTAATAATGAAATTAGCTGATTTACAAGACACTAATTTGAATGGTTGGAAAATTATTCAAATCTATACTATGGAAAAAAGTCATTGTTTAATGGGTTATTTTCCGTTAATTGTTGATAATACTCATATTGTAATAGCTTGTACTAAACGAAATGATTTAAAACGAATTTGGGAAAGTTTACCAAAATGTAACGTTAAAATAAATAAAGATTTAGTATTAGTTAATCTTGCAATGAAATTAGTTGTTCCAATTAAAAATCAAAACGTATCATCTGATGATTTTCTATTAATTGATGATGATATTGAAGCAGCTATGAATTGTATTAAATTTGATTATGCACCGGGATTGATTTCATTTATTGATGAAAGTAATTGCGAATTTCCTGAAGAATAATGGAAGACCAAATTATAACACACAAAACAGCTAAATTAGTTAAAGAAATCGGATTCATTTATTATAAATGTATTTTAGATAAATGGCTAAGAATTAATTCTTTTTCAATTACTCAAACTAAACTTCAGCGTTATCTTCGTGAAGTTAGACATATTTATGTTTTTAGTGTTAAATTTGATGATTCATATAATTGGAGAGTAGATGATGATTCGTCTAATTTAGCATATTCTCAAGGTAATCGATATAAAACCTATGAAGATGCGTTAGAAATAGGTTTACAAAAAGCGATGGAAATTCTTAAAAAGAAATAAATATCTTTATTATGATTAATTATAGTTCTTTTTGGATAAAAATAGATAAATTCTTAGGAAAAATTGCCAATTGGTTAATTTATATTATAATTGCAGGAATTATTCTATATTTATTATACTCATTATATCCATACGAAGCTGGTAAGTATCAAATGTATAAAGATTATTATGAAAAAACAAACAAATAAATATATCTTTATTATTAATTAAAATTAAATTTAACTATGATTGTATTAGGTTTATTATCGAATTATTGGTGGATTCTACTAATAATTTTAAGTATCGTTTTCTTTAACGGTATTATGCGACTATTCGGAATTATTAATGTTCCGGAAGATAAAGTTGGTCTTGTAAACAAAAAGTTTAGATTCTGGGGTGGTGCTCTTGCATTATCTGAAGGACGTTTGTTTGCTATAAACGGTGAAGCTGGTTATCAGGCACAGACTCTAACACCGGGTTTTCATTTTTGGTTATATCCTTGGAAATTTGATGTAAAATTAGTACCATTAACTAATATACCTTCTGGATGTATTGGTTTAGTGTATGCTGAAGATGGAAAAGCTATAACTGTCGGTTCAATTTTAGGTAGATATGTAGAATGTCAAGATTTTACTGATGCTGCAGCATTTTTACAAAACGGTGGACAAAAAGGTAGACAAGCAACATATATACCTGCAGGGTCATATCGTATTAACACTAATTTATTTAAAATTGTAGCAAAAGAAATTACCCGTATTAATGAAAATATGGTAGGGGTTATAACAACCTTAGATGGAGAACCATTACCATCAGGTGAAATTGCAGGTAAAGAAGTACCAAACCATAATAATTTTCAAGATATAGAATCTTTCTTGAATAATGGAGGTCAAAGAGGTATTCAATCTCAAATCGTACAGTCAGGTACATATAATTTTAATCCTTGGTTTGTAAGTTTTAAGGAAGTTCCATTAACTGAAGTTCCAATTGGTTCTGTTGGTGTTATTATTTCATTTGTTGGTGATAAAGGTGAAGATTTAACAGGTGAAAAATTTGGTCATGGAAATATTGTTGCAAACGGCAAAAAAGGCGTTTGGAATGTTCCATTCGACCCCGGCAAATATGCAATTAATCCTGCAACTCAAAGAATGGAAGTTGTTCCAACTACAAACATTGTATTAAATTGGGCAAATAATCGTAATGAATCACATAAGTTAGATGAAAATCTTTCTACTATTACTGTACGTTCAAAAGACGGTTTTGCTTTCAATCTTGATGTAAGTCAGATTATACATGTACCTTCAACTGAAGCATCTAAAGTTATCGCACGTTTTGGTAATATGAAGAACTTGGTTTCTCAAGTACTTGAGCCAACAATTGGTAACTATTTCCGTAACTCTGCTCAAAATTCAGATGTTATTGCTTTCTTGGTTGATAGAAAAGAACGTCAAACTGAATCAAAAATGCATATATCTTCAGTATTAAAAGAATATAACGTAACTGCTGTTGATACATTAATCGGTGATATCGTTCCACCTGCTGACTTAATGAAAACTTTGACTGACCGTAAGATTGCCGAAGAAACCAATAAAACCTACTCTACTCAAATTATCACACAACAAACCCGTCAGGATTTGGAAAAACAAAAGAGTATTGCAGATATTCAAGGTGAACTTGTTAAAGCAGACCAAGGCGTAGTTATTGCAGAAAAAATTGCTGCACAGAAAGTTAAAGAAGCTGAAGGTGAAAAGAAATCTAATATTCTTAAAGCTGAAGGTGATAAAGCATCTAACGTTCTTAAAGCTGAAGGTAATGCTCAATCTATTACTCTTCAAGCTGTTGCTGAAGCTGAAAGAACAACAAAAACTGGTACTGCTGAAGCTAATGTTATTGAATTAAAAGGTAATGCAACTGCTAAAGCATATGAAGAACAAGCTAAAGCTATTGGTCAGGATGCATTCGGTAAATTGAAAATGATTGATGCAATTGCTGCAGGTAAATTAGAACTTATGCCTAAGATATTAATTACAGGTGGTCAAGGTGGAAGTTCAATCGATAGTTTAGCTGCGATACAAATGCTGAATTATATTAATCCAGTAAATAATTCAATCACTCCTGTTGCAACACCTAAATCAGATAAAAAAGCATAATTTAAATTTGCTTAATTAAATTATAAACCCGGATATCATTTAAGATATCCGGGTTTATTTTTTGTATTAAAATTAGTTTATTCTGCTGTATTAAATTTAGTTTATTATGATAATATGTAATAAATTATATTATTACAATTATAGGTAATAATTTATTAATTATGAATTTTCTTTCATATATCATATTTTTCAAATTTTACTTGACTTGCATATTTATTTGTCATAAATTTGGTTAATTAAAAAAAGCAATATGAATATTTGTATTAAAATATGGATAATTGGATATATTGTATCATTTATGTGGGGAATATATCTATTAAGAGATAAGAAACAAAATAGTATTGATTTTGATGCTGGAATTTTAATGTTTTTCTTATCAATGTTAAGTTGGATATTATTCTTTGGAATGTTCTTAGGATGGTTAATAGATGATGGTGTTGATAATGATTAAAAGTTAAAATATGAAAAATTTTTTAAAAGATTTAATTGGTTTTAGAATTTTAATATCAATAATTTGTTTCGCATTTGGAGCTGTTATTTTAATAATATTATTAATAAATTTTTATTTTTATCATCCAGATTGGTTGAAATTAACATGGAATATTATACAAGAAAATATTTGGTGGTGGATTATTGGTTCTGTGTTAGTTTTACTTGGTCAAATACTTATCAAAATAAAAAACCTGTAGAATATACAGGTTTTTTCTGTGTTAGAAGTAAATTACAGTTTAATATTTAGGTATTAATTCCTTCTAATTTAGGTTTGTTTCTACCTCATGAGGAACATTACTCCATTTAGGTCGCGGTGTTAATCCCTTCCAATTTAGGTTTGTTTCTACCCAACCCACTATAAAATTCTTGATTTGTTGATAGTTAAGAGCATATTTTTTCTCGAAAATTTCCCAAATTAATGAATATCTAATCCATAAATAACTCTTTTTAAAATCCTGTTGTAAAATCCACTCATCATCCTTATAATAAGTGATTTTATTTTCATCAGTCATTTTCATCATACAACCATTGACGATTTTAAATAAGAAATCTGACATTTCTTTATTTATATCTTGTTTTATTTTAAAAACGATTTCTTCGAAACTTGATTTATCTTTATCAATTTCAAACCCTTCGGGTACGTTAATTTTTATAGATTTGTTTTCCATGTTATTAAATTTAAGGTATATTAATAGTTTATGGTTTCCAGTTTCTTGGATGCCTTTTGTGAATTATATGAAATATTGCATCCAATTCTTCAATTAATCTAAAACATCTGTTTTTTAATAAATCGAATGGATGATGAATATTTTCATAGTGGTCTTGCCATAATTTTTTTGCAAGCTCTGGAGAATGTGGATAGTTTATTATATACAATTCTTCCAATTTATACTCAATTTCAAATGAAGGTTGTGATAATTTTCCAACATAATCTAAAACTTTAATGATACGCTCAAATATTATTTCATGAGATTTATCAGTAATTGTTTTATTTAGATTTATAGTTTCAATTTCATCCTTAAGTTTTTCAATTGCTTGTGCTGCGGTTAATAATTCATTTGAATAATCTGGTAGTTTAAAATCGGTAGTTAGAAAAGCTACGTCCATATAATTTCAGGATTAAATAAGGTTATTTTATAATATATCGCATAAAGATACAAAATATTTTAATAATTATTTTATTTCATCTATATAAATTAATGTTCTATGAACGCCAACTTCTAATGCTTTTAAATATGAATCGAATCCATTTAAAGAAGTTGTTTTAAAATGCTCATCAGTAATATCTTTTATATTAAATGTAAATTTATAAGTTTTTTTGTATGATTCATTATTAATAAAAGTGCTCATCGTTTTTGGAACTTCAACATATAAATCATAATTATTGATTAACCATTGTTTTAATTCCTCCAGCCATAATTGATATCTCATCGGTTCACGTTCTGAGAACTTCCAAGGTTGGTCTGAAAAAAATTTACTTTCAAATCCTAATTTCTTTGCTAATACTACTAATGGTTTATTATACATAAATTATATAAATTTTATATTATCTGGTGTTAATCCCTTCCAATTTAGGTTGGTTTCTACCTGTTTTCAATCGTTTCTTCACCAGCAACCTGGTGTTAATCCCTTCCAATTTAGGTTGGTTTCTACCCAACCCTTAATAAAATCACTGATTTGTTGGTTGTTAAGACTATATTTTTTCTCAAAAATTACCCAAATTAATGAATATCTAACCCATAAATTATCTTTTTTAAAATCCTGTTGCAGAATCCATTCATTATCTTTATAATATGTGACTTCATCCTTTTCAGTCATTATCATGGTTGAACCATTGATAATATTAAACAAAAAGTCTGACATATCTTTTTCAAAACTCTGTTTTGGCTTAAAAATAATTTCATCAAACGTTGATTTATCCTTATCAATTTCAAACCCTTCGGGTACATTAATTTTTATAGATTTGTTTTCCATATTATTTTAAATTAAATCATAAACAAATACATCCACTTCAATAGTTTCTATAATAATTTTTTCAATCTCTTCCCATTTTCCAGCACTTAAGCCACTTCCGAACTTAGGGCAATGTATTGTTGAATTAGATAATTTTGCCATGCGGTTTACTTGTTGTAAACATTTTCTTATTGCCCAATATCTAACAGGAGGTTCGCCTAATTCATTAGGTTTAATATCATGTTGACCAACCATGTTTGCAACAATAATATCATTTTCAACACAAATGAATTGAACTTTTCCAAGAATAAGATTTTCTAGTTTTACTGAACGATAAACTTCTTCGGGTTCTCTCCAACGTTTGCTGAGAGCCAAGACGAAACCACGCCCCCATTTTGAAGAATCATTACAACAGTGCGGTATTATTTTATTACCATCACCAATTGGATATGTTACATCACCTTTAAGATAAGTAATAGTCATATGATTAATCTTCCATTGGTTTAACATCAGTATTACCCATTATCCATTCTAATGCAGTTTTAACGCCATCTTCATAAGACAAAAAGGTAAATTTACCACCATCATTAATTGCTTGATTTGCTAAATCAATTTGCTCATTTATTTCGTTTTCGCTTATTTTTGTTGTCATAATTTATTTGAAATTAAAAAATTTAAAATTAGATAAAAAATATTGATTTACAAAATTTTATTGTTGACATAATTAAACAGTTTCTGTTTTGCATTATAATTGAAAAATTTTTTAAGACAGACAAATAACGCAATTAAGCAACAAACAATAACTGGTAACATAAATAATAAATTAAATATGTTTGAAGATATTGATAATGATGCAAACAAAAACTTGGCTTTAGAGAAACCACCAATACTGTACATAATACAAATACATGACATTAACATTACAATTAGTGTGATTATTCCCCAAATTATTTTTTTAATTAAAAATATATTCATATACTAATTTTTTCAGGTTCAGATATTTCAAATTCATCTTCTTTTTGTACTTTCTCATTTGCATAATCAAAAGGAATTGTATCAAATTCAGTAAATTTAAGATTCTGATAACCTTTTCCATAATCAAGCCAAACAATATCAACATTTACATCTCTTATATTAACAATAACATAATATGCATAAGAATCATTAACTGAAAACTTAATTACACGACCAAGAATAGTATTATTTTCTTTGGAAAGTATTTTCAGTTCATTAACAATATGTTCTATTAATACCTTTTTAATGGTCTTTGCCAAACTAATATTTTCATCGGGTTGAGATTCAGCAAATGAAAAATTAATTAAGTCTTTAATTTTCTTTTTAATTAGTTCCATGATTTTCTTATTTTATGTTTTCCCAATTAATTTCAAGCTGCTTTACTGGAGAAATACTTTCAATATATTTTTCAATTCGTTCAATACAATCAATCTGTGCTGATAATTCAATTGATTCAATATAAAATGCTGATGCAATTCTTTTAGCTTTAATTGGAGTATCACCAACTTTACTTACAATAGCATCCGGATAATTAAGAGCTAAAGTATAAAGTCTTTTACCTATACTATTTTTTAAAGCAATTTCTTTAGCTTTAATTTCACTTAATTCTTTACGATAAATATTGGCGTTTTTCATATTTTTCCTAATTTTTACATATTTAAGTACGAAATTTATGAATATATGTTGCAAAAAAAAGTCCCAGAATTTTAAATCTTATTAGACCCCAAGTATTTGATTGCTTGAATTAAAGTTTCAATATTATCATTAAAATGCCCCAATCCTCTATTACATTTATCACACAATAAACCTCTAACTTTTCCAGTTAAATGGTCATGGTCTACTACTAATTTTTTTGATAATTCATTTTGATTAGTATTACAAATTAAGCATGAATTATTTTGATTAGTAAGCATTTCATTATATTGTGCTAATGTAATTCCATAATTTTTCTTTAATTTATAACTAATCACTTTTTCTTTATTATTTGATTTATAATTTTTATCAATAATTTTTCTTTTATCTTTATTATTCATTACCCATTCTTTTGCTTTTTCAGAATTATTTTTTCGCCATGTTTTATTATATTCTTTTATTTTTTCAGAATTTTTTAATTTATATATTATTTGTTGATTCCTTATTTTTTCTTTATTTTTTATATCACGTTGAATACGTAATTCTCTAATTCTTTGTTTATTAACAATTTCATATTTTTTTTGATATATTTTCTTTTCTTCTTTAGTCATATTTAAATAAATATAAAAAACCGATATCTTATAAAGATATCGGTTTTTACAAAATATAATTAATTTAATTATAAATCAATCATTCTTCCCTCAATAATTTTTAATAATTCAGACATTGGACGTACTTCATCTTCGGCATTTTGTGCTTTTTCAATTGGTTTTTCTTCTGATTTCACTTTAGTAACCAATTTTTCGAGTTCTATAACTTCATAAGCTTTATAATCATTTTCGAAATATTTTTCTTCAATAATTGAAATCTTTTTCTTATCAAAATCATATTCAGCTAAAGCGAATGGAAAATATTCTGAAACCCTCATTTTTGAATGGTTATAATGTGGTACTGCTATAACATTCATTGGATTGACAAAACATACAAGAATATGACTTGTCTTCTTGGCATAATTGCTTACATAGTTTGTTGCACCGCAATGTAATCCATTAGAGCAATTCTTATCTGGATTAGCATCACAATCTTTTCTTTCCTTCTTCGCTGGTACACCAAGTTCAATGGTCATGGTTTGGGAATACATATCAGTGTATTGAAGCGGTTTATTATCTTCAACAACAATGGCTGAATAGATATCGCCAAGTTTACCAAGAATTTCGATATTTTTTTCTTTTTCGTCCCAAGTCTTAGCAGTTTCATATTTTGTAATTGCAAAAGTAAAATCTGCAAGGTTTTTATAAACCACATATTTATTAGGACTACATTTCCAGTTATTCTTTACGTGAAGATATTGAGTGCTTATGAAATCTTCATAAGTAGTATCACGAACAGGTTTTTGGTCTTTTAAATATACTGCTTTATAAACAATCATATATCCCATATCTGTTAATGAGAAATCGTGAGCAGTAATAAATTTGAATAAACTTTCACGTACACGCTTATCCGGATTAATCATTAATAACTTCCAGAAGTTAAAAATTGGTGTTAACGGATATTTATTTTCGTGATACTCCCTGATAATATCAACCAATGTTTGAGGAATTGGGGTATTGAAACCTGCCAAGAATACTTCACCAGTATCTGGGTCATGTTCTAATCCTGTTAAATATGCTACACGCAATTTTTCATTTACATATGCACGAATTTTGCGTAAGTTATCTTCACTTGGATTTTCCTTCGCAGCAAGAACTATTTTAAATAACTCATCAGCTTCTTTAGGATTACCGCAGTTTTTATCAATAAGCTTGCCACCAAGACTAATGTGGACAGTATTACCTGTTTTAACTACGTGAATACTTATTTTATTTGCCATAATTTTATATTTAGTTATTTTGTTTTGCGTAAATATACGATATTAATTTGAATTTGTTACTTAAAATATCATAACTTTTTTTAATATATCAATTAATACTTCATCTGTTGAAAAATCATTTGGCATATTAATATACCTAATAGATTTTTCATTAGCAGTTTTTAATTTATAAATATCATCAAGTATACTGCTTATTTTTTTATTTTCAGTACTTTGATTTAAATTAGATAAATTAAAATAAGGAGTTAAGTATTGACGAATATCACCAATATTTTTATTTTTATTTGAAATTATTTTTTGATAATATTCATTAACTTTTTTAATTTTACGTCCCCAATCTTTATTAATTATATCAAACTTATTAGACTTGTACATTGATGATAAGTTTTGATATGATTGAATAAATTCAAAACTGTTGAAGTAATCATAAACCATGTCAGCTTTACGATGAAGCATTTTCCAGTAATAATTATCTATATGGTAAGCTTTTTTGCAATATTGCATATATTTTAAATTACCCTTACTTAACATTATGAACAATATACCCTTTTTATCTGAATTAAAGTTAATTTTATTACCATATTCTTCATAATATGAAATCATTGACCCACCACCGAACAATGTAGTATGAATATATCTGGCATTGTTTAATTTATTTTCATCATCCTGTGAACCATAAAAAATTGGAATGTTTAAATCGAACAATGCTGATAATTTAACTTTATCTTTACCACTGACACCAAAGAATTTAACTTGAATTTTAGTTTCTCTAAGTATCTTAGTATCGATAATATTTCTTTTCTTTTCAAGAATGAAATTTTCCGGAACATTAACTTCATTATAATCCTGACGATATTTTGTAACAATTTCAAACAACTCATCTCTTAACATTAACAATGTTTTTGAAAAATCAGTAAGTTCCGTACATTGACCATCAGTTGATTTATTGTAAAAACTGTTAAAATTAACATTGAACAAATCACAAATTGTTTCTCTATTAGTTGAATGAATGAAATTATTTTTCCTAATTACAAAATATGTTTCATGCAGAGACTTCATATAAGCACGTTTAATTCTTTTACGTTCCATTGGAGTATCTATATAGTAAACGAAATTTTTTCTTAGAATTTCATCGAAACTTCCATCAAAAAATATGGTTCTACGGTGTACATTCTTATTTAATTTTTTACCATAAGCTTCAACATTGAAAAACAGCTTAAATAATTCAGTATCTTTTGGAATTGATTTAAGTGAATTATATCGAAAGTTTTTATAGTTAATATCTTTAACACTAATAACATTACCTACATTAATAGATAAACCGTTTGAGAAATAAAGAAATCCAAACTTAGATTTAACTTTAAAATAATCTTCCAATGTAACAATGTTCTCATATTGTTTGGAAATCAAACCAATAATTTCACTTTTAACTTCTTCCAGTTTAGCTTTAACTACCTTAATAGTTTTTTCAGAATAATCTAAACCTTCACGACTGGCAACAACATTTATATCACCAACATTTAATTTAATTGCTACAGGTAAACGATAATCTGATTCGTTTAAACCTAAAGTATTATAATCTAAAGGATATGCAACCCTACCTAAACAAACATGGATTGAATCTTTGTATTCATTACCTCTGAATAGGAATGATTTTCCCCTGATAATTTGATAATCGTTTGTAAGTTTAGTGCTGTCGAAACCTTCAAAAATAATATTTTCGAAATAATATAATTGACGTATCATTTCATATTCGAATGTACGTAAATCTTTTTCTAATACAGGAATTTTAACTTCTGTACCATTACCATCTTCGGTTGGTTCACTATGAAGTAAGGATATTTTTGGGCATTTTTGACCTTCATATATATTGTATATGTATTTAATCTTATCATATACTGTAATAATATAATACGAATTGTCATATTCACCTTCGCCAAAACCTGTGCTACGCTTGTAAGCAAGGCAACTTTTCGAACCGAGTCCGAAGCCCCCTATTTGTGCGTTATCTGAGCGTTTTGTTGATGAAAACATCACTCTAAATACTTTATCTATTCTTTCAGGTGACATTCCAACACCATAATCGATAAACGATATGTAATTTGTATTAGTATCTTTTTCTATACTTTTTTTAATTAAAACAGGCATATTACAACCAGCTTCAATATGACTATCAAAACAATTTGAAGTTATTTCACGAACTATACTACCAATTGGATTTGAGTATATGTTTTTTGTGAATAATGAAAAAAACATACTTTGAGAATCCTTTGATAATACAATATCATTTTCTTCACATGTTGAAACTGTTTCTTGGTCTGAAAATTTATCTATATTGATAATCATACTACTTTATTTTTATTGGTTATAGTAATCAATAATACGACAAATGTAATAAATTGTTGCAAATAAAAATATGATTTGGTGGTTTTTTGTATATGTGTACAGTATTTATAGAAAATTTAAATATATGGAATATAATAGAGAATTAGAAAAAATTGATACTCAAGAAAAAGCATATTTATTAGGATTTATGTATGGTGATGGTACTATTAGTAATTATGTTGAGAAAAATAATAGAATTAGATTTTTAACAAGGATTTCAATTCATAAAGATGATGAAAATTTAATATATTCACTACATGAAAATTTCCCATTCTTCAATCTTGGAGAATATGATTTTTCTAAGCATAATAAAAATTCAGGGAAACAAAAATCATTAGCTAAATCTTCAAAAGAACTTTATCATGATTTATTAAATAATGGAGTTTACCCAAGAAAATCATATGAAAATAAAGAAATGTTAAAAATTCCGGATATTAATGAAAATTTAATTTCTCATTTTATTAGAGGATTTTTTGATGCTGATGGTAGCATTTATATCAGAGCTAAAAGAAAAAATTTAATAACCATTGAGTTTTGTTCAGTTTCAAAAACATTTATTTATGAATTAGATTCATACTTAAAATCAATCGATATTAATTGTTGGAATATAAATGAAAAATTACCAAGAGGTAAAAGTAAACAAATAGTATATCAATTAGTCTTTATTAAAACATCTGAAATACTTAAACTTATTGATTTTATATATAAAGATGCTAATATTAGTTTACAAAGAAAAAAAGATAAATGTTTAAATTATAAGCCAGTTGATAAGGTAATAGATAGAAACATGATTTGTAAGTATTGTGGAAGTAATCATATTGTTAAAGATGGAAAGAGAGGTAATTCAATAAGATATGAATGTAAAGGATGCGGTAAAAAATTATCTATCCGTAATGATGGGAGTGTGGATGGAAGAATTAAGTATTAAATAAAAAAACCCATGTAATCTTACATGGGTTTTTATTTTTCTTCCTATTTTATTTAAAAGTTTTCATCGATAAACTTAACAAAATCTACAGGAAGTTCGATTTCGGTTTCATTGCAATCTTCCAATACTGAAACATCACAATCCCTACCTATACACAGGTCTTCACCAGCATATAAATGTTTTCTAAATCCGATTAAACCTATTGATGAATCTGAGCCATCACCATGTTTAGTAAGCATTATTGCTGCAAATGAACCACCTTCTCTTGGAGCTTTTCTTATTAACTCCTTTGCTTCTTTGGTTATATCAATCTAATTGTCCACCTGCTAATGGGTCATTAAGAAATTTACCATCTTCTAAATCGGTAATTGCTGCAACAATTCCTTTGTATGCAAAAATTTGTGTTCTCATAATTATTTTATTTAAATTTATTATCAGCACGTAAGGTTTTTATTTCATTTGGTTTATCTGGTAATACAGGTTCAACTGAAAAAGAAGTAGGATTACCATTTAAATATGTTTTACTAAATTGTTTGAGTGGATTAATATTATTCCAATGATTATGATATGCAATATAGAGACTTTGTTCATCAATCCATTGAGAGTATTTATCTTTATCTTGATTATTTCCAGTCATAATGTAACGGAATTTTCTACCTTTATATTTTCTCAAATACATATTATAGTAAAATGTTGTTAATTGATTAACTACACTACAATGAGTACGAATTCTAACTTCAACTTTAATAGTTTGTTTATTATCATTTCTAAAATATGTTGAAGTAGCTAAACTTCCTAATGTTTTAACATCAATAACTTCCATAATTATCCAAATATTAATTCGTTAAATATAGCATATTGAATAATACAATCTGCATCATTTGCATCATAAGAATCCATTAAATCTTCCATGCTGGAATATTCAGTATTTTCGAGATGCATTTTTAAACCTTGGGTAAATTTATCTAATGTTAAATCCCATTTATCAGAACTTTCAGCATCACATAAAGTTAAAACTGCACCATGAGCCAATATATCAGAAGCTAACATATTTTTATCTTCTAATGACTCCGGATATTCTTTAATGATAACTTTATCACACCAATAATTTATTCCACCTTCAAATGCTGTAACTAAAAGGTCTTCAATATCTTGGTTGCTAATCTCGAATGTTTTTTCAATTTTAATTGTTGGCATAATATTTATTTTATTAAGGTTTATGGTAATTTATTTAATATATAAGTTAAAAAGAAATTAATAATTATCACCCCCGTCACCGCCTTCGCATTGAATTGAAAATGCTTTATGATGTCCATCTATGCTATCGTTATGCCATATTCCATTTATTCGGATACTAATTGTACCGTTTGCCATTAGTTGTATTCTTCCGGGATTCATTTTACTTAATCGTTCTAATGCTCTTACATATTTTTCTTCATCTTCAGTAAGTGTAAAATATTCACCTTTTTGATTTTTTACTTCACGACCCATCATAAATTATAAGTGTTACCAATATTAAATAACCACAATAGACAGAAACATTATCGATTATTGTGGGTTCATTGCATTGCCCATATGCTGTTAATATTTTAAATTAAAGTTATAAGAGTAAAAATTATGATTGCTGTTACAAAACCAAGTAAAAAGAAAAAATGAGGACTTTGATGTTCTTTTGGAATATTCACCCAAACTTTATCTTCTAACCATTGGTCAATTACCCATTTCCATTTTTTCTTTATCATATATTTTAATTAAATTTATTCAATACTGTATTTAGTCACTACTTGTTCTGCTATTGGTACTACTAATTTTCCTTTAATTATAAGTACACTTTCTCCCCAATAATTAGTATCGGAGTTTTCGGGAATTTCCGTCAATACATCTCCAAACTCACCATTTTCAATATCTTCAAGTAATTGTTCTTTACTTATAATTCTGACAGTAGTTTCACCATCTGAATTTCTGATTACGAAATATGTTCCTTCCATTTTTATCTTATTTGGTTGAGTCTTGAACACCTTCTTTAACCTCATTATAGGCTTTACCTATTTTGGCAGGAGCTTCTTTTATGATTGTTTTTCCAACTTTACCTGCTTTATGGAATATCTTTCCATCAGGATGAAAATAATCAATTACGAATAGTGCAATGATTAATACTATTAAGATTTTAAATAATGTTTTCATATTGAAATTGTTTTAATGTTTTGTTGAATTACGAATTTCAAATGAAATTGTTGCAAATTATGAATAGATAATCGAGTATTTGTAGTTTATCTATGTAAAATCTACTAATCACCAATTATTATATCAGTTGCACCAAATTTTTTCATCATATTCAATGTATCTTGCATTGATTTTTTTTGTTGACGAAATTTATTAATCTGTTTTTTGAGTTTAACTAATGCAGTTCTATCTTTTGGATTTAATGTTTTAACATCTATTTCTCCAAATTTTTTATCAAACTCATCAATCATTTTGGTTAATTCTACAATTCGGCTATTTAAACTATTTACCATCACTCAACAATTTTATTGGTTAAAGTATCAAAAATTTCATAATAGTTTTCAGTATAATTTCCTTCAATAATATCAATATCTTCAAAAGTTGAAAGTCCAATTCTTGCATCTTCAATATTATCGTAATGTTGAATTTCAGTTCCGGATTCTTTAACTCTAATAATATAACATTCTTCTACTTCGGAAATGTAGGCAGTAACTCCATTAAGAGTTAAACAACCCATTTCAATTTCATTGAGCATTAATTTCAAATCGGTTTCATTTCCGAAATGTCTTTCATTATATAATTTAGCTTTTTCAATTAAGAATTTATGAGCATCACCTTCTGAATCACAAATCTTCATTGCTTCAATAGAATCATTTAAATCTGTATGTTCCATTCCAAACTCCAGAAGTTTAGGAAAATCAGATTTAACATGTATAATTGCGAGAATTTGATATTTCATAATTATTTACATATTTTGGTTTCAAATCTAACATATGCATTAATTTCATTTAATGCCTGATGATATCGAATGTATTTTATTGTATCATTACTAAAACTATGAATAGTATCTTTAAATATGAATATTTCTTTTCCTTTATAAATGCCTGTTGTGATTAAATTTCCATTAACAACTTTTTGATTAACACCGGAAAATGGATTAATTACAGAAATATATAAAATATATAAGATTGCAATACCAAATATAGAAATTAATATATAATATAAAGCGAAACTTGTATTTTTCATATGTTAAGATTTACGTGGATATTTAATAGAATCATTAATTTGTTTGATTTCATTATCAGTAAGAAATTTAAATGAAGTACCGGATGTTTTATTTAAATCTTCATAGAGCATTCTATTGCTTATATCAGCATACCAGACAAAACCATTCACATATACTTTATTCATAAACTAATATTATTTAAAGTTTGTTTACTTTATCTAATGGTATAAATAAAGAGAAATCATTAGAAAGTTTTAATGAATCAATATTATTTTGAAGTTGAATATTTTGAGCAGATAAATTACTTATTATTTTAAGTTGCCTATTTACTCTTTTAGCTAATTGATTATTACGTTTTTTTAATAACGTATACATTTCTTCTTTTTTTATTTTAGCGACAATTTCATTACCTTGGGTAATTTTATCTTTTATTTGTAGTTCTTTAATACAATTATTTAAATAATCAATTTCACCTTTTAACTGACCAATCTGAACTAATAATTGTTTATTTTCTTTAATACTTTCTTTAAGTAAAATAAAATCAGGAATTTTAATTGTTTCATGTTCAAAATTAGCTTCCATATAAATAATGATTTAATTTCAGGTAAATATACGAAATTAAAAAATTTTAGTTACATATATCAATATATTTTATAATAAATTAAGTATTTATTAATAAATTTAATAAGTATGGCACAAAATTATTTAACAAGTAATAAAGATAGTGATATAGGAAATGTATCAGAATGTATAGATATTGGTGTAAATTTACTTACTGAAAGTTATATTGATAATTCAGGTTTTGGTTTTTATATTAAAGTAAATGGTGATGAAGGTATGTTAACAGTTGTTCCATTAAATCAAAACCAATCAATTCGTACTAAATTTAGCAATGCTGGTGATGGTTGGAATATCATAAAATGTAAAAAAATAATTGCTCATAGTGGTAATACTGCAACAATTATTCAAGTTGGAAGATAATATATGGGACGTTTAACTATTGGTATTGCAAATAAAATTGGAGTTGGAAGAAATGATGATATATTGTTATCTGAAACATTATTATATAAGAAGATGGTTGAAGCAGATGGAGGAATTATTAATGATTTAAATTATGTAAATAATATATTAAAATTTTGTAAAAATAATAATATTAATTCGTCAGGATTAGTTGGATTATCAACAAGGGCAGGAATAAAAATTACAGATAATAAGATTGTAAAAAGATATAATTTATTTTCTACAGCTCATGAAATACAAACTGATACAGCAAAACAATATTTATACAATATCACTGATGTTACTTTAAATAACAAACCATCGGCAAATGTTACTAATAAAACATCTAATATTGCTGGATTAGTATTACCAACTTGGATAGATGTCTTTCTAACTGGCAATTTCCAAGCACCTGCTGGGCTTATGATGGAACATGGAACAAATGTTTTATCAGTAAACGGAAATTATTTACATCAAAATTATGGATATACATGGGCTGTAAGACGTACTACTGTAGATAATGGAGGTAATGCAACTGTTACTAATTGGGGTTTAGATAAAATGATAGCTCGATGGATATATAATGATGATAGAGCTGAATTGTACAAAAATAGAAATTTAATATTATCTGGTAGAAATGGAACATTAATTGCTAATTCAAATACAACAAATACACTTAATTTATTTTCTCGAAACAATGGAGCTGCTTTTTCTTGTAATGGTACTACTGCTGATTTTTTTATTTTTTCAAAATTAAACAAAACAATTTCCGATGATTTTGAGTATTTGCTTGTTGATTCAATAACACCCAAAATTCCATATTCCATTAATATATTAACTGATGGTGATTCATTAAGTTATGCATATGCAGGAGCTACTACAGATTATCCTACTGAACTGAAAACTCTGTTAATGGGGGCTAAAATGAGAATATTAACTAATGATGCAGTCCCCGGTCAAAATAGTGATGATATGAAAATTAACTATCAAGCACATTTAGATGCAGCTTATAACTTGTCTTATCAAAAAAATATAAGTATTATTTGGATTGGTGCTAATGATTTAATTTCGGGTAAAAATGAAAATTATATTTATGCTAACATCATAAACTTGGTTAACGCATCTAATGCTAAAGGTTTTAAAACATATGTTATACATAATAGACCAATGAAACCTGCTGGGTATACAGCAGGTCAATGGGATACTTTTTGGACTATATCACAGGCGTTAAATATTCTAATAGATAATGGTCAAATAGAAAATAATTATATATCAATTCCTATTACAACTAATGCAGCTTTTAATGGATTGGTTGATGCCGATAATACAACTTACTATTTAAACGATAAAGTACATAGTACAAATCTTGGACATAAATTAATTGCTCAATTATGTTATAACACCATATATCCAAATTTATGAAAAATCCTTTACCTGACCTTTTGATTCTTCATAAATGAGTTTCCAGTCAAGTAAAGGATTTATCTACACAGTCCCTATGAGTGTAGGGTACACTCCCTGTACAACCATTGCCGTCCCACAACAATAATTTGCTTTCATGCATATCACACCTTCACTATTAGGTACATCAGTGCTTATACTGTATAACGGTTGGTTTTTTGGTGGTGCTGGTAGGAATTGAACCTACGTTGAGCTTGCCATACTTCACTTTACGCTTCATGGACAAAATGTATAGCCAACATTACAAACAGCACCAAATTAATTTTAATAGAGTAGTGGGAATCGAACCCGAACTTCTCCTACTGTTGTAAGTACCTTTCAATTTGTGGTTGTTTACAACATGAAAAAAATAACAGTATCCTAACCATAGGTTGTAAGTACCTTTCAATTTGTGGTTGTTTACAACTCTTTTAATACATTTCTTGTATATTGAATAGTTGTAAGTACCTTTCAATTTGTGGTTGTTTACAACAATTAAACGAATCTGAGGACTACCAGCACGTTGTAAGTACCTTTCAATTTGTGGTTGTTTACAACTTAGATAAAAGAAAGGCAGGTAAGTAATGAGTTGTAAGTACCTTTCAATTTGTGGTTGTTTACAACTGATATAATCAGTACTTCTATGTCCAAATAGTTGTAAGTACCTTTCAATTTGTGGTTGTTTACAACATACCTTTATGTAATTTGTTGTAAATTAATATTTTATTTAAAAATAATGAAAGATATTTAGTGAGTGTTCTATGAAACTTTGCTCAAAATTATTCATTTTTTAGGTTTCGACCTCACTTTTGGCTGTACAACCAGCCATAATTATTGTTTAACTAAAAACAATAATATCAATTATATCAAAGAACTTAAATTCAAAATGATGATACAAATATAATATAATTTTAGGATATTGATACAATTTCTTCTTTTTTTATGTTAATATTTTTTGCAATATTAATTGCTGCATTATAATCTGCATTAATTGGTTTATCGTGAAATTTACAATCCTGATTAATACAAATAAAAGTATCTTGTTTTATTCGTTCACCTTTTTTCCCACAAACATTACATATTTGGGATGTATATGCTGGATTAACTTTTAAAAAGTTTATTCCATTTTTTTTAGCTTTATATTCAATTTTATTTAATAAATCAAAATATGCCCAATTACGAAGAATTCTTTTATTTTTTTCTTCTAAAGGTATTGCTGATAAATCTTCTACATTAATTTGACCACAATTCCATTTAATTGCATGACTTATAATTTCAGAAGATATTTGATGGTTAAAAGTATTTCTAAAATTCTTTTCATATTCTTTAAAATCATTTAATTTTTGAAGTTTTCTTGTTCTTCCATGCCCTGATTTTGAAAATATTGAATTTCGTTGAAGTAATCTTTTATCTTTTTCAATTTGCAATTTAGTTTTTAATAGTACAAATTCTTTAGAACCTATTTGTTGTCTTTCTAATGAATTATTTGTAGCAATATATGCAGCACATTTAATACCTAAATCAACTCCTAATACCTTATTTTTATCGAGAATTTTATTTTCAATATTAAATTGTTTTATTGTTAATAATAAAAATATTTCATTATCTATAATTTGAATATCAGAATCACAAATTTTATAATTAGAATCATTATTATAGATTCTATCAATCATAATTCTATTATTACTTCTATCTTTACCAAATAAAAGTAATAATTCAATATCATGTTTTTTTGAAGATTTAAATTTAAAGACATATTTATCTTCATGTTTATTAAACCAAAACTTTCCCAATGATTTTGATTTAACTCCTTTTTCATCAATATATGAAGGTGCTTTTATATTAATAGGAATTGGTTGAGTATTTTTATAAAAGGCAACGTTTTTTATACCTCTATTTACATCAAATAAATCATCATTATATTTATCACAAACATTTTTAGATATTGCGCAATAAGAATATGAATTAATTAATTGTTGTTCATCAGATAATGATTTAATATATTGAACTAAATAATTATAAATATAAGAATTAATATTTTTATAACTTAACGATTCAATATATTCTTTTTGTGTTTGTTTGATATAATCAAAATAAGGTTTTGATACTTTTTTATCTTTAAAATAATTATTTTTTAATTTGATAAATTTATCATCTACACTTAATCGAGAGGAAATTATAGCATCAATTTCAATTAGTTTTTTTACTAATAGATTATGAAATTCAAAATTCTGTCGATTAATATTCCGTAATAAACTCCAAACAAAATCTTTATATGTTTTACGTTCTTTTTCATCAACAATAATTTCTGGAACATAAACACCAAGTTTTATTTTTCTTGTTAAGATAATATCACTCATATTTTCAATTATTTTTTAAATCTTCACGTAAATTATCGATAAAATCTTTAGCTTCTCTTAAACCTGTGCCAGTTTCTTCTTTATAGAATTTAACTGCTGCTAAGATGCTACCTTGTTTAATTAAAGCTTTACAGTCATCAATAATACTAATTGGTGTAATAGAATGAATTTCGTTTAATTGATTTGAAGTTTTATTTTCAAGTACACTATAAAACATTCCACCATTACTGCCTTGGATAATTTCATTTGCAATTTTTCGTCTGTCATCATCAGTCAAATTTTCATCTGATGATAATTGCCAAGTTTTTAATCCCATTATTACTTATTTTTATTAAATTCTTTAATTAAATTTTGTAAAATTAAAACAAAATTACTTTTATTTTCAATCTTTTCAAGATTTTCATCCAATTTATTTGAATTTAAATCAATTATAACTTGGTGGAATATTGCATAAAATGATATTGCCCACCAAATTAACATTAATGTGATGAAAATACCCCACCAAAGATTATCTACATTAAAATAATAAAGTAAAAATGAATATAAAATAGTACTTTGAATTGGTAGTTTTGCTGGAGTATTAGAAATTACAAAATTTTTATTTTTCATGTTAATTATTTTTATAGATATTTTTCTACTAATTCGGAATCTTTACCGTAAACTTCTTTTAAATATTGAAGTTGAAGTTCATCAAGAAGATTAGCTTGTTCTTCCTCAACTAATTCAAGAGGAAACTTATTAAATTTATCATTGCGTTCAGTAACTTTAAACCATTTATATGAACCATCACGATAAGTTTCTTTTACGTAATGACCAATTGGTAAATAATTACCTAAATTAGTTCCGGCAGTTACAGTTAAATAAAACTCTTGTTTTTTACGATTTCTCTAAATATAAACACTATATTATTAGTTTTTAGTTTATTATCGATATTTATTTTCATCATATTCTTTTCTTCCAATTAACCAACCTTCATAAACACATGCATAAATAACCTTTTTAAAATCACTCATATTTTTGGTTGGTTCATTACCTTTATAATCTGGGTCAAATTTTTCTAAATCATTCAAGAATTCAACATTTGTTAAACATTCGTTGAATAGATTTAATATTGGTTTAGTTATCTTAATATCATACATATTTAGTAAATATCTGAGTTTAAAAACCTTTCAGCTTCTTGTTCAAATTCCTCTAAAATAATATGTTTGAAACAATTTCTTCTACTATCAGTTTCAGGATAAAATGCTTTTAAATTATCAATAGTTGAATTCGAATTTTCAACTAAATGTTGAAAATGATATGAATTGTGATTTTCGTTTGATTTACTTCGAACATGGGAGAAAGCACCATCTTTGGCAGTTTCTTTAATTCCATAATATATTTTCAAAAGCAATGAATGCAGTTCATCAGTATTATATGTAAGAAAAATTTCCATATCCTAAATTATATTTTATTTAATATACGAGATTAAATATAAAATGTTACAAAGTCCATGCATATAGTGACATAAAATAAAAAGTAAAAATAAAACTTTCTTTATACTCTATATTAAAATTAAAATCTTTATTCCAAATACGAACTATTATTATGAATAGTAACATTAATGAGTAGATTATAGACCAAGTTTTAAGTCCAAAAATGATTAAAAGTGTAATAGTTTCCATAGTGTTAAATTTATTCTTTGTTTTCAGTATATGCGTAAATTCCTAAATTAAAAATGGTAGTCTTCAATTGGTCTGCAAACTCTTCATCACTAATTTTAATTAGTTTTTCTTTATCTAATGCACTATTATGTAAGATATTGATAAGTTCTCCATCTTTAATATGTAATACATTTTCACTTCTTTGCATATAATAATGATTATCATTAGTTTTAAAACAATCACCTATATTATAGCGTAAGTATCCACCATATTTTTCAGTTAATTCTTTATCTGAAATTAATCTAACTTCAATTTTTACATTATTTGAATCACTCATAGTTATATTATTTAATTGTGGTTAATATATTAATCCTTACTGAACCATATAGTTGACTAACTTTCTTTTTTGCTTCAGTTTCGTTTTTAGCTTTAACAAGTTTATATTCTGTACTATCATAATCTAAACTTATTTCAGCTAAAAAAGTTTCATCTAAATCATTTAAAAATTTTTCCTCATAAATTTTAAATGAATCCAGAATTGCCAGTACACCATCAAGATAGATAATATCTTTTAAGGTTTTACTATCACCTTTTAATCTTTCAAACTCTTTAATTGCTTTTGTTATTGGAGTTTCCATAGTTTAACATTTAACTTCAAATATAGTAAAATATTTATCAAGAATATCGAGTGGAATATTTAATTTATTATTCTGACTATTTAAAACGACAGCATATGAATGTTTTCCGTTTATTTCAATAGCTTCAACTATGCAATCTTCACCCTGAACAGCAGTATGTGATGTGTTTAAATCACGAATTGTAGTTGTTGGTTTATATATAAGCATAAATTATTCTTTAAGTAAACATTTCACATTTTTAGGGCAAAAACTATCCCAATGACAAGTAGATGTATGAAGTGGACAGTCAGGATAATTTCTACTATTTTTAATTGATTGTAACTCCTTTAATGAATTGATAATGGAAATGAATATTGGAGTTTTAATTAAATTATTATTTAAATATTCAACGAAATCAATTTGATTTTGTAGTTTAGTTTCTCCGGAGGTACGTAAGAATTCTATATATAGTTTAACTATTTTGCTAACATCATTAGCCTCCATTTTTGAAACATCTAATTTTGTGTTATGATAAATTTCATTAACACTCCATTTAAGAACTTCAATTGTATGTTTTTTCTCTAAAGAATGTTCTGGCATATATTTTTCAAGAGCGATGATGTTTTCATCTATTAATCTCTGATATGCATGTTCGTCTAATTGTACACTCATTTTATTGTATTTTAAAATCGTCAAGCCAAATCACTTCTTCTGGCTTATATGTTTTCCCTGAGAAATCAGACCAAAATTTTCGTGGATTGTTCCAATACATAGGATTACGTTCACCATTACATTTGGTTATATACCATGTTGAAATTTTTGGATTATATTCGTTAGTCCACATTTTCTTCTTTATTAGGAACTGTAGCGTTTCTAATCATTTCCATGAGTTTTCCGATTGCACTAAGTAATTCAGCTACCTTATGTTTTAAAACAACTAAAAATATTAATTGATAAAGATAAGGAATTGCAATTAAAAATATCCAAAAACTATATTTAAATGCAAAATTAGAAATTAGTAATCCCATAATAAATGTCATGATAAATGAAATTACGGGACTTATCGGTTTATTCCAAATTGAAATTATGTTTTTCATACTATAACATTGATTTAGTTTTAATATCAAATTCCCTGAATTTACAAGTATCACCTTCCTGAATAATATCAAATTCTCTAATTACATTTAAATTATTAGGAATAGTTCTAACTGAGCCATCAATAAAATTAAGATATATATCAAACCCAGATGAATATTTAATAAAATTACTATTATCATCTTTAGATTTAACCATAATCGTACTTTCAGTATGTTTACCAACAGGATATGTAAAAGAGTTAACTGTACTATTTAAAATAGCTACATTAACATATTTTCCATTACCAGTTGATACTTTATATACTTTTAAACCTTTTAATTCCTCTGGAAGATTAGCTTCATCACCACTTAATTTTTCAGTAGTTGTACCTTTTCCAGCACATGATATTAAAATTATAATACCAATTACATATAATAACCAAAATAATCTATTCATATTTAAAGTTTTTAATTAAATTTATTTAGTATGATAATTTATAGAATGATTACATTTCTTACACCACGTTCCATATGGATAATCAGAACCAGCTTCGCTCATATATTTCATGCAATTACAACCAGCAATTTGACAAGATTTTTTTGGAATTAAACCTTTAAATGATGTATTTTTAGGCGAAAAAACCCAATATATAGATTGACCATTATTAAAGGTAATATATAATTTCTCATAAGCTTCCCATATCCATCCATTATCTTTATTTATTGTAAAACTACTATATGGTTGAAGATTAATTGTCCAAAATCTTTGTTGATTTTTAGTTTCATTAACTGCTGTAATTTTTATTGGTAATGCATATTGAGTTTGATTAGTACCCATAAAATATGTACCGTTATTATTGATATAAAAACAACCAGTTATATAATTATTCTGGCTATAAACTGATATTCCTAAGAATAAAATAAAAATAAATAAGATTAATCTATTCATATTTAAAGTTTTTAATTAAATCCAAAACTTTTTGAGCATTTTCTTGAGTGCTGATGCTACTCCAAATATAATAAGGATGAATTTTTTGATAACAACCAGTATTTTGAGTATCATCATAATCATCAATATTAGGACGAATAGGACAACCAGCACAACAATATAATCCTACATCCTTGGTATCGTAAAATAATTCACATAAAGCACAATCATTTTTAAGATTTTGTAATTCAGGAAAATCTTTAAACATTAAATCTTCATCCTCATCTCCATTATGGTCAACAATGAATTCCCATTTCTTAATGGATAATGCTTTGGCTTCTTCGAGAGTTAATTTTTTATTATTCATATTCATTAATTAAATATGTGAAAAATCTAATTGCAAATGCAATAAATAAAGTAAGTAAACTATATCCTAAAAATGATGTTCTAATATTAATGTTCCAACAAACAGGATTCCAGTTACCACAATAAACTGATATTCCAATATATAATATCATAAATAAGACTAAAAAAATATAAAATGTTTGTAATAAAAATTTCATAAATTATTGCGATAAAGTTTACAATTATTTCTTTCTTCACATCCTAAACACCAAGCACCAATTTTATCAGCACTACAAATAGATTTATGAATCTTCTTATCGGATTTTAAACGATTTAAATGTTCAATATCTTGGGGAGTGCCAGCAAAGTTAATTTGTTCAAACCAAGCTATTTTCATATCGTCAGATATTAAATCATCTTGGTATTCGTATGTTTGATTGAAATGTATATCGAAATGGTCAATAACATCCTTAATATCTTTAGGAAGTTCACTATATAAATAACTTTCACCTAATAATTTTACCGGAAATTTATCTTGAATGAAATCAAGTAATGTTGAGAATCTTTGCTTTCCATCTATGAATTTAATTGTAGTATCTCTTTTAATACTATCTTCAATATAAATTATAACTGTGAATGTTTGAATATCTACACCTTTAATTACCGATAATATAAGTTCTTGTTTTTGCTCAATTGTCCAGCAAAAATCACGTTGAAGATTAATTCCTTTTGTTGGTAAAAAAACATCAAAATCCACCTTATATCCATATTTATGGATACCATCTTTCCAATCCATCAAATGTCCAATATACATGTTCTTTTGTATATTGAATGGAAGATTAACTTTAATATCGGATAGTTTTATAGACTTTTTTTCAATCATTGGTATTGGTTTTAAATGCCAATTTCCTTCGGCATCAACAGTAAAACTTTCAGGTTTATTTGGTTCAAACCCCCATGTACAAAAACCTCCACATTCGCATAAATTTTTAATTACAGGTAGCCATTCTCTCCCGCATAATACGCATATGGATTTTTTATCATTCATTATTTGTTATATTTTAGACAAATATATAAATTAATTTAAACACAACAAATTTCTTTGGAGTTTTTAAATTCATCATAAGATTTATCTTCTTTCTCATGATTACATTTATAACAACTTTCAACCATATTTTTAGTATCAAGTAAATCTCCACCATTAGCTAATGCGAGTTTATGGTCAACTGTTATAGCATTTTTATTTAAAGATTTACTATTACGTTCCTGCATGATTGTTATAACCTTTCCGCAATAATGACATTTCCAGTAACCACCATTTAATTTATTCATTTTGCGTAAGAAATGCCTACGCACAATAAAATAATATCCCCAATCATATTCTTCATTCATGCTAATATCCAAATCCCTATAATAATCTTTTAATAATAAATAAGATATTAGAGTCTTTGGACTATCAACATTATCATTAAAATAAATGTTGAATAAATATTGATGTTTCGATATTTTTTCTTTAATGTACATTACATTTCAATTATTTTAGTTACACCATAATAAGAAACTTCCGGTTTTTCCATTACCCAATAATATTTCACATTTTTTTCAGCATCTACATCATCATTAGCTTTAGTGAATACAGGATAATCGTCTTTAATACCATTCCCATCGTTTTTATCAATCTTACAGAGTACCTTAAATGATTTTAAAATATCAGGCATTTTGTTATTTTATTTGATTATTTTTCTTTCTTCGTTTAACTTTTGTAAACTTTTACACTCACTACCTGTTACAATCTCGCTACAATGTTTATGATATTTATCATTCCATTTAATTTCACTAATTCCATTTCGTTCTTCCTTATCATACCAGTAATATTTAAATGGTATTCCACAGTGTGCACAACATTCATCAGTATTAGTAATATGATTAATTTTCTTAGGCATTTTATTATTTTTTTACTTCATTAATTTGGTACGCCAAGCGATAATAAGGTCTTTTCTTAGGTGTTCCATCTTTCTTCACCTCAAAACCATAATACACGCACGATGGAATATTATCTGAACTTGCAAGAGTTACTTCAATACGGTCAACTTTAACACTTCCAATATGGTCTGTGAATACATCACCATTATGTACGTTATTATTAGACATTGCAAATTCAGTATGCAATTCATTTAATTTCGTATCATATTCTTCTTTAAGAATTTTAAGCTTGAGTTTATATTCAGTTACTTCCATAAATTTATTAATTTTAATCAGTTAACCATTGATATACATTTTCTATTATGTTACTATCCTTTTCAGGTTTTTGTTCATCAACAGTTGAATATAAAAACTTGAAATGTTTATATCTGCGAGACTTTAACACTTCATCGATTTGTACAGTCTCCAATGGAACTTTAATTGCATCTGCGAATTGTTTTGCAAGTTCATATGCATCTACTATATTGACAGCACCACCACCGAAATATCCAAGCACCCAATAATTTCGTTTATATTTACTATCATAGTATTTCTTAAAATCGCCATGTGTATTAATATCGTATTTACTCATATTATTTATTTTTAATTATATACGAAATAAAATGTATTATGTTACATGATTTTAATATTCAAAATATTCTTTATTCAAAGCAATAATATCCTCTTCTGCCATCATTTCAAATCTTGCTGCACTTACTGGAATCAATTTCCAACCCAATCGCATAATTCCTGAATGACAATAATTAATATAACATTTCACAATATTAATTTGTTTATTGCTCAAATTAATATTTTTACTTTGTAGTCTGTAATTTAAACAACCTTCAAACTGAATATTATTTCCATGAATTTTAACCCAACCATTTTTAGCTAACCAAGAATCTGGATTAACAGCATTTTCTTTATAATTTTCAGGAATTATATTTATTTCCACTAAAGCATCTGCAATTTGTTGATGCAACATATTAGCTATATCACCATTTAATCCATAAAATACACCTTCGGGACTTAACCAACCCGCAGAGTAATTATCCATAATATCAACTGGTTCAATCCCTTTGGATATAATATTATCAATTTCAATTGTGTTTTCAACAAAAGAAGCTAATTCGTCATCTTCGATAAGACCAAAATCAAAATCTAAAGATAATGTATCTTTTAAAAGATTCATTACATTCATTAAAGAATCCGAACACTCATCAATAATATTAGAATATTCTTCATCTTCATCGCCCCAAGTATTAACAATCCATTCCATTGCGGATTTAATTTGCAAGGAATGGTCAATGTATTTTTTGGTAACAGAGATAAGTAATTCAATTTGTTTTATATCGCTGTTATCTCTTAATTCATCGAGAATTATATTATCGTTTCCGGCAATGAATTTAAATATTGAATCATAATCAAAATTCATTTCAAATTTGTAATTATCTCTATGAATTTTGGATTGAAATGTTTTTAATTCAGATTTTAAAACTTCACCATGTTCAACAATATCATTATGTCTACGTGTTATCCAGTTTTGGATATCCAGTTTCGGAAATATTTTATCGTTTTCACTTGTACGTTCAGTAGCTATTAATCCATCACCTTCAACAAATAAAACGATATCGCCTTTTAATATTTTTAACGCAAAATCATAAGGACAACCAATAAGACCATCAGTAATGGTAGCAACTGCTTTAACTGGATTATAACCATATATAAGATGTTCCTGTGCAATCTCCATTAATCTGATTCCAAATTCCTCACCTAATGAAAAATGAAGTACTCCTTGTTCTTTAATATTTTCACTCATTATTTTAATTTTTATTGGTTATACATCTATATACGAAAAAACCCATGTAATGTTACACGGGTTTCGTCCAATCTTCATTGGTGAATATGCCAGTTCTGGTTAAACTGTTTACATATTCTTAACAAATAGTAAATACAAAAATATGAATAATTTTAAATTTCACAACTTATTCCATTGTTTTTTTCTCAATAATAAACCATTTACAATATTGGGAAACGGCTTTCCATATTGGTTCTTTAACTTCTTCACAACCTTCTTCAATTACATGAATGGTTTCAAATTCATTAACCATTAAAGAATGAATTTTACATTCATTAGCCAATATTGTAACCCAATCCCTACGATTTATTTTATCAACAACAGGCATTAATTCTCTATAATCAGTATGGTAATTGAATTCAGATATATGTAGTCTTTGACCTGAACCACAAATAACTGTATTGCCAAATATTTCATAATCCATAAACATAGCAATATATTTATTTGCATCCCAAATCTCTTCTTTAGATATATTTTTCATAGTTTAAAATTTATTGATTATGCATCTATATACGAAAAAACCCATGCAATGTTACATGGGTTTAATTAAAATCAATAGACCTCTCCAAATCTACGGAAGTTAACGTTTATCTTAAAGTTCTTTCGTAATCTTCAAACCTGATTTTCACAATCTTTGACCTATCATCAGTACGTAAAACTAAACCTTCTGTTTTCTTTATAGCTGTTTCAGATAAAGCTACATTAGTTATAGGTATATAGGTTTTTAGATATTGTAAAATATTTTGATGTGAATAATCGCCTAATTGTCCAAAATTAGTAGTGATTAAAGGTACTAACTCAAACTCTGGGATTAAATTAATAATCTCATCTCTGGTGATAAAATTCTGACCATAAATAATACCAGTCTCAGTTTCGGTTTCTCTCCATCTCGATATCTCCGGCAATGTTTTATCTAATATTAATAAATCTTCTTCGCTATAAACAGCAACATCAAATACCCTGAAACCTATTTTATCCTGACCATACCACTTTGAATTTGAACTAACCTTTCCACCATAAAATTCACCGTATATGACAGTAAAATCATCAGTTACGGGGATAATTTTCTCAATCTCCAAAGATTTTAAACCATCAACAATTCCTTGTGCTGGGTCAAAATATAAATCTTCAAAATAGTATAGAATATTCTCTCTTGAACCAAATAAATAATCAAACCCATAACAAACGATTCTTGTATTAGTACCATCAATCTTTTCAGTACCATACATAGTTTCACCACTAACATCTGTAGTTAATTCAGGAGTTAACCTACCTTTATCACCTAATTTATGAAGTGTTAATATGGAAGGATATTTGGTGAAAGTATTAATTTTATCCTTACCATATTTTGAAATTAAATCCTTAAGTTTGCTCATACAAGTTTTAATTAAAAAGTTTACATTGATGGCAATCGACAATAGAACCATCTTCAACTTCAAAACCCATTTTATTCGAATTTGGATTAGTTTTCATTGAAACTGCAATATTGACTTGCTTGCCATTTTTAAATGGTTTCTTGGAATGTTTGATGATTCTTAAACCAATCCAATTACTCCAATTATCATTATCTGCAAATTTATCTAATTTTTCCATAATTTCAACCTTTCTTTACAGAATTTACAATTTCCTTTATGAGTTAATGAACCACCTCCATAACCACCTCCAAACCAAGCATAAATATATTCGCAGCTATCAATAACTATAATTTTATAGCCTCTGCCTGATGTTTCTTTAACTAAATCGCTATATATCCCATAATTTTCAATTTTATCACCATCTTTAGGTATTGGTTCAGGTTTTTTACTACAACCAATTATAATTCCACCAACAACTGATAATATTAATACTATCTGAAGAATTAAATTTTCATTTTTTTTCATTACTTTTTATTTTTAATTACGAAATTTCTTGAACGTTGTTCTACTTTAGAACCACTTGCTTCAAGCCAAGCTTTAGGGATGCGATAGTAATACGCAATCCAATGCGCTCTACGGATAATTGTTGATACAGTTTTTATTTTACCTTTAATATTCTTTTTTACTTGTTTGGTCTTCTTATTTACCTTCTGGAAGTTTGCAACAAGAATGTATTCATCTCTGTCGTTCATACTACCATAATAACTTCCATACTTACTACTTACAGTATAACCGTACATGTGAAGTCTATCCATAAGTTCAGACTTACTTTGACCTTGAATTTTTGTGGCTTTAATATTTAGCTTAAGTATCATATAATATGTTATTAGTTATTTTTTAGTTTAAAAAATTCTGAAAATAAACGAATTATTAATAAAAACAATGCTAATGTTATTCCAAAATTACTGAAAATGTAAATTAATATTGTTTTCATAATTTTTATTTTTCGTTTTCAATTGCTTCAATTATATCAGCATCAGTCATTAAACCTGCTGATAAAACTTTACCAGTTACAGTATCAATTTGCAGTCTAATCATATCACCACCACCAATACCTATACCTTTTGGAACATAACCTTGATGCTCTATATCAATTCCAGTATTTTTATCTGAGAATGATATATGACACATATCTGAACACTTTGCTTGAATTGATAAAATTCCCATTGTTATAAGTATTATTGTTATTTTATACTATTCCAAAGTTTAGATTCTTTTATTTTAATCTCAACTGGTTCATTTTCGGAAGTTAAGTATTTTGTTAAACCTTCTATAGTTGAACCACGTTTTCCAATTAATAATCCCGGTCTAAGTAATGTTACAGTCATTACCAATAAATTTGATTTGAATTCAAATTCAAAGTTAGTAATACCTAAACTAAATGTAGACAAATTACTTTGTGGTTCAACTTCATCTTCAAATCCGTTAAAATACATTTCGAACAAATTTTTTGCAGTATTGATTCTTTTGATTTGCTCAACAGTAAATTTTGGTTGTAATAGTGAAATTAACCATTTAATAAGTTTTGTTTTCATATTTTAATTTTATTCGTTTTCAAATACTAACTCCAATGTATCATACTGGCGATGATTGGTGAAACGCATATGTATTAAATCGGCAACAATCCAATAACTTTCACCAGTATTTCGATTATATCCTTTCCATGTATGTTTTTCATTTTTAAAAAAACTTACAGTTTCATGAGGACAATTCTCAGGAGTAATTCTACCTTGCATTTTATCTTTATAGTTAAAATCTGGTAACCAACCTTTTTCTAATGCAACAGGAATTTGATTTAAATCATCCCTTTCACATTCACTCCAATTAGTCTTTGCCATATATTTTTTATTTAAGATTAGTTTTTAGTTGCGACTAAGAGAATCGAACTCCTGACACCTCGGCTCTACCACTGAGCTAAATCGCAATGTAATATACGAATAAATTTATGTATTGTTACAAATATACATAAATTTAAGGGTTTAACAATATGAAATTTGATACTGGTGGTTCAATATTAATGTTTTCAATTTTATATAACTCACCATAATTTTCTACAATTTTTATTAATTTCTTACCTTTTTTTGTTTTTTTATAAACAGCAATTTTATCTTCAAAATCTGTGAAGAATAAATCACCAATTTTTACAGAATCTAAAGGTAAATAAACTTCGTTACCATAAATAAATTGACCTACACTTTCCATAATTATATTTTTAATTACACATACATGTTCCATATTTTTCACAACAAGTACGACTCCATACCTGACAGCCAGAACACCAAGTCATTTGACCACCACACTCAGGACATCGACCATCAGAACTTTTACCGTATTGATATAATTTACGTTTACGTTCGGCAATACGTTCTTCTTTACGAATATGGCTTCTGCGTAAACCTTCTGCTTTATATTTAGCTTCAAATTCTTTACTTTTTGCCATATGCTTAATTTTATTGGTTATATATCTATATACGAAAAAACCCATATAATGTTACATGGGTTTTTATATCGGTGGAGTAATTTAACTACTCCAAATTATTTAAATTCTCATCAATCCATTTGTGAGTTTCATCATTCCAGACTTTCATTTCTTCCGATGTTTTTGCATGTCCTAATTTAGCTGCAATTTCAGAAACACAATAGATTAAATTCTGTTCCATTTCTTTTTTCGAATAGTTCTTTTCTCCTTTACCTATATTAAGAAACTTCCATAATTCAATAAATAATAAACTGGATTTCGTTTTATCCAAAACCAATTTTTCTTCATGGAATTTACCTGCACCATATAAAGTTATATTATCCGAATCTATTTTATATCTGAAATCAATTAATTCTTTCTTAATCAATTCACAAGTATTACAAATTTCTTCGTTTTGATGTCCACATGAGTCACAAACACTTTTCATAATTTTAATTAAAAATTAATATTATTCAACAGTTTTTAACAATTCCTTTACATTTTCAATATGTTTATTTTCCATTGGTTTTCCACAAGTATTCATTTTAATGAAGGTCTCCAAAATAGCCTTCCTTGTAGGATTTTCCAATTGACCATAAGCAATACCATGACTTGTAAATTTATTCTTATCTGGATTGGATAATTGCGAAAAATAATATCCTTTATATTGAAATCTATCTTCATAAAATTCATGAATTGCAGTTAATCTCTGTTTACCATCGATAATTTCAAGACGTTTAGTATATGGATATTCTCTTTCCACAAATACAAACATACCAATCTCAATATTATTGAATATAGAATCAATTAAATTTATTTTATCTTCCAGTTTCCAAACATGTTCACGTTGATATTCAACATCGAAGTCAACTCCGGAATGGTAAACCATTGATAATAACGAATCAATGCTTGAATTATATTGCCTTATCCTATATTCCTCAATTTTAGTGAAATTAGTGGGTTCAAATTTAATTGGAAATAAACTCACCCACTCAATAATATGAAATTCATTCTGAGGTGGATTATTCCTTTCACGTTGAACGTTTAAACTCTCAATTTTATAGTATAATCCATTATCATATACCTCACGAATATATGTTTCTTTATGCGCACCAAACTGAATACGTTCATCAACCTTAAATATACGTGTTGGATTTGTGGGAATTAAACCTGCTGCAACCTTTTTCTCCATATCAGCCAAATCACGCATAAGCAACATAGATTTATGCAGTTCCGGAGTTAATTTAGGATTAATTTTAGCTTGTTTTATATTAGTCTTTTTTGCCATTTTGATTAATTTTTATTGATTATGTATCAATACGTAAACAACCTAATTTTGTTACAAATAAGGTTTTTAATTAAAAATCTCCAATTTAATTGTTTTAACATAAATCCCAATTAATTCGCAAGGTTTATATTGATTTTCATTTTCTTCAACAGTTATTAACCATTCATACCCGTATTGTATTCCATAATTTTTATTAATTTCTTTAATTGTTTCAATTCCAAAAGGAGTTACAATTTTATCACCTTCTTTATAAAGATAACGCTTTGTTAAATCTTCCAAATCCTCCAATGTTACTAATTGCGGATTTGGATTAAAAGCTATTATAATTTCATCATTATGAATTGAACCAAAATAATCTTTTCTAAAACTTTTCATACATTAAATCCTTCTATAATTAGTTTATTATGAAGTATTTCAATAGCTTCACTTAAAGTAAAGATTAAAAGCATATCAGTAAATTTCATTCCACAAATCAAATAGCTTAAATCTTTAAGATTAATTCTGGTGTGAATATCTAATGTTTTATACCAATTCATATTATGAAGTTTTAATGTGTTTTAATACGAGAATTTATTTAAATTGTTTCAATATCTTCCTCTACATGATTAGAAACAATTTGACATATCAACACATCCGGAAATTCATACATGCCACACTCTAAATCAGCTTGCTCAACACTATCATATGTTTTGATGTTTCCATCTTTATCCTTCATATAATCACTAAAATTCAAATCTTTAATGATTATAATTTTACCAACTGCATTAGAATTGTTCATAATTATTAATTATCAATATCATTTAATTTACAATATGCTTCATATATCAATTTTAATTCACTTAACTTACCTTTCTTACAACCAAACCCTATAGAAATAATTTCATTTTTATCAATATCATGAAATTTAATATACCCACTAAATTTATCGGAATGAATACTTAATACATACTCTGCCAATTTTGGTGGATTCTCAATATAATCTATAGCTTTCTTAATGTCAACCATAGGAATACGACCATGTTCAGTTATAGCAAGATTGTTTCCTTTATATAATTTAAACTCAACTTCTCCAAAATAACATGATATATAATCATCTTTAACAATTTCTGCCCATACACCTTTTAAATAAATTGTATATGTAATACTATTATCCCATGAAACTTTAAATTCATCAGAATCATAATAATATATAAACTTTAATTTATTATTTGGAATATTATATGTTGAAATTTCATTTTTATATTTATCAACTAATACTTTAAATTTATTTCCTTTATAACCCTTTTCTTCAAATAGGTGAATTAAATGTAGTTTTATTTCATTCTCACTTGCAAGTCTTAAACTTGCTAAATTGGGAGACCTATATAAATTATTATCATTTACTGTATTATCCAATTCAAAATAATATGCATCATTCTTTATTGATGAAGAATAACTTACAATCCTACCAAATGTAGGATTTACACCACTCCAATACACCCATTGACCGATTTCGAATTTTTTTTCTATATAGATTGGCTCAAACCAAATATCTATGACACTTGCTTCTTTTAATTTAAATAAAGTAGTTTGAAATTTTCCAATGTTAGTTTCAAATCCTTCACGGTTAAAGGCAAATCCTATTATTTCAGAAATTGCTTTAATATATTCAGGATATTTTAATTTATAACCTATTAATTCTTTAGTATCTTCTTTCATAACAGTTATTTCAGTTTTAATACTATTTTCTCTCATATTTATAATTCCACTATTATACTCAATGAAATCTCTGGCGTTTATTATTTCATATTTATCTCTAATATAAACCTCTTCACTTCCATTCTGAGTTTCAGAAATACAATGCTTTTTATATTGAAAATTATCGTAATAATAATAATGTCTCCAACCCAATAACTTATCGCATATTTTAACTTCTTCTGAACTTGTCACAAATATTGCAACTCTATGAGTTTTTATATAATCAATAGAAAATTTATTATCCATAATTAATATTAATTAAAACACCAAAACTAAATAAATTGAGAATAAAAAACAAATAAAAAAGGTGAGAATTTATCCTCACCTTTTAATTATTAAACATATTTATTTATTTTCTCCAATACGCAATATATTTAACTCTATTACTTGTAACATACGTATTCATATATGAAATATTATTACAACCACATTCATTAAATTCATCACCACCTTGTCTTGCACCTTTTACTTTTAAATAATAACAATATTCTTTACCTTTTTTTACATATTGAACGTTAGTTATTACTCCGATATGACCATAAGTAGGATTAAGATTTCCATATTCGGGTTGGAAAATTACAATATCTCCACTTGAAGGTGTACTTTTCTTACTATAACCCTTTTTCTTTAAAATTACACCGTAATCTAAAGCATCATAACCAGTACCCTTTTCAAATTTAAACTTGTTTTGAATGTAAGTTAAACACCAGCAACTAACATAACTTGCTTTAAGTCTACTAACCCCTGTCGTATCTGAATCATTCAATACAACATCGTTCATCGAATTCTCACTACATGATGCAGTGAATACTAACATCACAACTAAACCAAATCTTAAAAAATTTTTCATGATAAAAAAGATTAAATAATTTGTTCTAATATTAATTTTAACACCCATTAAAACTTAAGGTGTAGCTGTATCCAACAGCCACTTTAACGAGTTAAACATTCTTCTAATCTTTTTTCATAGGACAAAACAAAACTAAATAAAATATTTCATATCTCCAAAAATAATTTAAACTATTTTTAAAAATAAATTATTCACATTAATTTATTTTTATTTTTATTCTTGCAATATTGAATAATATAAAATACATTTGCTAAAAATAACTTACTATGTGGAAAGTATTTGAAACTAATAAACCTCATGAATCCGGAGCATACTACTGTTATGGTGCAATTAATAAGAAAACCAAATTTGAAAAATATTCAAGATTTGTAGCTTATTGGGATAATGATTGTCAAAAATGGTCAGATAAAGATGGAGAAGATTTAATTTATATCAATGACAGCGTAGAATATTGGTTTGATATAAATTTAGTTAAAACACCAGATTTCAGTAATTTTGATTATGATAAATATGAATTTGAAACTTTAATTGTTCCAGTAATGGAATATCTCGCCAATAATTATAATCCACATACTAAACTCATAATTGAGGATAGTCATGCCGAATTATTGGAAGGACAAAAAAGTTTTAAAAAATAATGAATTTATTAAAGATTAAACTATTATTATGTTATTAATTCTATTTTTCATATTTATAGGTTTTTGTTTAGGTAATATCTTTCAGATTTGGATTAGAAACAAATTTAATTAAAACTATGCCAACTAACAATAAAACTGGTAAAAGAATACCAATAACCCAAGCAAAAGAAATTGCAAATAAATTCGGTTATTCCCAAGTTATCATTCATGCTTATGATGGTGAAACTGGAATGCAATGTATTACAACGTTTGGTAAATCATTAGCTGATTGTAAGAATGCTGCCGAAGGTGGAAATGCTATTAAACGATTACTCAAATGGGATGAGGAATTATGTAATACAAAACCTAACAGAGTTAAAAAAGAAGAAATTAAATCTAATAAACCAAAATTAGTTACATTTAAAGATGAAGATATTAAAATTCTTGCTGAATTTTGTGAGAAAATTAGTAGACAAGAAAATTGTCCAGCAGAATTTAATGAAATAGTTAATAAAAAATTTTGGGAAATAATTTAAACTATCATGGATTTAAAACTAAAAATAGTAAAAGAGAAAAAAGATATTAACGGATTTTGTGCATACTTCGATAATCCTGATTTAAAAGGATTAATCGTTGAATGTGACGATATAAACAAAATACCGGAAGAATTGGCAAAATCAATAGAAGCTTATGTGAAATTTCTTATTGAAAATGATAAATTTGAATCAATTGAATATGATTTAAATTTAGATGAAATTAAAAAGAAAATATCAGAGGAACATATTTGCGATTTCTGTGGTGAAATTTTAATTGAAACCCAAAATGGATGGGTTTGTCCTAATGAAAGAAATAATCCAATATAAAGCTTAATTATATGAACTACTACTGGATTCATTACAAAAAACAAATCACTCAGTATAGAAATTCTGATTCTTATACTATAACCAGTTATGAAGAAAAGCAAGAAGTAATAAATGTTGAACCTTTAGTCTGGCTATATTATTATAATATTAAAGGTGAAACCATGCATGTTGAAAAAAATAATAGGTTTAAACTAAAAGCTTGTTTAATCAACTGGAAACCCATTACTGAATTAGAATATCAGATGTATAATGATTTGGAGATAAATTCTTTCACAGAGAAAAATTAATGAAATTTAAAAATATTAAATCTGAAATCCCATATTGGGATGAAGGTAATAAAAACGATTTTCCTTGGTTTAAAAAAGGCAAATGGAAACGAATATTAAGAAAACGAAACATCAAAAAACAAATTAAGAATTATGGAAAATAATGGTAATATAATCGAAATCGCAAATCAAATCCTGTTAAGGGTTTCTCATAATTTAGATGTAGGAAAAGATGATAAATTTACTATTGGTGAAATAGTTAATATCATCAATAAATATAAAACCTTTATAACCGATTCAATTAATACTACAGTTACAGAAAATATATCAACTACCGATTTTAACCCAAACCAACATATAGGTAAAATTATTGAATTTAAACCCAATGACTATAAATTTTATCAAGACTTCAGAACTAAATACAAAATTCCGAATAATGTCGAATTTAAAATAGTAGATGTTTCCCATAACAAAGACTATAAATTAATTGGTGATGGATATGGTAATCTGGAAGTTGAAGGAAAATACGGTAATGGCGCAATATATGTCGAAGAAAGAATTATTCTCGAAGTTTTAAATAATAATAAACCTGAAAAAATCTTAAACCCTTTAGATTTAGAATATATGCTTAATACTACTTTAATTAAAATCAATATCAACCCAAATACCAACACTATTGATATTGAAGCTCATGGAGATAAATGCCATTTCAATATAAAACCTTGCATAATTAATCATATCAGACTTGAAATAAAATAAATAACTTAAATTAATATTAACAATTAAAAACAAATTTTATGAATGAAGGTAACGGATTATTAAGACCAAGAAATTCACAAGCTGAAGCACCAGCATTGGCAATAGCAACGGGTGAAGACAGACCAGTAGGTGATGAAGTTGAAGAACAAGCCATTGGAAAATCTGACAACAAAATCAGAGAAATTGGAATAAGACAATTACACTTTGGTTATATCGTAACTGTAGGTTGCCATAATTTCGCAATTGAAAGTAGTGATAAAATTATTGACGTTTTAGGTCAATATTTGAAAAACCCAAACGAAACCGAACAAAAATGGTTTAAAGGTGAACTTCTTAAATAAACTATAAATTATATGCAAATACGTATAAAATTAGATAATTATTGTATTTTATATGTATTTGCATATAAAATTAAATTTATTTAAACCAAATTTTATGAACGATATAGAGAATATTGAAACTAAAGTAAAATCAAAGCTTCCATTTATTGTACGCTGGCTTATTATTTTAGGAAGTTGTATATTAATTATATTAATATGGTTATGCATGATTCCGTTCTGGATATTCGTCACAATTCCTACAGGCAGATTAATGCATGAATTTGATTTCGTAACAGAACCATATTATTGGGTTGTAATGTGCTATAGAAATGAGAAAATGTATTAAATTCTATGGAAGAAACGTTTACATTATTAGAAATTGAAAGAGCAATAGCACAATCACCAAAACATATTGTGCATTGTGAACCATCGCCATCTGTTGATGATGGATTTAGAGGTGATATAACAACGATTGAAGTTGATATGTTTTTATTTAGATTATTTAAATCAAATATGGAAAAGTATAATGAATATAAAAAACTAAAACATCTACCATGAACTTTAAAATTAATGAAAATAATAAAGCAATCTATGATAAAAATTTCGTTATCGTAGAAAATGATGATTGTGATGTTCAGCAATCAGATGGAAATGGTGGCTGGATAAAAGCTCAACCATTAAATAACGACCCACAAATACAAGAATTTGGTGGAATTACTGATTTACTTAAAATAGGTTTTTTAAATAAAAACTATAAAGTATATCAAAAAGAATCAGAACTTAAATGTTTTGTTACTAATGAACCATTAGAAATATATGATGTTGTTGCAGTTATTGATGGTTGGGAACAATTCGTATTATTTGCTGTATTCATGGGAACAATTGAAAATGATACCAATTATCTTTTCAAATATCTTTTTGATGATGCAATTAGAAATTATACTCCAAAAATAAAATAATAACATTTAATTAGAAAAATATGCACGACCCAATGGCAGTGGCTTTTGAAATTAGAAATCCATTTAAAAACAAAAATGGCTATAGAAATAGTTTAATTACTATATGGCATGTTGACCCTTGTAAAGACGGAACAGATGATAGTTGTGGTTGGTTTTTAAGACCAAGACATTTAGATGGAAATGTTTTGGATGAAATTAAAAGTGAATTTGATTTTAATTTCAAACACAATTATTGGTTTGACAAAGACGGAAAACAAATTTTTAGCACAATCGGAACTTTGCTGCAAATGTATAATGCTGCTACTTGGATTTATTTTAATGGAAATAGAAGGAAACAAAATAAATTTATGAAAAATCATTTACTTGATATTATAACCTTTGCTGAAAATCCCATAGATTGCGGTGGTGATAGTATCACAAATAAATGGAAATGTGAAAACCATGAAGAAAGATTTAATGGAATGGCAGGTATGATATACTCAGATATTTGCAGAAAACAAAGAAAATGGTATCAACACCCGAAATGGCATATTCATCATTGGTATATACAATTTAATTTTCTAAATAAATTTAAAAGAAGAAAACAATCTACCAATGTAGATGCTAATTTAAGAGTAACTATTTAATTTAGAAATATTATGAAGTTACAAAAAAAAATAAAACTTGATAATCAGATAATATAACTATAACCATGAAAGAAATTAGAAACACAATAGAAAACATTGAATTATACACAAATAGATGTGCTGGAAATTCAACAAGACAAGCAGATGCTGCAATTAATCTTTTATTTAAAGGATATATTGTCGAAGTAAGAGACCATTGGGAAAATGGAAATAATAAACAAGCAAATCTATCTCTTTTAGATAAAATTATCACCAGACTTAAATTCGAACATAGAACTGGAAATATAAATGTAGATAGGAGAAAATTAACTATTGAAATCGTAGATTAAAGCTTGGCTTTAATTAACGTACATTACCAAACTGTAAATCTGTACATTAATTATCTTTATTTATTAATAATCCTGTTCCTAACAACTGTAGCAAATGGAACTTCATGTACATTGGTTGCTAATGTATCAACACCTCTTACCATGCATTTATAACCAACAACTTCATTGGTTGTAAGACTTTTAATTTCATAAAAATCAACAACCTCAGCAATCTTAGTTGAAGATGGATATATTTTGAATTTATCTCCAATATTAACATTATTTATTGTCATGGTTGAATTATTTATTTATTTATATAATGCACATTCATCACACCAAGGAGAACCCCAAATTGTACATGAATAATCACCTTTATTTGCAGTACATTTCTTTACCTTTTTAACAAAAGTTTTACCGGATTTCCTAATATTAATATCAGTTTTATTCATTGTGTACATTGGTGTTCTAATATTAAATTATTTATTTAAACGTTTAATTCTGATACGTCTTTTGAATTTAGTCCACAGAAATTTGTGATAATTATAGCAAATTTCACGTAATCTACTAAATTCAGTATGGTCTATTTTTTCTTTTCTATGTGGTTTCATTTTGTCTGATATTACTGTACATTGGTGTTCTTGGTTTCATTTTGTCTGATATTACTGTACATTGGTGTTCTTGGTTTCATCATACCATTTAATAAACTCCACTACAGCAAGCCAAACCATTTCTAATTTAGTTAAGTTTTCATATCTATGAAAATCTTTTTTATAATTTCCATTTTCAAAATTAATATAAAATATATGACTATGGATTTGAATGTCACAATTTCCAAAATTCTCAATCTTTTCAACAACTGGCATTAACCAATCCCACGATGTATGATATTTTATTCCAGAAGTAGAATATCTTAAATCATTTTCAGGCGCATTTTCTTTTAAGAAATAATATCCTAAACCATCTTGAACATTTTCAATAAAAGAATAATCATGCTCTATTCTTGCACCCATGAATTTTGCAATAATTATATTACCTTCAACATATTCTTTAAATTTAGCATTGACTTCTTTTATGTTTTCCATATTACTGTACATTGGTATTATTTTTCTTCAAGTACATTCTACTGTAAATTAACTCCCTTTTAGTCTGGAAGTCATAATAATGCTCAATAACCCATCTTCCAGCTTTAACCTTTGCAACAATCTCTTCTTTATAATCAGAACCATAAACCTGTTTAGGATTATTAATAAGAGATTTCAATTCCTTGGACATTGGTTCTTTATTTGATTTTAATACATCGGCATCGCCACACATCCATCGCCAAACCTCTAAACTTATTTTGCCAATGTTCTTAAATCCTTTGTGCTTAACTTCAAACTCGCCATCAGTTTCATTATAGGAATAATCCCTACCAATTATGATTTCAGAACCATCCTTATTAACGAATATAGAAACACTCATATTTCCCATTTGTCCGTAACCAATATTCAACGTAGATAAATATTGCATTAAATTCTTTCTACCTTGTATTCCATTAATACTATTCTCAGAATGATATTTAACATTTTTAGGAAATTCATATATTTTCTCCTTACTGAAATAGTTTTTAAATACTAAATCACCGGAAGTTATATCAATCTCAGAAGTCAAATAACCCTTCTGCTTATCGACATATATAGGGCAAATGGAATTAATATTATAGTTAGCATCAGTTAAAACAATTTCATTGTAATTATTCTCTTTTATTAACCTGTAATACTCATGAGTATCTATCAATCCTAATGTTGAATCATCAATAAGATAAGGATGATAGTGTTTACCACAATCAAAACAGTATAAACCATCATTACCATATTCACAAAAAACTTCACCATGCTGATAATCCTTTTCAAGAATAGCTGTATAAATAGAACAAAATGCTTTTTCAACTATAGTATCATTTTTCTCTTTACACTTTAATATCCAATCATAAAACCTTTTAATATCACCCTCAATAGGATTAAAACAATGACCAATCCCATCTTTAAGTTTAAGCTTACCGGATTTTAAGTTTTCAATGATTTCGAGAAGTTTCATGCAGATATAGATTTTAAGTTTATGTTCGTAATATAGAATACGAAAATAGAATACTAATGTTACGAAGTTAAACTTTATAATTTAAAAATTCATTCCAAGACACCCAACCACAATCAGCATATACCTTATTAGGACGTTTAGGCAAATATCCTTCTGTCCATTTCTGCCTATCTTTAACATACTGAGCTTTCGTTTTAATATTAGGCATATTCTCATTTACATACTTCTTAGCCTCTTCATAAGTCCAATACATATACTATTTAATATTTATTTTATTCTCTTTTGCAAACTCTCTTAATACTATTGCTCTTTCACGATAAGCATTTAATAATTCTAACGGAGTTCTTGAATTATAAATTTTTTTATATGATAATGTTAATAATGATGTTAAATTAAGACAACCTGAGTTAATTCTATAAACACATTTATGACAATCATATAAATTAGAATTTTTATATGTAGGAATACAAAGTGTACATGTTGTTATTGAACTAAAACCAGTTAATAATTTAGCTGTACTATCACCAAAACCAGTCCAATTCTTTTCAATTTCTTCCAGACTAATACTCTCATATCTTTCAATTAAAGCCTTGAATTCTTTAATGTTTTCTGGTTTGTTATTAGTTTTCATGATATTATTCAATATTTATATTATTCTCTTTTGCATATAATCTTAATACTTTTGCTCTTTCACGGAAAGCATTGAGTAATTCAGATTCAGTTTCTGAATTTACAATATTATAATACGATTCTCTTAATTCAGATTTAAAACATCCATAATTAATTTCATATACACATTCAGAACAAATTTCATCACAAGCAATACATAAACTACAACTAAAATTCCAACCAAAACCAGTTAACTTATAAGCAACTTTAGTGGAATATTCACCAACTAAATCCAAGGATTCTATTTCCTTTTTATTACTCCAAACTTCCTCAATTTCTTCAAGTGTTATAGTCTCATATCTTTCAATAAGAGTTTTAAACTCTTTAACATTTCTAAATTTAGAATTGTTCTGGGTTTTCATGTAATATTTTTAATTAAAATTGTTATGAAAAATACTCAGCAATTATTTTAATTTGTTTTTTATTAAATTTTAAATCTCCAATATTAATACTATCAATTTGACGATTAGATTTAATATTACATCTGTTTATTGTAATAAATATTTCCTTCTCAATTTCAACATCCCCGAACATAACATAAGTATCAAAAAATTCACCAACATAAGTATTGGCAACTGTATTTTTTACATAGCCACTAATATTTTTACTATGATAAGTATTAATAACAACATTAGGTTGCTCAATTATTTTTGCCCATTCACCATTTTTATATATAACTTGATACCTACTATTTGATGATGCTGTTAATACATCACCATCATATAAATAAGTTAAAGCATAACCCAATAATTTAAACTTATCACCAGTTAAAGATATAATATTGGAGTTAATTACAAAACCCTTTTCTTTAGCAACAGAAATTAATGCCTCCTGAATTTCACTATAAGTAGCAAGTCTAAAACAACTTTCTTCAATACCATAACCTGAACCTATACTATCATAAATATATCCACATGTTGACCACATTTCACCAGATTTATAAACTGTGGGATTAGCAGTTAATTTAAAAGTTCTATATTGGGTATTATTTAACCAATGATTCTCAATTGTAGGAATTTTAATTACCGTAATCCAATCACCAACTTTATATATAGATTTATCATTATATACAGGTTCAAACCATAAATCTAATATTAATGCTTCTTTAAATAAAGAAGCAGCATCACTATCGGATGTTACACATTTCCCCTCTAATAATAAAGATTTATGTTGATGAAATTTATTTTCACTATTATCACATAACCAACCACAACCACCCAATTTCCCGATTTGAATTGCAGCCGATTCATATTTATAATATTCCGACTTTAAACGATAACCTATAATTTCTTCCATGTAAAAATTAATTTAAATATTATAATAAGAATACAGGCACAGATACCTTTCAATATTCTGACTTTGAGGACAGGCTTAGACTCGAACTAATATCAATCATTTCTGATTAAGGTTAACCATTACTCATCACATGCCCAACCTATATTCTTTTTAATAATTGATAATCTGACTCGACAGTCATTCTACCAGATTGTACAATTTTAGTGCATGTAGTACCAATTACTATGCAAATATATAAAATAAATTAAATAATACAAATTTATATTATTCATTTTATTTTAACTATCTATATTATTTACCTATTTTAACAAATGCTAACGAGTAATACCTAACAAGCCTATCAAAATCTTTATTGATATACATATCATATACAGTAGTATCATTAAATTCCTTTAATAAACCAGTATTATAACCAACCCTCTTATAACCACTTGTTATTAATAATTTATATATAAATCTCCAAGCAATATCCGTAAACCTATTTTTCTTAAACTTTAAATTATCATCTTCATTTGTAGGAACATATATTTCCCATGTTAATAGAATATCATCCCAACCATCATTACCATTATCATTGCCATCAAAATAAGCAGTATCAGGAATGTTATTATCTAACATAAATGAAGCTAATTCTGTAGGTTTAACATCCATAATACTAAGAGACTTAAATTTCTTTTTATTTAATGGAACTTGACTTTCAAGTTTGAGAAACGCTGAGTCTAAAGCTTGGATAATTAAATCTTTCATGGTTGATATTATTTTGTTTGTTTTATATACGAAATTAATAATCTAATGTTACTAACATATATTAATCATATTATAATTTTCATGAAAATATTTTAATAATTTATTTGGATAATAAAATATTTCAATTTACATTTGTTTCAATTTAAAACTAAATTAATGTAAGATGCAAAGTATAATGTTTTTTAATCTTAATACTAAACAAAAAGATAAATTCAACCAAGTCTCAGATATAATTAAAGCAAATCATTATCTTAAAGACAGATTAGAAGCTTTAAAACAAGCAGGATATTCAATTACTATTAAATCAATCAGAAAAGGTAGATTATATCAATTACTAAAAGGTAAATTAACTAAAACTGATGTTACCGATACTATTATAATGCAAGTAGGATATTATATAAATGAAAATAAATTTACACATCAAAATTATTACATAACTCTTTAATTTAAAAACATGAATACTTATTTTGAAACAAGCGATTACGACAAATTTAGATTCGGAAAATTTAACCGTAGCATTGACCAAGCAAACGTTGAGCAAAAAAAACGTAGTATTAGACTATATGGATTATTAGACCCAATTACAGTCCAGAAAGAAGGAAAATCCTATGTTATTTATGACGGAATGCATCGTTTTATTGCATGTACCGAACTCGAAGTACCTTTAAAATGTTTATTAACAAGCAATGAAACAAGAGAAACAGTTATTGCAAGAAATAGTGCAGTAAAACCTTGGAAAAATGATGATTTAGTTAATGGCTATGCTAATGGCGGTAACGAAAATTATAAATTAATTAATAAATTCAAAACTCTTTATCCAGATTTTCGCTCTGAATCATACTCAATAATATTAGCAACAAATAGTGATGTTGTTAATACAAGAGGTAATTTAAAAAATGGAACTTTTTTAGTTACTGATTTTAAAGCATCATGTGAATTTGCAGATAAACTTATGCTTATTAAACCATATTCAAAAGTTTATATCAAAAATAGATTCATTAATGCAATTAAACAAATCATCCAAACTAATCCTAAATTCGATTGGGATTGGTTTATCAGAAATCTAAGCAAACCAAAATTCCAATATATTTTCGATGGAATTGATATTTGTGGTATTTTTAAAGATAAAATTATTGAAGTTTATAACGATTGCGCAAGAAATGTCGCAAGAATAAATTAACGATATGGAAACATGGAAACCTGTTGTTGGATACGAAGAACTATATTTTATTAGCTCCAAAGGTAACATTAAATCTATAATAAACTCCGAAATAGTTGATATAGTTAAACAATATTGGGATATTAAAAGAAATAAATATTATTGGTATGCTGTTCTATATAATAATCTTGGGAAAAAAGAAAAAATTTCTATCCATTCCTTAATGGCTAATGCTTTCATTCCTAAACCTGAGAATTATCAATTGGTTAAAAATAATAAATTAATCATTAAATTTATTAATGGCGATGCTGATGATTTAAGAATAGATAATATTAAATGGGAGTATATGAAAAAAACAATTACTCCCACTATTCCAATACCAACCATACCAATATCTAATATGCCAGTATCTAATACAACAATAAGTATTACGGATATTAAACCGGAAGTTAAAAAACCTATTGATGTTGATATTACGTTTTTAGATTTATTCTATACTTCATTTATAAAATTTAATAAAGATGAATTAGTTAAAATCATTCTTCTTATACTTGAAGAATATGATAAAGAACGATTACTAAATAATCTGAATGAATTTTGGTTAGAGCAACCAATGAATATTAGAATTAACGTCATTAATAAACTTAAAAATATTGTAGATAACTTACCTGCTGATAATAAACCTGTAGATAATAATTGTATTATTAATATTGAGAAACAATTTGAGTCAAATGAATTAAATAAACAAATTGAACTCATGGTTAAAAATTATCTTGACCCAGATATTATAGAAAGTATTAAAATATTTGCAGATAAAAATGTTAATATCGAAACTATTGCAAAAATATATAAACTCGATGTTGATATAATAAAAAATATTATCGAAAGTTAAAACAATTGCAAGCTAAATTAAAAAACCCCAATGCTAATACTAACATTGAGGTTTTTTCTTTTAACAATCTTCTTATCTCTCAGGTTTATTTTATTTAAACAACCAATACCAAGCCTGAAAACATAGAGAGAAATAAAAAAACCAAACTCCCAATATTTCCATAAATTTACCAAATAAAGTTTTTTCATTATGAGGTATTATTGCACGTGTAATTAATGAAAGTGATATATTAAATACCTTTAAAACTGAAAGAAATTGCAATACTCCAAATACAAAAGTAATCGCTAATAAAATTTTCATAATTATAATTATTTAGTTTGTTTTATTTAATTTAACTTGTATATTTAAACAGTTTTATAAGTAAATACCATACCAGAATAGTTAATAATATCCAGTAAATAACTCTAATCCTTAACCTTTTAAACTGTTCAGGATTTAACTTATCATTTAACAATAAATCATACAGATTAATTAATGTAAATATTGTCAATATAAATGTTACTACTACTAATATAAACTCAATCATTCCTATTATTATATCCATATTTAAAGTTTTTATTATTTACAATATTAGATACGAGAAAAGATTATATTTGTTACAGATAAAAACACGTACATTACATATGAATAAAATAACAAGTAATATAGTTATTCTAATACTCTTTTATTATTCGAATTTATCTATTTAGGTAATTGAATACTTAAATACAACTTTATATGTACTATAACTATTAAAATCTGTTGAAAACTGTACCTATAGTGGGTTTAATATGTGCGTTTATTTTCAGTAAGTTATACCCTGTACATTACAAAATGTGAATATTAGTAATGATAAAATTAATATTCAGGGTAAAATCTCCTATAATAGCTATTATATTAGTCAGTATTGGTTAAAATCTTCTATAATGGATAAAATAATCTAAAATAAATGTAATAACGTAGTGCCCCCACGTCGAACACCGAGTCATATAAAAATTTTTACCAAACTTGATTTTATAAAATTTTATAATTTAGAATGAATATAAATAGCTGTACAATGGTAATTTAGAATCGTTCTAAATATAGGACATTCCTAATAGGTATTTAGGTATTACAATACTTAAATTCTCGAATACAAATCTTAAATAAAACAAACTATTAGCAAAGCAATCATTACGAATAGTTTTTAATTAAAATCTGTACAATTGTATGGTAGGTGAAACCTCTGAGAATGTTTTTAATTAAAACTTGTATGAGAATATTTGTCCAGTAAATAATAAAATAAACTGGACAATACAAATCGAACATTGCTAATGGTTTTAAATAAGAAAACCCATCCGAGCTATCGCAGCTTTGGATGGGTACAACCAATAAATATTAAACAATGACTGTTATCGCCCTAAGTAGGACTTACGAGAATAGAACGTTCTCATCATCATCTAAAATTCAAATTTTATATATTTTTAGCTCATATCCTGAATTGCTTCAATGACTTTGATATTATCTTGTTTAAATTGTTCATACCAATATTCTTTAGCTGCTTGGGATTTAGCACCTATAATAAAGCCATCATACAATCCTAAGTTATAAGATGCTTGACAATTTAATGATGGATATTGTTTAGATTCTTTCTGAGCTAATTTAGCAGCATCTTCTATTTTTACATTCTTCTATTGTCATCTTAATATTATTAAGTTAAAGATTGATTTTACTTTCAATATACAAAAAATCCTTAGATAAAAAATCAAAACTATAAAGCAAATTAAGTATTTTTGTTAATATTTTATATTTGTACAATAGTACCACCATTAGGTAAAACACTAACGGAAGGTTTAGTTTCGTAGACTACAACATAAATTGAATCTGAATATCCATTAGATGAATTATACCTACCTATTGAAGATATTGCTGGAACTACAGCTATTATATTGCAGTTATTATTAATTAGTTCTTGTAATTCTAATTCTAACATTGCTGCTGAATTAGCAGCAATTGTTTTAACTTTTTGATTATTCATATATACAATGATTTATATTTAAAACTTAAATTTCTTTGGTATCTGGAACTCAACAGAGAAACCATTAACCACATCTCCAATTCGAAAGGTATAATTACTATACTCATTCATTCTAAGTACCGATTTAACAGGTATGAATTTTAGTGGGTATAAAACCATATTGAACGTTTTAATTAAAAACCTTTGGTATAGTGGGATATTAGGTTTACCCTGTTTCTCGTTCAATATTTGTACCACCCAAACCTTATGGTTAAATTTCTTTGGTACACGATTATTTCTGGCATTGATAGGTTTAACATTATCGTACCATTGTTTTTTACCAGAGGTTTCCAGAGTTAGATATTGTTTGGTAAATATATCAATACGTTCAGTTTCAGAACCGTCTTGATTGTTTGCTTTTAAATACTCAACCATATCTGATACTTTAACCAGATGTGAAATACCAGCTCCAAAGAAGTTATCTTTAGAAAGTTTACCAGTTTGGTAATATTCAAGCATAGCTTCTCTTGTACCAAAAACTGTATTATAGTTAAGCATGAGATGTTTTTCAAAATCGGAGTATGATGTATTGTTGAGGATATCTTCACGGGTTTGCATATATGCACCATTACCAGTATATTCCCGGAAATCTTGTTTTAATTTCTTAATGTCTTCGAGTATAGGATAAGCACAATCTTCATTTACCATTCTGATTAATTGTGCTTTATAGCCGCTACTTAAAGCTTTTCTTAAACTGTTAATAGCAGAAAATAATGACAATGAGGGAGTTGACCAGTTTGTATTAACTTCATTAATATTAGGTTCTGGAATTGTATTTTTATGTTTCATAATAATATTTATTGGTTAGTGTATGATACGAGAGTAAGAATAAATTGTTACAGATAAACCAAAAAATATAACCGTACAATGGTATTAATTAAAATATGTACAATGGTTTCATTAAATAGATTGTATTATCAGTAGTCTACCTACCTAATTTAGAATTATTCTAAAGTTAAAATATAAGGCAGGGTTGGATTACTTCACCCAAGTATAACCCTGACAATTATGTATACGGATTTTAAATAAAAATGTTTCAATGTGGATTATAAATCATATATCCATCATTATCTTTTTTAATTAAAAAGAATCCATGTTTGCCATAGAATTCGTATAATCTTTTAACATCACCACCGAGTATACCACTAACCCATAATTTAATGCGTACATTATGTTCATTAGCTATTTTAATAACTTCGGACAATACCAGAGAGCCATATCCGGTATTGCGTAATGATTTTTTTATAATGATTTGAACAAGATAGATATAGTCGCCTTTATTATCTGTACAATGCTCAAGTTTAAGTTCTTGGATTTTGTTTCTATATTTATTCTTTTTTAAATAAAGAATGTGATTGTCTAATACTTCTTGTGTTAACATAATTCCAGTATTTTATATACATACTTAAAAAAAGAATTTAATAAATATCATTACTAATCAGTTTAAATAAAAACTCCGGAACATTCATAGAACATTCCGGAGTTTTAAACTCCTTATTTTGGATTTCCAGGACCGCCAGTATCAGGGCCAGGTCCGCCTTCAGGCGGAATATCTGGAGGCGGTTCTGGATACAAGGAAGTTGGGTTTACACCATCAACTTTTGTTACAATACATTGAGCATTAGTTTGAGAAAAACTAAAACTCATACATGCAATTAATGCTGAAATAATGAGAACTTTTTTCATATTATAAAATTTAATTAAGTAAAAATAATAATTATTTTATATAAATACAATAAAAATATTAAATTTTAAATTATATGTTCATGAATGTAGGTTCTTCTATATCTCCTTCATGTATTGGAAGAAGTCTAAAAGATTTATTAGGTTCATGGTTTAAAATTTCTTCGCATTGCTCCTTTGAATATATACAGAAGCTTCCTTCCATATCTGGATGTAAATCATTTGTATCATCATTTATTATTTGATAACCGATGATTTTTAAACCTTCTGTACATTTATTAGCGTTAAAATTGGCAGTATATTCACCATCAGGAATATCGCCCAATAATCTCTTTACTTCTTTCTTAGCGTTTTCTTCTTTCTGGTCATCCCTATCAAACAGAAATACATCTGTTTCGGAATAGCCAGCGACATCAACAGCATAATCCTGAACACTATCCAATAATGAGATAATACCTTCCAAATTTTCGTTTAACAATGGAATTTTATTCCATTTAACAATAGTGAGTATAGTTTCTTTTTGTTCTCTGAGTAATTTCCAATCCATATTTTGAATGAACTCTGGAACATGTACATTACTAATAGGTATGCTTGTACCTTGTCCACAGATTAAACAGATATGGTTTAAGCTTGGCATATCGTTATCACACTCCGTACAATGCTCATAAACGATATCAGTATAAACTGGTTTCTTATCAGCTCTCATAGCTTCGATATGGTCAATAGCTGCACCATAACCAGATTCTTGATATATACTATAACATTTATTAATTACATTAAGAATTGATTTTTTCATTTGTTTATTTTTTTTATTGGTTGTACAATGGTATACGTACAATAGAATTAAATGTTACAAAACAAACCGGGAAATATATGTACAATAGTTTTAATTAAAAACACGTACAATGATTATTCTTATTGGAATTGATTCTTTGAAAGTCTTCGTACAATTGTTTTAGTTCATACAATGACAATTTTTCTAACCACATTCGTACATAGTCATTATTGTTTTCACCGATAATTTGATTAATATTATCAATAAAACTCCTACGTGCATTTTCCAATGCAGCATTATCTAATTGCTCTATTCTCATTGTAGATTGTTATAATTGTATATATATAAATATAAAAAAATTCCTGAATAACTATAATTCAGGAATTTTTATTTTCTCTAACAAAATCAATTACACACAAGCATAAATGATACTTAACACATTATGTGTTTTATATAGCCTCTACCATTACTGTAAGCTCATCATACGAAAGAGTATCTAAGAACTCTTTTGTGCTTTCAAGAATAGTTTCAATACTATCCTTGGTACTATTGTCAACAGTTTCAATAGTCTTAACACCTGTTAACTCTTTCTTAGTGTTATCGAGAATGGTTTGGACAAGTTCATTTCTGGAAAATTCTTTAACTTTGCTCATAATTATTTAGATTAGGTTAAACATTTTTAATTAAAATTGTTATACTGGAAAGTTATATTTATGTTCAGATATCATTCTTTGACGCTCCGAAATCAATTCCTTTTCAAACTTAGATTGCTCAATCTCATACTCTTTAATTGTTTCTTTAAGCTCAGGAATTCTACTATTTTTAGAGTCTAAGCTACCAATGAGATTATTAATGTTTTGTATCTTAGACTTAACAGCATCAATTTTATTAAGGGCAGTACAAACGGATAATGAACGTACATTATGGTAAGTACCTTTCATTCTATTCTCGAAATCGGTTTTAAGAAAAGATATTTCTTTGCCTTTATAATGTTCATTCATTTTATTATTAAAGTTTTCACTTTCATTATAACAGTTTTGAACTATACCCATTTCAACATCTATAAAAATTGGTTGACCAAATTGTCTATCAATATAAAACTTATCCATAATAGTATGTTTTTAATTAAAACTTGTACATTAATATTCACCGCAAAATTTAAGGCTAATAGTTTATTTATTCACCGCAAATAATAAAGCACACCAATTTAATAGTGTGCTTTATTATGGTTAAAACTGGCAAAGTTCGTTATCTGGTTGAACTACAAAACAACTATTGATAACTTCTTTTTGTGCCAATTGGTCAGCAATACGTTTAAATTTCAAACCAATTATCTTACCATTGCCATCGTTAACCCTATAATCTGTTTTGTCACCGTTAACAACTTCATAACCGCCAAATGTTTTTGGAAATAAGTTTTCGTCTTTTACGTTGAATATCATTGAGATATTATAACCAACTTCAAGTAACTCTTTACATTTAACCCAGTTTTTACCTGTATATGAGAAAGTTAAATGATAGTTTAAAGGCTTATTATTGAACTTGTTAGGGTTCTTTGTATAATCGTAGAATTGAACGTCAGGAAATATCTCAAAGATATTTTTACCATTATAATAGGTATTTTGCCAGTCAATATCACTGGTGCAATTTAAACGGGCAGAAAAACCGTAACCATTTTTTTCAGCATTGGTTTTATGGTTTAGCATTTCAGCAATTAACCATTGCATAAAAAACTCATTATTTTCGTAAAATAATTTTGTTTTTGTAGTTCTACAATTTTCAATTTTGGTTTTACCTGCCATTATTTCCATACCAGCACGACCGGATGTGGCTAAACAACCTTTACGGCATTCAGGAGTAGAGAAAGGACAGGTATTATAACCTGAAACATTTGCAGGAGCAAGGTAAATTCCATAAGTCATTTGGTGTGAAATTTTACCATTTTTAGCTAATTTTGCGCTTTTATTAACATCACCTAAATAAGTAAGTTTAGTTAATTTCTTTGCATTAGCGATTGATTTAAATTCTTTCATTGTCTTATTTTTATTGGTTGTATATTAGTATACGAATTTTAATTAAAAATGTTACAGATATAAACAAAAAAATCCCCTCACACACGATGGTCAGGGGACTAAAACTGTTCAGGAATTTGACTGATTTACGGGCATCCGGAATGATTACTCCATCGTTTGCGGTATATTATCGCACCGTGTATGTATCCGGACAAGTTTTGCAGCCTCGCTGTTGCCACCTGCAAGCCGTTAGGGATGCGGGAGGGATAAGCGTAAGGCGGGCATTCATATGGTGCACAGGCAGTCATTTAATATATAGACAGCCAAGCGTGCGGATTGTGTAGTCAAAACCAAAAAGACTAACCTTGCAAGGATTTCATATCTTTTAGTTATTTTTGGTTTATCCTGAACAGTTATTTTCTTTCTAATTATTATTTATTCGGAATTTAATTATTATTATATAGTTTTTCTACTTGGGAGTACCCCTCGTGGGAGCTGCTAAATTTACGGCATTTTTCATAATTCTGGCATTTTAAGTTTATAATCCAGTTACTTTGTTTTGAAGCAGATTCTTAATCGCTTCTGATATGTAAATATACGAAATTTGTTTTTAATTGTTACAAGAAATTAAGTTATATTTTTTCAATATTGCATTTTTTCTTTTCCAATATTCATTAGGTGTTAATTCAATATCAGCTAAAAGTATGCATTCTACTGAACCTTTTAATGATTCAATATTAGTAGCAGATTGACACCATTTACCATTTCTATCATAAAGGGAATATCCAAAATAGTTATCAGGATAAACAGTAAATTCTTTATATTTAATTTCAGGTTTAATAATCATTGTCTTTATTATTGGTTTGTATATAGTAATACGAATTTTAATTAAAAATGTTACAGATATAAACAAAAAAATCCTCCTGTGACAAGCAGGAGGACTACAACCAAATAACAATATAGACAACCTTATTTCTTATTTACTTTACTTTTGAGTAACTTGTACAATGCTGGGTTTTCAGTTTTCATTGATTCCCATCTGTGCTGAACTTTATTATTTTTACACATTTTATATATGTATTAGTTTAACATCTTTGTACATTATAATACGATATATTAAAATAATTGTTGCAAAACTTCTTCAAATATTTCTTCTTTATTTTGAGCTTCAATAGCCTCAACTAAATCATTCTCAATATCAGCATACCATAATCGACCTGTTAAAGTACTTTCAATAGTACAATGCCCTAAACTATGTATATGAACAATGATAACTAATTCTCCGGTATAACCTTTAAAATCATCTAAATGTTTCTTATTTATAACATATAATTTATCCATGAGACTAATGAGGTTTAATATACATACCACAAATATACATAAGAAATTAATAAATGTTTTTTATTGTTGACTAACGTATAAAAATATTACATAAGAAATATCATTCTTTTTATAAAAAGAAAAACCTGCCTAAGCAGGTTTAAATCTATTAGTTATGTTTAATTAGATTAAATAAACCACTCGCAACAATAGGAACTTTAAATCTTTGTTTATTTTCCTGTGCAATAATTGTTTGAACATACCAAGGAGTATCCTCATCTTTGGTAATTGCATTATATAATGCATCAATAAGTTCTTTCTTTGTTGAGTTTAAAGCTCTGGCATAAACACAATATTTATAACCAACGCCATCATCACCTCTCATCCAATCAAAGAACAAAGCTATAAAACCACGTTCATTACGTTTACCGTATTGGTGATAGCTTGCTAATTCGATAAATGCTTTCTTTGTCATTGTCTTAATTATTGGTTGTACATTTATATACGAAAAAACCTCACAATTGTTGCAAGGTTTTTAATTAAAATCAGTCTTTTAGGTGAGTATATTTATAATACTCTTCTGAATGTGTTTGATGAAATATTATTGGAATTTTATTCTTAACAAGTAGTTCAACCTCTGAACTTTCAACAGCATCAATATAAGTATCTAAATGCGAACCAGCACCATAATCAACAATCACACCATTTTCGTTAACACCAGAAAATAATGTAGTCATTTTAATTTCTTGAATATAATTACAAAGTTTAACGAATTCAATACATGCCTCATTCATATGGTTTGAAGCGTTAAAAATAGCATTATTATCATTATTAATACAATCATTAATTTGTTCAGAAAAATCGCTATTTTTGGCTAAACCTTTGTATCTTACAAGTTCTTCATCAATTTTACCAATAATCTCATCGGTATTACTTTCGTCTTCGAAATCATTATATTCGACAATATAATCACCATCAATTGCGTATGTTCCCATACCAATATATAAACGTTTTAAATTTGGTTGAACTTGTTTCATTTCTCCAAATAATAAAACCAGTTCTTTGAATATCTCAACAGTTTGTTTATTTAATAAATCTGCTGTTTGTCTTTCAAATTTTTCGATTAAAATATCTGCTCTCATTGTTGTATTATTTATTTGGTTGTACAATATAATACGAAATAAAACTGTTAATGTTACAGTTTTTAATTAAAATCAATTCAAATTAATTTGTTTAAATGGGTGAGATTTTCTATAATATCTTAAATATTGATAGCGTACATTGCGAAATGTATCAATAATATAAGTCATTGGGAACATTCCACCAATGATACATAAACCGCCAACAGCACCGATAATGGACATTGGAACAGTAATAGGTTTCATATATTCAGGACTATCGTTAATAATTTTCTCACAATTAACATAGTCACATTTCATTAAATAATTTGTGTACTTCATTTTAGGTTATACATAAGTACAGCAAAAATACATTATGTACAATCAAATGCAAGTAAAAATAAAAAACCTGTTACATTTTTGACATAACAGGTTTTTTAAGTGACGAATGTAAATTTAGTACATTAGTTTACGGTTTTTAATTAAAAATGTTATAGATTGTACAAACTATTTTAAATAAAAAAAGTGTGCCAGTTCTGGTTAAACTGATAGCACACTCTTTATAGAAATTTGAAATTTGTACAAATATACAAATTAATATTAAAAATAAATGGGGATTAACCCCTTTTATTTAACATGTAGTGAGCATGTATTCAAGTACCTTGCTATCAGTTTCCTGCCTTTTCTCTGGTGCTGCAATATTTCTGGAATCATCATTAATATATGAGTTAATTCCATTATAAATGAGCCATTCATTTACTTGCCCATTGTACAAATATGTTTCTTTATTTATACGGGTTTTAATATCCTCAACGCTGTTAAACCCTTTGGTTTCAACTGCAATGATACCAGAGGCTTCTAAAACCTCAGTTATACGGTCTTCTACATTAGTAATCATGCGACCGCCAAGTAATTCATATTTAGCTGTAATACTTTCAGTAATTTGCTTTGCATCGTTAACAAACAACTTCAACATAACATCCAATTTTTTGAATGAGTGTTTAATCGAATCAGTATGTTTACCAACGATACATAAATTGAATTCGTTCATTTCTTGAACTGGAATAGATAAGCCATTGGTACAAACCAAACGGAAATATCCGAAAGTGATTTTATACTTAGTTAAACCATTGTAAGAGTGCTGAACTCTAAGCATAGGTTGAATAATATCGCCTTTACTGCTTTTAATCCTGTAAGCATATCGAGCGTCAGTTATTACGTAGTCAACGTAAAAACGGGCAAAATTAAGGTGCGAATATGTTACTGTATATTCAACCTCATTTTCGTTTAATACACGTTTGATTTCTGGAAATATTTCACTGTTAGGAACAAGTTCATAACGTGGTGAACAGTAGTTTAAATCAACTTCTAATTCACCTCTAAAATCATCCTGAAAAATAGTACCTACAACGACTTTTGAATATTCGCTGTTTGTTCTACGTGGATTATCCCTCATTTCAACCTTAAACAGTAATTCACTTAATGTGAGTGCTTCTGTTCCGATTTTAACTTTTTTAATCCTTGCCATAATATTTTATTTTATTTGGTTTATATATAGTAATACGTTTTTTAATTAAAATTGTTATACAAATATAAACTTTTTTAATTAAAATTATCACAAACTTTATTTAAACTAAATCTAAATAAGCAAACATAAAGGCAGGGTCGGATTACCGCACCCAAGTTTCACCCTGCCTACTATATTATACGTAAATGTTTTATTATTGTTACATTTTTTAATTAAAAAAGGGAGAATTATTCTCCCTTTCCTGACTTTAGTATTGATATACCCATAAACTCATCCCATAATTTAGTTGGGTCAATCATTAGGTTTAAATCTCCTTTTACTTTTAAGATAATAAACTTTGCAAATTCAATTCGTTTTTGTGCCTGTATTGGATTTACATTTACTTCAAAACCTGCATCGGATAAATGCGACATCACCACTATTTTTGCTCTTACTTCATTCATTGTCTTAATTATTGATTGTATATTGATATACGTATTTTAATTAAAATTGTTACCTGTATCTATAAAAATCACCACATAATAAAGGTTTCTTCTCATTATTGATATTCCCTCTTATACCTTTAGCTGGTGCATTTAAACTGGCAGCTTTAAAGATATTACCATCAAAATCGACAAAGCAATGAATTGCTTTACTTCCAAATGTAGTGATGTATATTTTATAAAACTTTTGACCTTTAGTCATTGATATAATTGGATGAGGTAATGTAAAACCATGCCTATTCCAATCTTTAATTTGTGCTTCTTGTATTTCCTTTACATAATTATCAATTGCTTCCATTGTCGTAATATTTATTTGGTTTGTATATAGGTATACGTTTTTTAATTAAAATTGTTACCTATTTTAAATAAAAAAAAGGGAGATAATCTCCCTTAATTTTGTTTATTTGTTTTACTCTCTTTCAATCCCAATACCAGCGTATTGACTCATTTGTTTTAGAGTTCTTTGCTGTTTGCGATTGTTAATACTTTCTTTACCGTTATAATACTTCTTAACGTCTTTAAATGTTTTACTCATGGCATTAAATTTAAATTGTTATTATTTATTGGTTTGTACATTAGTATAGAAAAAAACCTGAAAGATGTTACATTTTTTTAATTAAAAATTGTACATTAGATTTTACAAATGATAGGATTATAATCCTCCGGTTTTACTGGTAATACTGCATCCTCATCTTCTTCATTCAAGTCAACTGAAAAGATTTCAGGAGTATTTTCTTCTTGTACATGGTATTGAAAATGTTCACCTACTTCTTTAATCCAAGATTCAAAAGTTTTTGCAGCTTCTAATGGATTTTTAGCATCGAGCTGAATTTCCAGACTTACTTTATACTCTGCCATTGTCGTAATATTTATTTGGTTTGTACATTAGTATACGAAAAGTTAGTACAATTGTTACAGTTATTAATTAAAGTTTGTTACAAGTATAAACCTTTGCAATTATATGCTACTTCGCAAACTTCATTAATAAAATCAATTTCATTCTTAGCTATTAACCCCAAATGTTTTTGTACATTATCCTTAATGGTTGTTATAGATGAAAGAATTGAAAAATCTTTAATCTCACTTAATTCGTCCGCAATTTCTTGCGCTCTATTTTCAGAAATATTGTACTTTATTAATATTGGTTTCATTGTCTTAATGTTATTGGTTAATAATCACTTCTATAAAACTCAATATATGTTAAATCTTTATTATACTTAACTCTTAAAGTTGAACCTATACCCCAATAAGCACCTCCTTTGTCATAAGCACCATCATTGCACATTGGTACTTTACAATCAAAAACCTTACCAACAATTTTATAATGTGGTTTCCCATTTATAGTCTCACTTGGTTCTGGGATAACATTAGACCTGCCCATTGGAGCACCATATCTACCATTCACTTTGGTTATTATTTTGTCAATTGTTCTCATTGTCTTAATACTATTGGTTATATCTATATACGAAAAAACCGTGCAAATGTTACACGGTTTTTAATTAAAATTGTTGGTTAGTCTTAGCTTAATATTGCATCGTAGTTTACCAAGTCTTGATACATTAAAACCTCTTTATTATCTTTTAATGCTTGCAGCCAATTTTCGGCAAATTTGCGTATTGTAGCTAAGATAAATTTTTCTTCTCTCTTTGGTTGCCTGAATGGTATTTTTACGTTCTTCATGGCTAAATACTTTTCTTCTCTTAGCTCCAAATTTGGCATTCTGTATATGCTTTGCCCACCATTACCGCCAAAACATTGGGGATGCAATTCCATATCGTCCAAATGCAACATTAAAGAAACTAATTGCGGTTTTTGTCCTGCTACTTGGTGAATATTTAAATCACTTGCAGCAATACCGATTTTAATATAGTCACCGCCAAAACTACCTGAACTTAAACCTACATATCTAAAAGCATTAGCGGGTAAAACTTCGTCCAATATGTTCTTAATCTTTTCAATCATTGTCGTAATTGTTATGGTTATATATATATCTATATACGAAAAAACCTGTAAGATGTTACAGGTTTTTAATTAAAAAAGTACATTATACAAAATACTTATTGGCACTGAATTGTTTAGTAAAACCTACCAGACTACGATTAGAATCTGGATAAGTATTAACTACTCTCTTTGCCTCTTCCAAACTTAACCCACGTCTTAATATTTGTCTTCTACCTGAAACCTTAAAGAACTTCACAACTTTGTAAGTTCCTATATATGTTTTGTTTTCGTTACTCATTGTCTTAATATTTATTTGGTTTGTACATTAGTTTACGGTTTTTAATTAAGATTGTTACATATATAAACAAAAAAACCCGTACATTACTATACGGGTTTTAATTTACCTAATTTTATTATTTTAACCGCAAGTATTTACTTGCAATATATTCAGGTTTATATAGTTTAATCCCTATTGCAACCTTTGTTTCTGGTTCTTCTAAACTTAACACTTTGGCGGTAACAGTTTGACCTATTTTTAAGGCAGATTTTAAGGTTTTACTGTTGCTACGGGTTGAGATGTGTTTAATTATAACATTCTTTAAATCTTTGTGGCTTGTTGCAATTAAACATTCCTCAATCTTATTTGAAGAAATTTCTTCAATAGAAACAACTTTCAGATTAACATCAAAAAAATTCCATTTACTTAAATCTTTCTTTGTGTAACCCTGAGAAATAAGTTTTTGATATACTCTGATTTCCTTTTCTTTTCTCTTTTCGGCATTATTTTTTTCAGGTTGTTTAACTTCAATAGATAAACTACTTCGATTAATAATTGAATAACCTTTTAAATCAATACCTATTGCATCGGTAGGTAGTAAATAAGTACCTTTTTTTTCATTGTAAAGAATACAACCAGCTTGTTCAATTGAATTTTTTTCTTCAATGCTTGTAATAGAGATAATTAAATTTGTCATTGTCTTAATATTTATTTGGTTTGTACATTAGTATACGGTTTTTAATTAAGATTGTTACAAACATTTAAACTTTTTAATTAAAAAATGTATGTATATGAACATTGTATAAACAAAAAAAGAGGGTGCATCCCTGCAACCTCTTTTTACTTTACATTAAATAAACACTTCTTTATTTTGTCATTGTCTTTAATTCTGCTTTAATACGTTTGGCATTGTCACCTCTCCAAGTTGAAGCATTGGAAAGAAAATACAGTACAATATCCTTTGCACTATCCATGCCGTAGTTATCGGTTATCTTATCCAAACTTCGCATTGCATCTAAGTATGGAACTGCACCGAAATAAACGTTTTTCCAATCTTTACGGATTTCACTTGCTATTTCATGTAATGGGCGTACTATACCATTTGAGCAATTTACAACTACTGAATTTTTCATTTGTCTTGTTTGTTATGGTTTGTATATTAGTATACGTTTTTTAATTAAAATTGTTACAAAATAAACCATATATTATAAATTAATATATGATTTATTTTATAGGTTCTATTTAACAGGTTTGTGTATAAAAACCCATTGCGTAGGTTTATAAGGTTGCCCATGTAAATCTGTTTTACCTTTTAAGTTTCTACTTAGTACATTACACAAAATTACTTTCCTACCTGCTAACTTCATACAATTAATGTACGAATTTAAACTAATACCCTGCATTAATAAACTGCTTTCGGTATCGTTACGGGTGTATATCCTTTTATTATATTTAATTGTCATCGGTAAACTTGTACGGTTAAATGTTTTCATTGCTATATTGTTTATTTGGTTTATACTTATACATTGTACATTTAAAATTTGGGGTATTTAAACCCCAAATTTAAACGTTTTTAATTTTGATATACTGATTGTAAACTTTCTTGTAACATTGCCCTAATACGGTTAATATTGCCTTTTACCGTACCCATTGGGATATTCAACTTTTCAGATATTTCGTTATATTTTAAACCCTCAATAAAACATAATTCCGCAATTTTACGATATTCAGGTTTAAGGTTTGATAATGCCAAACTTACAGCCTCATTTATCTCTATTCCATTGGTATAGGTTTCAATATCTGAATTATCAGCAATTTGAAAATATTCTTTGCCGTTCTCATCCTGAAAATCTGATATTTGCGTTTTTAAATCTTTGGTTCTGTTTTCTAAACTTCTCCAATAATCAATAACTTTATTGTTTGCAATTTTATAAATCCAAGTCTTTAAACTTGCTCTGTCAACATCATAATTATTGATATGTTCATTTACTTTAAGAAAAATATCCTGAGTTATTTCCTGCGCAATTTCGTATTTATGTATCTTATTTAAAACATAGTTAAATATCTGTTTAAAATACTTATTATATATGGTACTGATTGAAATATCAGAAAAACCATTCTTTTCTATATTCCATGCATCTTTCATGCAGTCTGACCAGCTCTTTAGGTTGTTAGACTTGCGAAGTATAGACCAAGCATTTTTTAATACGTTTGATTTGTTGTATTTAACAGAAGTTTTCATAATGTAAAGATTTAAATTAAAAAGTGTGTTATTTGTATAAGTATACCCCAAATTTAAAAAAAGGTTACATTTTTTAATTAAAAAGTTACTATTAATATTCATTCTAAATAAACAAGTTTTATTTAAAAAACTTATAAAAAAGATAACCTAAATTGTTTTTTTACGTTTATATAGATACAAACCAAATAAATATTAACAACATGAAAAACTTATTATCTTTCTTATTTAACTTACAGGTTGCTAACCTTACAAGTTTAAAAACTTTCTTTACTGCCTTTTTTAATGTTAAGGGCGTTACATTTATTAACTTGTCGAATTATATTTCACAGTCTACAGGTGAAATTTCCGACTATGTTATTAATATTAACCTATCTGTTAAAAATGCCAAAGAAACCGATTTAAAACGTTTGCAATCCTGCACAGATGCAGACCTTAAAGCTATTTCCGAAAAATGTAAGGTTAATATTGAAGTTTGCAAAGTTGCATTATCTGAAATGGTCAACAGTGCAATAAAAAACTTATCTGAAAAGCTCGAAGACCGCACAGCTCAAAGCATTGCACAGACTGACGCATATATAAACGTCACCCCTGCCCTTCGCATACATAAAGAGACTGGAGCTTTACACATTTTCGGGCAAAGTGTAAGAAAAACTGTAAAGGTTAAAGGAGAATATAAAACCGTTAACAGCTCCGCAAAAACTATCGCAAAAAACACAATCAAAAAAGAATTGGATTTACGAAGTGATAAATTTAGAACTTTTATAGTTGAAAATTTGGAGCAATTTAAAATTGATGGTCAAACCTTAATACTTGGTTAAACCTAACCAACAAAAAAGGAAGTATATTAATACTTCCTTTTTTTGTTTCTTATAATAATCTTATAAATATAGTGAAAGATTTATACTAAAGTAATGTAAAGTATCCATTTAATACATGCGTTTAAATATAGTCTTTAAAATAGGCAAAAAAAGCATGTTAAATAAAACAACTTAGATAAATCTATTTAGATAAATCTATTTAGATAAAACATGTTAGATAATTATTAATTTAATCTAAATGCTTATGAATACTACAACATAGAGTTATTTCTTATTATCTAAATGCTACAGGGTTAGAACTGTGCGAGATTCAGAAGATTAGAAGTGTGTAACCCACACCACTACTCCCCTCCGTATCCCTCCCCCTCTCCCCCCCTCTACCTACCCCCTTTTAGGGCTGGGGGTGCAACATGCATAGTACCACAGAAGTGATTATTTTTTAGAAAATTTTTTTTAAAATCTGAGAATATTTTCCTGCCTTTAGAATTATAAAGTCAAATTTTTTTTAAAAAATTTTTTTAGAAAATTAAAAATCAGATAGTTAAACTCCTAAATCTAAAGTATTGATTTAAGTAAAACAAATATAAAACCATACCATATCTAAATTATATGATATGGTTTACACTTTTTATTTAACTTTCTTAACCAATTCAATAATTTTTGCAACCACGATATCAACATTAGCTGTATCGTTAACTTTACTTGCTCTCATTATTGGGTCTAAGCTTGCCGATAGTGTGGAGATAGCGTTTAATAATTCTTGTCCTTCCATATTATTTGTTGTGGATTTTACGAAGCTCGTCCAAAGCTGTGATAGATATATAATTATATGTTTTATAAATTTAAGTTTAGTTTTAGAATGGTTTATATTTAGGTTTGTTTTTAAAAAGATTCTAACACATAGTCTAAAATTGGTAATGTTAGGATAATTGCGCCTCTAAAATGTAGACTTGTTGGTGCATTAGTCATTCTATCATCCATATGATTCCAAGCTGCGATAAGTCTTGAATTTTTATCTTCAATTTCGTCAATTGATTTTATAAATTCTTCATATTTATCTTTAGCGTTATCGAACATTTTGAATTTCTTACATTCGTTAGAAATTATATTGATATCAGGTTTTAAGCTAATAATTTTCTCAATACTTAAATCATCACCGATTTTATCATAGAGTTCTTGAGTTTTTTCGATAATGTCGAAATCCTCAATATTAGTTAGTGCTTCAATAGTTTCTTCCATTAGAATATTATATTATGTTATATTTATTTTAGAATATTAGTTTATAGTAATACATCATCAGGATTATTATTTCCTCCTATTTTAGTATTATTTTCATCATTACAACTACAGTTATTACAACTGCAATTATGTTTAGATTTAAGATTTTTCTTATTTTCTCTTAAATCTATATTCATGTATCTATCAAGAATCATAATAATAACTATGAATATAAATATGAAATTATATTTTAAGAATATGAATAAATTATTATTTGATTTATCACATATTAATGCTGCGTTCATAATTATGGACATTATTGCAATTAACCACCAATTGATAAGAGAAATAGCTTCTTTAATTTTTTGTTTAGTTGTCATAGGATTGTAATTTTTAATTATTTTAGTTTGATTTATAGCAATGTTTACAGAATGGTAAATCGAAGCTATCTGGAGCTAAGATATATTCATGTTTACCATTAGGACTTTTAGGGCATTCAGATTTTATTTTAGGTTTAACATCTGGTTTAGTATCAGAATTATTTTCTGGTTTGGGTTTAACTTTTATTTCGATAACTAATCTTTCGGTATTGTCGTTATACACACCTTTTTCTTTTAGTTCGACAGTTATTCTATCTCTATAATTTTTAAACAGATTATAAATATCTTCAGTATTTGCGAATACGCCTTTTTTATATTTGGCATTGAATTCAAGTATAGGTTTGCTCATTATATTTATATTAAATTTATAATTTTAAATCAATTAATAAATCACCGATATTATTTTCATTCCAGATTGAACGTATCAAATAATTTCTTTTTTCTATAATATTTTGCCAATCTTCTTCGCTTATATTTTTAGCATAATCTTTTTTCTTTTTGATTTTGATAAAGGTCATGCCGTTATATTTAGGGTAATGTATTACTTCAATAAATTCATCATTATAGTTTAGGTTTTGAATTTGAAAGAATTTAAGAATAGCTAAATCTACAGTATCCCAGACAATATCACCATAATTATCATGTTTAGTTGATTCCCAATTTGTATCGTGAAGTATGATATATCCACCTTCTTTAACATTAGGATACCAGAATAATAGTTCCATTAATGTTTGTTCTTTAACATGAAGGGTATCGATGAAAATTAAGTCGATTGGTCTAATCCATTTTTCACCTATTGTAACTGAATCACCATATAATGGAATATAATTTTGATTACAAGATATATAAGGGCTTAACATTGAGAAATCGACATCTATTCCATAAACATGATTATTATTTTCATATGCATTCATTAGTAGGATTTCGGAGGAATTGCCAGTTTTAACACCTAAATCCACGAACATTGCGTTTGTGAATAATTGTACAATTTTATATAATTCTCTGGCGTTTTCGCCTAAGTTTGTTCTTTTACAGATATGATATAAATTATCGATATTAACTTTTTTTTCCATTTCAATAGTATTGATTCCAGAAACTACACCAGTTTTTGTTTCGAATTTAATTTTTAAATTTTCATCGAATTCTGGATATTTGGTCAGGAATTTATTAGCAACTGTATTATGGGTAAAATTAGCAATTAATGGATTGGTTTCCATTTGCCATTCCATGAATTTGATTAATATATCTTTTACAGTTATTTCGTTTTTCATATAATGAAGTATTATTTATCCTATAATATCAGTATATTTTGGCAAAAAACTTTGAAGAAGTTTAAAGAAATTTTGATAATCTTCGATTTTCTTTTTTAGTTTTTCGATTTCTTTATTTTGGTGGTTGATATAGTATTTTAACAGCCAATCTTTTTCGTTTTTATCGTTAAGTTTTTCGATAATTTCTTTAGCTTTAATTAGGTCGTAGTCTGGTTCGTAGCTTGCCATATATTTAAGATTTAGCTATTTTTATTATTTCTTCCAAATCATTTAAATTCGGTAAATTATCTAAACATTTTTTTTCGATATCTCTTTGTTCCGCAGCTTTTTCATACTCTTGTTCATTAATAAACTCAAGTTTATTCTTAATAGCTTTTTTCATTTCGAGAATATTTTCAAGTGCTTCAATAGCTATTTGTATTGCTTCGTTTTTATTCATAATAATAGGTAGATTTATTATCGGTTTCAATATCGGCAGATATTTTTTTTATTGGTTCAAGTTTTTCATATGTAATTTCAGGTAAAAGTCCATGATATTTGACAGGTCTTTCATCTATTGTTCTTTTCACGAATTTAAGCCAAATCCATTCTTTATTGATGGTTTTTACTGGATGCCAAGCAAACCAAATATTAATAATTAAATCACACATATTATTCGGGTTTTATGAACAAAAATTTTGGTATATAAATATTAGCTTCGATTACATACATATATGTTGCATTAGAAACAACCATCATAGGAATGAATGAATCTTTGGATTTTTCTATTTCGAATCCTTTACCTATTTGGCAGAATTCGACCATCATATTTTTTTGAGTTTTGGTATTTAAAACGTGTTGAAATTCACCTTCATTATTATAGTGAACGAGCATTTCAAATCCATTTTGGACTAAAGCAATAATTGTCATGTTTGTATATTTAAACAAACAAATTTAGAATTTAAAATTGAAATAACAAATAAAATTTATATTAAAATTTCATCATCGCCAGTATCGTGACCTAATTGTTTAAATAGGAGAAAAATTTCTTCTCTTTGTTTTAATAAGGAGTTAAATACGTTATTATAGTTAGTAAGATTATTCATTAATATTCCTTCTATTTTCAATTGATTTTTAACTTCATTAAGATAAATATTAATTTCGTTATCAGTCATTTTCCTTAGAAATTCATATTTACAATTGTTGAAATTAGGTCGATTTAACAACCAATTAAGTTTAGTAGAATAAACTCGTTTTGCATTTTTCCAAATCATATTCGTATCTTATTTTTTAATAAGTATACGCTGAGATATTTATTAAGTTAAATGAAAAAGGGTGATTTACATCACCCTTTCTAATGATTTCAATGTATCCTCATTCATAACATTTGAACCTATATTTGGTTGAAGTTTTATATTAACAAGTTTATTAACAAAGGTGATATTAGGATTTTTAGCTTTAGCTTTATTTAGGAATTCATCATAATATTTTATTTGTTGATTATAATCGAGTTCGTTATAAATTAATTTATTACTTTCACCAATTGCGATATATGGAGTATTTTTATAACGTTGAACTGTTAAGAATCCGGATTGTTGGGGTAATTGACTAACCCAATTCTTTTTTGGAACTGTAGGTAAAATTCCTTTTTGTCCTAATATACTTAATATATCGTGATGAATTTTTTCGCCACCATATGATTCAATATATAAATCACCATTACTAACAATAACTCCACGAGCACTTGCACCAATATTTTGAAGTGTAGTAGGATTTTTAATTAATTTCCATCTACCTTCTTCATAAATAATTTCGTCTTTATTTTGTCTTAGTTGTTGTGCTCCATATTGTTTTTCAAAACTTGAAAATTCTGGTTCGATACCATATTTTTGGTATTTATATTCAGCATTTTTTTCACCAGCAGCTTCTTTAATAAAATCTTGAAAAACTTCACGTATTATTTTTAATATATTATTCATATAATTAATTTAAGCAAATGTACGAGTTATAATTTGATTTGTTACAAAATTTAGGTATAAATTATTGAACTTGTATCAAACACAACATAATTTCTTGCATCTCTATTCCATTTATCTGTAAACGTATTTCCGATATATCCCATAGATTTAAGGAACATTGAAGCTTCTTTTTCTCCACCTAATACATATGAAAGCCAATCATATGCTTGCTTATTATCAATATTACCATAATTTTCAGCTTGTTCCACATAGTCATTTTGAAATTCTTCAATTTGATTTTCATCTATTCCTAATTGTTGAAGTCTTCTAATTATACGTTCACCATCTTCTAATGCTGAGTCTAAGTCGAAATAGTTTCCATTGCGTAGTTCATATTCACCTAAGAAACCATTTGAAGTTACATATCGACTACTAACATCTTCGCTATCTGAAAAATAAATTCCCCAGCCACCTAAATTTTTTCCATCACCACTTCCAATTTTTGACATATCGAAAGTTGAGAATTTTCTATCTGAACCGTGAAATACAGGGATACCTTCATTTAATATATTAGCCATTTCAGAAATTATTTTATTTAAATGTTTAATACTTTCATCACTTTGAAATTCTATTCTTCTCATATTTCTATATTCAGGTGTATTTTTAGGGTTTTTTGAACCATAGCCAAGAGGAACTGATTTTTTTTGTTTAAGTAATGGAGACATAATATGTTGTTTATAATCAAGTTCACTTGGATTTTCAGATTTAATATATTGTTGAATTGGAATAATATTATAACTTAAATCTGAATTTTTAACTTCAATTTTATAATTCGGGTCATTCCAAATATTAACATTCATATGTCTATCATTTAAGAAAGCTTTTTCAAGATTTATAATTATTTCTTTAAAATTATCTTCATCAGGATAATGCCAAAATGAAATTATTTTTTCATTAAGAAAAATTCTACCATCATATTCAATATGAAGTCTCATTCTATCCATAACATCAGAAGGTAATTCATCTTTATAATAATAAACAATTGTAGTATGTGTACCACCTTCTTTTCCTATGAAGACTCTATTACCAAAATCTTTAAATGTTGTAAAAGGATAGGCATTACGGTCATTATAATGAATATTAATATTATTTTCTTCACTTTTAACAATATCTGGATTTTCGTAAATATGAATAATTTTTTCTAATTCTTCATCAATTATTTCATTAATTCCTTTATATTTTTTATATTCAGGTGATTGCCAATTACTACTTTGAAAATGAGGTTCTAAATCATTATGAGTTGCGTCAATTTCTTCAATTTTAACATCTTTTAAAGTATTTTTAAATAAACCGATAGAAGTATGTCCAAGATTTCCTTGGTCTGAACTTTGTGCAAAATCATTAATTTTAATTCCATCATAGCCATGTTGTTCAGCACTTTGAAACCAATTATGTTTATGATAATCCAAATCAGTTAAATCACCTTCACGATTACCTCTATCAGTAGTGTCTAATATTTTTAAATCTCTTTGTGGAATTACTATTAACAATCTACCTTTTGCTTTATAATTTGCAGGTTGTACTTGACCATTATCATATTTTAATTTCCAGCTATAATTATTATCTGGAGCGTGTTCAGTTCCAGTTGGTTTATAACCCATTTCCATAAACTTTTGGTTAACAAAATCATTTTTAAATTTACTGACATTAAGCTCTCTGGATTGTTTAAGTAAATAATCATATTCATCTTGTAATACTCCCCATTTATCATAATCCTCATCGGTTACAGTATCATTAGTTTCTTTAATTTTAACTTCTTTTATAAAATTTTCAATTTCGAGATATTTCTGATACGCTAAATTATTTGCTTTTTCATAATTATCTGAATATTCTTGAAAAATAGGTGCTTCAAAATATGAAATTGCTCTATGATTTTTAAATTCAGCTTTTGAATAATCATAATTAATTCCCATTATTAATTGAGTTTTAACAACCATAGGGTCGTCACTTGGCATTGCATAATGACTACTATTAGTATATATATTACTTGACTGTGGAATATATGTTTGAGCAATTGAAGAATCTAATGTAGTCCAAAATATATTATCATAGCCACCAACTGTTGTTTTTTCCTTTTCAAATTCTTCAATAGTTCCATGAAATAATTCAGTTCCTTTATCTATTATAATTTCAGTATCAGATATATTTTTAGCAGCTTCACTAATTGGTTTATCACTATTAATTTCATTACTATTTTTATCACTATTTCTTTTATTTATTTTATCCTGTTCATAATGCCAAAATTGGACTACTTTATTAAGTAATTTTTTTTTCATATTATCAGATAGGAGATGATATCCTTGAAAATTTCTTTTAAAATTATCAACAACTTTGTCAATAGGATACATTAAATTGGTAATTGTATTATCACTTTTAAAATCAACAGTACTGAAATATGTTTTTGTTACTGCTTGAGTAAATCTTGCCCAAATTTCATGTGGTAAATTAAGATATGCTTTATTTTTCTCTAAATCATATTGCAATTCATTTTGATTTTGATTCGTATTTACTGCAGTATCATATTTATTTCTATAACTTTTATTTTGTTTAGTATTAAAAGCCATAGTTTTACTGCGATAATCATCATAAGCATGTTGTAACTCATGTATTAATGTATTGTAGAATTTATAAAATATTTTAATATATAGTATTTTATCATCAATACCATTATTTTGTTTAATGTAACTATCAATATCATTTTTCAAATCTTGATAATCATAAAACGCATTAATTTCTCTTGATGCATTAGGATTAAATTCTTTTTTTGATTTAATATTATAAACTGAATAATTTCCATATATACCGTTATTTTCTTTAGGTACATAGTAAATTTGTATATTTATATTTTTTATAAAATCAACCAAATCAGTATATTTATAAGTATCTATTTCACTTAAATGTATACCATATAAATAATCAAAAACATGTTTATTATTAAAATTCTCAACATTTTTTTCAGCAGTTTTCATCAAAATATCTGATGCTAATTGTTTTATTTCACTAACACTTTGGTATGTTTCATCAACGTTTTGAATTTCTTCTTTAATAATATTAAAAATATTCATAAAATACATTTTTAATAAATACTAAAAATTTGCAACAATTTCACACTCATTTCGTATTGATTTATGTAAACAATTAAATTTTGAATTATGCCAAATGGAAAAACTCATGATATTATAACTTTGGTTGTTACACCAGTTATTGCATATGGTACATATCATTTTACCAATGATTATAAGATTACCGGAATTATTTTATTTGCATATTTATTTGCGTCTTTTATGTTTAATGGCGATTTGGATACTAATAGTGCTCCATATAATCGATGGTGGTTATTAAAAATGATTTGGATTCCATATCAAGAAATGTTTTATCATCGAAGTATATTTTCACATGGATTAATAATAGGTACTATTATCAGAGTCATTTATGTTGGATTAATACCATTCTTAATACTATATTTCAGTTGTGGTACTAATATTTTTCAACATATTAATTGGAATTTAGTGATAATATTTTCAATAGGATTAGAGGCTGGTTCAGCCATTCATACAATTAGTGATAAAATATTTTAAAATTTAGTAACAATTTAAAAAATTAATCGTAATATTGTAAACTAATTTAAAGTTCTTTTATTTTTTACGGGGATATAGCTCAGTGGTAGAGTACCGTCCATAAAGAAAGTGAAATACACGTGGTTTATGATTTTTATGGTGAGGGTATTATTTAATATTTCAAGTATTATAACAAGGGACTGAAAGTGGACTTGCAAGCTGCTAAAGAGAAGTTAGAAATATTGATTTAAAGGGTAATATTCAATAGAAATACGGAGGTCTTAGGTTCGAATCCTTCTATCCCTACAATTAAAGAAGTTGTTTGTCTGAAAGTCATATGGAGTAAGGTGAACAATACGGTAAAGTAGAATTACGTAATATACTTATCGTTTGGCGTGTAACTCAGGTGGTTAGAGTAACCCGTTATCGGGGGAGTCGCAGGTTCGAGTCCAGTCACGTCATCATTATCAATCGGAAGGTTGATTTTAGTTTCGGTTATATTAAAAGCATATGAATCTGCAGATAACATATGTAATAGATTTCAGAAGCTTTGCGATGTAGGGCAGTTGGTTAGCTCGCCTCTGTGAAAGGGGAAGTCGTAGGTTCGAGTCCTGCCATCGCTACAAATGTGTCGTAGTTCTTTGGATAGAAATATCCGACTTTGCTGTAGAGGTAACACGCAGTTATGGCACATAACAATTAGTTTAGGTTCTGCTTCGGCAGATGAGTGGTGAACTATAATAAGCTTAACAATGCCCGGAGATATTGAGGTCTGGTGAAAATACGAAAGCATAACCTACCGATATACTTCAATATCTCCCTAAACTTTTTAAAAATTATTAATTATGAATATGAAAGATTATCCAGCAGGTTCAGGTAAAAGTTTTCATTTTATGAATGATACTATAGATAAAGCTAAAGAATTAGGATATAAAGTGAATAAACTTTATCCTGTTATTGAAGTTATGCCTGATGGTAAACCTGACTGGTATGAAGGTTCATATTGTTTATTTTTTATATATTCAAAATATAAAGGAAACTTCATAATTAAAGGATATCGTAGGGAAGTTGAGAAATATCTCAAAGAAAATTACACTCATTATTTTTATTATGTTTCAATGTGGCATAATGGTAAACCAAGGGGACATTGGAAATTTTGGAAAGAAGTAACAATATTTGAACCATCTAAATTATACAAATCTTGGAAATATAGATTTGTAAAATACAATAGAAATGATGGAAAAAGAGAAATTGAGTTATCATTTAAAAGAATGCCAAAACGTTGGATTCCAGAGTTTAATGAATTAAACTAATCCTTCTATTTTAGTTGTTATAAGTTTATTTCCTTGACATAAAGGACAAGAAATTCTACCTGCTGTACTACTTGTATCTGGAACAGTTCCCATACCATGACAAATAGGACAAATTTCTTTTGAAGTTTGAAATGTTGGTTTAAGTAAATTTAAATTTTTAGGTATTTTAGCATAATCACAATTCATTTTTTCTGTAATATCTTCAACCATTAAATAATTTTTCTCCAATATTGATTTTAATTCCCATGTATCTTGAGATTCAATACCACGATTCCATCTTATGAAATATGCTTTTTCAGTTGCAATTAATATGGTTATCGAGTGAATAGTATCACTACTACCAAATCTAATTAAATATGTTGAAGATTCTTTTAAATTATTCATTTTATATTAATCAATGAATCCAATTATTTCTAATGTATCAGTATTACATAACATAGGAATATCCATTCCATTTATATGGACAACTGTTTTATTATTTATTTTTTTCTCTCTATGATAAGTCCTACCTTCTTTTCCGGATTTAGTTTTAACTAAATATCCTGAATCTTTACTCATAACATTTTTTGTTTCTTTCCTGCAATTACAGTTATTTTTAGATTATCTATTGTATTAGGAATATTACTACCTGATGGAATATGAGATAATGTTTTAAATTTTTCTTCATTATAATAGATTATTTGCCAACCATCTTTAATTAAATTATCAAAGAATTGTTGAGTATCAACTTTATTGTCAGCATAAATATAAGTTTCTTCAAATCTTTTATATTTGAAATAATATTCCATTATTATATAAATTAAGTATCAAATTTAATTAAATTTTAAATTAAATGCAAGAGTTTTATTTTTTTATAATTAAACATATATAAATTAATGAATCCGCAATCTCTATCGTAAATACTTGCAGATAAACCAATATCATCAATATATGTTTTATAATTATTAATGTAAAATAATATAAAGTCGTCAATTATATTGATAATATCTGAATCATTATTAATATTATCAAATAAATCTAAAACTACAACTATTGTCCAAGTTTTCCAATCCGGATTTAAATTATTATGATTATTAATTATATGATTATATGAAATATCAATAATATATGCAATTTCATGTATTTTATTTTTTCTTTTAACTACTTCTAATACTGATTGATATTTTGTTAATAAAACATGCATCTCATTAACAGGCATATTCATTACTTTATTTGTTAAATCGGTCATAAGCAGATTTTGATATTTCACAGATTTCAATATTTCCAATGAAATCATTTATTTTTTTTGAGTTAGTATATGACATTGCGTTTCTGAGATAATGATTAAAATTATTAACCCATCCATCTAAATGATATTCAACTTTTCTAAATCTTACAATACCTTCAGATGTTTTAAACTCTGTCTTTCCCATTGCTTTTTGAGCTGCTTTGGTGCTCATTCCACGAAAATATTTTTTTACAGGATAACCTTTATCAAAAAAATATTTTGCTAATTTATTATTTAATTTAATTCCATATAAATAGTTATCGGCACAACTTTCTAATGCTTTATTAAAAATTGAGCCAATCATAACATAATCAGCTCCCAACGCTAATGCCTTAATTATATCAGCATAATCTTTCATTCCACCATCAGCAACTATTGCAGGTATTGTTTTTACTGGTTTTGTTTTTAAAATGGAATTCTGATGTTTTATATCAATATCATTGTTTTTTATGAATTCTTGTTTTTGTTCATATACTTCAGATATTAAAGAAGCCATTGGAAAACCAATTCCGGATTGTTTAGTCGTTAAGCAACCATTACCATTACCAATTCCAATACGAATATAATCAACACAATCATATTTAGCATATAATGAATATGTTTCAGGATTTGCAATGTTACCAACCATTATTTTTATATCTGGTCGTAATCTTTTTATTTCTCTACAATAATCAATAATTCTCAACATATGACCATTAGCAGTATCAATACAAATATTAGCGTATTTAGGAAAATGTTTAAAATTATTATCATAAAAATTATCAAGGTCTTCAAAACCTACACTCCAGAAAATATTATTTTTTGGATATTTAAACACATAATTATAATACGTATTATAATCTACTGTTCTTGGTAAAACTACCGTAATACCACGATTCAAAAAAACATGTGCATTTGAAGTATTAACAACAGTATCCATAGGTGCTGTCATTAATGGTAATTCATTTGAAAGTTCAATATTTTTATAACGACTTTTTATATGTGTAAAAATTTTAGGGACGATAAGAATGTCATTAAAATCAAATTTTTGACCTACATTTACAATGCTCATAAATTTTAAATTTTTGTTTTTACTCTGAAATCAATAGACCAACCTTTAGGCATGAATTTTGGTTTCATTGTATTGATAAAATGTTTACGCCATATTTTAACAAATTCACCCATTTTTTCATCATTATCTAATTTTTGTACTACATGATATCCGTGGTCATATAGAAATCTATTTTTATCTTTGAAATCATATACTTCTTGAATATGTTGTTTTTTTATTATAGTATATAATTTATAAAGTTGAATATAGTTAAATGTTTTAACTAAATCAAATGGAATTTCAGTTTCATCTGAAATAAATTTAAGTTTTTCAAGAATAACTGAATTTGGAAGTTTATTAAATGATTTAAATATTGAATGAATAGTATTCAACAATATTGAATTTCTTTTACCAATTTCTCTAAGTTTGGCAGTATATTCAGTATTTAATTCACTAATAGTTTTAACACCATATATTTGTGCAATTTCATCTTTAAAATCATTAGCAATTTGTTCATATTCTGCATGAGTTAAGTGATTAATAAGAACCACATCATGATGATTTTTAGATTTATATGCTTCTGGAAAATACGTGCGATAGCAATACGGAACTATATGATGTCTTTGTAGGTCAATTAATAACCCCGTAACAACACATCTTGTTATTCGTGAACATCGACCAAAGATTTCGTTATCTTCATATCCATTACCTTTAGGTTTAAAAGTTAACTCAATTGACTTTGAACCAATACGTTTTGCTAAATTTCTATCTAAATACCATAATGCTTTTCTTTCACCACAAGTAAACATATGTTTACCATTTGGATTAAAAACTTTCCAATTTTCGGAATTAAGATTTTTACTTCCAACTTTAAGCGTATGATTTTTTACTTTACCTTTACTTATTGTTTCCATTATAAATTTCCATGAAATAGTTCCGGATAACATCATAATTATTATTCAAGATAAAATCATTATAATCATCACCTAATGCTACTTTAAAATCAGTTATAACCTTACCTAATTCTTTTCCTTTTAAATCAGGAAGCCAAGACATAACTAAATCGCCATTGAATTTTTGAGCTAAAATTTTATTCTGTCTATCTTTTTCAGCTAAAATATTTAATTTTTCTAAAAAATTAGCTTCCGGGAATGTTTGATTTATTAATGGAATATAATCTACTTTATTCTTTTTAAATTCAAATTTAGTTGTAATATTATTATCCTTAAGATAATTTAAAAATAGATGATATGAACCACGTTTACGATTTCTTTTTCTATCAATATGATTGAGATTTTCCATCTCAAACATTTCAGAATCAAAATATTTTCCATCGATGCAGAATTTTATAATGTCTTCTAATGTTTCAAATCCAAGAAGATATCTATCAAAATCATATCCACCAAATTCAAAGATTTTTCTTATATCAGTAGTAAGTAAAATATCTTGTGAATTTGTACCATTAAAGTTTCTAAATTTATAAAATAAACCATCCCATCCATAAGATAATCCAAATTTATGAAAGGTTTTACCCATAATATTGCCTAATGGGTCGTATGAAAAATAAATTTTAGCTGTTTCCCATTTTGATTCTTTAATTGGGATAAAATCAATTTGAAAATTTTTATAATCAAAAGAATACACACCACCATTATTATTAATGGCATTAGGTTTAAATGTGTTTTGGATATATTCTCTAAGATTAACATTCTTGTTATGAAAATCATGTGTAATTTTCAAAAGAACATCTAAATCTCCGTGGTCTGCTTTTGAATGGTAACAGGTTACTATTGTAGATTCTAACAAACCTGCAAAGCTTAAATTAATTTGTGTTTGAATTTCATTACCAATTTTAAGAAATTCATCAGTGTTTTTTCTTTCAGTTTCAACACCATATTGTTTTAATGCACGACCACCCATAATATTAAGATTAGTTTTCTTACAAATTTACGAAAACTAATCTTAATAGTTGCATAAATTTAGAAAATTTTAAAAGAAATTGTATTTTCTACGATTTCATAATCTGAAGTATTCCAATTATCAATTTCTTCCAACTCATCAAGTAGTTCATTTAACATTTCTAAATCACTATTATATGCTTCTTGTAATAGTTCTTCTGTACTACTTACATCACTTGAGTAAAAATCAAATTCATCATCATCATTTTCAGAAATTTCAATTTCTTCACAATTATTTTCTAAATTAAATAACCATACAATACAATTTCCATGTAATGTAAATTCACCATTCAAATCATCAATATTTAACTGGTCTTGAATTTTTTCAAATAATTCACTGATATTCACGTTAATAACTATATTAATTATAATAATTTTAGTAATAAATAGATGAAAATATTTGAAAAGTTATGTTTTAAAATAATATTTTATATGTATTTATGAAAAAAATATAATTATGAAAAAAATATTTAAGTATCTATTAACAATTTTATTGTTATTATCACCAATAGCAATTTTTGGGCAAACCAATGATATTGCTACTTCTCAATTTGATTTTAATTTATTATTTACAACAATTGCAAGTTTTAGTGCCGGAGTATTAATTCTTACAGGACTTGTTACAAAATATATTTTGAAAAACTTATCATCATTAGGAAGAAGTATTACAAGTTGGGTTGTCGCGTTAATTATGGGTGTGCTTGGTTGGTATTTTCATGTGGGAATTTTTAATGAAATTAACATATATGGATTAATATCAGTAATAATAGGATTTGCTGCAAGTTCAAATGTAATTTATAATGCAGAATGGGTGAGAGTTTTATTGATATTCTTACAATTAGTACCACCTAAAACTACTACAACTAAAACTATTGTATAAAAGAAAAGCCAGATTATTCTGGCTTTTTTATTATTTCTATAACTGGTGCATTTACACATTCATAATCACCATTTAAATTTGATGCATTAATGAAACGTATATCACCAATAATTCTAATTCCATATCCTTCGTGAATGTGTCCAAAACAATGAATCATAGGTTTAATTCTTCCAACAACTTCAGAATATAGTGAAGCAGAACCTTCATGTTTATTACTCCAAGGAACATAATCTAATATTGTATATGGAGTTTCATGTGTTATTAACACATCAACATCATCAGGAATTGCATTCCAATGTTTTTGAAGAATATGCTCATCACGGTTAAATGCCCAATCACAAAATCTTTTTTGAACTGGTGTTCCGTAAAATTTAAATCCTTCAATAATTGCTTCATTATCCTCCAAATAAATTACGTTTTTAGGTACTAAATCTCTGGCAAGAATTCCATTTTTTTCAAACAACCAATCATGATTACCTGCGATAATAATTTTATATTTATATTGGTCTAATTTACTAAACCATTTCATGAAGTTTTCAACTTCATGTTCTTTTCCAACTGAAGTAAAATCACCACAGTGAATAATAACATCAGCTTCGGGTAAAACACCAAGATGTTTATGTTTATTATGAGTGTCAGATATTATACAAAGTTTCATTATTTTTATTTATTTGTAAATTCAATATCAAATAATGCACTATTTCCTTTATTTATATATGCATTAATGATTTTATATCTATCATCAATTAATAATGAGTCGAGATATTTTTTTATTGCACCTGTTACATAAAAAATAGTGTCATCATTATCATTAATTGTAATCATTAAATTTTGATAATTTAGATTAGCGACAGGTTTAATTAATATGTTTTTATTTTTTGATTTTTCTAAATTATTTTGAATTTGTTTATTAATTTCATATCCATTTAAATCAATCATTTGTTTAAGTAAATCTTTATTAGTATTACTATAATCGATTATTAACCCTATTTGTTTTTTAGTATAAATTTGATATTCATTAAATGAATAATATCCATCATCATATACTTTATCAATACGATGATTAAGTAAATCAAAATTTTTATTTAAATCATCACGTACTTTATTAGTTGCAATGGTATTTTCATCAACCTTTTCTTCTAATTTAGATATTCTATTTAAATTAATAACTTTAATTTGACCAATAACAAATGCACAGCCTATTAATATAATTGAAATCCTAATAATCCATTTATTAAGAATTTTCCATTTATTTGGTTTTAATTTAATATTATCAATAATATCATTTAAGATATCAGTCATAACTTTTTAATTAGTTGTTTATAGTGATTTTATTAATAAATACTAAAAAAGAACACTTAAACTATAAACAACTAAAATAAAAGATTAAAAATTATTTAAGAAATGGTAAATCTTTTAAACAATTTAAGCGCATATGACCTACATCATACCTTTTATTCCAAGATGTAGTATATAAATAAGTAAATATGCCATTATTATTTAAATCAACAAAATTTTCATATGAATCATCAATAAAAAACTCAATACCTTGTTCTTTAGCAACTTCTACTTTACTTTTTCTGATATCAACAGAAATTACAGGTTTACATGGAAAATTATTTTTATCAAGCCATTGTTCTGTGATTTTACTATCAACAGGTCTTGATGTAATATAACAACATGGTTCAAAAGGCAATTCTTCTGGATTAATTAATGGTTTTAAATTCAAATAAAATTCATCTAACTCACCGTTTTCACGCATTATATTAAATCTTTCACTAATTTTCCTATCAAAAAACCATGAATTAGGTTGAGCTTGAATTTCTGGATAAAGTGTTGACCAAGAACCTGAAAAATCAGCTAAAACACCATCAATATCTAATCCAATTTTAGGCGTTTTTAAAAAACGTTTAGGTCTATCATCACCTTGTGGAAATATATAATAAAATGCATTTAAAAAATGAACATTACATGCTGCATGTGCAATATGCAATCTACCACTTTCAGGGTCATAATCTTCTCCTTTTTCAATAGCACATATATGTCTTTTAAGACTTGCAATTACAGATGTCCAAGATAAACCATTTTCCCAATTTCTTGCGAAATATTTATTAGCACCATCTGTTAATACTTCTACCATATCCTGATGTGCTCTTGGTTGAACTAAATCATATCTTAGTTTACCTTTGTTAAATCTTAAACCACCACCTTTACCAGTGGTTGCTGTAAAATCTTTTCCTTTATTTTCTTCTTTTTCCATTATTGCATTTTTTACTAAATCAGTAGTTTCCATTGTTTTATATTAGTTAATTATTAAAATATCTTTACTCCAAACCAATTTTCAAATTCTCTAAAAGGTGCTTCATGTTTTAAACTTTCAGTTTTAATATCATCACTAATTGAGAATACTTCTAATTCCATTAAATCTACTTGATAATCTTCAGTAGTTTGCATTTTTTCTTCTTTAGTTTTTTTTCTAATTGAAGTAACATATGTGAAAAATGAACGAAGTTGTCCCGGTGGACAATCTGGATGAGATACAATTCTTAATGAACCTAATGGTTTATTAGTTCCAATTTCTCGTAATATCCAGCGTCTATCAACACCTCCACCATCTAAAATTTCACTGACGAATCCAATTACATCGTCCCAATATGTATTATTTAAATCAATATTATTCATGAAATATAAATTATAAAAGCGATTAAAGTTCCTATTGCTATTATAAGAGCAAGGTTTCCTGTTTTAAAAGTTTTAACAATACGATATTCTCCACCAAAAACAATATCATGATTTCCAAAACTATTTTTTTCCCACCATAAATCATCCCACCAATCAGGAGTTATTGCCCAAATAAATCGTTTCCATCTTGATGGTTTTTTTTGGTTAAAATAATCGTAATAAGCCATAATTAATAATTTTGAGCACAATATGATGTATATGGGTCACGAACTATAACTTCATTATGAATATTACCACAAGTATTGTGACTTGCATCAATTACACAACAACAGCTTCCAATATTAACCGGATTAAAAGTATTTTTATCATACTTTCTTTTTATTGCACTTAAAATAGTTTTAATACCATTATCAACATTATGATTTGTATTATCAGGTACAATTACATTTTTATGCAATTCATAACCATTTTTTTTAGTATTTTCCAATGCAACAAGCAAATAATTCAAATCAAATGACATTGGGTATTTTAAATAATCAATAATTTGTTCAATGTTTTCAAATGATTGTTTATTAACATCAAGTTGATTATATTTAGTATCTACATATTCGGTAATCATATTTATTCTTCTTGTTGTTTTTTACAATCACAATCGCAATTATTACAATCATGATTACATTCATCATTATTTAGATTTGCTATAGGTTCACCAGTTTTATTGTTAACCCAATTATTATTCTTCCAAATAATTTCTCCATTGGTAAAATCTCTTTCAGGACATCCATGTACTATTAATGCTTTTACAGATAAAGCAGCTATTTTACGTATTTCAGCTAATGCTAATTGTCTTTTTAAATGATAATTACAATTTTTTGCTTTTTCTAAATGAAATTCAATATAGTTTAACCATTCAGCAACAGGTTTATCTTCATCAGGAATATTATCAGGTCTCATATCATTATCCCACCTTACATCCTGATATATTAATTCACCATTAATTCGTCTATATACTTCTTCTTTTTCCATCTTAAATTTATTTTTTAAAAAAGGTAATGTAATATTACCAAAATCAGGATGATTTAATTCACCATATTTAATTTTTGAAGAAATATTTCTAATATATTCTTCTATCTGGTCTTCAGGAATATCGCCAACAGGAATTTTAAATAACATTCTTTTTTCACAAGAATGAACTTCTGGATTAGTATTATAATATTCTTTAAGTTCATCTTCAGGAATGAATGAAATATCAGGTTTTTTAATTTCCATAATCTAAATTTTTTTCCATTTATTTGCCTTTTTATATGATTTTTTTATCTTTATCTTATATCCCATTTTTTTAGTATTTTCTAATGCCATAATTAATGCTTCTTTTTCATAAGGATATTTTAGATATTCAATAATTTGGTCGATATCTGAAAAAATTGACTGTCAGGTTCAACTTGATAAAAGTTGATACTTTCAACTGATGTTGTACCAGTTACCATTTTCATTAGTTATTTACGATTTGCTTTACGTGATTTTTTTGCTTCCCTATTTTTACGTTGACGTTTTGCTTTATAAGTAGTGCCAAAATCTTTTTTGGGATGATAAGTTTTTTTAGATTCTTTTAATGCTTGAATAAATTTCTCACGTTTTTCTTCTTCAGAAAGTTCTTTATTTTCTTCTGCTTCATCGGAAGAATTAGATGAAATAATTTCTTCTTCAGCAATTTCTTTTTCAATTTCTTCAGTGATATTAGAATTATCAATATTTCCTAATGTGTCGATTACGATATTTTCCTTTTCTTCCATATTAATTTAGATAAAATATTTTAATTATTTTGTGTAAAAATAAAAATAATTTTATCTAAATGCAAGATATTTTATCTAATATCTAAATAATAATTTCATATAACATAATAAAAAAAGGGAGTTTGTACTCCCTTCTTATTTTATGATACTTCTACTTCAATCATGTATTTTTCTAATTTTCTATCAATAGAATTTTGATAATCTTTAAGCGGATGTTTATCTTCCGGATAATGATTTTCAATTTGAGAAAAACATTTACCTTTAGCTAAACCATATACTGCATACATTACTCGTAAATCACCACGATTTGATTTATGTTTATATGCAGCTTCATCTGCTGATATTTTTCTTTCACCAATTATTTTTTCAGTTTTTCTCTGATTTTTATAAAATTTTTGTAATTCTACCATTTTCTTGATATCTTCTTTAATTTTTATGATATCGAAATTTATTGTTGTTTCCATAATATTGTATATTTATTTAAATATTTGTCCATTTTTTATTTTTATTTATTTCACATATTGTACTACAAGCTACATTATATTTTTTTGCAATATTTTTTTGGATTTCTCCTTTATTTAACATTTTTTTAATATCTACGACCATTTCAGGAGTTAATTTTTTTATTTTATTTCCTGAAATATAAGTATGTTTAGAATTTTCTGAATGACTAATCCATTCTAAATTAATTTCTCTATTATCAGTTTTTATTCCGTTAATATGATTTACTTCTAATGTATCATCATTATTTTTTTTAAATGTTAATGCAACTAATCTATGTACCCTGCATGTGTTACGTTTGCGATTATAATCAGTTAATCCAACAACTAAATATTCTCGACAAAAATTTTGTCTCATTATTTTATTATTGTCATATTTTTTTATTCTGCCTAAATTGGAAACGTAATATAAACCTTCATAATTTGGGATTTCTTTCCAAATTTCATTAGTTAAATCTTCAGAAGATAAATTAAGATATATTTTTCTTGCATAATTTTTATAATCTTGAATATTCTTCTCTTCACTAATATTATCAAAATTTATTTTTATTTCTTCAATGGGAATAAATCCATCACTATTTTCTTTTTTTACATCTCCGAAATATGGTATTGTTTCTACATACAATTCATTAAAATTTCTATTAATAAAAACAAATTTACCATTAAACCATTTAGCAATATTAGTATTTCTACATGTACCAATGTAATAAGCACCTTCTTTTAAATTTAATTTATTTATCATAAGTATTAATTTTGATATAAATACTTATGTTATGAAAAAAGATACCTTACTTATGAATATTATTATGGTGGTCTGGAGTGTATCTATGTATCTTTCATAGTTAATTAAATTTGTTTTTTAAATCTAAATATAATTTATATTCTAATTGACGATTTTCATATTCACGTTTTTTATTATTATCATCAATTTTATTTTTTCTTTCAGCAATTTTTGCTTCAAGTTTATCAGGTCTTGGGGTAAATTGGTCTGAAATATCAACACCAATTTCTCTTTCAATAGACAATAATTCTCGGTCATCTTCATCTTCCCAATTTGGAAATTTAAATGATGCATGAAGTTCTTCAATCCAATCAAAAACTTCTTCTTCAGATACTAAATCAATAGTCTCAACACTTGTTCTTCTGCAACAGCCACAACGATAGCCATTACCCTGTTCATATGTAATTCTGTACATAATTATTCAATTTTTGTTTTACTTATTAAATAAATTTCTGCAATACTTTTTAAAAATCCACCACAAGGAGTTAATTTATATATTAATTCATTAACCCATATAGCATCATTATCACCTTCTAAAAGGTTATCATCAAACTCATAATTAATATAAGTTTTATCAATTTTAGTTTTAATTGATTTAGCTTCTTCCAAGGTAGAGCAATTAATACCTTTAGTAAATGTACCATTATCGGCAGCACCACTATTGTATTGATATAATTTAAATTCAACTCTATATGTTTCCATAACGATTAATTCTTAAGTGTTAAATCTAAATTTTGAGTTAATTTACGCATCTCCGGAGTTCCATAAAAACAAATAGATGTTAATTGGTCGTTAATGTCTGGTTCAGTAAATGCCACAACATTAGCTCCATTAGAAACTAATTTATTATATATGTTTTTGAGATGTTCTTCGTTATCGGCTGATAACGATATGACGTAATTTGAAGATTCAAACCAATTTAGGAAATGGTTTGGAAATTTAACTGCAAATGTAGTTGCAGCATGAATACTTTGGGCAACTTGATACCCTGCGTTTAAGTCTTTTCGAGTTACTGTTACTAATTTTACCTATTTCATGACTTTTAATTTAAATTAATTTATTAAAATACTTTTAAAAGTATAAATACTATTGAGCTACAAATTTGCACATTCTTTTTTTATAAAACAAATAAATTTATATGTTTTATAACATAAATTATAATTTTCATACTATTAGAATTTAAAACAAAGTTAAATAAGTATTTATAATAAATTTACCATAAATATGGATAAAGCACAAAGAGAATTAGTAACTACATATTATCGAAAAAGAGCAATAGCCGCTTCTCAAAGTCAACGATATAAATATAGACCATATGAATTTAGCAAATTTGCTATAGAAAATAAAATATTAGATTTAAGTAAATTAAATATTGGTGAACAATATGAAATTTATAATACAAATGTTGATGAAAAAGTACGTCAATATGTCTTACCATATATTGAAGCATATAATAGTAATAGTGGAGGACTGTTAAGAATCTTATTAAATTATGAAAATTCAGGAAATGCTGAAGAATTATTTAATTTCATAAAAAATAGTGAATATGGTAAAACCAATATTAAAGATATTAATATTGTTGATAATTATAAAGGTCATTGGATTAATATTGATACCGATAAACAAGCTATATTAAATGCTACAGACCTTGAATATGATTATGATTATGTAAATGGTTATGCTTCATATTATAATTCAAATTCTGATGTAGATAGTAGTGAATTGGATTATATGCAAAATTCAATATCAGCAGTTAATATGAATAAAATAAAAGAAATTGCAAAAATTATGGGTGCTACAGATGAAGTTATCGATTCATTTAAAGATGAAGGTAAATTAACAGAATTTTTAGCTGAGAATAATTTAGATGATATTAATGATATTTATATGTCTGAATATGGTGAATCAAAAGGTGAAGCTGAAAAAGAAGCTGCTATTAACCAATTAAAATCATTTCCTATGGAAATAGATGATGATGAAACATTCATTTTCTTAGATAAAATTCTACCATATATTTACAATTATGATTTGAAAAATATTGAAACGTTTGACCAATTTTTAGATATTATTGGTGAAAATAATGAACTTAGTGCTGATAAAATTAGCGAAGAAGGATATAATCATATGGATTTAACTGAATTAAACAGAGTTGTAGGTAATAAATTAGATGATATTATTGATGGATTTAATGATGAAAATAGTGAATATTTTTCTTATATTAAAGGATATCAAGAATTACAAGCATATATTTCTCAATTTAAATTTGTTAATAATAATGAAAAAGGTATTATTGCCACACATCAACAACCAGATAAAACAATTAATATCATTGAATTTAAATATGATGTTGAAGATAATGAATTATCATTGAAAATTGATTTAATTTATAAAGATGGAAAAAAACGAACTGGTTGGATTTTAGCTAAAAATTTAAGAAATTATATAGGTCAACCAGAAATACAAAGTATGAGGGAGAATAAAAATGGACGATAAACTTAAAAAAATATTGTATTTAACTGAATATAATAATAAAAAGGATAAAAAGGTTATTCTTGAAAATGTAAATGCTTTATTAGAATCAAAACAGACCGAACAACAAGCTTTGGCAATTTTAAGAAAAGGTAATGTTGCTGATAATATTGCGTTTAATGTAGTAAATCGTATTAAAGGTAGTGATACATCAAGAAATCAAGTATTAATCCCAATATTGGCTAAAGCTTATCTTGAAGCTGGAGAAAATGGAATGAATAATTTGTTAGATTTAACTGCATCTATGTCTGAATTAATTAACTCGAACAGAATTAATGTTCCTCAATTAAGTAATTCAGGTGGATATATTGTCAATAATAAAACTTTTAATAATTATTTAAGATTATCTGAATTCATTCATGGTTTAGAACAAATGTCTAAAGGTTATGCAGAATGGAAGGGAAAAGTAACTGTAGATACTAACGAAAAACCTATTTGGGAAGGGAATGGTATAAAAATATATGATGGTAATGATGTTGGGAAATGTATTCATTACACTTCAGGAGCTTTAACTGGTAAACATTATGGATTTTGTATAGGTCAACCTGCAAATACTATGTGGCAAAGTTATCGTGATACTAAAACCAGTACTTTCCATTATGTTATTGATGAAACTCGTGATTTAAGTGACCCTTTACATATTGTTGTAGTGGATGCAACACAGCATGGAATTGAATTAACTGATGCAAATAATTCAACAGGAAAAATAGCTCAGTTTGGAAATGACGTTAATGGTTATTTAAAATATTTACAAAGTAAAGGAGTTCCAACTGATAAATTATTTATTAATAAACCTAAAACACCTGAAGAAAAAGTTGAAACTGAAAAATTAGGTACACGAAATGAAGATTTAGAATGGTTTAAAGAGTTAACTTTTGAAGAAAAATCAAAATATATAGGACGTGGACATTTATTAGGCGATGAACAATTTAAATATTTATGGCAATTTAAGAATGATAAAGGTGGTTTTTCTTTACTTCATCAATATGTCGATACCGGACAACCAATTCCTGAAAATCAATTTAATATTTTGATAAATGAACAATAAAGAGGAATAAATTAATATTCCTCTTCATCATCTTTTTTTTCTTTTGTAAGTTCTGAAATTAATTCTTTTAATGAAACGATAGGATTATCATTATCAAAATGTTTCTTCCAAGTATAAATTTTAAAATTCCATAAAAATTTAACAATAAAAATGAATAAATAACTTACTAATAAAAAAATCCAAATTAATAATATTAATATATACAACATATTTATATTTTTTTGTAGTAAACATTATCAAATGCCGGAATAAGATAACCATCTTCAATAATTGAAGTGAATAATCCTGCATAAAGACGATAATCATTACCATCATTATAGCATTTATAATCTATTTTTGAAACACAAGAAATGAAGTTTTCAGGATATGCAATACGGGGTATTTCAATAAAAAAATTGATAATCCAACCAGATACCATTACTTGACTTCCTGAACCACATCTTTCTAAAGTAAAAAATTTACTGTAGTCAATATTTTCATAGATAATATCAGCAATTATAGATGTTACTTTAAATACATATTCTTCAAATTCCGGGATTTGTGCAACAATTGCGCCAAGATTATACATCATAGTTAACCAATCGCTTTTTTCTCCTAATATTTTAATTTTAGGAATACCACATAATAACATTCCATAGTTATAATATGGACTAACCATGTCGAGAAATGCAGTGTAATTAGCAATTTTTGATTTTTCAGTATCTGTAGTATATTTAGGAAAGAAATTTTCCATAATATTAGAAGGAATTTTAGATGTAATTTCTGAAATAATTAAATTTACATCAATTAAATTTCCACCTTGTTGTACAATAATTTCTTGTTTTTCTTCAGATTCAGTAAAATATTTTCGGAATTTTTCGGGAGTTTTATTAACTTGATGTGCAAAATTATTTAAAACTAAATTCCATAAAATTGTGGGTGAAATAACTATTCCATAATGTTTTCTCCAACATAATTCAAGATATGTTAAATAATTACGATGAAATATTTCAGATTCTAAAGTAGTGACAACTTTAAAACCTTTACAATCATTAAATGCATATTCAGGATTAAAGTTATTGAATTTATAATCAACTGCAGGTGTTAATGAATTGTCAAGAATAATTTCTTTCATTTATTTAGTTTTTAGTTAATATTGTGGCTCTAATGGGGTTCGAACCCATAACCTCCAGTTTTAGAGACTGTCACTCTGACCAATTGAGCTATAGAGCCAATAAAAATATTACTTTTTAAGATATCTTATTATTTCAGCGATACCTTCAAAAATAATAGCAACTACAAAAACAAATACTACTCCAATTAATATTAATCTACCATCACTTTGTTTATCTAAAAAATCTAATAAATTCATATGTTTTATATTTAATAATCTTCAAATTTAAATATTTTTTTCCGAATAATAGCATAATTCTCAAAACACATACACATTGTTTTAAATTCTCTTCCTTCTTTAGCTACTTGATAAATATATTTTTCACCAGCTTTAATTATTCGTTTGATTTCGTTATCCTTAATCTTCCAATCCTGTCGTTCTTCAGGTGTACTATTTTTTATAATAAAATCATACCCATCACAATATCGGTCATATTCTGATACAGGATATGTTCGTTTTAATAATTCGAAATCTTTCACAATAATACGAAGATTTTATTATAATGTTGCAGATTAATATTTAAATTTAATATTAAATAATGTGTTTGTTATAAGTGCTTCTATTTCATTTAAATCAGAAATTACATCACTTTCAGTATAAAAACATATAAAGCCAAATTTCATTTTGATTTGTTTTATTATAAAATTCGGGTCTTTTTTTATACAAAGTTCAATTATTTCATCAAGAACTTCATTCCAACTTGGGATTATTGGTTGACCAATAGAAAATCCGTAATGTCCTTTTCCTATATGCTTTTCATATTTATTTATAAAATATGAATCGTTTTTTAATGATTTAAACATATTTTCAACTTCCGGATTTATTCTAATATAAAGATAAACATCTGGGTATTCTTCTGGAATTAATTTAGGATTTAATTCATATTTTTTTATAATTTTCTTAATTTCATCAAGTAATTGCATGTTATAAAACTTTTTTTTCTATTTTAATTTCTTCTTTTTTAACTAAAACAATGATTTTTATTTTAGATTTTTCATTACTTTCATTATACGATGTAATCTCCCAGCCATCTTCGCCTATTTTTTTTAATCTCTTTTTTAATTCAGGCAATGTATTAAACTCTTCTTCAATTCTTTCATATATCCACATAATAAATATTTTTCTATAAATACTATAATATAGAATATGTGATTTTTTTATAATATACCTTTATTAACGTCAGGATTTTCTTTTTCCCAATAATCTATATAATGTTTAACTTGTTCTTCAAGTTTAATATCAATATTATTTTTTGACCTATGAAATGAAGTTAAAATAATTGTACTCATATCATCAGCATGAAATATACCTAAATTATGAAAAAATGGTACAATAGTTCCATTATGCCATAAACCTAATTCATTTCTAATAGCCATTCCAATAGTATGATGTACTGAAATAATAGCATCATCTTCAGGTAATTTAAGCCATTTATTTAAATCATTTTTATCTGATGTTATTTTTAATAACCATTCAAATACATCTTCCAAATTTTTAGGACATTTTAAATGATTTGCACTATGTTTTTCACATAGAATAATTGGTTCTGAATCCCAATCTGAACCATCAGATTCTTCTGGATTTCTAAAATATTCTTTAAGAATATCACCAATTTTATTATCTGTAACATCACAATTTTCTATTTCACACATTAATTGTAGTGGAGTTGCTGGAATCCAATTTCCATTTTTGTCTTGAGTAGAGATACGCATATTAATTAATTATTAAATATTTCATTTGCTTTTTCTATGAATTCATTAAATGAATCAAATTCATATATATTACCATGACATTCTAATGCATGTCTTATTGAATTTATTGTATAAGCTAAATAACGTGGAGATTTATCATTACATATATCGAAAAATCCATATTCTGATGCTCTATAATGATAGCAAGCATATATGTAAATAGAATCGTCTTCTTTAAAAGCCACAACCTTTCCATTATAATAGTCATATTCTTCATTTACAGAAATTATTTTCTTCATGTAGGGAATTTTTAGTTTCTACAAATATATAAAAATAAATAACATGAGCGTAGTCAACTTTCTGTTTTAATAAGTCTTTGATTTTTTAATATTATTTTTATGTGTTTCTGAAAGTTCTCGTCCTTTTAATGATTGCGATATTTTTTCTTTATGTTCTTTTGAAAATTTACGACCTTTTTTAGCTAAAGACATTTTTAATTTAGTTTCTTCAGATAATGTTTTACCATTCCAATAACCATCATGACCAATTTTAAAAATTTGAGGATTTTTTAATAAATTTTCTTTATGAATTTTACTTATATTTTCTCTTTTTTTATCTTTTTTAGCTAAAGACATTTTTAATTTAGTTTCTTCAGATAATTTATATCCCGAAGTACCTTCACCACCAATAGTTAAATTACATAAATTAATAAGACCTATTTTTTCTATAAGTCTTATTTCTTCATTAAAACAATCATTTTCATTTTCACTTTTAAAAATAATTTCACATTTAATAAATCCACCACTATCAATAATTTTCTTTATTTTATTATATAGTTTAAGATTTTTTGTTCTACTAATTGATTTACCCATAGCAATACTAACATGCTGATACATTCTATTACCAGAACCTTTTCCAATGTAAAAAATTTCATCATTTGAAGAAATTAATTGATACACATAATAAATTTTATTTTTCATAATATTCAATTATAAATATAAATACTATAAAAAATAAATAATGAAATAAAAAATCAAAGAACTTAAATTCATCATTTATCTAAGCACCAACCCGATTATCATAGACCCGCACACCGTCTAAATCTGTATGGCTTGCATCCTCAGTGGTATTAACGACTCCGATTAACGTTGAGCCTCCCACTTTTTGCGGAGATGTGTTGAACTTCCTCTGTATTGCTACAGCGATGAATCCTCTGTGTTATTTATTTTAGTGTGACGGGGTAGACCTTTGCCATGTATTATCACACTTTATTTCTTTGAATATTAATTTTTTCTTTTTTAATGCATCACGTCCATTTCCTTTATTTAATGCACCAAATGTTGGAGTTAGTGAATGACAATTAGGACATAATAATTCTAAATTATTTAAATTATGGTTATCAGAATTTCCATCTTTATGTTCAAGTTGTATTGGAACTAATTTAGTTACAGGATTAATTTCATTCCAACCACATTTCATACATTTGTTTCCATGTTTATGAATTAAATATTTTTTATATATTCTTTCATTAAATGATGTATCGCCATTTTCGATTTTAGTTATTGTTTGTTTCCAATGATATTCAGTACAACAATTATTTGAACAATATTTATTTTGATGTGAATGTAATATTTTATTACAATTTAAACATTTTTTATCACTTATTTTATGCCTTAATTTATTATTAATTTTTGCTGCGCATGAATTTGAACAAAATCTTCGTTCAACAGAAGTTTTATCATTAAATTCATTTCCACAATTTTCACATTTATAAGAAATTATTGCAGGATTAACATCTCTAAATTTATACCCAAGTTTATTTAATTTATTTTTTATTGAAGAATATGTTCGATTTAATAATAATGCTATTTCTTCATATGATTTATTTTCATTAAAATATTTAAGTAATAAATTTATCGAATTTTCATTCCATTTTTCCATAGTATTATATTTTTCATATAAATACTATAAAAAGCTAAAAAATATTTTCGAAATGTAGAGTGGGTAATCGGAATTGAACCGACTCTATTCCAGCATGGCAAGCTGGTGCACCACCATTTATGCGTTACCCACATTAATACGGGACTCGTTGATTACTTAGATGTTTCAGTTCACCAATATCTACATCCCGTATGTAATGGTTTTTCATGGCGAGATACCATCAAAACTCATTTTTTAAGGCATAAGCCTAAACTCTTTTAATTTATTTTTTAATTTTTTGTTATCGAGCCAAAACATATATTCTTCAGCTTTTTCATAAGCATCAAATTGTGTTTTAGCTTTAACATAAAATTCGAGAACTTCACCACTCGTAAGCGTGAGTTCAACCAACCAATATTTGGTCGGGTTCTTACTTAAATTGGAATTTTCCATAATTCATAAATCAGTTGTAAGAAACCTGATTTACGATGTATTAGTTCTCTTCATATTTTAATTAAAATTAGTACATCTGAAGGGATTCGAACCCTTAAACCTCCTGTTTCGTAGACAGGTGCTCTAATCCAATTGAGCTACAGATGCATATTAAAATATACCTTTAGATATACCTTTTATTTCTTCGTAATTTTTTTTAATTCTCTCCAATTCTTCTTTTGAAATTTTTTTAGGATTAGCAATTGCTTCAAGAAATCTTTTAGCATCTTTTCCATATAAAATTGGAGTTTCTCTTATTTTTGTTGCCATAATTCTTTTTTTTTAGTACTCCCGACAAGACTTGAACTCGCATCATTTGGGTCGAAACCAAGCATTCTATCCATTGAACTACAGGAGCAAATAAGCTATTAGTAATAGCTTATTGAAAAATCTTCAGTTAAATTACGTCTTATTATTTTACCAATAGGTGTTTCATCAAAAAAAGTAAAACGATATCTTTTTGGAATCAATAAACAAGATATAGAATATCCTCTTAATTTAATAATACAATTATCATTGTTAATATCATCATCATTAAGTATAAGTAAATAATTTTTATTATCACTATATTTATAATTTGAAGATATTTCAACTTTATTTGAAAAACTATTAAATCTTTTTGTATTCTCAATACTAATGATATTCATGCTTTTTCACCTCCTTATCCAATTCCTGATATTCAACTAATAATTTATCTGTTTTAACTAAAATATCCTTGTGATTTTGGTTATTACCACTAAATCTGTTTTTTATAAACATCAATCTATCGATTGAAATGTTAATCAACCTACGAGCACGTGATATTTCATTAGAATAATTACAATAAAGCATAATTTTTGGTTTTATTTGTTAATAGTTTTGTACTCCCAACAGGACTCGAACCTGTATTATCGGTTTAGGAAACCGATGCCTTATCCCTTGGACGATGGAAGCGTTTTAACTACGAAGATTACTTCTCCACAACAAATAACATAATCTTTATTTTCAAAAATAAAAACTGTTTGTTTACATTTGGGACAAATAACTGTCATAGTTTAGTTTTGTTAGTATCTCCACTGCGAATCGAACGCAAATCCTTAGTTTAGAAGACTAATGCTCTATCCGTTGAGCTATGGAGACATGTTATCACAAATATAAAACAAATTATTAATATTTTATTATTTATTCTTATTAAATTTAAAAATATTTAATGGATTTATTTTAGCAAATACAAAATATAATATAAAGAAAAATACTGATAATAGGTAAAAAATAGAAATTGAATACCAATAATTTCCGGTCTTGTCTATTAAATATTTTAGTATTGCATCGTAACCCATAGGATTGAAAAATGTTCCTAAAAAAAGAAATAAAGTTGCTAACTTTTCCCTGTTTATTTTCTTCACCGTCATTCATATTGGTATTATTGATAAAATTATTTTTATGAGCCGAAGAAGGGACTCGAACCCCCAACCCCCTGATTACAAGTCAGGTGCTCTACCAATTAAAGCTACTTCGGCATCAATTATTCATTATCCTGATAAATAATCATATCATGAGGTGCTTTTTTATTTCCACCAAAGTAAAGATATAATTTATAACCAAGATTAAATTTTCTTTTTATGTTGGTTGCAGGATGTTTACAACTAAAAATTTCATTTCCATCTGTTACAACATACTCAATTTGACCAGTTTCTGCAATATATTTTAATTCAAATTTATACCATTTATCCAATTTAACTTCACAAATAGGTAGTTCAGGAATACGTAATTTATTTAAATATTCATAACCTACGATTTCCATTTTACTTAAATCCTTATTAGGTCTCCATCCAAATCTAAACGAATTATTATGATGCATTCCAATACTAAATCCCATTAATTTATTAATATCGTATTGGTCTTCATCTTCAAAATGGTATAGTGTTGAAGAATCAAATTTAAAATATTTTGAAATTGAGTAAGATTTATTTCGAAATATAATTACAGGAATGAAGAAATCAAAATAAGGGAATGGTCTTCTATCGTTTTTATGTATAACTTTTTTAATTTTCATTTTTAGTAAACCACGATTTAATCAAATATCCTAATAATTTTAAATTGTAACTTAAATTCAACCAACTATCTAACCAATTCCATATCATTCTAAGCCAAATAAATGCAATAAATGCACCACCTAAAATAAATACTGTATATCCACCTACTTCAATACCACCAGCTAAACCAGCAATAATAGCTATTAAGAAAATATATAAATAAATTTTTGGAAAACTATTCCAACTATTAATTAAAAAATCACCAACTTTACTCATATTAAAAATTTTCTTATAAATACTTATAATTTTTATTTGCGCACCGGGTAGGGATTGAACCTACGACCCTCTGCTTAACAGGCAGACGCTACTACCACTGAGCTACCGATGCATAAAATGTTGGCTTTACGCCAACATTTCTTTAATAACAGTACTTGCTATTTTATTATCGATTTGAGCAACATTAGGATGTTTCTTTAATTCACCCATAACTTTACCCATTTCTTTAATACTCGAAATATTATTTGAATCAATAATCGATTTTACAATTTCTTTTATTTGAGATTCATCTAATTTTTTAGGAATATAACCTTCAAGTATACTAATTTCATAATCGTTTTTCATTTCAATTGCATTTTCATGCATTTTTTGAATAACTTTTACCGATTGTTCATCTGAAAGTTCTTTACCAATTCTTCCAAATTCACCAATAACTACTCTTAACAAATTCAACTTTTCAGAGTCTTTGTTCTTCATGGAATTAACCATGTCTTCCCTAATTTTTTCCTGAATACTCATGATACATTTATTTTTAATTTAAACAAAAATAATATCTTTATTTCAATTATAAAAGACATTTTAAAAATTTAGTAGTGATGAAGGGACTTGAACCCCCAACCTCGACCTTATAAGAGTCCTGCGCTAACCATTGCGCCACATCACTAAATAAAACTAATAATCTTACCACATGTGTTTATGTACACTCACCATCTCGCATCAACTATTAGTTTAGAGCATTCTATCGGACTCGAACCGCTTCCCATCGTTACAAAGGATGTGCTTTACCAGTTAAGCTATAGAATGCATTTTAATTTTCTACCTTTAATCCAATTATCTTTTAAATATAAAATTAAATTTTCTTTTTTTATTTTTTTATTAATACCATTTTTAGTAATCCAACATGTATCAAATTGTGAATTTTTATTACCAATTCCTGTTCCTTTTCTTGATTTACTCAATTTTTTCCTTGTTTCTTCGGTATGCTTTTTATTTTTAAAATTATCATAAGTAAATCCATTTTTTTTATTGGTTTCAATTATTTTTTTATTAATTTCATTACGTTTATTGATTGATAAATCACTAAAAGTTTTTTTAGCTAAAATAGAACGCCAATTAATACCATATCTTGTTATCATAATATTATCAACAGCTAATCTTCCCTTTTTCACAATTTCTACATTAAATCCACCATTTCCACCAACAACTAAATTCATGCAATCTACTTTTGCAATTTCATTTAAATTAACAATTTCTTTCTCACGTTCAATTAAAGATTTTCTATCCGGAAGAAATTCAATAATTTCACGTTTATGGTTTTCTTTGCCATATTTATTTATAGAACGTCTTAATCTTTTACCTGAACCTAAATAACCATCCTCCAGATTATTGCCACTATGCATTCCATAATAATATTTACCAGTTAAAATATTAGTAGTTTTATAAATGAAATGGTATTGTTTTTCTTTTCTTGCCATAATTTGTACTTTTCAATATAAATACTGAGAAGTACAAAAAACGACCGAGAGCAATAGGTGAGACTCGAACTCACGAAATTCTGCGTGGTAGGCAGATACACTAACCGCTATGCTACTATTGCGTGGAGAGGGACAGGTTATTTATACCTTCAAAGGACTCCCTCAGACCTATTGTGAAGCCAACAAGACTCGAACTTATACCAACCCCTTTGCTGGGGACATTCTATCCAATTAAACTATAGCTTCAAATGAGCGAGTGAAGGGAATCGAACCCACATCCCCAGATTGGAAGTCTGGCGCACTAACCGTTGTGCTACACTCGCAAATTATTTTGTGGAGATAACTGGTATCGAGCCAGTATCCTCGGATTTTCAGTCCGTTGCATAGACCATCTTTGCTATATCTCCATATTATATAGGATGCCTTGTGAGACAGTTAGCCAAATTGCGCCACCTGCAACCCGACCTATTTTTATTTTCACATTCTTAGTTGCCCAAACTAAGATACTCCCTGCTAATGAGGTTATGTATTTCTGGTTAGGACATACACTTATGTGACCAGATTTTAATTGTGGTGACTGTCGGAATCGAACCGACCTCTATGCCTTTTCAGGGCATCGCTAAACCAACTCAGCTACGTCACCAGATTTAATCCTTGTGTGAGCCTTATACTCACGCATTCCACATGTTATTGCGAACATGATAATGTCTCGGAAGATATTTTTATTGTTTCCGTGTTGTCAATCACGGATGCATTTTAATACCCCAACTGAACATTAGAAGCAGCGTCCCAAGCAAGCAAGGATTCAATATGAACAAACACACTTATAGCAGTTTGCAGATACTATTGTTCTTATCTATTCATATATTAAATTGAACTGCAAATTCAACTTAAGTGCGGAAAGTAAACGAATCGAACGCTTACCCCGGAGGATAGCCAAGGGTTCAAGCCTTGTTACTCACCATTGAGTGCTACTTTCCAAAGAACCCGTACACTATCCCAAATATCCTCATCAGTAACGGGGCAACACCAACTACTTATTTAAGGGATTCTATTGCGGAAGATGTAGGATTCGAACCTACGGTGCTTTTTAGGGCACAACGGTTTTCAAGACCGCCTCCATAAACCACTCGGACAATCTTCCATTTTTGTGGAGAATAAAGGTTTCGAACCTCTGGTTGCTTTCAATATTTGCTTCTCTACTTTGCAACAATAGTTTTCGTTCATGAGCAAAAGACTAAGGAGTTCACCCTTAATCAATCATATTGAACCAGACCATCGCATTAAACAACTCTGCCAATTCTCCAAGGACTCCCGTTAACAAATATTTTTTGATATCCTTGAGCACGGGAGTAGACCCAAAAACCAAATGCGGAAAGTAAGAGACTCGAACTCTTGCGCCATTTATTAGATGACCTAACACGTTAGCAGTGTGTCCCCTTCACCAACTTGGGTAACTTTCCAATTGTTATTCTGTTTTATCTAAAAAACGACTAAGAATCAAATCTAAAATTATAAGATATACCAATTTACGTTCTTCATCATTTTTATATTTTAAATTATTTTTTTCAATAGAATCTTTAATTAAATTTAATACATTTTCACCAATTTTTTCTTCCAAATTAATAGTATCATCGTATAAATTTTTATTTAATTTTCTTAATTTGCCAAAAGCTTTAGTTTCATTAAGAATTTCTTTAGATTTATAAGTGTCATCTATTTTTTGAATAACTTCAAATAGTCTTTGTTTTGATTTAATATTTTTCATAAATAAATTTTATAATAAATACTTATTTAATATCATAATATTTATTATTAAATATTGTAGTGACGATGGGATTCGAACCCATATTATTCCTAAGAATCCAGTGTATCAGACTGGTGACTAAACCATTCATCCACGTCACTATATTTTAGTTGGGAAGAAGGGAATTGAACCCTTATGTAACCAAATTACCCTTCCAACTGCTTATCAGGCAGAGGGGATACATCCCAATGAATTTCTTTATGACAATTACTACAAACTAAATCACATTTATCTAATTCAATTTTTATTTTATTCCAAGATAAAATTTTTGATGATGAAATTTCAAAATCTTTATTATTTGGATTTCTATGATGAAATTCTAATGCTGCTATACATTTATTATAACCACATTTAATACATTTTCCGCCCTTATAATCAACTGATTTTATTTTCAATCTTTTTCTAAAGTTATTAACATATTTAATGTTATTTTTTTTTATTTCATCATACGTTTGTTTATTTCTTTTTATAGTTTTAACATATTTTAAAATTGTAGATTTAGACCTATTTGTAATAAATGCAACTTTATTAACTGAATGATAATTATCATATAACTCTTGAAATAATAAAATATCACTATTATTTATTTTATTGCTAATAATAGTTGATTTTCCATATAATTTACAATAATAAGAAATCGTACTTTTTGCACAATTTAATAATTTACTTATTTCACTATATGTTTTACCTTCATCTCTTAATTTTAAGATATTATTTTTTAAATTACTCATATATTAAATATTTAATATAAATACTTTATATTCGAACAAACGACCTAAATATTAATAAATAAATTACTGCTCTTGGGATAGGATTCGAACCTATGATGGAGATAAATCTCACCAGATTAACAGTCTGGACTTTTCGACCAACTAAAGCAACCCAAGAATATTGAGTCGGGTATTGGATTTGAACCAATGTGTACCTTTCGGAATAGAGCTTTTGCAGAACCCCCGTTTCGACCACTCACGCAACCCGACAAATTTCCCAGCATGTCAAAGAACATAACTAACTTAAAACAAAAAAACCCGAATCTTTCGAATCGGGTTTCTCGTTTAATTTTCAAAGTTCACATAACTTATGAAAACAATAACCCGATATCATTTCTACTTCTGCCTCCAAAATTTGAACAAAATATAGAATTTCCATTGCGACTAATTGAAGTCGATATAGAAATTGTTCTACTTGATACCGTTGTTTTCATCTCTAAATATTTTTTATTATTTTCGTTTCATTTAAATACTCTGCAAATATAAAAAAAGTTTCAATATCCTCCAAATTTTTTTAAATATTTTTTTAAAAAAATATTTAAAATATTGATTTAATGTAAGATAAATTTATTTTAAATATATATTTATTATATCTATTTTTTTTAAATTAAAAGTATTTATTATTAAAACATTATAATATGTCAACAAATAATTTTGATAATTTATCTAAAAATGCTTATAGACAATATTTAAAAACAGGTGTTTATACATTAGATAATAATAGTGAAAAATATAAAGGTTTTTTTAACACAAAAACAGAATTAGAATCTAATTATAATGAAGGATTAGATGGTTGGTATGCTGTAATAGGAGATACTGACTCGTTTTATGTATGGGATAGTCAAACAAATAAATGGAAAGCAGCATATATTCCAATTAGTGGTGTTTCTACTGGACTTACAACACAGCAAATTATAGATATTGGAAATTCTAAACCAATAACTAATTTAAATTATAATCCAGTTAATGGAGTAAAACTTGACAAATATTCAGGAACATACTATAATACATATAATCAAGTAAGTGCTTTAGTTATTAGTGGTTCTAATGATACTATAATTGGTGGAAAAGCAAGTTTAATTATAAGAGCAAATGGTTCTGAAATTACATTTTCAGGTATGATTCAAGATGTATTATCATCAGATATTGATAATACTTCAGGAAATTATAATTTAATTGAATTCATTAAACATGGAAATGGGATTATTTATTATTTAATAAAAAATTTATCATTATAAAATTATTCATATGAAAAAACTATTAATATTAATTTTTATATTTTTCACAAGTCTTCAATTGGAAGCACAAACAATTAGTTCAGATACTCTTATTGGAAGAATGGATACTATTTCTTCCAATCAATTTACAAATAGTGTTGTAAAAAGTAATAATAAAATTGTAGGTAGAAATGATAAAAGATTATTAAATTATATTAGAAATATTTGGCATTTATTTGTACCAACATCCAGAACAATTACTATAAATGGAGTATCACAAGATTTAACCATAAATAGAAGCTGGTCAATTACCGGAGAGGGTAACCCAATTTTATCAAATGTTACAGTACAAGACACTACAAGATGGGGTAAAAATGATACTTTAACTTATATTATTAATACAGATTCATTAAGCAATGACACCATTGTAGCAAACCAAATCTATAAAGGTGTAGTTTTAGACGACAGTTGCATGGTAACTGTAGGGAGAGCTATATCTATTGCTCAAACTTATGGAGGTGGTGGAACTTCAGGAACTAATGTTAAATTAGGAACTAATGCATTAAATGCAAATTCTACTGGAAATAACAATGTAGGTATAGGAACAAATGCTTTAATATATTTAAATGGAGCAGATGACAATGTGGCTATTGGTAGGTCTACTATTGGTGGATGGGCAGCATACGGGGCTTCTAATGTAGGAATAGGATTGGGAGCATTAGGCGTTGCTGTTTCTGGAAATAGAAATACAGCAGTAGGTACTTATGCTTTATATAATAATGCTTCAGGAAGTGATAATGTAGGTATTGGAAATCACGCTGGGTTTTATTCAACTAAATCTCACTATTTATTTTTTGGGACTTGGGACAGAGAAACAGAAGAAAAAGATACTACATTAACTGCAATAGCTATAAGAGAGGGGACTACTACTGCAACAACAGCAATCTATTTAAATGGAGTTACATACGTTCCAGAAAATATAGTACAAAATCAGAAATCTTGTACACTAACTGATAATACGCCTACACAAGCTGAAGTTGCAAATGCTAGTTGTTTGGGTAGTGCAGCTACTGCTGGAGCTGGTGCTAGAAGAAGTATTAGGGATAGCAGTGATGGTAAAATTTATACATGTGAAAGTAACGGTACAAGTTGGGGAGTTTTAAATGTTCCAATTCCATAATAATATGAAGAAAGTAATAATTTCAATATTTCTTATACTTAGTAATTTAGTTATAAACGCTACAAATTACTATGTTGCTAAAACTGGAAGTAATTCTAATGATGGTTTATCTACAAGTACTCCATTTTTGACAGTAACTTATGCTAATTCTATCGGAAGGACAGCAGGAGATACAATTTTCATAAAGGCTGGTTTATACCAAAACGAGAATTTTATGGTTGGCGGTACGGGTACAGCAAATGCTCATATTGTTTTTCAAGGGTATTATCAAATACCCGGAGACACTCCTAATCCAAACTATAATCCATTCTTACGCATCAACGATTCTATAAATTGGAATCTTATTCCTATGATTCAGGGAGCAAATGGTTCTGCAGATGTTATAGATGCATTCACACCTTATGTGGATTTTAAGAATATAGCTATTAAAGGTGCTGTATTTGGTATCTGGGTTTGGAATACCCATCATGTAACATTTGAAAATGTACACACTACAACCAATGGTTTTGTTAATTCTGATGGAGTAGGACTTTATATACATGGTTCATATAATTGTACAATAAGGAATTGTACAGTTACTGATGCAGGAATGGTAAATTTAATAGTGAGACAAAGCCATGATTGTTTGGTAGAAAATACTAAAAGTTTTGCTGTGGGTTGGGTATATGAATCTTCTGATTATCATATAAACTTACAAGATGTACAAAATACCACTATCCGAAATTGTCAGGCATATAATTTACATCCTTATACATATGGTGCACCAGGGCATGGTATTGGAATTAAAGATGAATATAAAAATGGTTCTTATCCAAATCCGCACAGTACAGGAGATAGTATTATAAATTGCACTGCCTATGATATGGGAGAGTATTTTTATGTTGCCCATGAATCTTATGGGAATGTATTTTTAAATTGTACAGCAATTTCTACAATAGACGCACCGGGGGGATGGAGCCAAGGTATAGATATTAGAGATGGAGCATATAATAATAAATTTGATAATATAACAGTTTTAAGACCTTTAAATGCTATAACTATACAGAATACTATTGAAGGTCCTGAAGGGGTGCAGACTTGTAGCGGTAATGTTATATCTAATAGTTTATTTGTAGGGGCAGCTTCTGGGATTGAGATATGGAATGCAAATAACAATGTAATTAAAAATTGCGTATTTGATAGTATTGGGTCTGGTAGGTTTATCTGGTTTCCTTATGAAATGACAGATGTGGGAAATGTAATTACAAATTCGATAATAAGTAATTGTTCAAATAGCTATGGATATGAAGTAAGGGGTTACCCAACAAGCGGAACATTTTCAAATACCTATTCAGATTTTTATAATAATAGTTTTTCAATTCCTACAGGTACAGGAAATATTTCATCAAATCCTCAGTTTGTAAATACAGTAACATTAGACTATCATTTAAAATCTACAGCAGGACATTGGAATGGTACTGGATGGACTTTAGATTTAGTTACAAGTCCATGTATAGATACAGGTAACCCTTCAGACGATTATTCTTTAGAACCTACACCAAATGGTAGTAGGATAAATATGGGTCTATATGGTAATACTCTTTATGCTTCTAAAACTTCTGGTAGTAGTCCTTCTATACAAGATACAACATTTTCAGTATCTCAAAAAATTAGTTATAGTTCTGTAAATGTAAAACATATTAATTCCACAATTTATGAAAAAAATGGAAATAAAATTATAATAACAATTACAGAAAATAAACAAACTCGTGTACGTAATATATTTTGGCAGATATTAAATATTGAAAATCAAGAAATAGATAGTAAAACATATACGGAAACAATGGATAGTAACAATTTTAGTAAATTATGTAAAATAAAAGTAAAGAAGTGAAAAATTACAAACACAATTTTATATGAAAATAATTAATCGATAATAATAACTTTAATTAATAATTTAAAATTATGATAAAAAAATTTTTAATTTGGATTGCAGGTTTTTTTGAAGACCAAGGAGATTCTGCTAGTAGTAAACGATTAATAACTTATGCAACGGTATATTTTTTATATATGCAAGTAAAAGCTTCAGTTAGTGGAACTTTACATAATGAAGAAATAAATAAATATGTATTATATGCAACTGTTATTTTATTATTATTTGAAATAGGAGCAATAACATCTGAATTTATTACTTTATTTTGGAATAAAACGAAAAACGATGAGACTAAGAAATTAGAAGAATAAATACAAAAAAATCCCGACTAATTGCCGGGATTTTAAATATTTATTCTTTAACAAATTTAAATCTTAACTTCTTTTTCACTCATATCGAAAGTGAATTCCAAATCTTGTTCATCGAATTTAACACTTAATTTGTTTTCATCGAATGATTTAAATTCTTTAAACCATTTCTTTGAAAGAATAAGTGCAAATTTAATTTGCGCAATTTCCTGCAAAGCTTTTCTTCTTTGTTTGTTAAGGATTTCTGATTTGGTTTCAAGATATGTTTTTAATATACCCTTTTGACCTTCTTCCGGTAATGTTTTATATATATCAGATTCAAGTTGTGCCTGATATTTTTTAATTGCATCAGCCATTATCCATTCATTAAGTTTCAATGCTTTACCATCTTTAATTTTGGCAACAACATCTTCAACTTTAGGTAAAGATGATAAACCTTTTATTTTAGTTTCAAGATTAACTGACATATAAAAATCAGTTGATTCTGCAGCATCGGTTTTAGGTGCAAAACCATTAAAATCAGTAATACCTACTTCTTTTAACCAGTCAACACATTCCTGAGATAAACCAAGTTCAAGAAATGATTTGCTGGTTTTTGGAAATAATGATTTACGATAATAATCATAAACTTTTTTATCTCCTTGGAGTTTCAATAAATCCCATTCAGCTTTAGCTAAATCATTTGCAGAAATTGCTTTTACCATACCTCTGTTGATAACAGGAATTGAAGATAAATCGATAATTATACGTAAATCGGATTTATCAGTACCTGATTGTATACCTGATACAAGATATGAAACATTATTTTTTTGTAATAATGCCAATAATTCATCAGAATAATTTACCGGAATTTTGCTTACATTTAAAATACCATCTTTTACAATCGTAAAAGTGTTGTATTTAAAACTTCCAACTTTATCAATACCGAATTTATTTTCTGGAAGAATTGCTTCTCCTTCAATATATATACGAATTGAAAGATTTGCACGAGCTTCATTCCAAACTAAATCAGTTAAATAATAACCCCTGTCAGGATTACTGTTAACAAATTTAATTTCAACATTTTTTTCTTTAAGTTCTTCAACAATTTTAGCAGCTTCTTCAACATTAGAAGCTTCGGTAAGACGTTTTTTATCGGCATCTGATAAATCATTACCTCTGGCAACACGTTTAATTCCAATACGATTGTAATTAAATTCATCGTGATTTGGATAGAACATACATCCCATATCACCCAAATCTGAAATTAAATTCATAAAGCAATATGCGTTATCATCGACTTTTTGAATTGGACTTTTACCATTTGGAAATCTTTTGGCAGTATCGTTAACACATTCCTTAATTGCATTTTTAAACGCATTTAATTTTTGTTTTCCAAATGCATTTGCCAACATTTGATAATAAAATTGGTCGCCAAGTGTGTAGAAAATCTTTTCAGCATCGTCATTCATCAGTTTGTCAGCAAGCACATAGATTGCGCCATAAAGTGCTGAATCATCTTCAACAGTGGATTTGCCTTTAGGATTACCAATTTCGTTGGAAGAAAAGAAATGAATTTCTTTAATATTGCTACCAACCATAATTTTACCATCGGAAATACCATATAATATGATACTACCATCAGCAACTGAAAATGCAAAATCATACAAATATTTATCGGTGATTTCAACCAAAGTTTTCTTTCCACCTTTTGCTGATTGTGAGATTTTATTGTCGAACATAGGTTCAAAATCATCAAATCCATCACAACTGATTTTTTCACCACCAATAATTGAAGCCATTTCGGTCAATTTTTGAGTGTCAGCATAATAACCATATTCAACGAATGTTGAAGAAGCAAAATCATTTTCAAGGTCTTTTAACGCTTTCTTAACATCATTCCAAGGACAGTCATTATTATAACCATCTGTAAGGAAAATCATTGAGAATACGCTATCGGGACGGTTAGTTTTAATTCGACCAACAATTTCTTTAACCAATTGTAATGGTTTCAAAAATGCTGTTAATCCAACAGGACGTAACCATTTATCGATAGCATCGTTAAGGTCACTTAATGTTTTGAGTGATTTAACTTCAACTTCTTCTTTTAAAACTCCAGCATCACGACTACCGGAAAACCATACAATTGAAATTGTATCGCCATCTTTCATGATGTTCGAAAGTTTATTTTTAAGTTGAGTACGGATTTTATTCAATTCCCAGCTCATTGAGCCAGATACGTCAACCACGAAGATATGGTTGGTTTTTTTTGTAACTTCTACAGTTACATTACTATTAATAACTTGAGTAGTTAAAAAATAGTTTTCATCGAGTTTCACAAAATTTTTAGTCATACAGTTTAATTTATTTACAATTAATTATTATTTCAATTTTAATATTTACAATATCTCATATAAATACGTAAATATTTAATTTTTCATTAATATTTCTAAATATTTTTCAGATAATTTTCGAATTTCATCAAATGTTTGTTCACGCAAAATTTCTCCGTTTTCAAAAACAACTTCAAGTTCATCTTCATAACTATCAAACATTTCTTTTGTCATATCTGCAGAACTAATAGTTCTAAAAGAATTATCATCTGTTGTTTTTATAAGTTTAAGCATTCCAGCTTTAGAACGTTTACCTTTAGAAGTAATAGGGTCTTTGCTGATATTAAAACTTATCAGTTTTCCATTAACAATTCTTTCACCATAACTCGCTTTAATTGCAAATTTACAAGTATCTCTATCGAATTTTTGTAATAGACCACCACCAGAACCAAATACAATATTATCAATCGAATAACCTTTGCTAATTAACATTTTCATAATTAACAATAAAGTTTTTCTATCAATTCCATCACCTTGAATTAACCTTACATGAGAATCAAGTAATTTAAATCCTTTAACATATGTACCACCGAAACAATCCCAAAGTATATCAATTAATTTCGATAAAACTTCAATAGCATCTCCACTATCAGGACGAAATACAACACATCCATCTCTATCAAGAATAGCTTGTTTATGCCTATTACTCATTGTACTTACGAAATTAAATACATCATAAGTATCTGAAACAATTGAAACTATTCCTGAAGAATATGTTTTAAGCATATTCATGAAATATTCATCTTCAAAATCCTTTCCGAAACTACATGCAACAGAATGTTCAGAAGCTGGAACTGAATAACCACAAACTCCAGATTTATAATAATTGTTAGCATAAACAATGCCTTTTAAAGTATCTGTTCCTAAGAAATTAACTAAATGAGCCATACCACCAATACCTGCAGTTTCTTCGGAACTAACACCACGATATCCAAAATCATGAAGTTTGAAAAGTAATCCAGCAGTAACTCCACCACTTTCTTCCAAACACTCTTTAATCATTTTCTTACAATAAAAAGAATTACTGGCGATTGTAATAGGATACCATAATTTTAGTAACAAAGTTTCAACCACATTAGTTAACCAATAACATTTTTCATCAGTACTTTCAATACTCAATAATATATTTGAAATTGGAACTAAAGTACCTTCTTTAACTGCCTTAATTTTAAGTGGTAATTTACCATTAAGATTTTTAACAATATGTTCCCAACCCTGACGATTAAAATTAGCAGTAGTACCAAAATGAATTCCACTTAAATATTCAGCTTCATCAATATTATCCATAGTTATTTGAACATCAATCAAATATTTAATTACGTAATATTGTAATCCAAAAAATAATGTTGACTCAAATTCACCACCACGGGATTCAAGATAAGAATAAATTTTCGTAGTACCTTTGGGATATTGTTTCCAATGTGTTAGTTTATAACTGTCAGTTAATAGAATAAAATTGTTTTCATTAAACTTATTAATCGAACTTAAAATAGGTGATATCATATATATAAATTTTAAATTTAACAAAAATACGAAAATTATTAATATTTGTTACTTTATTTCAAATAAACGTAAAAATAAAATAATTATTTATTCTTTTGATATGAATATATTTTTTCAATCCATTCTAAAAATTCTTTTTCAGTTAAAATGTTTTTTGCATTATTACAAATATAACAACAACTAACTACATTTTCTAATGTATATCCTGTTTCATTGTTTAATCTATCAATTCCGTTATATTTAAAATCGTTAATAATTATTTTTCTTCTTCTACTTAAAGAAATGTTTTTTAAAGGTTCAGAACCACAATAATAACAATTATTAAAAATTAAGTTTTTAAAATTTTCTTTTGATAACAAAAATTCATAACCTCTATTAATAGCAGAACTTTTATAATTTTTATATAATTCATTAATTAAACCTTGATTATCGGGTAATGTAAATCTTTTAGCAACACTTTCCTTCATTAAACATCCGCAAGACTTATGTTTTCCAGTTTTTAATGAATGAGTTCTTGCATATGTAATATTTCCACAATCACATTTACATTTATATTCACCCTTTTTATCTATTCTATCAGTATATGATATTACAGTAAGTCTACCGAATTTATCACCTGAATTAATTACATGTTTGTCTAATTTTCTTTCCATAATATAGAAACGTTTATTTTGTAATTCTTATTTACATATAAATAGTTTCAAACATTAAAAAGTTTAAACAATTATGTATTATATTAAAAATATTTCTTTAATTTAAAACCATTCTTCTTTTCCACAATGAATACATCTATAACAATCATCATAAGCAGGACTTTCATAAACTAAATAATAATCATGCTTACAATTACTTTGGAATTCATCAATATCTCTTCTAATTTTTGCTAATTTATTATTAGTTTCATAGAAATCTAAATTTAATTTAACAATAATAGGATTTAACGCTTTATCTTCATCACCATTATACTTTTCGTAGCGATGTACTGTTCCACCAATTAGTTTAGACATGAGTTAATTAATTTTTAATAAAAAACTTAATGTTGCAATTATAAAACTTGATATTGCGATATATAATGCAAATTTTTGTAATTTTCTTTGTTTATAATTTCTTTCAAATGATAATCCATCTAAATGATGTTTTTTTCCTTTATTAGTTATTAATATTTTTTTATCTGATAATTCACCATTATCATTAATATAAATATCACGCATAAGATACCTATCAGCAATTAAATGATTCATTGCAGTATTAAAATGATTTTTAGTGAAAATAAAAAAATTAAATTCTTTAGAATATGTTTTAAAAATAGTTTCATTTAATAAATTTTCATTAATATAATTAAATTCAAAACCTTTATTTAAAATATCTGAATAAAAATTCACAAATGGATTGTTAATATGTTTTAATGAATAATTTTCACTATCATATGCGTAATAATATATTTGCATTAAGATAAAATCTTTAATTTTTTCAATTAACAAATTTCTATAATAAAAAGTATATATTTTTTTCATCATAGAAATAATATTAAACCAATAAGAATAAATAAAACCTATACTTAATAAAGTATAACTATAAATTATAGAAAGTTTGTAATAATACATCATTATTTAATAATAAATTCAAAATTAATATTTTTTAAATTAAAAATCAAGAGTTTTTATTTGGTCTTTTCATATGTTGGCAAATTTCATCAAGCCAACCATTTTTTCGTGCAGCTTGATATGCGCCTCCAGAATAATTTTTAAAATCATTTCTTAATTTATATTTTTTTGCTTCTTTTAAACATTTTTCTTTAGTCCAATAACCTGATGATTTAATTTTATTACTTAAATGAAAGTAGCAATCATCTAACCAATTATTATGTCTTGCAGCTTGATACGCTTTTTTATCATATTTAATCCACTCTCCTTTAGTTTGATATTTTTTAGCACTTTCTATACATTTTTCTTTACTCCAGATATTTCTTTTAATCATATGACTTTCACAGATATCTAACCAATTATGTCGTCTTGCAACTTGATATGCAGTTTCTTCATTTTTAATCCACTCTTGTTGTGTTTGATATTTTTTAGCACTTTCTATACATTTTTCTTTAGTCCAATAACCTCTATTATTATTAACAATTAAATTTTCGCAGCATTCATTTAACCATCCATTTCTATATGCAGCATCATATGCATTATACTCATTTTTAAACCAATCACTTAGCTTCTCAAAATTTTTAGCACTTTCTATACATTTTTCTTTTGTCCAATATCCATTTGGCATCGTTTTCATAAATTCTGCCCTTACATCTCTCATAGTAGTACGAGCATAGATATGAAGAATATCGTCTTTTTTATGATATAAATCTTTAAAAAAACTGAATACTGGTAAACCTTCAAAAATAACAGATTTAAATTTATTCTTAGGTTTGTTAGAATTATTATTATCCGAAATTTTATCATCAGAATTTTTAATTCTTTTATTATCGGTTTTAATAACCGGAATCACCATATCATTGAAATTTTTACCATTATATTTAGTAAAAAATTCAGCTTCTGACATAGATAAAACAGCAGTCATGAAATATTTAAAATAATCGCTATGAATATTTGGTGCAACTTTAATAAATAATTTCTTTTCACCTTTGGGATGAATTCTAATAACACGACAAAGTAATTGATAAACTCTATCAATATTTTTACTAACTGTCATATCAACAACATTTACAAGTTCAGAATAGTTAAATCCTAATATTCCACGACCAACTACAATAAGAACCAAACAATTCTTATCATCCTTAAATTGTTGAATGTTATTACTATCTACGTCAGTATCAGAAGTTGATTTAAGACAGTTCACTCCAATCTTATTGAAGTAATGTTCAACTTGATTTGCTTGTTGAATTGATTTACAAGCAATCATTGTTTTCTGCAAATGTTTTAATGTTGGCAGCCAACCCGTGAAATTAATTAAATCATTTCCTTTTATGCTTTTAAGTCTATTTACAATTTTTTCAACAAGGTCATCCAATGTTTTCTTAGTATCACTGTCTTTAAAATGAACTGTTGATTTTAATTCATCATCCTGATTATAATCATCAGTGAAATCAAACTGATATGATGATGTTGCGATTTCAACATATAAATCTGACACCATTCCTTCATCATAAATGGTATTTAAAGTAATTGGAATTATTGGTAAGTTTTTAGCGATAAATGGTGAAGGTGAACCTGTAAGTAATAATTGTTTTTTAGGATGAGTTTGTTTAATAATATCTTTAATTAATTTTTCACCATAATAGAATTGATGTGCTTCATCTACAATCAATAAATCGATTTTATTTAATTTATATCCGGCAATAGTTTGTGGAAGACAAATGTTAGCACCTACACTTGGGTCATATTGTGAAATTTTTTCAACAAGATTATAAGAAAAATCAGGTTTAACTTCTTTAAGCACATCATAAAATTGAGTACGTAAAACAGTTGTTCCATGTGTTAAAACCATTACCTTATGATTTGGATTTTGTTTAAGATACTCATCCATAATAAGAATAGTCATAATAGTTTTTCCTGCACTTGGACATGCAGCTAAAACAGTTATTTCCTGTTCCTCTAAACTATTATTGACTTTAGTTACTGCATTTTCTTGGTAATTTAATGTTCGTAAACCTCTTGAATTTATCCAGTTCTGATACATAAATATTAATATTTTAATTATAAAATAAAGTACGAAGATATTATTAATTTGTTACATATCAAATATAGCTTTATTTGCATATATTCAAATTAATATACAATAAAAAATCCCCTTAAATATTAAGAGGATTTTTATAACTATTTGAGTATTATATTTATGTTAATTCACAAGCACCACCACTACAAGCAACTGCTCCTGTAGTATCAATATCTGTATATTTAGGTTTCACAACTATATTTTCCCAATCAACATCTTTCAATTCTCTATTAATTTCAATCCATTTATGATAATTATTAACATCTTTTAAGCAATAAGTCATTTCTTTGATTGATTTAAAATATCGTTCAGAAAATTGTTTAGCTCTACGAATCCAATCTTTTTTTAATGCATAATTATGTACACTACCTATTAATGTTGAATCCATATATCTTTTATATTCTTCAACTTCTGGTTTAATAAATGTTTTTGAAAGAATATCTAACGTTCCGTTTTTAAAACCTAAATTACTCCAAGCTTCTCTTGGAGTTAATTTCATTAATTCATTTTTTACATCTTCTTCATTATATTCAATTTTTTCACCGAGTCCATTTAGAATATCACAAGCTAACCACAAATTATTATTAAATGCATTTAAACCATCAACAATCAATCCTGATGCATACATTGCAATATCTCCATATTTTTTCACTAATTCTTTTGATGTTAAAATTGAAGTAAATGGTGCTTGATTATAATCTTTATCTCCTGTCATTGGTAATAAACTTATTCCTGAAAACCATTGTTTATTTTCAAAAATGTAATTTTCAATTTCTTCCCAATTATCTACGATAATAGTATTACTTACATTATGTCTAATTGATTTTTCAATACACAAATCAACATTAGTTCCTTCTTCAACCCAATTTTGTTGAGTTAATTTAACATATTCCAATAATTTAGTTCCTACTAATTCATCTTTAAATATACTATTAACATTAGCTTCAATAGGAAAAGAAATTACCCAATCGGTATTATTTGCACTCCAAACTGAATTTTCAAACATTTTAGGATTTATTTTTTTCAAATAAATGCCTATATCATCATCCTTATTAACTTGAACGTTTCTAAAATATCTTCTAAAATGTTCACCATGAATTCCTGATGCAGTACCTAATAATGTAGATGCATTACCTGAAGGTTTAACACAAGTAGTTCTTGCTGCTTGATTAATACCAATCATTTCAGCAACTTCTTTATTTATTTCTTTAACTATTTTAGCACCTTTTTTTTGAATATCTGGATTTAATAATATTTGTGGATTGTTCATAAAACCTGTAATACTTACACCTAATAACGCTTCTCTATCACATATTTTTTTACTTTCAGGTTTTAAATATTTAAAATCAGTATATGTTGCTTGTAATGTAGCAATAAATGCAGCAGCTTTACAATTATCATAAAATTCTTCTTCATTAATACAAGAATTTCCATTTATTTCAACTAAGTTACAACATTCCCAACCTGAAATTCCTTCCTCAGTTTGAGGATACATTCCAATTTCAAAACAAGGGTTAAATATAATATCTTCATTGGTAGTAAAACCAAAACCCGGTTCTCCAAATTGTTTAGTATATTTAAAAAAATGATTAAATTCTTCTTTAGTTAAAGTATTTTTATTTAATAAAACTGAATTATTACTTCTTGCTCTTTGAGGATTTTCAATAAACCAATTACCTGTTTTAGCATTTAACATTTTATTATCATTAGGGCTAAATAGACAAATAGTTGCACTTCTTCTGACACCACCAGATAAAACAGCATCTGACATATGCATAACTATATCATATGCAATTATTGATTCAATTTTCCCATTAAAGTTTTGTTTATCTAATTCCTTTTCCAATAATTCTTCTATTTTTTGAATAGAATTTCTTAAACCTTCATGTCCGGGAGCTTTAAATCCTCCACTAATATATGAACCTTTAGGTCTAATATTACTATAATCAAAATTTACATGACAATTTTGATATTTAGAAAAAGGTACATTTCCATCAAAATAACTTGATAATAATACTCCGATTGCATCACTCCAACCTTCAATAGAATCTTCTATTTCAAATACTTTAGATTTATTACTTCTTTTTTTTATTGTAGGTAGTTTATCAATATGTTTATTTTGTACACTAAATCCAACGCCACATCCACATAATAACATATACATTGCTTCTTGAAAGAATTCAATTCTATCACAATAAGATACTGTACAATTAAATATTTTAGCATTATGTTTTAATATTGGCGTACCTCCAAATTGGAGTGCTCTTTGAGAACCTAAAACTTTTTTATCTTTATATCTTTTTATTGCAAAATCATAATATTCTTTAAATTTAGGATTGGATTCTAAAATTTTTTTAAATTTAATTTCATGCATTTCATTAAAAACTCTATCTACACTTTCACTCCAACTTTCTTTTCTACTTAAATTTTCATTAAATTTACTATAATTAGATTGAAATTTAAAATCAGATAATAGTTTATAACCATTAATAGTTTTATTCATATTTTTATATTTAGATTTATATTATTTCATATATTTACAAAGGTAAATCTAAATACCAATAAATTCAAGTTTTATATAAAATTTAGATAAAAATATTTTATCTTTTTTTCAATATCTTATCTAATAACTTTTTAACCTTTAGTTTCATCTAAATAAATTTACTATAAGTAAATATTTATAGTATTTATATTAAATTTAACAAAATATGAATAATTTAATATCTATAATAAATGAAGTTATAAACAATTTTAATCAATCTGAATATCTTAGATGGAAAAGAAAAAACGTTACTATTAGAGGTATTAGAGAAGTAGGTGAAGAAAATGGTGGTGCAGCAATGTTAGGAAGAGGATTATATACTGCATTTTTATCTAATAAAAATTTAGCAAAACAATATGGAAAAGTATTTTTTGTTGTAGGTGCTATTCCTAAAAATCCAAAAATATTTAATACCTTAAATGATTGGGAAATTTGGAGTTACAATTCTCTAATATATAATTATTTAAAAAATAAAAATTTACTTGATAAAAGTGGTTATGGTGATAAGAGAATATTTTTTTCTCAAACTACAATTGAAGATGAAATGCAGAAACTTGGATATGATGGAGTAGTTATTAAAGGAAGAGAAATGGTAAATTATACTCCAGATGAATCTAATATCAGATATTTCGAATACGAAAAGCAATTAATTCAATATTATGAAATTGTAATAAAAAAGGGTGAATAAATCACCCTTTTTGTTAAACTAAATATAGATACATAAACAGAAAAAAACAAAAATTTTTATTTCTTTGGAATTGTAGTATCAGTAACATATGTTGTACTGGTTGTAATATTATTACCATTAATATTTAACGTACCCGAAGTACCATTATTAGTTAAATTAATAGCATCATCGTTTTCATCTAAATCAACTAATGATTTAGACATTTTTTTAAAACTTGCAGATTTAGAATCCATACCACGATAAGAAGCAGTTGCACTAAACATAACATTTGACATATCTGCAACACCACGACTTGAAGCTGTATAATTATAAGTATTTCCAACACTCATACCAAAACTACTTCCAACTGCAAATGCGTCTTGATTAGCTGCTAAATAAATAAAATTCCAATTTTCGTCTTCACATGATTTAATCATTTTTTTGATTGCATCAGATTTATATTCATGACTTGAATTTTCTTGTCCATCAGTTACAAGACAAACTAAAACTTTAGCAGGAGCATCTTTTCCAAGTTTACTGAACTTAGCTTTTTCAGTTGTAATGGTTTTTCCAATTGCGTCATATAACGCAGTATTGCCACGTGGAGACCAAATTTTATCAGTCAATAATTCTGCACTTTTAATATCAATATTATCATAAATTAATTCATATTGGTCATCAAATATTACAACTGTAATTGTAGCTTCATCAGGAAGGTCTTTTTGTTTCTTTAAAAAAGTATTAAACCCACCAATTGAGTCATTAATAATAGAATGCATAGAACCTGAACGGTCAAGAATACAAATAATGTGAGTTTTTTCGTTTGTAGGAGTAGTTAGAATTTCTTCTGTAACAGTTGTTGTAACTGTAGTTGTAGTTACTTTTTTCTTTTCATTTTTAGCCATTTTTCATATTAATTAAGCTTAAAGTTATTTTTTCTCAAATTTAAATATTATATACGAAAAATGCAAGGTTATTTTTAATTAGACTAAATAAATTTTAAAAATTTTAACAAAAAAAATGCTGAATTTTATTTCAGCATTATAAATGAATCATCATTCTTATCTATACCTTTTTTTATCCATCGCATTAAAGTAATGCTTTTATATTCCGGATAAATATACGTATTTTCCCATTCTTTGTCACTACAATCAATTTCTAATTGATATTGATGGTATTCAGTGTCAATAATAAAATATGCTTTAGAATTGCATATATGGCTTAATTTTGCCATAGTCCCCTTTACGATTTCTTTAATTGTTTCCATAAAAATAAATATTAGTGGACTGTAGGGGATTCGAACCAAGCGAAGCACCATCCTATGTTATTATGCGCATCTATCATACATAGGCGAGAAATCTTCTTTATTAACCATATCCTTTTGAGCACCGTCCTTATCGGGACGGCTCGGTTCACCACACCGAAAGACAATCCAATTTTGTGACCCCGGTGGGACTCGAACCCACAACGGCATTACGCTCCCTTCTGGTTAAAAGCCAGAAGCTCTATCCAGTTGAGCTACAAGGTCATATTGCAAATTTTAAACTCTCCCCCTCCTACGATTTAATCATGCTTGATGGTTGACAGAACTCCATTTGCTAAGTTCAGTTAGTGACTTCGGTGGGATTTGAACCCACAACTCCCACTTTAAGAGAGTGGTACTCTACCAATTAAGTTACGAAGTCATTATTTTATATTTTGAAAATAATTTACCAATATTTAAATTATTTTTTGTTTTTATTTCACATGACGGAATAAAATACATTTCATTATTCGATGTATAAACATAAACATAATCAGTAAAATTAGCATCAAATTTTTTTATTGTATTACTACTTTGATTGCCTCCTTTAACTGATAAATTAACACAAAAAATTCCATTTTTATTTTTATATCTGGTTGTTTTAACTTGAACTTTATTTAATTTATTATCCATATCAACAATCAAATCATAATCTTGTGAATCAGTTAATGGTATAGAAACAGTATAACCACATTCTGTTAACCATCCAATTGCTTTTCCTAATCCTAAATCACCTTGTTTTTTTGAATTTTTACAATTTTCAAACATAATATTAAATTTAATATAAATACTATTAAACATAGGTATAATACACCTATTTTAATATTAAATTTGTGGGAGTAGTGGGATTCGAACCCACTCAGCCGAAAGACATTTGTTTTACAGACAAACCTAACTCTCCAGCGTTAGCGCACTCCCAATTTAATTTCTATGCTTTCCATTACTTGGAACTATGAAATTATAACAGTCTTCCTACCGTGACTCCGGGGGAAGTCGAATCCCCAACCCATAGGTTAAAAGCCTATTGCGCTACCAATTGCGCCACGAAGTCAAATTTGTTGTGCAGGTAGGAATCGAACCTACATAGTCGAATGACGAAGGTGTTACAAGCCTCTGATTTAGCCAATTTACCATCTACACAATTTATATAAAAACAAAAAACCCGAATCTTTCGAATTCGGGTTTCAGTTCATTACGCAAAAATCATTGCTGTTATCTTTGCATTTTGGACATAGAATTCCCGAATCCTATAAGGTGTTTATAGGATTTTTTACCGTAATAATATGTACCAAATGTTCTCATTTCTTTATATTGTTTATTTTGTTATTAAATTTAATGACCCTCGCCATTCAAAACAGTCAAATACAGAATTCATTAAATTCACTCTGCAAATATATGATATAAATACGAGACTTCCAAAAAAAAGTTACAATATTTTTAATTTATTTTATTCCACCAATCTAATTGTCCAGAAATCATTTGATAATTCGGGAGTTGTAATATAACCATAAGGTAAATAAAAATATCCATTAATTCCCCAATTTTCACCCCAGCTATTCCTAACAATTAATGCTTCTTTACTATCATCATATCCGACAGCTAATACTGCATGACCACCAATATAATTCTCATTATTTTTTGGCATATTAGCTATACCAGTACGAGCAACATCACCATCCATAAAAGAAGGATATATTAAAAATCCGAAAGATATTGGGTAACCTTCATTTAAACAATGTTTAATTTCATATAAAGACGGTGATATTCTTAAATATTCTAATACTTGATTATCAAGTGCAGCTTTATAACAATTATCACTTGGTTTAGTTCTAAATCTATTTTCAATGTATTCCCACATAGTTTCAGGACATACACCATCTTTAACCATTGTTTTAATACCATCACGAATCATTGCACCAGCATCTTCATTAATAGTACCTTCCATAGCTCTTTCATTATAATAAATGAATAATCTTGAAGGAATAAAATCTTCTTTTTTTTGTTTTATTTGTTCGAATTGAAATGCAGCACCAAGTGCATTAGCTGTACAACTTCCAACACTTCCTTGATTATACACTGGTGGACATAAGTTTCTAAGGTCAACCATTGGAGGTAATTCATGGGGAGTTGTAATTTTAAATTTAAAATCTCTTGGGTCATAATCATCTTTTTTCCATCCAAATTTTACATTAATTATTTTTTTCTTCTTAAAGAAGAACGGAAAAATTTTCTTCAAAAATTTAATTATTTTCATATCTATATTGTTTTATTATAAATACAAAAAAAAAGCGAAGAAACCTTCGCTTTTATCAATTAATCCGTATCATAACCATCTCGAAATGGCTTACTAAATGTAGGTCTAATTGCTTTCCAAATTACTTGATTATATTTTTTATTATCAAATAAGGAGAATAATATAGATTTATGTTTAGATTTAGATTCTAAAACTGCTTTAGCAAATTTTGTGCGATTATAACTACCATTAAAATAATATATTTCTACAAATTCTTTTAATAATGGACATTCAATGGCATAATAATTATCTTCTAATTCATTTTTAGTTTTAAGTACCCAATTATAAAATTCATCCGGAACTCTATCAAGCAATTCTTCAAAAGGTAAACCATCTTTCATATGTTTCCAAATTACAATATTCGAAACATTAGTTATTATCGAATGTAATCTACAATATTCATCTCCTTTAATTTTCATTCTAAATCCATTTTTAAAACGAATAACATATCCTTCAGTATCGTCAGAAATTAATGCTTTTATTTTTTTATAATCAATTATTCCATCATATTTTTTAACCTTATTAAACCCATTAAATTCTTCAGAATATATATTAATTTCTTTATTTTCTTTTGAAAAACAAGTTAATAAAACTAAATCATTATTAGGGTAATAAATAACAATTCTGTTATCAATTCCTATTAATTCCATAATATAATTATATTCTGGATTTAATATTACTTTATTAAAATATTTTTCATTAAATATTTTATTAGCTAATATAGCTTGTTCTGATGAAAATGAACCTCGTGAGGAAAAAATCCAATTACCATTATAATTAAAAAAATTAATATAAGAACCATCCATTTTATCTGTAAATTCAAAAGGTTCGTTAGGAATATCATTATAATTTAATTCTTCATAGTTAAAGAATTTAGGAATACAATTAGCAATTATATTTCCTTGAAAATCAGTCACTAAACCTCGACATTTTAATAATAAATCATTAGTTTTCCATAATTTTTCATAACTAACTTTTGGAGTATAATTCCAAATAATTAATTTATAATTAGGATGAACTTGTTTTTGCAATAAACCTTGTTCATGCAATATATTTAATTCTTTATTCATTATTCTATATTATTATCATATTTCCAAATAAAACCTCTTGATGTTTTACAATAACCAGTTAAACAATTAGATATTGAATTAAATGGAATTTTTGTTTCAATTGATGCTTGAGAAATACTTTTCCATTTATTTAAAATTTCTCCATTTTTATTTAATTGAATTATTGGTTTACAGTGTTTTCCTTTATTTTTACTTTTTCCACGATTACTATCACCAATTTTTTTACTCCATGAAATTTCTCTACCAATCATTTTGTTTTTAATTTTTAGTTTAGTATCGTCAGAAACTATATGTCCTTTTTTTGCAATACTTATTTTTCTTTTAGTTTCATCAGAAATAACACGTCCTTTTAATCCTATACATCCTTTTCGTTTACGACTGCTTTTTCCATAAATTTCATTTCTTTTTAAAGTACCTAATTTAATAAAATAATTATTAAGACTTTTTTTTATTTTTTCTTTAGTTTCTTTAGAAACAATTGGTAAACAATTATCATTGGTCGTTAATATTAAATTAAGACCATTATGTAAAACATCATAAAAATCCTGCCAATATCTTTCTCTATTGTTTAAATTATGAATTTCACAAATTTCTATTATTTCAAAAATATGTGAATCAATACCATATTTTTGAAATGAATTATATAATTTATATTGATTTTTTGAATAATTCAAATATTTATAATCATTAATTCTTTTTTCAAGATTTATACTTTGTCCAATATAAATTTTTCCTTTAGGATTTGTAATTTTATATATACCAATACTCATAATCAATATTTTATTATAAATACCAAGTAATGTAAAATTACCCCAAAATTTTCATAATTTATTTAGTAAATAAGAACATCGGTTCAAATTTATGTTTATTTTCTTTATTTCTCATATTAACATTCGATAATGCAAGATAGAATTTTTTCCTTAATTTAAATCCTGCTTTTTCAGCAGATTTGATAGTATCTTCTTCTAATTTTATACTATTTCTACCTATTACATCAGCAATATTAATAATCATCAAACCATCATCCTTTAATCCCCAATGACAATTCTCAAATGTTTTAATTAAAAATCCTTCAATCCATTCTTCACGAGTAGGATATTTAATATAACTTTGAGTTGGCTCATCTGCATATTTTTCTTGGTTAAAATATGGTGGAGATGTAAAACACAAATCTAAAGAATTTGCAATTGGTAAAAAATCTTCACTACCAACAGGATATATTTCCCATTTATTTTCTTTTCCAAAATCTTCACCTAATTTTCTTAATCCTTCGTATGTTTTAGTAGATGGTTCAGTTGCAATATATTTTCCAACATTACTTACAATTGCACCAAGTAATCTACCACCCCAACCACCAGACATATCCCAAACCACACCGTTTTTTGCAAAAGTGTTATATATAGCTGCTGCTGCAGTAGGTCTAAAATTGGAAACACTTTGAACATTACTAAATAATTTCAACATTTTTCTAATTCCAGAATCACTAATATATGTACCCATTTTTAATCTTCTCCGTATTACTCTCATAAATATTTCATCATCTATAAATGCTTCATAAGGAGTCATTTTATTACCACATTTCACTTCAAAAGCATGTGGAAAATATGACCAAGCCAGACCTAAACCATGCATTGTTTGATTAACAACATCATCTTGAATAATATTTGAAAAATCAAATTTCTTTAATGTGTTAAAATCTTTCATCCTACTTTCAATGTCAGTAGGAAAATATGGAAAACCATTTTCACGATAGTATTGAAATATTTTATTTGCAAATATTTCCAATTCATCACTATTCATATTTTCCCAATGCGACTTGTTTACTGTAATTTCTTCTTTCTTAATCATATTAGTATTTTTATTTTTTTAGCTAAAAACCATTTTCCACCTTGATTTTCAGGTCTTATTAATTCTTCAAAATCTTCCATTTCTACTTTTAACCAAACTCTACCTTTCATACTTAAATGTGGTGCAATTGGTTGCTCTGTACAATGCCAAAATGGTCTAAATTTAAAACCGGGCGTTGGGTATCCTTTAGCTTCAATCCAAGTATTTAATGGTAAGACTCTTGTATTATTGATAAATAATGACGTAATATCACCACATTTTTTCTTCCTGAATAACTTATACGCAAATTTTGTCATAATGTTATTAATATCGACAAATATATTAAATTAATTTTAATAATAATCAAAGTATTTATATTTAAAAATTAATATAATGAGTTTACAACATATTATTAAAGAAGAAATTCAAAATTATCTAAATGAAAGTTATGCCTTAACTGATGATAGATTCACATTTACAGAAAAATTACAAAATTCATATTTTTATGGCTTTAGTAGTTTCTCTTCTCAATATGATTCAGATATTGTAGGTAGTGATATTAATGTTACTTGGAAAGTAAGCTTTTGGCTTAACCAAATGGGTATTGAAAATTTTATTGTTGATGTTGAAAAAGTTGAAGGAATTTTTTATGTTAATTATACAGATAAACAAACTGATGAAATTGTACAAGAAAATATACAAAAAAATATAAATGATTTTGAATGGAAATTTATACTTGCTAATCCAACATTAGTTAAAGGTAGTTCGTTATATATCTCCGAATTAGAATTCGATTTTAAAGAAAAAACATGTAACGTTAAATTTTAAAAACCCGGTATCATCCGGGTTTTTTTGTTTTAACATGCTGGAATGTTGTTGCGATATGCAGAATCGAACTGCAATTCACTCCTTATGAGAGAGGTGTCCTACCATTAGACGATATCGCAATGTTTATGTTGAGAATTTAATCTCAACATATTCACGATTGTGTCTTGTTTCATACACAATATTGATTGGTTTTTTCATCCATTGTTTTGGTTGTTTAGATACTAATTTCCAATTTGGGTATGTTATACTCCAATGACCATTAGTTTTTTTATAACCTCCATAATAATTATTATCTTCGTTTTCACCACGATGATAACCACATCTGGAACAATGAATTTTTCCGGAATGTTCTAAATGCATTTTATATGCACGATTGAACTCACCACGATTTGTGGTTGATTTTACAATTTCTTTTAATCCACCCATATTCTTGTGGTCGCATTAGAGCGTACCTACAAGAATTCAAAGATTTTTTTCATATTAAATTATTTTTATTTTGAAAATCAACGAAACCTTGCATATCATTTAATATATATTTTTCAGTTTCATCTCTCCAATTATTAATTTTTTTTATTGATTTTAAACATTTTTTACATGTCACAAATTTTTCATCATTAGTTTCATTTCCACCATCTTGAGGCATTAATGTTCCACATAAAGCAAATTCAGGATAATCTTCTTCATCATTATTAACGTATGGATTATAGTGAATTTTCATAAAAATTTAAATTAAATATTTATAAGCTTTACTTCTATCATTCTCAACTTCTTCTTTACTGAGAATAATAAATTTTATTTTTGTATTCCCGGTGGGACTCGAACCCACACGCTTTTCAGCAACAATTTTTGAAACTGCCAAGTCTACCATTCCATCACGAGAACATTTTTTCATTTTTTTGGTATAATTTTTTTAAAATTACTTTTTTTATTACTTGAGTCAGTAACTTTAACTGGTTTACCACATCCACAATCATTATTACTCTTTTTCTTTATAGCCATATGAATTTTGACAATCAGGATTTAAACAATATCTTTTACCAATCAAAACCCATCTTCTTGGTGTCGATGAATGACATTTATTACAAAAATGAGTACATCCTTCTCTTATTATCCTACATAAAGGAGGTTTTGGTGGTTCAGATAATTTATTTTTCATAAATACTATTAAAATTTTATTTGTAGCGAAGATGGGAGTCGAACCCACACGGTCATTACTGACCACAGGATTTTAAGTCCTGCATGTCTACCAGTTCCATCACTTCGCCAAATTATGCAAATACTATTTTTATTACATGTTTTTTTAAACACTTTTTACATAAAAAAATATCCTGAGTATAATTTTCAGAATTCCAATACGGAAAACCATCAATTGGTTCAGTTTTTCCAATTGGAGAATTAAAATCATAATCTGGTTCATCACAATAACACCAGTCAGGATGTTCTTTTTTTTCTTTTTCTAATTCGTATTTTGCACGAATAGCTTTATTTCTTTTTTTATTTGACATTATATTTGCAACAATAATCTTGTATCATCTCGATTATAAATTCTAACAATACTACCCTGTCCATATATAATTTGAAAATAAAAACCTTCAAATTCTGTAATATCATATGGAAAATCTGAATCGAGTTTATTTTTTTTAATGATTTTTTTATTCACTTTTTTGCCGAAAGTAAAAGCATAATCAATAATAAATTGTAAAACATGATTTGGATATGGTTCATAACCATTTTCATAACATTTAGCTCTATATTCTTCATCGTGTTTAATAATTAAACGATACAATAAATTATCAAAACTATTTGTTTTAAGCCAATCAGTAAAACTATTATATCTTTGAATTTTTAGTTCATATTCCTTTCGTTCTTTTTCAATATAAGCTTTACCACTTGGAGATTCAATCCATTCATCCAAATGTTTTTTAAATTTTTCAATATCCATAATCGATTGATTATTTATTATACCAAAATAAAGCAATTTTTTTACAAAATGCAATAGTTTCTTCTTCAGTCATTGAATTTTTCATTAAATTAATTGATGCACATACAAACACAATATTTCCTTTTTCATAAGGTTTGTTAGAATCAATTCTATCCAATGATGCTAATTCTTGAAAAACATTTTTTTTATTTCTACTATATGTAGGTAATGTTAATTTAATTCCAGTATATGGACAAATACCATTTTGATTATTCCACGTTTCTTTAATATCTTCTAAAGTTAAATCACCTAATTTATCTCTATTTCTTGCTCTCCTAAGAAATTCTCTAAATCCAGTAAATTCATCACTTCTTATAATATTTTTTAAATGAGATGTATTACCATTTCCAAACCATTCACCCATAGTTTTTTTTATATTGTCTTTTCCACAACAATTTCTACTACAATAATGATTTTTACCTAATTTTTCTGTTCTATTATATTCAGTTTTTATTTTTTCAAAAGTTTTACTACACGTTTTACATATTGTGGCTACTGTTTTCCTATTTTTTTTCCAATCTCCCATAGTATTACATTTTCATATAAATACTATGGAGATAGAAAAAAGTTTGTGGAGGTGGAGGGTATCGAACCCCTCGTCTTTCCTGTGTTTAATAAGCTTTCTACAAGTTTATTTGATTTTTCTAAATCAACAAAATATTAAGTTATTATGGAAAACAAAAAAACCAGAGTGATTATTTAAAGGTATCTCAAACCTCACATGTTTACATGCTTTTGCCGTTTATTGTTTCCTTAAGCTGCTATTGCAAGTTCAGCACTCTGTGCGAATACGCTTTTTCCTTTTGTCAAGGAAGTTGGAATAGACATAATGTCTTCTGCATTTATTGTTTTGAACCTTTTTAGAGTAGTCCGATTCAACTACTACTTGCTTACGTTACCGCCCTACCTGAAATCAAAGCCAGTCACCCCCATTATGTTAAAGAACTTATTTTAATAATACATTCCATTTTTTCTTAAATAAATCTTCATAGTCATTAGCATCCATGAAATTACATTGCATAACACCAACTCCAGTTAAAATACCAATAAATAATAAATTAGGATTATCAATACCTTTAAGAGAATATTCATCAAACAATCTCCTTTCAGTTATAGATTTATGCTTATTTTGTAATAAAACATCAATAATATATTTACCTTCTTCAGTTTTTTCAACAAATCTGGCAGGTATTATTAATATTTTTTTAACTTCCATATTCATTATTTATTTTTTACTTGGTTCTTTTCTAAAGCTCCATTTATCAAATCCATATTGTGTAATCTTGTATTTATCTTCAACTTCAACAATATTTTTTTCATTAGAACCTAACACACCACTCATAAACATTTGAATTTCTTGAAATGCTTGAAATGAATCAAATATTTTATAAAATTCATATTTATTTAGAGTTGGATTTATGAAGAATTTGGAATTCATGTTTCTATATTTTCCATTATTTGAAATGTATGTAACATCGTAATCCGAATCAAATACAAATATTGGAGTGTGATATTTTCTAAATATATCTAAAGCATCGTAATTTTTAATCTCATTTAAATTATCTGAAAACTTACCACGCCATCCGCTTTTATCGTCAATCATTGATGTAATATAACTTTCATCAAATGTAATTTCAGTAATTAATTTATTAGGAATTGAGAAACCTTGTGGAATTTCATAGTAAAGTTTCCAACCCACATAAAGTTTCCCACAAAATCCAATAATAAAATAATTCATTAATGGATATTTTTTCTGAAATTCTTTTTTTAAATTATGATATCTGAAATTAATAAAAGCAGAATCTCTATTTTTTTGCCAAGAATGACTTCCATGTACGAAAAACATTGGAACTTCTTTATTTGTAAGTTCCTTTTCTTCTCGTTCATATACAATGGTTTTATCAATGCCAGTTGAACCAGCAACACCATCATAATAATCTTTTTTTCTTGTCAATATTAACATTAGGCAAATTTATATTTTAAAATTGAAATTATCAAGAATTATTGAAATTTATATGAATATTCAATTTTAGTTTGAACTTTACACCATTTATCTGTTGTATAATCCCATAACCAAACAGTTACATTTTCATAAATTGTAGTAATGATTAGACGTTTTAAATATTTATCATCAGTTGCAGGATTTATAACTAATAATATACCAGCTTTTTTATTTAATTTTCTCGCATAATATTGAGATTGTCCTATAGATTCTGCCCATTTTTCAGCAAAATCAACTTCAATTGCAAAAGTATCCGTAACAATATCTACACGAGCTTTATCATCTAAAATAACTTCAGTTTTTCCTTTAATCTGATTTGCGAAATTATTTTGATAATACGATTCATTCAATTTAGTAAATTGACCTGATACTTCTTGTGTATATCCAAGAATAGATATTAACGATAAAATAATACTTAAAATAGTTTTTTTCATAAATATAAGTTTTGTTTATAAATACGAATTTTAATCAATGTTGTTACAATCTACCTTTTTATTCATTTTTCTATCATTTGCAGTATAAAAAAGTACACGTTTTAATTTCATTTCTTGTACAGTATTTTTTAAACTACTCCAACAATAACTATTAATCATCTTTTTTAATTTGTTTTGTGATGCCATAATTCTTAAATTTTTTTATAATTTGATTATCTAAATCTAATAAAAAACTATTAGGTATAATAATATTTTTATCATAAAATTGTTCTAAAATTTCTTTTTTAGTGAAACAACCTTCATAAATACCATCACTCCACATTTTAACATGTAAACCCCAAGATTTTTTTGATATAATTATTGATTTAAGAATATTTGGATGTCTGGTTGGAATACCTTGAAAATATATTTCATCCTTCGAATATTCTCCATTATCAAATTTTTTAAAACAAACTTTAGAATCTTCATGATTTAAAGATAATAAAGTTTTAATGTCAACACCTGAAAAATCAAGTATTTTATAACGATATGATTGAAAAAAAAATTTTGAAAATTAAATTAAATTCATCACTATGTTTATTTCTTCTTCGTTCTTGTCTTGTTAATTGCACCCTAATAGGGTGCTCATTGCTTTTTGCGTTTTCATAAGTTATTGATTTTTAATAAATTAAAGCACGCCCGGTAGGATTTGAACCCACGTATGCTTTCGCAAATAGTTTTGGAGACTATCACCTTTAACCACTCGGTCACGGACGTATTAGATGCGCTTATGAATGAACCCTCATATCATTCCTAAATGTTTGGAACTTACTATCGTCAACCCAAAATAAGCAATATTTTATTCCGGTAATATCCGGTAATAAAATAAAAATATAAATACTTGATATTCAGTATTAATTTATTTTATTCCGGCAATATCCGGTAATATTCGGCAATTTAAGAATTTAAAATTTTATTCATCAAATCTACTGGAGATTCACCAATTTCTCCTACAATAATATTTTTAAATCCATTTTGTTCAGTAATTATTGAATTTTTTTCATCGATTGAACCTCGATATTTATCACCATAATCCCCTTCTAATTTTTTTGTTGCAGGGTTTACATCACCCCAATTAACATGGGGATTACCAATTGGTTCAACTAAAAATTTTCTACCTGTTTTGATATCAGTTATATGATACCTACCATCTTCACTACTCATATATTTATAATTAATTAGCACACCTGAAAGTAATCGAAACCTTATCCTCGGAGTTGGAAACCGATATCTTACCATTAGACGACAGATGTATGTTAGTAGGGATGGTGGGAGTCGAACCCACACCTATACAGAATTTAAATCTGATGCCTCTACCAATTGGGCTACAGAACCATATTCGAATTTTTACGCTACCCAGCAACAGGTTCTATAAAATTCTAACAGTCTGTCTCAGTGGAGCATGACGAATTCGAATCGTCCTGATTTTCTCGGTGCAAGCGAGATGACCAACCCTAGCAGTCCCATACCCCATATCACTTTTTCTTTCTCAGTTATTAACTAACTTCACGGAAATCTAAAAGTGTAAAACTCAATAGCGTAGCTCTGGTCGGACTTGAACCGACACGTCCATTACTGAACCACAGATTTTAAGTCTGTTGCGTACTGCCAATTTCGCCACAAAGCCATATATATTATTAATTAATTCTTTTACTTTGTCCCGAAAAACTATATCGAAAATGAAAATTTATAGTATTTATTATAAATTAAGTCTTATGATTCCATTATTTACCAAAGAAGAATTTAATACAGCTAAATCAAATGATTTTTTGAATTTAAAATGTCACTATTGTGATAATATTTTCCAATGTCAAAAAAAGAGAATAAAACATTATATAAAAGAAAATAAATATAATCGTGGTAATTTTTGTACAAAAAAATGTCGTTCACTATATTTCAATAATAGTACAATTTTTACTTGTATTAATTGTGGTATTGAAATTATAAAACCTAATAGTGAAATAAAAAAATCAAACAATCATTTTTGTTCACAATCATGTGCTGCAATTTATAATAATACACATAAAACAAAAGGTAATCGTAGGTCTAAACTTGAAATTTATCTTGAAGGACAATTAAAATTATTATATCCTGATTTAGAAATATTATTTAATAATAAAGATATAATAAATTCTGAATTAGATATTTATATTCCTTCACTTAAACTTGCTTTTGAGTTAAATGGTTTATTTCATTATGAACCAATATTTGGCGAAAATAAACTTCAACAAATTCAAAATAATGATAATAGAAAATTTCAAGCTTGTTTAGAACAAGGGATTGAATTATGCATTATTGACACATCACAACAAAAATATTTCAAAGAACAAACATCAAAAAAATATTTAAACGTTATTGTTAACATAATAAAAAATAAATAGTGTTTTTGCAAGAATTAAGTTTATTTTAATTATTATAAAATATTAGTATCCTCTGAGAGACTTGAACTCTCACACCTTTCAGCAATAGTTTCTAAAACTATCGTGTCTACCGTTCCACCAAGAGGACATTTTATGTTGGAAAACCGAGATTCGAACTCGGATTATACTTCTCGTCTCCACTTTGTAAGAGTGGGATGTTTAGCCATTACACCATTTTCCAATTTGTGGAGTGTTAAAGATTCGAACTTCGTCCTGCTGCTTTCATGCAGATGTGCTCCCATACTTACACCATTTTCACCCTATAATTACTGAGTGACCAACTTTTCATTATAACTATCTCGCATAATACCACTTCACTTAGGTTATCGTTACTCCAGTATTCCTTTAAGGGATTTTACCCAGCTATGATAGACATTTGTAGTCCCTATAGGATTCGAACCTATGACCCTCTGCATGTAAGGCAGATGCGCTTCCGCTACGCTAAGAGACTGATTTAATTAGGCATGGCTTAATTATTTAACTTTTTACCGAATTTAAGTCTTTAATGCTTTAGACACCTAATTGTACTCGGTACGGGAATCGAACCCGTGACTCCTGATAGAAAGTCAGACGTATTAGCCACTTTACCAACCGAGCATTTTTATAATTTAAACTTATAGTTTTTTGCAAATTCTTGTAGATTATTTCTAATATTTTCTAAAATTTGTTTTTTAGTAAGTTCACTTTTTTTATTTTTTAATTCTTCACAAACACCAGAATATAATTCTCGAACAATTTCAGCTAATTCTTTTTCAATGCTATAATTTTGTTCAAAAGTTAAATCAATTAATTTACTTTTAAGGTCTTCATTTTCTTCCCGGAGTTTAAGGATTTCTTTTTTTAAAATTTCGTTTTCCATATAAATAATGTTTGTTATTTCACACATTACGTAATTTTTAAAATATGCTTATAAGCTAAGTGGTTATTAGTTTAGAATATAATTTCATCGTTTTACTAATGTTGGTTATTTCATACATTATATATTGTAGAAAATAAATAACTTTTATTCAATTTGTTGTATATTTTCCACAATAACTTAAAATTTTATAGAAATATTCAACATTTATTGTTGAAAGTCTCATATATGATACTAATGATTGTGTTTTCATTCAAAAGTGCATTGTATTACACTTTTGAATGAAAATAACTAAAGTCATGCATGGGGGATTCGAACCCCTCGAAATCTTTCGATACAAGTTTGAAGGACTTGCCGCTTTGACCGCTTGCATAATGCACGATAATAAATACTTTACTTTCTTGTTGCGGATGATAACTTTCACATGTTACAGGTTTCTACTTATTTAAGGTAGATGTGTTTATTACACCAATCCGCTTATCTTCATAAATTATATCAACTTAATATAATTCGACAGTAAAGTATTAGCACCACCAACGGGATTTGAACCCGTGTTCTCTTGCGTGACAGGCAAGCAGGGACGACCAGACTCCCCTATGGTGATATTTTGCAGACGTAACTGGATTTGAACCAGCAACCACCACCCCATCTCGGTGGCATTCACACCCATATAAACTATACGTCCTTTCTAAATTATTCTATTCCGGATTTAAATAATTTAGTTTCTCCTACCTTCCGATAGGATATTGCCGAGACCGGGGGACTCGAACCCCAACCGACACAGTGACAGTGTGTTATGCAGACCATTACACCACGACCTCGAAAATTCCAGCATGTCAAAGAACATAAAAACAAAAAACCCGACTGATTTTAGTTCAGTCGGGTTTTTTTAAAAACTTGTTTTATATCGTAATAAAACTTACCCGACTGAACATAGCATATCTTCATCAACTGCCCATAATAAGGCAACTAATGTTTCTGCTACTAATATGTCGAGTACTTTTTTCATCATTTCTATTTTTTAATTGTTATAGCGTTTTAAACTAAATACGATACAAAGGTAAAAAAGTTTCAATTAAAAACAAATTATTTTTAACTTTTTTTTAAAAAAAATTTATTTACCCACCTTTGCAATAGCATTTACAGGGATTTTAGGTTTTACTTCATCAGCTTCGTCTAATTCTTTATCTTCTTTATGTTCTTTTTTTTCTTCAGCAGGTGTTTCAGATTCTTCATGTTCTTGAGTTTCTTCACCTTCTTTTTTTTCTTCTTCAGAATCATCATCTTTTTTCTTATCGAAATTCCATTCATTAAGAACATTTTTGGGTTTAAAAGTTTTATCAAGTCTTCCCATTACTTCAAATAATCTTTGTTTACTGTCTTTCATATTGCTAATTTATTATTTTTAATATTATTTATTCTGTTGTTTTACCATTAAATTTTTCTTTACTATTTTCAGCTTCGTCTTTGGTTTTAAAGATAATACCATCTTTATGATGTGGAGGTGAATATATGGTATATAATTTTAATTCTTTCTTACCATTATTAATTATATTATGTTTAGAACCTGCGGGAACTATAATACAATCACCATTTTTTAAATTATATTCATTATCATTAATAATACATTTACCATTACCAGCATCAATTCTAAAAAATTGGTCAATATTTGGATGAGTTTCTTCACCAATTTCTTCACCGGGTTTTAAAGCCATTAAAACTAATTGTAAATTTTGACCAGTATATAATACTTTTCTAAAGTTATTATTATTAATAGTATCTTCTTCAATATTGGTATGGAATCCCTTTTTGTTTGATTTATCATTACTTTCATTCAATTTAGGTTTGAATGTTTTATCAAGTCTTGCGATAACTTCAAAAAGTTTTTGTTTATTATTTTTATATTCCATAATCAGAAATTTATAATAAATACAATAAATATTATAAAAATCCGATATGAATTTATTCTATTCTTAAGAATAAGGTATTGGTGGATAATTGTTAGGAGTGTTAATATTTTTTACTTTATTATATGTATCAAATAACGACTTAATGTTTGCACTACCCACTTTATTCCATGAATGTATTAAAATAGTGTTTGGAAGTTCTAATTTATTATCAATACAATACAATAATCAATCAACCATTTTGCGCAATGAAAACCAGTTTTTTCTTTAAATTGATTATAGCTAATATTGGTTTGTATTTTATAATGTTCATGTCCTAAATCATGGTCAAAACTAATAGCATTAGGAATTCCATTTTCAGAAATACATTTAATGAATTCATCATAATTTCGAACTATTTTCCAACCTATTAAATATAGCTGATTATTAGTATATCCAAATACTTCATCAGGTTCTCTTACATCATCAAGGAAAAGATTATAATTCATAATTGTTTTTTTAGTAATATACGCAATTTTATTTAAATTGTTACTCAATCTGGACTCGAACCAGAATTACAACAGTCAAAGTGTTGTGTGGTAGCCATTACACTATTGAGTAATTTTAGTTGTCCTTGCAGGACTCGAACCTGCAAACCCGAAGGTTACTGCTTCAAAGACAGTTGTGTTTAAACCAATTCCACCAAAGGACAATTTAGGGTATTAGAGGGGAATCGAACCCCCGTCAGCAAGAGCCACAATCTTGACGGACTACCAACAGTCCACTAATACAGTCGAGTAAGCAGGATTCGAACCTGCGAGTTCTCCACATCCCAAATGTGGCGGGGTGACCAACTCCCCAATTACTCGATTTAATAGTCGGAATGACCGGACTCGAACCGACATGCTCCTACGTCCAAGGTAGGCGAGGGAAACCAATTCCTCAACATTCCGTAATTTTATCTTTTAAAATGCCTATAAATATATTTTATAGGTTAATTAACCGATAATTTGGGTGTAAGAACGGTACTGACCCGTTTTCTCTTGATTCACAGTCAAGCACATCACCTTAATGCTTCAAACACCATTAAAACAATTTAGTCTGAGTGGTGAGATTCGAACTCACGAACACGTGCTTCCAAGGCACGCCCATATATCCATCTGTGGAACACCCAGAAATATATTATTTTTTTACGTTATTTTTACCTCCATATGTTTCAGTTTGTGAATGACAATTAGGACATAATAATCTAAGATTTTCAATTCTATTATCTCTTCTATTTCCATTAATATGGTCTAATTGTAATGATATTAATTTATTATTCCACATATTGATAATACAACAGTTATCTCCATAGCATTTATGCTCAAGTAAGCCTTCTTTAATTAATCTTAATTTAAGTTTATGCGTATTAATATATGTTGAATTTTCAACTAATATTTTGTTTAATTCACTTTTTTTAAAATTATTAATATATCTTTTCCCTTTATTCCAACCTTTACCATTAAAATGTGATATATCTATATTAGATTCATTAATTTTTTGTTTAATTGTTTTAATATTTCCACCAGTTTCTTTAATATTAAACCCTCTACATATTTCAGAATATGTTGTAGAATTTTTTACTAATAATTTTAATTTATCAACATTATAAATATTTTTTGATTTTCGCTTAAAATGAGATATTGATATACTTTCATCATTTATAAATTTTTTTATTTTTTTAAATGAGTTACCATTATTATTTATATTCATTTTCTTACAAACTTCACTTAATGAAGTACTGTTTTCAATTATTAATTTTAAATTTTCAATATTCATATATATTTTTCATTATAAATACAATTAATGTCGAAATTAATTAAGTTAACATAAAAAAAATAACCTCAATTTCGATAATTCAAAGAACATATTAAACTCGCCCAATCCCTGAAAATAAAAAACCCATTCAAATTTCTCTGAATGGGTTTTTATATGTTAAACTTAAAAACTTTTTTAAAAAATTTAAGCCATATTATCCCCATTCAACATTTGTGGATGTTGTTGTGGTTGGGGGTGGATATGTATTAAATTTTTCATTTGAATATTTATTATGTTATACTTATTCGGTACAAATGTAATTATTTTTTTTATAAATACAAATTTATTTTAAAAAATAATTGCATCGAAATTAAATTTTGATGCAATTATCAATAGTCAAGTCTTTTAAATTTTACATAACCACTAACTGGCAATAAAATTTAAAAATCATTCCTGACTTTTATCAGACCTAACTTAATTAATAATTAAGCAATGACTTTTCATTTATAAATACGTCAACATTTAGAAAATGTTTCAAGATTTATATTATTGAGTCAGTATTTATTATAAAATTTCTAATACGATGGAAAATAAAAATATTATAAATATTATAAATGAAGAATTTTCAAGTTTTGATTTTTTAAATAATGATAAAGAGATAAATTTACAAGATGAGATTAAATTATTACAAAATGTTGATTTTCAAAAACAATTAATAATTGATTCGATATGGAAATTTAAGGAAAAATTTAAAATAATTGAGCAAGAACCATTAAATATAGGTGGAAATTGGGAAGGTAATACTGACGATTCAGTATATATTACAATAGATTATTATGTGAAGTTTGAATATAAATATGACCCAATGAAAGAACCTATTTTAATTGGATTGGATTTTGGAAATAATGGCGAAGATAATATTATTGTAAATAAAGTAGGTCAATATACTGATAATTCTGTCAACAGTAGTGTTGGTAATTATGATATTTCTTGGGAAAATGTTACAGTTAAACTACTTAGTTCAGATAATGATATTATAGAATTTAAAGCTTATAATAATGAAAAGGATTTGAGATTAAAAGAAAAATTCTTTGATACTTTCATTGGAGATATTATTGTTGATAGGTTAAATGGTGCATAATCACCATTTACCCATAACACAATGTGATTTGATACTTCTTACTTTAGCTGGCATATAACAACCGCACAATCCACATGTATTATTATTTTTAAATTTTTTACATTCATTTTTAACACAAATTTCAATTCTTCGTTTTGCTTCTTTTTCAACTGTAGGACTTGGAAATATATAATTTTTCCAACCTTCATAAATTTCATCAAGTTTGCCCATAGTATATAATTTATAGTTAAATACGATGTATTTAAATTTTTTTTGAATTATCTATAAATTATTCTACCACCTTTACTAACTATAAAATTCAAATCTGGATAATTATTAGCTTCAATAAATGCATTATGTAAAATTTCTTGCGATGTTAAAGCATTATCATAAACTCTAAGTTTTTGAATTCCACCAATAAATCCAGAATCAAAATTTTGCTCAATAGTTAAATTTCTTTTTCTATTATCTTGAGTTAAAATATCTGCTCCGGTGTATATGAAATCTTTCACATAAAATGGTTGATTTAAATTAAAACTATCATTAGTTTCAAGTAATAAACCTATATAAACATTTTTCTTTCCAGAATTATCGGGTATGTTGAACTTTGATTTTAAATCAACCCAAACATTAGAATTTCCAGAAGATGGATATGTATATTCATTATCTTCAATAATATTAACATCAGTTTCATCACTATATATTAAAATGGATGCTTTATTTACAATATTTAAATTTCTTTTAAAAAAATCTTTATCGAATATAGATAATTTTACATCATAATCTCGATTTGATAATATTGAAATTGGGTGATTAAATTTAATTAAGAATGTGTTTCCGGAAGTAGTGCCTGTTTGTCCAGTATAATTTATAGACATTACAGTTATGGGATGTGTTATTAATGGATTACATTCATCAACAGAATAAAACGTATTACTATTTGCACTTATTGATAATCCATTTAAATAACTTTCATCTGGAATTGGAATACACTCTGTAGGTAATGGATAACCTTGTACAAAAATATTATTATTAATATATGTATTATTTTGACCTGTGTATATTGAATATGATTGTATATCATAATGCCAAGAATGTTTTAAACCAAAACTACCACCACCCCAACTAATTGAATATGGAACACCAATTTGCTTTTCTTTATCATTAATAATTGAGTGAAAATAAAATTCAGGATATTCTTTAATTGTCCATACAGAACGACCATTGATATAAAATGTTAATTTTCCAGTCCTTCTTTCAGCACATTCTAAAATATCTGGGTCAACAATATTTTCATTAGGAGTATATGTTATTGAAATAAGGGTAAAACCTGAATTATTAATAGTTTTTAAAGATTTATCTTCAATAACAATCCCATTACTATCAATATATTTATAAGCCAAATATTTATCTTGAGTAATTTCAAAAGCAATTATATTATTTTCAATATTATCAAGTTGTGGTATTTGTGAATAAACAACTGTTTTATTATCTTCGTATGAACTAAACGCTTTTTTTATTGTAATATTTTCTTTTAAGCTATCTAAATAATTATTAAAACTTGTTGTAACACCAGTAACTTCATTATTTTTAACTATTGTTTCTCCTGAAAAATATGTGTTAAATTTGTCTTCGGCTCGTAAACCCATTGTATAAAAAATACCATATGAATTAGGATATAAATTAACCAATGTTTCAATAGTAATACCTTTTCCATATCTGGCTGGTAATAATTCATAATTATAACCATTCAATTTAAAAAATCCTTGTAAATATCCTCCATTTAAATCAAAATAATTTCCACTTTGACCTGTAGTAACACCGTACATAGGATATATATCATATCTTGTTATTGCAGTATATCCACTTGTATTATTACTTGTTGGGTTGTAAATATCATTATAACCAATTCTATACATAGAAAATAAATTATCTTTAGGTGTAAGAGTAATTCCACTATGCATAATATTAGTTTTTCCATTATCAAAACCAGTTAAACCTAAATCAATTAGATTGATATTATCAGAAAATGCTTTCTTCCATTTAGTTAAACTAAATGAAGTAAATCCGGTATTTAAATTCCAAGATTTAAGATTAGTTAAATCAATATGAATTGCTAAATTATCGGTAATTATAGTATTTAAACATTCTAAATTCATTTCGTATGAGAATTTTATATAAATACAATAACACTTTAATTAATAATAATGTATTTATATAAAAATATATTTTTTATGAAAAAAGATAGTAAAAAACTACTATTCGAAAATATGGTAAAATTAAACCCTGAATTAAAAATTCATGAAGCGTTTAAAAATTGGACTATTGATAATCCCGAAACTGCAGAATATGATAGAGCATATTTAGTTAAAGTTGGAAATATTAAAAATGCTATTGATAGATTACTACAAGAAAATGAATATGAGGTTATTGATGTATTATATTCATTATTAGTTGAAAAAAAAGCAAAAGCATTTAAATCACAGTCAACACCTGCATTATCTGAAAACCAACAAAAATTAATTAATTCATTATTAGAATTGTAATTATGGTTGATATAAATAAAAATCCACGTTCATGGTCAGGTAGATTTTGGAAAAAGAATAATATTTCTGAAGTGTTGAAAGAAGTTGTACAACCTGATGAAGTTGATGTTACATCAATTCAAATGCATGAAACATTAAATCCTCTAATTTGGGATGAAAATGAAAATATTAAACCTGATGTAAGAAAAGCATTATTATTGAATGCTAAAAGATTTATTGAATATTCCGATATGGAAAATCTTAATTTCAACGATGTTTTACTTATTGGTAGTATGGCTAATTATAATTATAGTGAAAATTCAGATTTAGACATTCATATAATTCTTGATTTTAAACAAATTTCTGATAATGAAGAATTTGTTGGTGATTACCTTAAATTAAAAAAGACTTTATGGAATGAAAGACTTCCAATTCAAGTTAAAGGTCATGATGTTGAAATGTATTACGAAAACAATGAAGTAACAAGATATTCTTCAGGAGCATATTCTTTAATTAAAAATTTATGGATTAGAAAACCTACTAAAAAAATTATTAATGTTGATACTGGTGATGTACAACTAAAAGCATCAGATTTAATGAATGCTATTGATGATTTAGAGTCAAATTTAGATTCAGAAGATTTTACTAAAAAATATAATGATTTACGAGATAAGATAAAAAAATATAGACAATCCGGACTTGAAAAAGGAGGTGAATTTTCAACAGAAAATCTTGTATTTAAAGTTATAAGGAATACAGGATATCTTGAAAAATTATATGAATTAAATAACCAATATTTAACTCAAGAGTTAAGTCTTGATGAATTTTTAAATCCTGAATTATAATGAAAAGAATTTATGTGACAAAGAAACAATTAAATGAGTATGTTGAAGTCAAAAAAGCTGAAAAAACATTCAATTCAATATTAGAATCTTTACATAATAATATGAAATATTTAAACGAAAATGTTTCATTAAAAAATGCAAATCAAACTGTTATTAATAATTATAAGCGAAAAAAATTAATAACACCTAAAGTTTATGAAATGTTAATCAAGTATAAAATCACAAATGAAAAATACGAAATAATATAATAACTACATTTTTTTGCTTTAAATAAAGTATTTATAAAAAAATGTAAAGTAAATAATTAGCAATAATAAAAAAATACAAATGAAAAAGAATAATTCAAAAGAAGCGTTTTTCCAAAGACTAAATACATTAGCTGAAGTAAAAAAAGTTTCTATAAAAGAATCTACACGTAATTTAGGTAGTTTAATCGACTATAAAAGAGCATCTGATGGAGTTGCTTATGGTATTATTAAAGAAAATCATAATTACTACATAAAAAAAGCTGGTCTTAAACAAGACCCTAATGTTGCTGATTTTGCATATATTGGTGGGTTGTCAAATGTTACTAATTATCAATTTCACTCATTAAGTGAAGCTGAAAAACAAAGAAATATGTTGTTCCATACTATTAATGAAACAACTAAATATAAAGCAAATCCAAATGGTGGTAAAAAAAGATTACTTGGTGAAAGTGTTGAAGAAGGTGCTGAAGAAGAAATTAATGCTGCTGAAAAAGGGTTAAACGATGCACAAGCTGCTGCAACTGCACCTGAAGTAGCACCTGAACCAGCTCCAACACCTGAACCTGAAACTGGTTTAGATGGTGGTGGTGAAGAAACTCCCGAACCTGAAGTAGCACCTGAACCTGAAGGTGAATTAGATGGTGGTGAAGAAACTCCCGAACCTGAAGTAGCACCTGAACCTGAAGGTGAATTAGATGGTGGTGAAGAAACACCTGAACCTGAAGGTGATGAAACTGGTGATGCTATGACTCCAGATGACCAAAAAAGTTTAACTGTACAAGATATTGAATCTAAATTAGGTAAATTAACTAATTTATTAAGAAAAACAGAATTAGAACCTCAACAAGTTCAAGGTTATGTTAAAACTTTTTTAGCTCCTTTCAAAGATGATTTTAAAGAAATGGATATTAGTGATAGAAAAGGTCTTGCCGATATTATACTTAAAGTAGTACCTGATGAAGAAATTGCAAATCTTGATGTTGAACCTGAAGAAAAAGCTGCTGAAATTGGTGAAGGTGAATGTTTGGAATGTCAAGGTTTTGGTAAATTTGCAGAATCATTAGGTTATACTAAAGAATCTTTAATGGAATGTGGTGATGAAGAAAAAACTAATGTTATTAGTAGATTTGCAAATGGTTATAATGACGGAGAAAATAAACCTGATTTTAAATTAGTAGCATTACTTTCAAATCCTGAAATAATTAATTCATTGAAAAATGATTATGGACATGAAGAATATGCAGATAATTTGACACCTTATGCTGGTCAAATGAATGAAGGTGATGATATTTCTGGTCAAATTGATGAATTATGGGGTGGATTATCTAATTTAGGTAAAGCTGCTGTTGGTGGAATTGCTAAAGGTGGACAAGCTGTTGGTAATGCTGCTAAAAATGTTGCTAAAAATGCTTATCAGGCAGGTGCTGAAAAAGTGGGTCAAGCAGTTCAAAATGTAAAACAAGCTGGACAAAATGTTGCACAAGGTATTGGAAATGCTGCAACTGCAGTTAAACAAACATATCATAGTGGCGAAGTTGCTGGTGAAATGAAAAAAGCTAATGATTTAGCTAATCAATTTGCACAACAAATTAATGCTATAAATCAAAGACTTCAAAAAGCTGGACAAACACCTATTGATACTACTAAAGTTATTCAAGGTATTACTAATCAACTTACTCGTGGTGGTCAAGCAAATATTGCTGGAACAAGCGCAGGTGCTGGAATTAAAACTGTTGAAGAAGATGTTGATGGAGTTGAAACTCAACCTAATGTTGGTTTTGCACCTCCTGCACAATCTCTTGGTGTTGTATCTGAAGCTATATTAAATAAAAAACAAAAAGGTGTTGCACCACAAGGTGGTAAAAAAACTGGAATGGCTAATGGTGTGGCATTTAATAAACCTGTAAAAAAAGGTATTAAAGAAGCTATATTAAACCCAAAACAAAAAGGTGTTGCACCACAAGGTAAAATTGCAACTGGTATTGATAATGGAGTTGCATTTAATGCTCCTGCAAATCAAAAATTTAAAACAACTACTGATGGTGTTCCATCACAAGAAAAGTTTAAAGCTAAATCAGCTACCAATATGGGTGTGATTAAAGAAACTGAAAAACCAAGTGCTGGATTATCAAAAGAAAAAAAATCTGAAGTTGTAAAACAAGCAAAAGCAGGTAAAGATATCGGTAAACCGGGTAAAGGATTTAAGGATGTTGAAGCAAAAGCAAAAGCAAGTGGTGCTAAAGACCCTAAAGCTGTAGCTGCTGCAGCAATGTGGAAAAATGTAAAACGTGAAGGTGCTGAAACTGATAAACCAATTATGAGTGAATCTGAAGTTAAACTTAGACGATATATTCGTAATCGTATTGAAGAAAAAGCTGGTTTAAGAAAATCTACTTTAAATGAAAGTAGTAAACCTGAAGCATTGAAAAAACTTGATATTGTTATTGATGAACAATTCAAAAATTTTAAAGGAAATATTGATGAAGGTTTTTTGGATACATTTTCAAGTAATGCAAGTAAATTTGAAAAAATAAATCAAGCTGACCCAAATTCAATTAACGATGCTTTTAATAAAATATTTTCACAATCATTGATGGCTGGAGCAAGAAAACAAGCAGCAATGAAAATGAGTACTGAACAAAAATATGCACTAATGCAACAAGGTTATGAAATGGATAAATTAAAAAATCCAAGTTTTGGTTTACAAGGTGGTAATTACATATACACACCTTTAAGAACTGAAAATCCTTTTGCATCTGGTGGTACTGGAGGTAAAACTTCAATGGGTGGTGTATAATTGATTTAAAATTAAATAAAAACAAAAAGTCAGTAATAAAATACTGGCTTTTTTGTTTTATATGTAACAATTGAATCTACTTACCGTATATATCAAAAAAATAAATCATATGGAACTAAGAACAATAAATAGGAAATATAAATCATTAAAATTTATTCGTAAAACTAATTATAATAAAAACGAATATGAAGAACTTCTTAAGAAAGAAGAATATTTTAAAATGAAAGATATTACTATTTCATATTGTGAAGAATTTTTACATGTTCTACATAGTTACATATATCTTATAAAGAATATAATACCAATATTATTATTATTAATAATCTTATTTTTTTCATTTAAATTATTTATAATATTATTAATAATTACAATAATAAGTTATTTTATATTATTGAAAAAGTGGAAATTAATTAAAAAAATATATTCTTTTGAAATTACAGCTCTTAATGATTTTATCAATGAAAAATATAACACAAATGTTAATGTGAATTTTGATAATTTAGGCACTCTATATCAATAAATTCTAATCCATATCGTATTTATAAAAAAAATACTATGGATGAAAATAAGTTAAAACTAATATTCGTATTAAAAATTGGATATAACTCTAAAGATGAAGGATTATACGAATTTATCTTTTCCCATGATGATTCAAAAATTGATATAGAAGCTTGGCGTTGGGATTTATCACCTGCTTGTGATAATGCTGAACCACCAACTGAGGATTATATCAATGAAACTATCAATCTTAAAACAAAAACATTTGATTTGTGTTGTTTACATGAAGCTGTAGATAGACCATATATGCATGGTTATTATACAATCCATGCGTTAGCGTATGAAGTAGATAAACAAGATGAAAATGGTAATATGATTAGTGATTATGAAAGTATGTTTGAACAAGATAATGATGATTTACCATTATTAGTATTTCACTACGGTATGACTTTAGCTAAAGTTAAAGATATGTTATCAGCGAGAAAAATTATATTAAAAAATAATGAATTTATTGAAACTTCTTCGATAAAATTTCAATAAATAACTATTTATATTTTTGAGTTCATCCTACCATTCGGAGGAAGGAAATCGAAATTCGTAGAGTGACATGGAAACGGTAATTGTTCGAGCTGGTGAATCTCCATTAAAACTAAAGTCGTAAGTCACGTTGAAACAATTAGTCAACTACGTATTTTGCATATTAATTTGCACATAGCACCATGTTAGGGCATATGTGTTTCGAAAAATGATAAATCAAGATATTTACCATTTTTTGCGGTTAGTACAATTTTAATTATTTTACACTTTATGTATTATTTTTAAAATTGTACTTTTACTTACATTATATTCTTTTGCTAATTTTAATGAATTATATTTTTTAGGTATATATTTTAATTTAATTTCATTAATTTCAATATCACTTAATTTAGTTTTAAAAATTCTATTTTTTGAACTATTTCGTATTTTATTAATAGTTTCAATACTATGGGTTTTACCAATACGATTTTTATTACCAATACCAATAATACTCATTTTTGTTGAAAATTCTTTAGACATTTTCATACCTTTATTCCAAGGTATTCTACCTGAACAATTTCTTGCATTTTTACATATATTAAAATAACAATAATTATTATCTAAATAATATTGTTCTTTATTTAACAAAGATTCTATTGAACATTCTTCAATTATTGAAAATAATAAATCATCAATACCATATTTGTTAAAATGTCGTTGTAATTTTATTGAATGATGTTTATTATTTAATAAATTATTAATATGTGTATTCCATCTTTTAACTATGTTAGATGAACTACCAATATAAATTCTATTTGTGTTTTTTGATACTATTTTATATATACCACATTTTACCATATCAATAAATACTATTTTTTAAGTATTTATTATAAAAATTTATAAATGAGTACTAAAGACGAATTAGATAAATTAGATAAAGAAGAGTCACAATATCCAGAACATATACCTATAATTCCGTTAGATTATAATAAAGAAAAAGAAAAGGAACAAATTAGGAAATTAGCGGAAGAAATGCGAAAAAAATCGGGAAAAATTGAACCGATTATCGTTACTGAAGCTGGAATTGCTAAAAAAGCAAGCGAATTAACATTATATGAGCAAGAAAAAGAAATTGTTCGTTGTGGTACTAATCCAATTTATTTTATTGAGACATATTTAACTATTTTCGACCAAACACAAGGTTTAGCTGGTCTAATAGTGCCTTTTAAATTATTTGATTTTCAAAAAGAATTAATTCAAACATATAGAGATAATCGATTAGTTGTTGCTAATAAATATCGACAGGCAGGTATTTCTACAACTACTTGTGCATATATTGCTTGGTACATTATGTTCAATTCAAATAGACAGGTTGCAATCATTGCAAATAAACTTGAAACTGCTCGTGATGAAATTATGAGTGACGTTGTATTATTTATTGAAGGTTGTCCTGCTTGGTTAAGACCAAAAACTGGTAGGGAAAGTCTTGGTGGAAAATATAAAGACACTCAAAAATTAAAAATATATGATAATGATTCTAAATTAGGTGCATTTTCAGCTAAAGGTGGTTTACGTGGTATGACACCTACTTTAATATTTTGGGATGAAACTGCATGGACTGATATGGGTGATAAATTTTGGACTGCAGCTAAACCAACACTTGGTACAGGTGGTAGAGCTATTATGGTTAGTACACCATCAGGTTTAGATGCTGTATTTTATAAACATTTTGATGGTGCTCGTAAAATCAATAAAGAAACTGGTTTAAGTGATAATGGTTTTAAAGCAGTCGAATTGTGGTGGTTTAATGACCCAAGATATAATGTTGGGTTAAGTTGGGTTAAGAACAAGAATAAAGAAGATGAAATAAAAATTCCAGACGAAAAGTGGAGTAAATCACAAAGAAATAAAATGGTTGATGATGGCTGGGAAGCCACATCTCCTTGGTTTGAAGAACAAATTAAAGGAGCTAACGGAGATATGCGCAAAATTGCGCAAGAATTATTATGTTCATTTTTAGGTTCAGGAGATAATTTTATTGCTGAAGAATATCTAAAAAGAATACAAGAAAATGAAATTAGACCTATACTTCGTCAAGAATATGTTGATTTAAATATGTGGATTTTCGAAGACCCATTACCCGGTGAAAATTATATAATGGCATTAGATGCATCTCCCGGACATGGCGAAGATAATTCAACATTAAATATGTTAAAAACTATTGAAATTATTGAAGAAAAAATTATAACTAAAGGTGATAAAATTAAAAAAGTTAAAATAAAAAGGCATAAAGTTGAGCAAGTTGCAGAATATTATGGTAAAATATCACCACAACAACTTGCTGAAGTTGCATATCAATACGGAAAAAGATATAATAATGCGTATTGTGTTGTTGATATAACTGGTGGTTATGGAGTTCAAACTGTTGAAAAATTAATTGAATATGGTTATCCTGAAGAAAGTATTCATTATGCAGAAGTTTCACATAAACCTTCCAGAGATAGATTACAAGGATATATTAAAAAAGGTCAAAAAACTATGTCCGATGGTTCTGTAATTACTGTTGATTTAATACCGGGTTTTTTCATCGGTAACAATAGAGCTTCAGTATTACTTGAAATGCAACGAGCTATTCATTTAGAAGATGTGTTGATAAGGTCTACAAGATTACTTAGTGAATTAAAAACATTTGTAACAATTCCCGGAAATCGTGTTGCTGACCATAAACGTTCATTCCATGATGATTCAATAATGGGTTTATCAATAGGATTATACGTTCTTAATTTTGATATGGTTAGGTTTAAACAAAGTAAAGGAATTACTGAAAAAATGTTAACAGCTATTATGAATTTAAATGATGTGAAAACAATAGGTTCTAAACAACAATTAAAAAATAAACCTATTATATCGCCATCCAGTTCATCGCCTATGAATCCATATGGTGTAAATTCTTGGTTATTTGATGGATTAATTAAAAAATAAAATGTATTTATATACAAATGTCTTTTCAAAAAACATTTAGTATTTATAAAAAAATATAAAAAATTATAAAAATGGCTGAACAAGATAAAAAGGGAACTATATATCAAAACCTAAATAAAATGCTTAATCTTGATGGTTTTCAAAATCAAACTAATCAAGCTCAAATTATTCCTACAAATAATACAAGCAAAATTATTATTAAAGGTAATAGTCCTGAAGAAATACATCGTAAAGGTTTAGAATTAGAACAAAAAAGAGAACTTCAAAATAAATTTTTCAGAACAACAGATAGAGGTTTTCAAAAAGCATTACAATATGAAGCAGCCAGACTTCCAGCTTATATTGATTATGAAGGTATGGAATATTATCCAATTATTTCAAGTGCATTGGATTTATTTATGGAAGAATGTACTACTATTGGATTAAATGGTAAAATGTTAAATATAAATTCTAATAAAGAAAGAATAAAACTATTATTAGAAGATTTTTTCTATAATACTATCGATATTAACGTTAATTTACCTTTTTGGGTAAGAAATACTGTAAAGTATGGCGATAATTTTGTTTTACTATATGGAGAACGTAAAAAAGGTATTAGTCATGTTAAGCAATTAGTTAATTATGAAATAGAAAGAATTGAAAGAGTTCAAAACGGTAAACCAATTATAAAATTTAAAGAAAGAATGACTGGTGATGAATTTAACGTTTTTGAAATTGCGCATTTTAGGCTACTTGGTGATGATAAATATTTACCATATGGTTCATCTGTGTTAAATAAAGTACGTAGAGTATTTAGGCAATTAGTTATGGCTGAAGATGCCATGTTAACTTATCGTATTATACGTGCTGGGGAAAAAAAGGTATTTAAAATTGATGTAGGTAATATTGATGAAGATGATATTGAAGATTATATCTATAAAGTAGCAACTAAATTTAAAAAAGTTGCACAAGTATCACCTAATGATGGTCAAATCGATTATAGATTTAATATATTAGGTAATGATGAAGATTATTTCATACCTGTTCGTAATGCAAATACTGCAACTGGAGTTGATACACTTCCGGGTGCATCTAATCTTGACCAAATTCAAGATATTGAATATCTAAGAGATAATTTATTTATTGGATTAGGAATTCCAAAACCGTTTTTAAGTTTTCAAGACGCAGCAGGTGGTGGAAAAAATTTAGCTCAATATGATATTCGTTTTGCTAAGAAAATTAATCGTATCCAACAAGCAATTATTCAAGAACTCAATAAAATGGCAATGATTCATTTATATTTATTGGGTTATAGTGGTGAAGATTTAAATAGTTTTACTCTTACATTAACAAATCCTTCAACACAAGCAGAACAATTAAAAGCTGAATTATTCCGTGAAAAAGCACAAACATATACTGAATTAACTCGTGGTGAAGGTGGTATTGCTGCAATGTCTCATACTAATGCTAAACGAATATTATTCAATATGAGTGATAGAGAAATTGTTGAAGATTTGAAACAACAAAAAATGGAAAAAGTTGTGATGCAAGAACTTGCAGATTCTCCAATTTCAATTAAAAAATCTGGTTTATTTAAAGATATTGATGCAAGATTTGGAGTTCCAGAAGATGCAATGAATATGTCGGGTGCTACAGGTGGTATGCCACCAGCACCAGTAGGAGGTGGTATACCACCAGCAGGTGGTGAAATGGGCGGTATGCCACCAGCACCAATGGGTGGTGCACCAGCACCAGTAGGAGGCGGTATGCCACCAGCAGGTGGTGAAATGGGTGGAACTCCACCAATGGCTGAAAATAAAGAAACTTTTAATTATAATAAACATGTTGAAGAAATGATTTTTGGTAGTCATTCTGAAACTGAAAAAAGAAATACTCAAATAAATAAAAGAATTATATTTGAAAATAATAAAATTAATGAAAATTTAAATAAAAATGCTGAGTTAATGATAAATCAAATTGATGAATTATTAAAAAAAGGCGAAAGTATTAATACTGAACAAAAAAATATTATTGTAGAAGATATTGAAATTGAAGATATTGAAAACATCGATTTAAATGAATAGTTTAATATTAAAATTTATTAATAGTATTATGCTAACATTATTAAATAATTACAGTATTTATAGAAAATCTAATTTAACTATATGAAAAATATTAACATAGGTGTTGTTAATCTATTAATTTCAAATAAATTAAAGGATTCTTATTTCAGTAAAACTTTAAATGAAGAATCAAAGAAACTTACTTCAAAATTTTTTGATGTTGTGAAAAATTCACCAATATTACAATTGGAGTTTAAAATTTATAACAACATCGAAAATAAACATATTGATAACGATATGATGGCAACTCGTTATATTGATAATAATATAAAACAATTTGAAATTTACACTATTGATGAAATTGATAATGAACATGCTAAATTAAATTCATTTATTAATGAAAACACAACATCTATTGATGAAGAAAAAGTTGAATTATATAATGCTATTAATTGTTTAATTAGAGAATCATTAAATGATTACGATAAAGTTGATGTTGATAAAATTCATGAATCATTTACTGTAGTTTTAAATCATATAAAATCGCCCAAAAAGAATTTAGTTGAATTGGTAGAAACTGTTGAGCACGTGGATGAAGCTGTAATTGAAATTGCTATTGATAAATTTAATGAAAAATATGAAGGATTAAATGAAGACGATAAAACATTATTATTGCAATTGATAAAATCAACGAAAAAACAAAAAGAATCAATGTTAAAAGATTATAAAACTAATAATATTATGTTATTAGAAAATGCTAAAGCTAATGCAAATATTGAAAGTATTAATAAAGCAATAAATAAAATTAATGAAATGAAATATAATCCCGAAACTGTGGATGATGATATAATTAGTTTACACGAATTAAAAAAGGGACTTATTTAAGTCCCTTTTTTTATGATATTAATGGATATTTATCAAAATAAGTTTTTTTCATAGCATTTATATCTACAGTATTTTCAGTAATTCCATTTACTTTACCCATACTACTAAATTGCCAAATAGTCCAATCCCAACCCTTTGGAGGATTTGGATTATTTAATTCAGGTTCAATATATTGTGATAACCATAATGGCGTTGGACTGAAATTTGCACTCGTACAATCTTTTAATGCACCGCCACCGCCATAAATAATAGTATCATAACCAGCAGTTTTTAATTCTGCTATAAATGTTTTTAACCATAAATCATTATTAGTTTTGTTATTACTCCAAAAAATTCCTTTTGAATCAATATGTTCAAAATCAACAACAAGAGGGAAATCAGGTTTTTTTATACCACTAAGAGCTTTAACTTGAGTTAAAAAATATTTTGCCTGTTCTTTCGCATTATCTATAATGTTATTGCCAGTATATGGTTGTGCAAAATGATAATATGTTGCTTTAATTCCTGCATTTTTTACACCTGTAGCATTTCTAACAGCTTTTTTATCTATTATGGTAGTACCTTGAGTTGTTTTTATTATAACCCAATCAGGTTTATGATATCCATCACCTTTAGGAATTGTTATTTTATTCCAATTAATATTTCCTTGAGCATACGATACATCAATACCAAATACAGAATTTAATTTATCTAATTTTGCTTGAGATATAGTTTCAGCTTGAGTACCAGCATATATATTGCTTGCACTATAATTACCAGTTTCATCAGAATCGCCACCATCAACACCAAATAATGCAGAAGCATCAGTTACTCTTGGAATTGGATATTTTAATATCTTCATTCCTGAAAATGATGTCATCATTTTATTTGCACTAATATTATGCTCAACACTAAGAATAATATACGCTCCATTATACATCGGTATATTTTCTAATTGAAAATATTGTGTTGGTTGAATCATAACATTGCCTAAACCAGTAATAGTTGCTTTATATGACCTATTTTCATATAAACTAAATAAATTTTGACCTTTAGGTGTAGGTGCAGCAGGTTTATTATCTCCAGCTAATTGTGACAAAATTTGAATTGATTCGTTTGTTTCAGGATAATCTTTACTATCAATTTTAATATCTGTAAACATTGATTGGTTTTGTTCACCAAATCTAACTTTAAACGCCTTAACTGTTTTGTTTCTTTCATCAGTTTCTTGTTTATCGGTATCATCATTTGTTGCACCATTATCTTCTATACATTTTTCATCATATGCAAAATCAGTAGCTGTAGCATTTTTTAAATCTACGATACAATCATCTTCAAACCCATTATTTGTTAAATTAAGACCTCTTGTTGGATAACTTGAAGTACCTCCAATATACATACATACAAAAGTTGGATTTGTTTTTACAGGTTCACCAGTATTAATTAAAAAAGATTCTTTCCATTTTTCTGTCGAAAAATTCATGAAATTTTGTAACGGAAAAAATTCGAATCCATTTAATGATAATAATTGTGATAATACAGAATAAACGCTTATATTAGGGTCTTCATATATATCTAAAAGAATTTGTGTGTTAAGCATAGTATCGCCAATAGGGTTCATAGCTCTATCAACAAATACAAATGAATCTATCAATGCTTTACCCGGTTCATTAAATGGATAACCTTTACATAATGAATTTTTTGGGTCATCAAATTTACAATCTTCATCATCTTTAGGAAGATTTGTGAGCCATTTGTCATTAATATTTTTAAACGAATAATATGTTTGAGTTATAATATCTTCATCGACAGACATTTTTTCAATATCTTTATTTTCTTTTTTTAATTCATCAGCTTTTTTTGGAATGTTAGGTGTTAGTTCATTAAAAAATGCAGTGAAAAATGTATCGTTTATCGGTTTTTTCAGAGTAGAATCTAAATTTGTAGTTTTTAATGATATATATTTAGTATCTATAGTATCATTAATATCTAAACTATTATTATAGTTGACAAAATTAAATTTAGTGAGAATTTTATAATAAAAATCTTGAACTTGTGCAAATCTGGGTGCTGGATTCCAAGTAACTTTAGGTGATTGACCTTCACCTTCTAATGTTTGCATACCAAAAGCAACTTTAAGTTTATCATTATCAATATCTTTATTAGATGAAACTAATGTTTTACCATCTTTAAGACAATCATTAATTAAATCTATAAAACCTTTGATATATTTATTTATTTCAGTAGAATTAAAATAATCAAGACTGTTAGCGAACTCTTTAATATATGATTTATCGTTTTCAGATAATTTTAAAATATCATGTATATCTGCAAATATATGTATACCGTAATGGCAAAATTTATCGGATAATACTATATTATTTCCATTACTATCTAAAGCTTTATTATTTATTAAATTATCGAATTCAATATATAATTTTTCACCCGGTTTCATATTATCTTCAAGCAACATTGCATAATACCCAATTAAAAATGCTGGTATTTGTAATATTGCAGGAAGTGTGAGCATAAAATTCAAATCTTTTGGATATTTAGCGAAAAAAGATAAAGTATTTCCAAAATTAGATAGAATTAATAATTTTTTTAATTCATAACTCACATTACTTGAATTTAAAATTCTATGAATATCCCATCCATATTCTTCAAAAACAAAACATAATGATTCAAATACATTATTAACTTCAGGGTCTGAAGGAGTTTTATTAAGTAAACTGAAATTTCCATTAGTTTTTGCATAGTCAATATAATATGTTTCATCAATGTCATCTTCAGTTACTCTTGTTGTAGCAATAATATATCTTGTACAATTCCAATATTCAACATCAAGAACACTAAATTTTCCAGCAACACCTGCATTATATCTATCATCACGTGCGGTTGCTTTAGCATTATCACTTCCTGAATCAATAATATCATTTACTGAAAATAAATTTTTAGTTGTAATTCCAAACATATCTGCAAATTCGTTCTTAGCTCCAAACCAACTTGAAAGCCATGATGGTTGTTCAACTAATTCAGCAAGTTTTTTTACAACTAAATTAGTTGAATCTTTATCTGGTGTTAATTCATCAATTTTATCTTCAGCAGATATAAAAACTCCACTATAATTACTATTAGCTCTTTTGTAAATTTGAGCTGAATTTGTTGATTTAGCTAAAGGAATTGTTTCATTATCATTACTAATATATGTGTTTTTTAAATTAACATTGGTAGATTTTTCAATAAAGTTGTAAAAATTACTTGCATTTTTCTTAATAACATTTTCTACATTAGTTTGTAATGATTGGATTAAATTTTGGTCTAATGAAGTAATTAAATTACGAGCTTCTGCTTTAGCATAAAAATCTCGTATAGATGAACTTGATTCATCATAAAACGTTTTACTTAATGCAGATTGAGATAATATGTAAAATCTTTGTAATAATATTTCATATAATTCTTCAATATTATGTACGTTTAAATATGGCGTAGATGCATCATTAGCATCATTATATATAGTACCTAAACTTGCATCATATGGTGATACTGGTATCCACACACTATTACCATCATCAGTAGTTTCATTTTTCTTATTTGTAAATTCATTAATTTTCTTTTGTTTTTGAAATGTTTTAATGAATTCATCTATTAATTTTAATTCTGGAAATTTAGTTGAACATTTTTGGCTAAGTTCAATAGGTGCTACTCTACTTTCGGTTTTTACACAATTAAGTACTTTTTCCTTAACACATAATGGAAATGCATATAATTCTTTATCTCTACTATTATCTCTAAATAAATTAGGGTCAGTTATTAATGCTCTATTTGCACTATCAGAATGATGATTTTGCGATTCACGAGATGTATATGCTAATTTACTAAAAAATTTATCAACATCATCTAAAATAATTTTAAATACATTATAAACAGTAGGCATCATTCCAAGTGTACCTATAACAGTTTCATTAATTTTAACATCTAATTCATTTAAAGAATTTTTTTTATTTAATTTATCATTTTCAATTGATTCTGTAACTAATTTATAATATTTAGTTAAATCAATATTAACGTAATGATGTTTAATATCATCTCTTTTTCCTGTTTTAATGTTCCAAGTTGTATCAAAATTATCAAAAAAAGCTTCAGAACCTGAAATATCAGTACCTGCAATTGCAAGACCAATACTCCATTTTTTCATGGCTTCATATGCTATACTTGTTTGGCTTGTATTAGTAGTATACATATTTAAATATAAACCAAATGTGCTATTTTTCTTACCATCTTTAGCTGCTTTAAGCATTTCATCATATTGAGATGTGTTATTAACAATAGTATAATTATAAAAACTACCATCTCCCGGATTTTCATAAACAACTAAATTAGGTGGACTGACTGCTGAAACAGTTTCATCAGTTAAATAAGAATTATTTTTAATATCATTAATATAATTAATGGCTGCGATTTTAGCATTTATAGTTGTCGTAATTTCTTCAATTTTTTTATTATTAACATCAGCTTTTATTTTATCAGCACCAACACTATATAAATTCTTTACTTTTTGATACAACTCATAAGTATTATTAGGTGGAAGTGTAGTATCTGAGTTTGTTGGAATTTCATCCATTAATGGAAAATTAACTATATATCTAAATAATACATCGGTTAATGGCGCATATGTTAATGCAATAAATTGAGCATCAATATAAAAATTACCAGTATTTGCTTGAAAATCTGTGTTATATTTAACCATATGCATTTGATATTTCAATGGATGCCCATAATAACCTTTTACTTTTAATTGAAAAATAGGTGGTGGAAAATCAAACATAATTCTATATGGAGAATTATTTTGATTAAAAAATGATACACCTCTAATATCAACGAATCTAATATTTATTTGTGGTACATATGATGAATCAATTTTAATTTTAATACTTTCAATACCAAAACTTTCATAATTTATATATTCTCCAGTACTTCCATCATAATAATTTGTTGTAAAATTTCCATTATTAGAATTATTTTCAGCATCTATTTGATTAACTCCAATTAAATTAACTATAACTGAAGGGTCATTAAAACCACCTGATGTTGTTAATACAGTTCTACCTCTACTAATAGCAGCTAATTCAACAAAAATATACATATCTTGGTATTGTGGAATTCCCTTATCGCCAAATTCAGAAATTGTGTTAATTCCATTAGGGTCAATTAAATCAACTTTATTACTCATATACTAATTAATTTTCTATAAATACATACGATAATATTTCTTAAATATTTACTTCTTATTGAATTCTTTAAACTATTTATAAAAAGAAAATTGATAATTAAACTATTTATATAAAAGATATTTAATATGAGTGAAATATTAAAAGCAGGGCAAACTTACATATATTCATTAACTTACCCAAATACCGATGAAATTAGGTATTTGGGTAAGTCAGATAATCCAAAATTTAGATTAATTGAACATGTGAGAAAATGTAAATATAGCAATACTCATAAAAATAATTGGATATTATCGCTACTAAATAAAAATTTAAAACCTATTCTTAATATTCTCGATTCTGTTCCAATAGATAATTGGGGATTTTGGGAAATATATTGGATTGATTTAATTAAATCATGGGGATTTAATTTAACCAATATTGCAAGTGGTGGTCGTGGCGGTAATCAAGGATTTATTGTAAATAAAAAAATTTCTAATGCATTAAAAAATAGAATTTACAGTAGTGAAACTATTGAAAGAATGAGAATTGGTGCTAAAAATAGAAAAATTAGTGAAGAAGGTAGAAAAAGTTTATCAATTCATCGAACTGGTGAAAATAATCCTATGTATGGTAAGTTAAGACCTGAATCATCAAAAAAATATAAAACTATTATACAATTTGATTTAAATTATAACAAAATTAAAATATGGTTAGGAGTAATAACAGCATCTAAAGAATTAAAAATAAATCGTTGCACAATTTCAGATGTTTGTAACGGAAGAAAAAAAACCGCAGGTGGATATATTTGGAAATATGCGGAATAAATTGAATAATAAAAATGATTAAATATATTAACACATATTGCGAAAATCGTTTCAACGAAAAAATGATTCTTATTGAGCATGACGCAGGTTTTTTAAGCTCTGAATTGAATCCTACAATAATAACTGAAGGATTTGTATTAAAACCAAATGAACCAGTATTAGTTAACTGTGTATTACAAAAATGGGGTGTTAAAAATAAAAATGGTAGGATATATCCTAAAGACGTATTAGTACCACAAGCACAAATGTATCAACAATTAGTTGATAATAATAGTGCAGTTTCAGAAGCTGACCATCCGGATTCAAGCATCATTTCCTTACAAAACATTTCACATTTAATTACTAAAATGTGGTGGGGTAAGGGAGATGAGGAAAATGTGTTATATGGACAATTAAAATTAATTGTAAGTCCGGGATATATTAAATATGGTGTTTGTTCAGTTATAGGTGATAAAATCGTTTTATATCTACAAAATAAAATAAAATTAGGTATTAGTTCCCGTGGTGTCGGTACATTAAAGGAAATTAATGGTGAAAATTTAGTACAGAATGATTTCGAATTAATTGGTTTTGACTTAGTTGCAACACCAAGTACACCCGGTGCATTTTTATTTCCAATTAGTCAAACTGGTACTAATAATAGTTTCGGTGAAAATTATGTAAATAAAAATGGAATTTATTTAAAAGAAGATGAAAATAAGATTATTACAGCTATTGACAAGTTTTTGTTATAATCAAATTTTTTTAAAAAAACAAGAAAATTATTAAAAATAATACTTTTCCATAAAAAGAATGTATTTATATAAAAATTATGGTATTGACTGATAATTTAATAATATGAAAGACGATAAAAAAACATCAATAATAAAAGAAGCTTTAAGCGACTATAACGCAATTTTGGAAACAGCAGAAGCTAATGCAAAGAAAAAGTTAGTAGATGAATTTCCAGATAAGTTTAATAATTTATTGAAAGAAGAAATTACTAAAAATAAATCTAAAAAAGAGTCCTATAAAAAATTGGACGAAAGCGAAGAATCTACTGAAGTAGATAATACAAATACAAATAATGAAGAACCTGTTATGAAAGAACAAATTAAAGAAACCAATTCGGTTGTAAACAAAGGTGAACCTTTTACTAAAGGTGCTAAGAATGTTGCTAAAGTTTCAGAAGATGTTAAAATCACAGATACACGTGATGATAGCACATTTACTGAAAAAGCAAAAAATACTGGAATTTTTGAAGAACGTGAAAAAAGTTTTATAGCTGATAAAGAATCTGATACTCCTAATTTTGGTAATAGTGCCGATAGTAATAACGGAAAAAGATTTGACAATAAAATTGTAGCTCCAACTTCAGGAAAACCAATGACTAATGTTAGTGAAGAACTTGATATGACAGGTCTTGACATGAATGAAATTAACACAGCTTTAGATGAAATGGATGGCAGCGATGAAGTTATCACTATTGATGAAATTGATGATGAAATATCAAATATGGATAATTTAAGTGGTGAACTTGACAATGCTGGAAGTGGTGAAGAAGGTATGAAAGGTAATGAAAATGGTGAAGGTGGTGAAGATAATGATGAAGGTATTGAAGGAATGGAAAATATTGAAGGTGGTGAAGAAGGTAATGAAGATTCTACTGTTGAAAAACTAAAAGACATGGTTGAAATATTACAAGGTCTTATTGGTGAATTTGGTGGTGAAGAAAGTCAAGAAGAACCTGAAGAAATTGCTGAAATAGACCGTTCTGCTTTAATTCAAGGCATTACTGCAAATTTAGAAGGTATGAGTGACGAAGAATTAGAACAATTATCACAACAAGTTGCTCCTGCTGTAACCGATGAAACTTCTATTACAGAAGAAGATATTACAAATACTTTAGGTGATGGAAATGCTCCTGTTGACGAAGCTATGGGTATTGCTCATAGTGCAAGTAAACAAGTTGCAGGTGACCATTTACCAGCTCCTGATTTTGCACAAGGTAGACATAAACGTTTGGGTAGTGTAAACAATACAAATGAAAATGTTAGTAAAAAATTAGGAGGTTTAATTGATGAAAACAAGAAATTGACTAAAAAATTAAATGAAAGTATTAAATATAAAAAATCTGCAAGTACTTTAATCGAAAGCTATAAAAACGCTCTTGAGAAATATCGTTCACAATTAAAAGAAATGGCTGTGTTCAATACTAATTTAGCTCATGTAAATAATATTTTAGTGAATGAAGAATTAGCATTAACACAAGAAGATAAAATAAAAATTATTAACGAATTTAAACAAGTTAATAGTATTACTGAATCACAGAATAAATATAAAACTATTCTTTCAGAAATGAAAGTTGGTAAAAAAACTATAACTGAAAGCTTTGAAAAAAAGGTATCTACCTCAATACAACCAAGTTCAAAGCAAAAACTTGATGAAGTAGTAGAAAAAACAGCCTACGCAAATGATGCTCATATTAATAAAATGAGAAAACTTATCAATTACGTGGAAACAAGAGGTAAAAAATAAATAAATAAAAATTAAAAATATTAAAAATGGGATTTTTAACAGAAAGTGCTGAAGTTGGTAATATTGGATTAAAACAACTTCGTGAACAAAGAGAAATTACTACAAACCGTTGGGAAAAAATTGGTTTGTTAGAAGGATTAGATGGTAATGTTAAAGAAAATTGTGCGCAATTATTCGAAAACCAATTATCATACATGATTAACGAATCTACTGATGCTACTTCAAGTGGTCAGTTTGAAACAGTTGCATTCCCTGTTATTCGTAGGGTATTTGCTAAATTATTAGCTAATGATATCGTATCTGTACAGGCATTAAATTTACCTATTGGTAAATTATATTACATCAACCCTAAAACAAGTACACGTGTATTAGATAATACTCATACAACTACTTCAGGTAATGAACATACTTCACCTAATGGTGCATATGGTAATGCTGCAGATAAAGCAAACATTGAAAGAACTCAGTTTGAAACTAAATCATTATATGATTCTTTCTATGCTACTTCTTATGGTGATGAAGGTACTTCACTATTCGACCGTTCAAGAGGCGAAATATTAACTATTACAGCAACTACAAGTGTTGCTTCTTATACACTTGGTACTGATAAGTATATTACTATTACTGCTGGTGGTTTTTCAACAACTGACCAAGGAAAATTAATAGGTCCTGCTGGTGTTCCAATGGATACAGAATCTTTCTTAGCTTCATTAAAAATAACTGCTTCAGTTAATTTAACTGCTCCTGCTCCTTATGCATCTGAAACTATTACTGCTGGAAATTCAATTCCTTTTAATGTAAAAGTTCAAAAATACGGACAAGCAATTGTTAATAGTGCTGGTCAAATTGTTCTTGTAGCTGACATTTCATATGCAGGTACAAATGGTTATCAAGCATTGAGTGCTGCAACAACTCCTTCATTTACTGTAACATATAACACTTATAGTGATATGGAAGAAGATTCAAAAATGGCTGAAGTTACATTCGTACTTGACCAAGTAACAGTATCTGTAGAATCACGTAAAATGCGTGCTATGTGGACTCCTGAATTAGCTCAAGACGTTAGTGCTTTCCATAATATTGATGCTGAAGCTGAATTAACTGCTTTATTATCAGAACAAATGGCTGCAGAAATTGACCGTGAAATTCTTCGTGATTTACGTAGAGGTGCTGCATGGGTTGCTCGTTGGGATTACAATGGTTTACGTAAACAAACTAATGCATATTACGGAACTCAAAAAGACTGGAATCAAACTTTAATCACTAAAGTTAACCAAATTTCAGCTCAAATTCATAAATCAACATTACGTGGTGGTGCTTCTTGGGTAGTAGTTTCTCCTGAAGTTTCTGCAGTATTCGATGACCTTGAATATTTCCACGTTAGTAATGCTGACCCTGAACAAGATAAATATAATATGGGTATTGAAAAAATCGGTATCTTATCAGGTCGTTATCAAGTTTACAGAGACCCATATGCACCAGCTAATACAATATTAATTGGTCACAAAGGTACTTCAATTCTTGAAACTGGATATATTTATGCTCCTTATGTACCAATGCAGTTAACTCCTGTAATGTACAATCCATTCGATTTCACTCCTATTCGTGGTATCATGACACGTTACGCTAAAAAGATGGTGCTTAACCGTTATTATGGTAAAATCTTATGTGATGGTTTACAAACTTGGGGTATTGGTGATTTACAATAATCTATAATACAATAGAATAAAAGGGTTGAGATTATCAACCCTTTTTTTTTATATAAAAATGAGATTTTTTATGATTTTTGATAATATAATGTAAAATTTTATTGTATTTATATCTGTAATAAAATTGCAAATGAAGTTGAAAACTTTAGTATCCGGAATACTAATAATAATTTCATTTTTCTCGATTAATGGTCAAACTTATGGAGAAAAAAAATTATATGCTGATTATGGTAATTGGTCTTATGAAATTTCCAAATCAGAAATGTTATCTATATCATCATTTGCAACAGTACAAAGGATTTTAAGTTGTCCTAATTATGAGCAAAAGCGAAAAACAGTTGCTTCATTACCTAAATATAGGTATGAATTATACTTAATTAGCGGTTCAAAATTAAATAACACATCAGTAAAGACTTGGATATTTAATGCTAAAATTTATATAAATGGCATTGAGATGACGTTTCAACAATTTCCAAAAGGTTTCACTGCATTAATTAATACAGATGATACTTTGATTTACTGGTACGAAACTGATAATAATAGAATTGATATTAAAATTATGTGGGAAAGTTCTAATTTTAATAAAAATTAATATATTAAAAAGGAAATTAAGATGGTGAAAAAGGGTACTGATACAAAAATTGATGCAAATACTCAGATTATATTTTCAATAAGAAGTTTTATTGTATTAATAACATCAATGCTGGGTTTATTTTATGGGTTCTATCAATTAGTTGTAGTTCCTAAAGTAGATAAAATGGAAGAACATTATCAATTAATGTATAATGACCAAAAAGAACAAAATAGATTGTTTTATGATGAATTAGGAAAAATAAATACATCTATTGGGTCTTTGAACACATCAATAAATGTTTTAAATGAGTCAAAAAAAAACGTTCCGGTGAATAATTCAAATGTTGGTAAGGGTTCATTTGGATTTATTAACACTAAATATTATTATCCTTATAGTGAAAGTGATTCTATTAAATTAATAGCTGAATTACTTTAATCTTTTTTAATTTCAATTTCTTTAATAAATTCAAAACCTTGTGAAAGGTTCAAATATATATCAACTCTTTTTGTTAAAAGTTCATAAGCTTCAAATAATTTTGTTTCGATAATATCTAAATCGATATTAATTGGACTTATAATTTCACTAAATACAATCCATTCAACATTTTTAGGTTTATATTCTCCACGAAAATAAATGATTTCATTTAAAGGGTCAAAGGAAACATTGATTCTTTTGTTTAATTCATTAGTTATTCTTACTATCCACCTCATAATTTAATTAAAATAAATTGTTCCATATCACCGAAGCGATATGGAACGTCAAAATTATTTTACAACTGTTGTATCAACTGCTGTACTGTCTGTGGTTTTGTTGCATGAAGAATTACTTGTACATGATGCTAAAAGAGCACAGAAAATAATCGAAATAAAAAATAGTTTTTTCATTGTGTAAAATTAATTAAATTATTATTATTATAAAGATATAAATATGCAAATTTATAAAAAAATTACAAATAATGACATAAATTTACAAAATAATGACAATTTAATTTTCATCACTCCAATTTCTATCATAAATTAACTCATGTTTAGCTCTTGTAATAGCAACATAATGTAAATTTTTTTCTTGAATATATTGCCAACCTTGAACATTTGCCATTGGTAATAAATCTGGACGAACAATAAACACACGATTAGCTTCCAAACCTTTTACTTTATGTACAGTACTTAATACAATACCTTTAATTTCATCAGTAAATATTAATTTTATTTTATTTTTCAAATCTTCAACATTATCAGCTATTTTTGCTAAAAATAATAATGTGGTTACTTTATCTTGAAGATTTGAATATCCCGAATGCTCATTTGGGTTTAAAATACCTTCCGCTTTTAAATCTTTTCTATATGTTTGTAGTTCACGTTCCCAAAAATTAACTAAATTTTCTAATGAATTTATTTTTCCAATTAATTCAATTAAATGAACTCCAATATCAGAACCTTTAATAATAGCTTTTTTATGTTGTGTAAGGAATTCAAAAAATAACTTAACTAATGGCATTGTTGTGCGACAAATAATAAAATCACCATCACCTGCTTCATTTAAAACATCACCTTCTCTAACTAAACCATCAGGTGCATTATCTAAAGCTTTAATATCTGGAACTATTTTTTGTGCTTCAATTATAACGTTTTTTGAACATCTAAATGAAACTGATAACGGTAAAATTTTAGTGTTTGCAAATTTTTCAAACCATTCAAATGATTTTTCATCTGCAGCATTAAATCCATATATTCCTTGAAAAAAATCACCAACAGCAATTAATCTACCAGTAAATTTTCCACTTGTCTTATCTCTTTTTAAAACTTTTTCAATTATTTTTATTTGACAACGATTTAAATCTTGAACTTCATCAACAAAAACATAATCCTGTGGAAACATCCATATTCCATTATCAATAGCAGGTAAAAATATCATATCGGTATAATCGTACAATGTTCTATCTGTAGTGGCTTCATCTAAAACTTTAAGTACACGTTTAATATCTTTTGATTTATTGATATTTACATCATATCTATCTGCAACATATGGTACATATTCAGGTTTAATTGTCATAGTTAATCTACAAAGATTAACAAGTTTTTTGATGTTGTTTAAATATATAGCAATTTCATTTTCATCATTAAATTCAGATTCTAAATCCCAATTTTTAACCTTTTTATTGATGATTTTATCTATTTTAAATTCATCAAATTTAATTTTATCACCATATTTTCTTTTAATAGCTGCATTTCCTAATCCATATGTAGTGTAACAACGAACATGTTCTGGCAATTTAGTTTTTAATTCTTCTTGAATATGTTTATTGAAAGCTAAAAACATTATAGATTTATCTTTCGGTAACATTTTAACAGCTTCAACAATAGTTGAAGTATTATGGGTTATAGTAAAATCTTCCAATAAAAATCTTCCATTACCATCTAAAGTAAACCCAAAATAATTTCCCTTTCCAGCATATTCTTTTTTAAATCCAGTTCTTAAAACAGATTTAGTTTGTATTCTTGGCTTACATCTTTTCCTATCAAGCAAACAAGGTAGATTCTCAAAAGAACCACTTATTATAACTCTCCAATATTTGCCACTAAAATTTATTTTTTTTATTGTTCCAATTTTTTCACTTACATAAGCAGCAAAGCCTAAACTACGAGAAAGAAATAGTAAATCATTTGCAAATGATTTATATTTAGTTATAATTTCAAAATATTTATGATGATTATGACCATCAGTATCGATAATACCTGCTAATAATTTTAATCTATTTTCAGTTGAATTAATTAAATAATTTTTTGGTATTGAAAAACTACCATCAACATTTAAACATTTTTTAAACTCATCTCTTAATATATTATTTACAGTTCGACCATGAAAATTTTCTGTGGTTAAACTAACACTATATAAATTTTTTTTATATTTATTAAATTTCGGAGTAATGTTTTCATATTTAATATTTAACAAATAATTGATAATAGGTTTTTCGTTTACATGTACATGTATTATAGGTGAACCTTTTTCTTTAGTACCATCACCTAACCATAATCCTAATAAATATGGGTCGATTGTTATATTTTGTGAATTAAATTCTACACCAGTTCTTACTATACGTCCATATCTATAATTACCATTAGGATATTTAGGATAATTAATTTCATTAAGAGGAATATCAATTATTTTATTTTTATATTCATGATATAATGACATTACATGAATATCATTACATATCCAAGAATTACCCTTTTGAGGTATTATGTTAAATAAATCACCATATCCACAATTAATTGATAATACTTTTCTTGGAGTTGAATCATCGCCCATTAAAAAATCACCTATTTTAATTTCTTGAACTTTTTTTATTGTACCATCATACATTAAAATAGATGTATCGATACCAAGGCATTTACCACAACCAGCAAATGCCTTAATTAAAATATTTTCAGGACGTTTTTGTACGAATGTAAATATTCGTTCTTGTTCTGAAGTAGGTTTCATTATAATTTACTCCAATTTTGATTTTCAATACCACCAACTAATTCATATATTTGCATCTCTTTAGTAACTAACACTTTTAATCCTTCTTTTCTTTTAAATATTTTTTCACCAAAAAGAATTAAATTTTGGTCAAGTTTATTTAAATCTTCAAGAGTTTCAACAATTATATGGTAGTTATTATTAGTTAAAAATGCAATATCACCTACTTCTCTCATTCCTTTCCAAATTAATGCTGCGGTTTCATCGCTAATTTGACCAAGAAAATTGATAGAGTTTAATAATTGTTCTACAGTATTTTGGTCTAAATCATCTCTTCTACGACTATACATTCCTTGTAATAAATATCTCGTTATTTCAATACAAAAAAATTTATCAGCAGCAGTTTCTTTATAATCTGTACCTAATTCAATACAAGGTCTTCCTGATTCATTTAAAGCTATTTCATATTCAATTTTTGACATAATATAATATCTTAAAGTATTTATTATTGAAATACAAATATAATAAAATTATGGCGTTAATAACAACAGTAGATAGAAATAAATTATACCTTCATGTAAAACATGAATTAGGTTATCCATTACGTCCTTTTGAGTTAAAAGATGAAATGATGGATTCGTATTATGAAATGGTACTTGAAGATTATTCATCAATTATAAATAATTGGTTAATTCAACAACAATGGATTGGATTAGAAGGTTTAAGTAGTGGAAACGCTGATTTTTTATCTGCATTTACTACTAAATCAAATAAATATATGGAATCTTTTACATATGCTTATTCTAAACAAGTTGGTTTAGGCACAAATGCTCCAGCAGCTACTGGTTGGGAACTTAAACGTGATTATATAGTATGTTCTGCAAACACTCAACATTATTTAATTCCTGCAAATCGTGAAGTTAATGAAGTATTATGGGAAACTCCACCAGAAATAGGTGGAGGGTTAGTTGACCCATATACAACAGTTGGTTGGTCTGCTGGAATGTTAGGATGGTCTTATCTTGGTCGTCCAGCTTCATATGTTCAACCCACATATTCAGCACTATTATCTGCACAAGATAGAGGAACAAAACAAAGAGTAATGCAATCTACATTAACATATCGTATAACTGGATTAGCATCAGGAGAAAAATTATTGCATTTATATCCTATACCCGGTAGTCGAAATGAAATTAATGATGGATGGGGAAAACATTATAATGGAAGAAAGGTATGGTATTGGTATTATGATACTAATAATACTGGAAGAGATAAATGTATGGAAGAAAATGATGATATCATTAAACTTCCTTCAGACCCTCCAACAACAATATTGAAATGGGATAAATTAAATGATGTTGCTCGTCAACAAATACGTAATTTACTTATTGCGAAAGTAAAAATGGTAATCGGTGGAATTCGTGGTTTTTATACTGGTGAACTTGGTGTTGCTGAAAAGCAATTAACTATGGATTATCGACATTTACTTGAAGAAGGAACTAAATTAAAAGAAGATACTGAAAAAATTATATTAGACCAGTTAACTAAATTAAGTCAGGTTAACTTAACTGAAGAACGTGCTAAGATTGCTGAAAATGTAAATAAAGAACGTGGTTATCAACCACCAATGTTCCCTATAATTAGTATTTAACAATGAGAAAGAAAAAACAAGTTGAAAATCTTGAAGATAATAGATACGGTTTATTTATGACTGATAATTCTTTTAATCTTGATGTAATGTATGGTAGAAATTTTCTTGATACAGATAATGCTCAAGAAGTTACTATACATAAGATTAATATTATTGAGACTAAATCCCATAGTTTATATGGTCAAACTAAATCTAAAGACAAAAAATTTATGCCACCTGTGAAAATTAGTGTTATGGTAAATGTTGATGAAAGCAAACAATTATACTATGGCGAAAATAGAGGTGGTATAACTCGTGATGATACTGGAAATATTACATTTGGAGTTTATCTTAAAGAATTAGAAGAAAAAAATTTAGAAATTAATCGTGGTGATATTATCGAATATAATTTTTCGGGTGAAAAAAGAAGATTTTATGAAGTCGAAAATGCTAATATGATTACTGATACAACAAAACAATCAATTGGAGGTTTTAAACCTTACTGGCGAAAAATAACAGGAGTACCTGTAAAAGAAGATGTTGTTCCATTTTTAAATGAAACAAAAGGAAATTAATTAGTATTTATATAAAATTTAAATCAATGAATAAACAAAATACAAAACAAAGACTTTTTGAAGTCATGGGAAAAGTTAATGAAAATTTTAAATCAAAATTGAATGAAAATTATATAGAACAACAACCAATTCAAAATAGTGAATCATTTAATATAATAATGAGCAAATTTCCCGGTCATGCAAAATTAGTTAATTCTATTAATTCTCCAGAATATAATTGGTATCAATCTGTATTAAATTTTGTTAAAGGAAATGAAAATCCTAATGAAAAAGCTGAATTAATAAAAAAATTTCAAAATTATTTTTTAGGATTAGATTATGGTGATTTTAATTCAAATGAAGAATTAATTAATTGGTGGTTAAGTGATGAACAACAAAATTTTATTGTTAATGAATTAAATATAGATTCACCTATAAGTGAAGTAAAAAGTACTGGAGTTAACCCAAAATATACACATTTTGCAGTGTTAAAAAGAGATAATAAAATAGTAAATGGTTGGGATTTTCGTGGAATAGACCCTGAAGATTTAAAACTTGACAAACTTTATTATTTCTTTAATGATATTAAAGATATGCAAATCGAACCAAGGATAGTTAAAGTTCTAACAACAAAAACATTACAAAGAATGGGTATTGACCCGTTTAATTTTGATAATTGGAATAAAGACCAAAGTATTTTTACATTATAAAGGGAGTTAAACTCCCTTTTTTTATTTAAAATATCTTATAGATTTAAATTATTGTTTGTTCTTCTAAATATTCAATATAACAGGATAATTTAAAATTCTCAATTATATATTCATGTAGTAAATTTAACTTTTCAGTAATTTGATTATTAATCCAATCAATAGGTTGTTCATTCCAATCATTAGGAATTATATCTTTTGGATTTGATGATGTAAACATTTTAATTTCTATTTCAAGACTATTAATTAAAGAATCATTTTCTTTAACTTTATCTTTAACTTCTTCAATACTATTAAAACTCATTCTTAATAGTTCAATTTCTGTTTTAAAAGTAATTCCCCAGCTCATAATTTATTTTTTATTTTATCAAGTTCATCACATAAAATTTTATGTTGGTCTTTAGATTGAATTCCTAAATCATCCCCATACTCCTTAAATATGTCAATTACAAATAAAATATATTCCTTTTCTTTCTTTGATAGATATATACTTTTTTTTATAAAGTGATATAACGCTAAAGAAAGAAAAAGAATTATTACAATTAATAATACTATTATGACTATATATAATATTATCATTCAAGTTTTTATTTTTTTAAACCAGTAAATAGTTCAAATTTAATTGCAGGATGCGATTCATACCCTACTAATTCGAAATCATTGATAGTTAAATTAAGAATATCTTCAAGATTTTTAATTTCTTTATTTATATTCAAACTTGGTAATTTAAATGGTTCTCTGTTTATTTGTTCTTTAATATTTTCAATATGATTTACATATAAATGAGTATCACCACCAATCCATGTAGAAACCCCCGGAATCATATTATTTACTTTAGCAAATAACATAAGTAATAACGACATAGATGCTATATTAAACGGAACACCAAGTGCAGTATCACAGCTACGTTGATACATATTTAAATCAAGATAGAATTTAGGAATATTCCATCCTGTTTCATCAATAGTATTCATATATTCAGGAATTCCTTTATTTCCAAAAGCATCAATAGCTAATGGAAATAAATTATTATCAATAGCATATTTATGTGCTAAATCTCTTCTTTCTTTAAAACTTAACGGTCTAACTATAAATTGATATAATAAATGACAAGGAGGTAATGCCATTTCATTAAAATCAGCTTTATTCCAACCATCAATAATATGATAACGACTATATGGATTATTTTTTAAATTGTCAAGTACTTCTTTAACTTGGTCAACACCATTTTGATTTCTCCATTGATATCCATAAACTTTCCCAAGGTCACCCAAACGATATTCATATTCGAATAAATGAGATAGCATAGATAATACAGGTTGAAACTCATCAGGGTGATGAGAATAAATCATATATTTTATTTTATCTTCATAAATAGAATCAAAATTTTTAACACAATTTATAAATTCATCTTGTGTTAATTTAACCAATTCAATTGATGAACCTTCTAATTCTTTTTGCCTTTTATTTAATAAAGTTAAATACCAACGATATGCATCATCATTCCAGATATTAACATTATTATCTACAAGATATTTAATGTTAGTGTCACCACGAAGAAACCATAATAATTCATGAATAACGCCTTTTAAATACATTTTCTTTGTAGTAAGCAATGGAAATCCATCTTGTAAATTCATTCGTATTATACCATTAGAAATTCCAATAGTATTTGCCATGTTAGCTCTTCCGGATTCTTTTTCAACACCATTATCTATGATGTTTTGTAATAAATCTAAATATTGTTTCATTGTTTATGTTTATTAATTAATGTTTCAAAATTTTCTTTAATTTCTTTTGCTTTTTCAGGTGACAATGGATACATTGTTGGTTTTATTATTTCAATAATTTTATTTATTTCTTTATTTTTATAAGCATTTTCAGTTATAAGTACATCTTTAACTGTTATTCCACATAAATGTATTGCTTTTGAAATACAATGATATGTAAATTTATCAGTATTAGTATACTTCCCATATCTTGATGTTTTTCTATTATAATTATCACCAACTAATGAATCAACATAATTTTGAAAATCTTCAGTTGTTTCAGCAATAACTCCAATAGAGATTTTAAATAAGTCAAAATCTACTTTAGATGTAGTTAAATTATATTTTTTACATAAAAATTGAATATCAATTTCAGATAAATTAAAATTATCAGGAAACTTTATTTCATTAATAAATCTATAAGGCATAACTCCTTCATAAAATATTCTTTTTTTATTGGGTGTTATATATATTGAATGAAATGCGTTTAAATTATTTAAATATTTAATTAATTTATACCCATCATCCAATTTATTCATTTCAGAAATATTATTTAATAATGAATTATCTTCAATATATTTTAAAGCGGATTCTGCACATTCATCATAAGAAATATTCGACCACATAGGATTAACATAATCCGTTAATCTAAAATATATTTCTTCAAATTGATATCTATTTAATTCAATAATATTCATATTTAAAAAATTATATTAATATATTCATTATTTTTACTCACATTAACCACAATATTTCCTGAATTAACAACATTAGGGGGATTATTTTCTTCATCACATTTAAAATTATAATCAGGAAGAAATGCTTCTAATAATTTTATTAATTTATTTCTGGTTTTAGAATCAGGATAATCTCCTGAAATTAATGGATGTATTTTATCATAAGCATTTTCAATAGCTTTAACATCCATATGTTTCCATGTTATTAATTTATCATCTAACATATTATATTTATTTTTTATAATTTAATTATTTTCCGGAATGTCCGAAACCACCTCTATCATTACATTTTAAATCATCTACTTCAATAAAATCTATTTTAGAAGTAAATATCCATTTTAATTTAACATACCAAGGAGCTTTCATTATAGGTTTTATTTCAAATTGGCATATTCTATCACCTTCAGATATTTTAGTATTTTTAATTGCAATTGCATTAAATTTCCAAATATCATTATTTCCAGAATAACCATCAGATTTATCATCACCCCCATCCACAACTCCATAATGATTACCTTGAATTACAAAATATTTATTATAAGTTCCACTTCTTGGAACAATATTTCCTTGAAAATATTTTGGAAGTTTCATTGAAACACCTAATGAAATTAATTTATTTTCAAATTGTTTAATTTCAACATTTTCAGCAGACTTTAAATCAATCCAATTACCGAAGGATTCTAATTTACAAATTGGATTATGATACTTGATAAAAATTTTCATAAGACTTATCTTCTTTTTGTTTAATAATATTTAATGGTAATAAACTACGTGCTTTTTCTGGATTTTTGCACCATGTACATAATTCTTCTAAAGATACTTTATTATTATTATATGCCCATAGTGTAGCATTTCCAAAATTTTTATGTAACCATCTATGGTCACTTAATGAAATTAATACTAAATTTTCTTTATCATTATTATCAATTTCACAATCTCGATGATGTATACAATATTTTTTAGGTATTTTATCGATATCTAAAAGTTCAAAAACAACTTTATGATGTAATTTAATTCTACCAAATTTAGGTAATCTATCTAATAAATATCCATCGTCTCTTTCGGCATTCCTAAAATTAGGATTATTATCACCCAAATATGCTTTTTTTCTAAAATTGGCAACACAAGTAGTAGAACAAAAATATCCATGAGTTCTTTTATGACGTTTTTTTTGTGACTCTTTTAAATGAAAAGATTTACCACATTCTGTACATATTGTATTATTTTCGCCTTTTTTAAAATTTCCTTCACATTCTTTTGAGCAATATTTAGCAGAATTAATTCTACTATCAACGACTGAAAATTCTTTATTACAATTTAAACAATTCTTTAATACCATAATATTTATATTTTTTATATAAATACTCGGTACGATTGAAAAAATCAATAAACACAATACTATTTTCATAATTTATCGATTATCTCCGCTTCCATGCATAGTTCCTCTACGGATTCTTGACCTTAATTTTTCAATATTATAATCAGCAACTTCGCTTAGTGTTATTCCAAGAATATCACACATAGATGCCAAATACCATAGAGTATCTCCCATCTCGCCAACTAATTCATTTACATTATCTTCAGAAATTATTCCACCATTATCTCTGATAATTTTCTTAATTTTACCTTGAACTTCACCAGCCTCACCTAAACCTAATCCATCATAAGTAAGTGCCATTATTTTTAACACATTTTCAGGTAAATCCGGATTATTTTCTTTAAATCTTTCTAAAGAAACTCTCATTGAGATAGCTTCTTTTTGATATTCATCAAATTCCGTTATCATTTTTATATTTTTCGATTAAATTTATTATTTTGTCACTATCAACATTCATTTCAATATCATTCGAAATATTTTTCACAAATTCATCTTCAGCATTATCCATAATATCTTCAATTTTTTTTGCTTGTTCTAATGCAAATCTTGCATGATTACCTTTATCTAAATCAATAGAAGCAACATCACCACCATCTGAATAATTATTTTCATTTGCATAAAATTTCAATGCTTGTTTAAGAATATTAATAATATTATTCGTCTCCATCTTCATCATAATTTTCTTCAATATTATTTTTATATTCTTCAACAACTTCTTTCAAGTCTTTCACTTCATTTGGATATAATGTAAATTCTTTACGTGATGGATATTTAATATTTTTATTTAGATTTTTATAAAAATATTTACCTTGTGAATCAATCTTTTCAAATTCATCATACATTTCTGGAGTTACATTTCCATAAGAATAAGTATCACCTCTACCAAATGCAATATATAATCTTTGCATTTTTGGAAAATATGTTGATTTAAGAACGTTATCTGATTTAAATATTGATTCTATATATCCAATTGACCCATCTTCTTCTTTATATTCTTTACGTTCTACAAGCATTTAGATAAAATATTAAGTAAGCAAATATATATAATAAAAATATTAAAGTCAAAGGTATTTATATAAAATACATAAAAAATATAAATGGCACTTCCTAAAAAATCTAAAATAACTTTGGATATTAATCCACCTGCTGTTGGAACTAATTTCTTAGAATATGGAATGGATAGAATTGAAGAATTAATGCGTCAAACTGACGTTAAAACTAAATATCTACCAAGAACTATATTATTTGAAGATATTGACCAATCAGTGTTTGATTATGTGAATCTTGATGGTATGAAATTAGTAATTGATAATAATTTAGTACCTACATTTTATTTAGAAAATGATAGATGGGGAGAATTTTCAAAAACGTGGAGATTTACAGATAACGATAATAATGTTCCAACTCCATATATTACAGTAAGACGAACAAATAAAGAAGCTGGAACAAGATTAGGTGGTAAATGGCGAGTTGCTCAAGGTAGAAAATTTAGATATTTAAATGTACCAATTTTAGATAATGGACAAACAATATATTTACAATTTAGAATGCCTGAACCTGTGAATGTTGATTTAACATATGAAGTATCATTATTTACAAAATATAGAGAAGATGTGAATTTATATGATGAACAAATTGTAACTAATTTTGCATCACGACAAGAATATTTATTTATTAAAGGCAATCCGATTCCATTACTTCTTGAAGGTTTAAATGAATCTAATCCAATTGAAAATATTGATGGAGATAGATTTTTTGTTTCAAAATATACGCTTAAAGCACTTGCTTTTATTCAAGATGAAAAAGAATTTGAAATAGTTAAAACTACAAGAAAACCAAAATTCGGTTATACTGTTTTATAATCACCAGTAGTATAATCAAAATTATTTTCTATAGGATATACAGGTTTAACATCGTCAATTGTTTCAATATCACTATTAATTTTATCTACATAATTATTATTGCTTGTTGATGTAGCAATTTCATAAAAAGTTAATAAGTTACCTTTATTATTGGTATAATCATTAAAATTCCAAGTTTTATTAACTAAATCAACATCGATTTTAACATACTCAAAAATAGGATTCATTGGTATATTTTTATTAAAATCATTATAAAATGGTTTTAATACACCATCTTTAGCTTGAAAAAAACTAAATTTACCATATATTGAAATTGTATTACCTGTAAACTGATTTAAATAATATTTAGGTAAGTTTAAATAATAAAATTGACTTGACCCATCATTAATATAATAAGTGGGCAATGTTGTGTAAGTAACGATACCATTATTTATATTTTGATAAATTTTAGTCATGTATATTACACCTAATTTATTTTGATTATATTGATTATATGAATCATAAACATCTAATATGTAAAAACTATTTAAAATCGTTGATGCATTACTATTTATTTCAGTTTGAGAAAAACCAGCATTAATATAATTATTCCCATATGAACCATTATTGTTAAAATAGAAAAAAATTTCAGTATATTTACTTAGCTTAAATCTTTTAATTTCTAAATCATTAATAGGATTAATTAAATTATCACTTTTAGTAGTCGTATATTTATCAATTTCTTGTTGATATCCAGTTAAGTCAGTATTTGAATTTAAGTTAAACTTTAAATTCATATCGTTATAATTTAATTTTATTTGTTCTTTAATTAACATGGCTTATTAAAACTATTTAATTCAGTTAATGGAGTTGAGTCAATTGGTGTTGGTGGTGCAAATTGTAAATTAGTCATAATAGAATTAGCTGTTAAATCCGTTGAAACTGATAATTCTATATTTGCAAATAAATATCTTCTTTTATTAATAAAAGGATAATCAACACCTTCATTACTTATTGGGTCGGTATATCCTTGAGGTAAAATCCTTCTCCAAACATAATTTCCAGAACTATCTATCGATGTTGCGTAATTAGGTATTGTATTTTTCACATCATAAATAGTAGAATTAATATTTTCAGTATATACTTCACTTCCAAAATATCTTAATCTCAATGGGATAAAAGGATTATATTTCCATCTTACATTATCATTTGTATTAGGTGAATACGGAGTTTTTATATAGTATGTTTGTTCTATTAAATTTTCAATCAAAAATTCTGTTTTACCATATTCAATAACATCACCATATACAACATCACCTATTGACAATGAATTTGAACTTGGTGTCGTCAACACACTTATATTTGAAAAATTATCATCAGTTAGTTTCCATATTGTATTATATAATTCTTCATTTTTTGCAGGTCTGGAAGAATAATTTATAATTTGCGGTTTATATCTTGCATATAAAAATAATTCAGTTACTGGAAATCCAAAAGAATCATAATAATTTGTAACATTAAAATCTTTAGTACAATTAAACGCAAATATTTGTTCTCCAAAAATATTTGTTGAGAATGCAGCAGGTAATAATTCAAAATCATTTGGAATTGCAATTACTTCAAAATATCTTACATATTTAATATTACTATCTATAAATTTTTCATAATGATGTGGTCGTAATATGTAAAATTCAAAAGTATTTAATAATGATTTTGTAGGTATTGTAGAATCAGTATTTTTTTTAAAATAATCTTCAGTATATAAATTAGCATTTTTAATTCCATTTAAAATTGATAGATAATTTATTTTACCATAAATTCGATAAATAACATTTTCTTCTCTTTCATTATCAAAAATATCAGTAGCACTCAATAAATTATGTACTTCATATTCTAACATAGGAGCTATTCTATTATTAAACTCTATTTTATTAGTTATGCTACTATTTATCGATTTAACATTTTTTCTACTGTTCAACAATATTTCCATTATATGAATACTTTACGTATAAATACTTTATTATATAATTCTTTAAAATTTATAATAAAAATTTGTAACAATTATTTAAAACAATCGTATATACAGATATAACTTAAAAACTTTTAAAAATTATGAAAACAAAATTATTTTATTTAGTAGCGATTTTCGCAATAGCAATGGTAAGTTTTTCTTCTTGTGGTGGGGATAAAGACGAAGTTGCTACTCCAGATGAGCCAACCGTAAAACCAATAATCAGTCAGACTGTTTTAGAAGGTAGTTGGAATTTCCAAAGTGTTGCAGTAAATGGGAAAACTTACTATGAGTGTGGTACTTTGAGTAATGATGGGTTATCTGACATTAACATGTCATTCAAATTTGATTTTGATTATTCGCCAAATTATAATGGATGTGGTTGGACAAATAATTGTAGTGGTGAAGTTACTCTTGTGGGAATCCAATTCACATATAACACTGCTAAGAATTTAATTGAGATTGAAAATGGACTTAAATTTCAGGTACAAAGTTACAATTCCGCAACAAAAACACTTATATTCAAAGTAACAGCTACAAGTGGTCAAGGTGGATGGGAATTACTTGCCAATGCGGTATATACGCTGAAGAAGGTATAAAGATAAAAGCAACAATAAAAAATCCGGTTATTTAACCGGATTTTTTTATTTTAATAAGTTTAATGAAATCAAATATTTAAAACAATCTGATAAACCTAATCCTTTATAAAAATAATATTTAGTATCTGGATTATTAGTACTTATATTATTTAATCTTGCATAACTTGTAATTGGGCATGAATTTAAATTTCCACCATTTTTATAATTACTTTTAGTTAAACCAGCAACATTAGAATCAGTAAATCCTTTACTTTGATAATTTGCAATTTTATTAATATCAGAAGTTGGTACTAAAATAAAATCAGTCCAATGTAAATCTGAACGTGCAAATCCAAATGTATTTTTTTTATCAGCACCAATTAACTGTTTATTATTTGATTGACCAAACCAACAATAAACAGGATTATATGTTTTATTATTATAATTTCCGTAGAATTGTTGAGCTAAAAATGAAGGAGTATATATTAAATAAGGAGTCCCTAAATTAGGATATGCGCCTAAAACTGGAGAATTACCACCTCTATATGTACTTGGTTGTGGAAAGTATATTGCAAAATTAATCCAATTTGCACCAAAATATCCATTTGTAATATTACCACCATCATTACGTGTCATATTAGATGGAAAAATATTACTATCATTACTTAACAATAAACCTATACTTCTAAATGAACTTTCAAAGTTAGTAACTTCATTAATAACATCTGAATTTAAAAATCCATTGTTTAATTGATTTCCACTATAATAAGGGTTTGTTCCATTATGTACTGTTGGGTTAAATTTAGCTACACTATATATATTACTTCCAATAAAAGTAAAATGTTCATTACGCCATTTAATTGCACCTGAATCTTGAGTTCCACCGGGTTCATCATACATAAATGATTGTCCTCTATTAGCATGTTGTGGAAATTTAAATTTACATCTTGTTGCTCTATACCAATAATAACTATCTGCTTGACCACTTCCTTCATCAAGGTCTTTTTCTATATGTGAAAATGGAACATCTTCATCAGTAATTTCAAAAGTAATAAAACCTTTAAATTCTCCAAAAACTCCAATTTTTTCATTAGATAATACTTTAGTTTCAACACCTAATTCATTAGTATAAATTCTACCACGATTACAAGGTATTATAAATACAAAATCACCGTTATTTTTATATATAGCATATTCTGTTGGGTCAAGTACTTTATATAAAGTTCCTAAATCTTTATTATTACTGATATAATCCTGAATTGTTGCGTCTGAAACATCTTCAGGTAAATAATATATTGTCTCGGTAATTTTTCCGATTCTTTTTTGATTAATATCAATATTATTTGCTTGATTTGGAGAATCAATAACGTAATGTAATTCAGCTAAAGTTCCACCATAATCGTGACTACCAAACTGTTGCCCCCATTGAGTAGAATTATTATCAGTAAATGATGTGCCAAAAACAGTAAATGTATTAATTAAAATAGCTCTAATTTTAAAATCCTGTCGAGTTATACCAATTTCAAAATTTTCAGAATCACCCCAAAATGGAATTATATCAACAGTAATTTCTTGTGTATCGACATTTGGTAAATTATCTAAATCTGTTGTAATTTTTATTTTAGTTCCATCTGCTGAAAAGAAATTTGGTGAATATCCTAAATTAGTAACCATTGTAGTAGGATTCATACTATATTTACCAATATCAGTAACATCTACTGACATATGAACTGTTTGAACACCTATTGGTACTCCGAATAACATATAATCACCACTACCGTTAGTAACAGTAGTATATTTATAATATTTTTGGTATATGTTTAAATATGTTTCATTTGTTAAAATTTCTTCTTTAATTGGAAAAGAACCGATTGGTTGTTTTGGTGAAATGATTTTAGTTATTGGGTCTTGTTTAGATACACGTGGTAATAAATTATATATTTTTCCATCAATATCTTTATCTCTTGGAGATGTATATGGATATATATTTCTAATTTCACCATTTTGAGCATCATTATCATCTAAAGGAATAAATATACTAACTTTTGCATTTGGAATGCCAACTCCTTCGTTTGCAACGACCCTACCAATCAACACTCCAAAATCTGCATTAAAATTTTGATATGCTTCTTTAGTACTTACTTTTAAACTAAGAAATTCATAAGTATCAATAGTTTGTTCAAGTTTAAATTTAACATATTTAGTTGAATTAGTATTACCAGTTTTAGGAAAGTATATTCTTTTAGATGTATTCATTATATATAATTTTTTATAAATACTATATACGAAAATTTATAATAATTATTAAAATTTAATTTCATATTTTATATTTCCGCTATCATATATTTTCAATATTTGATGTTCTATTAATATTTCATTTAATGATTTATCGTTTTCAAACCATCCAAATTTAATTATATTATCTTTTCTAAAATTAAAACGATGATATCTAATTTTTTTATTCTGATTAAAATATGTATAAGTGGGTTTATTTATTAAAACTTGAGAAAAACCTATTTTTTTATATAGTTTTCCATTAGAATATCTTCTATCTGCATATGTTATAATTGATTTTGGTTTATATTTATCAATAAAATAATTTAATAATTTACTTGCACCACCTATAACTTGAGTATTTAATTCATTACAAAATCTATTTAAATTATAATAATTTTCATCATGATTTTTATTACCCAAACCACTCCTTGCATTTTCAAACGCCATTAAACTAACCAACTTATTTTCATAAAATAAACCTATTTTAATTAATGAATTAGTGTAACCTTGAATATGATTTTTGTTTAAAAAATCTCTAATTAATTCAATATCAGAAATTTCTTTAACTTCACATTTTCGAGCATATATTTTATTATCAATTATTCCTAATTTACTTTTAATTATAGATTTAACAATTTCCTTTTTATAAATCCATTCATCTTCAAATACGTGAAGTAATTGAATTCCTTGCTCTTCACATAAATTAGTTTTATTTAGATGATAATTTTTATCCTTAAATAATTCTGAATGCCAATACAATCCATTAAATTCAATAGCTAATTTATAATCGGGAATGTAAATATCAATTTCTAATTTATTATTAAATAGTTTATAATTTGTATAATTTTTAATATTTAAGCTATCGATAAAAATTTTGATTTCATTTTCAACGATGGAAGAATTTTCAGCAATAGGATTACATAAGGTACATATATTTTCATGTTTATTATGTATCAGTCTTGAATATAATAATGATTTTGAAATTTCAAAAACATTATGTTTATAACAATAATTATTAATATTTACAAAATCATTATTAATAACAATATTATTAGAATCGATGTTTAATAATTTAGAATATTTTTCTTTAAAATTATTATCTACAGTATTTTTTATTTTGTTAATTACATCAATATTTTTAGAAGGATTATCAAAACCATATCTTATTAAAGAAGTACATTTAATTTGTTCAATGTTATTATAATTTCCATTACCATATCTCTTTTTTTTTGTTTCTTTTATTTTTTCTTTAACTAAATTTAATTGTTGTGGATATTCAATTCCATATTTTTTTAAATTAATTTGTTTAATATCATTTTTAAATGACTCTAATTGAAATTTAGATTTTACACCATACTTTTTAAGATTAGTTTCTTTTATTTTTTCTTTAATAATATGATTTTGATTTGGATTTTCACTTCCAAATCTCTCAATATTAGTTTGCTTAGTTTTATGTTTAATTTCCTCAGATTTTTGTGGGTTGTCACAGTTATAATGTGATTGTAAAGTAGCTATAGATTTGTTTCTAATTATTTTAGATTGTTGTGGATATTCAACACCAAAATTATTCAAATTTGTTTGTTTTGTTTTTTCTTTAACAATAGTGGCTTGTTGAGCTATTTCTGTTCCATATTTTTTTAAATTAGTTTGTTTAATTTTATTTCTTATTTCCGGAGATTGTAATGTATACTTATATCCACTATTTTTTATAGCAGTTTTTTCTCTTTTAATTTGAACATTAATATCAAGTCCGATACATTTTGAAGAACAATAAACAGAATAACCTTGACTAAATTTTAGAAAATTTACTTTCTCACCACAAATTTTACATGTAGGCGGTTTTGATAAATCATTCAATAATAAATATAACATTTCGTTAAATGAAATATTATGTTTTTGATAGTGTTTACAAATATTATTATATAATTCTAAATAATTGTTTTTAATATATGATTCAGTTATTCGTCTTTTAACAATAACACCATTTTCACTAATAATTTCCATTAATATTTTTCTCATATTCATCTTCTTGTTACATATATAAATACTGTTTCTCCAAATAAATATTGCACAAATATAAAGATTTTTTTATTTTTTTTTTACCAAAAAACAAAAAATTTTAATAAAAAAATCTTAAATATTTAAAAATCTAACTTAAATAAATATAAAAAATCAAAATTTTGATTTTATGATTAAGAATACCAGTTATATAATATTTAAAACAAAACTACTTTTGGGTAAATTTATAGTATTTATTTAAAAGAATGTAATAAACTAAAAATAAAGATAAATTAATAATTAATAAACATGGCAGAATTTGTATTTACTTCTCCGGGGGTAAAATTTAGAGAAAGAGACTTAACATTTGTTACACGTAATGTTGGTGTGACGACTTTAGGTCTAGTTGGTGAAACATTGAAAGGTCCTGCATTTGAACCAGTTTTCATTCAAGATAAAACTCAATTTACTTCGAGATTTGGCACACAAAGTATAAAAAGATTTAGTAATGGTAGTTTACAATATCAATTACCTTACGTTGCAAACTCATATTTAAATGAATCAAGTCAACTTTGGGTAACCAGAGTATTAGGTTTATCTGGATATGAAGCAGGAAAAGCATGGGCAGTTACTCTTAGTGCAGGTGTTGACCCTGATACTATAGTTCCGTTAGCACCAGCATCACCTATAACAGTAGCATTCACAGCTAATTCTTATTTAGGTGTTGCATTAAATGCAACCGGAGATACTGGTATTTCATATACTGGATTTACAAAAATAGGTAATATTTTTAGTACATATGTACATTCATTTACTGCAGTAACTCTTAATATTAGTGGTAATGGGACTGTTGAAGATGTTATTACACGTTTAACTGGTACATCGTATACAGAATATGAAAATATGGTAGTTGCAGTAATAAGAAGTAGAGGTACAGTTCGTGATATTTTAGATTCTACAAATGGTGCACAAACAAAATTTGATACTAATACTCTTACAATTACAGGAAATTTAACTAATACTGGAATTGGTGATTTATATGGTAATTTAACATTAAAAGCAACTAATACTGGATATACACCTACATTAACTGTTAGTGGTACTACTGAATCTTATACAGTTTCATTAAATCCAAATTCATCAAGTTTTTTACCTAATGTAATTGGTGTTGATGCTAAAGATAAGAAAACAAAAATATATACTCAGGCAACATATCCAGATTTAATTAAAAAAATTGATGGTGATGGAAAAACAGCACCTTCTGGTTTAACTGCTTACGGTATTTCAGGTATTATGTCATATGCTTATGGAATAAATAACGCATTATTGATATGTGATGAACCAGTGTATACTAATTATAGAACTCAATTTAAAACTCCAGAAACACCTTGGGTTGTATCACAAATAAAAGGTAATAAAGTTGATAAATTATTTAAATTTATATCTATCTCTGATGGTGATGCTGCAAATCAAGAAATAAAAATCAGTATTACCAATATTAATCCAGTAACACTTGAATTTGATGTAGTTATTCGTGATTTTTATGATACTGATGCAGCTCCAACTATTCTTGAACAATTTTCAAGATGTAGTTTGATTAAAGGACAAACAAATTATATTGCTCAACGAATTGGTACTTCTGATTCTGAATATGACCTTCAAAGTAAATATATAATGATTGAATTAGATAGTGAAATAACTCCTGATTCATTTCCTGCAGGTTTTGAAGGATATTATTTCAATAATTTTAATACAGATGTTACTGGTGGTGCATATAATGCAACTACTCCTAAAATATTCTACAAAACTAAATATGACGATGATGAAAGACCTAAAAAAATATATTTAGGTGTATCTGAAACTGGATATGATACTGTAAGTACTGTTGGAACTGGAATTAATCAAAATTTCTTTAATTTCAATGGATATTATGATGGTGCGAATACTGATTCATTTAGTAAAACTAATGGATATCACATGGATATAAATGCAAGTGGTGTTACTTCAAGTGGTTTTGCTTTTGATGCAGGTGCTGGTACATTCGCAACTGTTGAAGATGTTTTAGATGCAACATTACCTTATTACGAATTAGTTACAAGGAAATTTACATTAGTACCTGCTGGTGGTTTTGATGGTTGGGATATACATAGAACTTCACGTTCAAATGGAGATTTATATCGTCTTAATGGACTTTATGATGGAGTAATTCCTAATGGAAAACCTACTAATGATTTTCAAGCATGGGAAACTGCTATAAATACGTATGCAAATCCTGAAGAAGTAACGGTTAACTTATTTGCTACTCCGGGTATTGATTGGTCTAATAATACAGTTTTAATTAAAGACACTATTGAAATGCTTGAAGAATTAAGAACTGATAGCTTATATATAGTAGATGCTCCTGATGTTACTGTACAATTAACTATTGGTGATGGTGGAAAAGCAGATATAATTGCAGCTTCAGATATTGCAGATTTATTAGATACTACAGATATCGATAGTAGTTATGCTTGTACTTATTTCCCTTGGATTCAAATTAAAGATACTCAAAATAATGTTAATGTATATATTCCACCTACAGGTGAAGTTGTAAAAGCTATGGCATATACAGATAATGTTAAGTTTCCTTGGTTTGCCCCTGCTGGTTTGAATAGAGGTGTTACTGATGCACGTAAATCTAAATATAAAATGTCACAAGAAGCTCGTGATATATTATATAAAGGTAGAATAAATCCAATGGCAGATTTTGCTGATGCAGGAACTGCAATTTTCGGACAAAAAACTTTACAAAAGAAAGAAAGTGCTCTTGATAGAATCAATGTACGTAGATTATTACTTCAAGTTAAAGTTCTTATTGCAAATATTGCTATTAGACTTGTATTTGAACAAAATGACCAAGCTACTATTGACCAATTCTTACAAAAAGCAACACCAATTCTTGATAATATTAAAAGAGAAAGAGGTTTATATGACTTTAGAATAAAAATGGATGATACTAATAATACTACAGAAACTCGTGATAGAAATGAATTATATGGTGAAATTTCATTAAAACCAACACGTTCTGTAGAATATATTGGAATAACATTTACTTTAACGCCATCAGGTGCTTCATTTTCAGAATAACAATAAATAAATTAACTTTTCATAACGAAAAAGCCACATTTTAGTGGCTTTTTCAATAATTAAAATATTTAATAATTAAATTTTATGTGGAATAAAGAAAATAAAAATCAAACTGAAAATAAAAAGAAAATAATTCCAGAAACTACAATAGTTAATGAAAATGTTGTAATTGATGAACCAATAATAATTAATCTTAGTGAATCTAAAAAAACAAATAAAATTAACATAATTGAAGATAATAAAGAAATTGTTATTGATATATTACCTAAAGATAAACCTGATGTTAAACTTGAAGTTAATTATAAATCTATGGATGAATTAACTAAACAAGAAATGAGAATGTATCGAAGAACTGGTGTATTACCTAAATTAAATAATGAAATTATTTAAATTTTAAAATAACAAGTATTTATAATAAAACAAAAATAAAACGATTAATATAAAACAAAATTAGATATGGCAGGAGAAATGATTAGGGGAATTCCCTTCGAATATGAACCAAAAAGAGTAAACCGATTTTTTGCTGAGTTTTCAGATGAATTGGGTATCGAAGTTTGGAAAGTAAAAAAATTTAAACGTCCTTCAATGAAAATTAATTCAGTAGAAATTCCCTACATGAATGAACAAAATTACGTTGCTGGTAGATATACATGGGATGAATTAACGGTTACATTTATTGACCTGATAGGACCTTCTACATCACAACAACTTATGGAATGGGTTCGTTTACATGCAGAATCTTTAACAGGTCGTATGGGTTATGCTGCAGGATATAAAAAGAATATATTACTTAAAGCATTAGACCCAACAGGTATTGAAGTTGAAAAATGGTTCTTAGAACAATGTATGATTACATCAATTAGTTTTGGTGATAATGACCATACGTCAGATGAGTTAACTGAAATTGAATTAGGTATTCAACCTTGGAGATGTATACTTAACCATTAATAGATACAAAATAGAATTAAAAGCCACATTTAGTGGCTTTTATAAAAATAAAATATGGGAAACTAATACTAATTTTAATGAAAAATAGAATAAATATTAATTTATTTACAAATATTAAAGATAAAGAAATAGGATATATATTAGGACTATTATGGGCAGATGGTTGTGTTACTTATTCAAATAATAATGCTAAAACACCAATAATTAAACATTCCGCTAAAAATGAAGATAATGTAATATTTATAGAAATATTAAAATTTTCAGGCAATTGGAATACATTTATAACTAAAAATGTTGGCTCATTTGCAAAAGAACCTAAAAACATTTCAGTTAATTGGGTTTCAAGTAGATTATTTGGAAACTTTCTAATTGAAAATCAATATAAAAATAAAACTATATCACCTGATATAATTTTAAATAAAATTCCAAATAATTTAAAATTATATTGGTTTAGAGGTTTTTTTGATGGTGATGGGTCTGTTACAATTAAAAATAAAGGACATCATTCAATCGCTTTTACAAGTGCTTATAATCAAGATTGGAAATTTATTATTGATTTATTTCATGAATTGAATATATTAAATTATAAAATTAGAATAATTAAAAGTAGAGGTGGAAAATCATCACAAATTAGAATAACAAATAAGAAAGATTTAATAAAATTTGAAAATTATATTTATCAAGATTATGATGATAAACCTATGGGATTATTACGTAAAAGAATTCAATTTAAAGAACTTTAATTCTATTTTTAACAATTAAATTTACATAATAAGATAAATCTTTACATTCTATAATTTTATATGTATCATTATTATGTGAAAACCAAGAAAGATATGATTTTCCTAATTTTATAGATGTATTATTCTCAATAATGTATTTATACAATCCAAGTTGTAATGAATATATATTTAAATCACAATCTTCTAATAAATATAAATCTCCTAATAGATGTCTATTTGGCATTTCAAGAGTCAATTCTTTATTGGTTTTATTATCCCATATTTGAAATTCGTTAGCTTTTACATTATAAAATATAATGTCAAACATACCTGCAATTAATGATTCTTTATCATAAATTACACATTCCGTTTTAATAGGTATTAATTTTCCAAAACTATTTTTATAAAAATTATCAACATGATTTTTAGTAATATTATATTCATATTCTACCGGGTCAAATCCAAATTCATTTAAAATTAAATTTTTAGGGTATTCGTATTTTTTATTTAAAAAAAGATTTTCAGTATAATCATGAATTGCAGAACCTTTTACAGTTCCCTTTTTATTTATAAAATTCCAAGCTCTTAATATTTCATATTGATTCAAATTAAATTGATTTGCTTTATAATTAGACCAATATTCCTCATTAAATTCTTCTTGATATTGATGTATCAATGTGGTGACAGAAATCAATTCTTGCCCATCTAAATAGTATTTATGAGGTAAATCATGATAAGTTAAATTATTAAAATTTGTGAATAATTCACTTATTGAGGTTAAATCTAATTTCATACACAAAAATATATATAATTATTAATTAATTACAATATTTTTTTGAAGTATAGCATTAAAATCTATTTTATTTAAATCATTTATAATAGCAGTAGTATCTACAGGTAAACCAGAATATGCATGTATGTGTTGTACAATTGCTTTTCTCATTAATTCTAACGCTTCAACTAATACATCTGCTCTGGCAAGCGGATGACCTTCTTTAAAAATTTTATCTCTATCTTTAGTTTCTAATTTACTTGATTTAAATTTAGGATTACCGGAATGAGAAATTAATGCAATTTTATCGCTTAATATGACTGTATTACTATAAAAATTATTTTCATCATCATTTAAAGGTTCGAAAATTAAACTAATTTCAGCAGGATTTTTACTATTTAAGGTTAAAATATCATCATTTTCATGTTTACCTGCTCTTAAATGTAATTCATTAATACGTAAAATTATATCAGTATTTACTCTACCTATTATCGCTACATCAGTTTTTGTTGGAAACACACCATCAGAAGCAGGATATGTGGCAGGCGCAGGGTCTGGAACAGTTAAACCCATGTTAGTAGTAGATAATGCATTATAAATTGTATCTAATCCAATTTTTTGTGGTTGAGAAATTATACTACCAAGCCAAAATCTGCTTCTTTGTGGAAATTTAATATCTTCGATAAATATACGAACCATTTCACCGATTTGTGGATATAAATGAAAAAATTTTGGTAATAAAGGATAGCACCAAGGCAAATCATCATTAGCTGTTCTATTATCTAAATCAGCTATTTTTACTTTTATTCTGCCACCATCAGTTTCATCATTAATTGATATTACTTCTCCATAATATATAGTTCTACTTATATTATTAGTTGTAACACCTAAATCTCTTACAGGTTGCGTATGTATGAATGGTTTATCGTATGGCATTATCTTTTACTCATTTCATCAATAAATAGTACATAATTTTTTTCAAGTTCTGTAAGTTCAGTAATTTTATTATTTATATTAATTTCAAGTTCATCTACTTGAAAAGTCATATCAATAATTTCTTGTCTTACAATTTTATGCTTAACATTTATATCATTAAGCATTTTAAGTAATTGAGTAGATGTATATCCTGTTAAATTTTCCATTATTGTATAATTCCATATCCCATAGCAAATACAATAGTAGACCCCATTACGGTAACAGGACCTCCACCATTTGCACCAGCAGCAGTTAATGTAATACCCGGTGCTAATGTTACTGTAATTACTGCATCTTCATGTAATGCTTTAATAATTTCCTCAATTCTAATTCTTTCCATTATTTCATCTGGACTAACAGAACCTGATGGTAATACACCTACAGGTAATCCAGCTTCACCTTTTCTTGCAATAATTTTAGATGCAATTTTAGTTGCTGATAAACCTGTACGTCTCGGTACTCCAATATATATTAATGGCGGTGGCACTTTTGGAGGACTACCAGTAGAAGTTAATTTTAAAACTTTATCAAAACCTTTAATTATTGAATTAATATTTCCAAAATCAATAGCCATTTATTTAATTAATTTTAATTTTTGAATACTTATCCATTTCCAACCTAAAAACCATTTAGTAATTATCCTTCTAAACCAATTAGGTTTACTTACTGTTGCAAGTTGAGTACCGTCAATACATCCATCTATCAGATAAACTCCGACAAATTGTTTATTTAATTTTTGGTCTACAATCATAATTTTATTATTAAATTTTTAACTACTTATACCTACTAATGATTTTAAAACGGTTAAATAGTTATTTATTTTTTCTTTAATTATCTCTTTAATAACAGGTGCAAGTAATGCCATTAAATATGTTAATATTAAATTAAATATGAATTTAGAAATTTCTTTTTTCATTTCATCTGTAAGACACTTAATTAATGATTTAAATTTTTTAAAATCATCAATTGGTTTAGTTATTAATGCAACACCATTATTTTGTATAGCACTAAATATACCCATTAATACTCTTACTAATGGAGATGTAGTTAATGCTTCAACTAATATTTTTTTTATAATATCGAGTAATTTTTTTAAAAAACCATCTTTCATAGCTTCTTTATTTTCATCAGTTGTTTCAACACTCGGATTTGTGCTTACACTTCCACTAAACGCATTAGTAATAGTATTACCTACAGCATTAGGGTCTGAAGAGCTAACAACACTATTAACTAATGTAGTTATGTCATCCATACTCATACTAACTTCATACATACCACAACCTAAATCATATACAACCACACCATTTTTTAAATCTTGTGCTTTTTTCATAGCATCATCTAATTCTTCTTGAGATAATGTAAATGAATCATCGTCATTTCCAATATTATCAAGCATTTGACTCATTTGTTGTTCTTGATATAATTGTTCAACAGTTTTATCTGAATTAGAATCTATAGTACCGTAAATAGTGTTCATTACATTAGCTACAAGTTCTTGTTTATTAATAAGTTCACTATTATCAATAAAATTTCCAAACCAATCACCAACAGTTGATGACTCTGACGCTGCTGTTGATTTAACTACTAATTTATCTAAACTTGGTTTATATGTCATGGATAAACCATTAATTTCAGTTGGAGATTCGCTGACAATACTATCTTTTAATTTTCCATCAAATGTTACTTTAGATTGGTCATATAATAAAGAAGTCTTTGGTTGTTGTAATTTTCCTTTTGAGTCAACACTCACCATATCAAGAGCAATGCCACTACCATTTGATTTAAAATATGATGGTAAACTTGCTGTAGAATTATTTTGAATAAATTGTTTTTTTAAAGCAACTTTCATTGGAGATTCTACTTTACTTGCAAAATTTACAAATAATTCACCAACTAATACTTGTAAAGCTGCTGCACCTGCAACAACACTTAAAGTATCAAGTAAAAAACCAATTGTATCATTTTTATTATTAATAGAAGTTAACGTATCGGTTTGAGTGGGTATTTTACCGTATTGACCAATTGACGTTGTTGCAGCTATGTTAGCATACACACTTCTTTTATCATCAGCTAAACTCATTACTTATGTGTATTATCTTTTTTTCCAATTTCTTCTTGAATCATGCTTAATAATTCATTTCTTCTATCACTTGAAGTAATACCTTTTTCATTTTGAGATTGACCATTATTATCACTATTGTCAGTTTTATCGTTAAAAACAACTTCCTTTAAGTAACGAAGAAGCATAATTTTTTGGTCTTGGTTTTTTGCTTCAGCATTAAGAAGTTTAACAATTTGGTCACCTAATGCTGAAATTTCACCACCTTCTTTAACTTTGCTTTCCCATTTAGTAAATAATCTGGCTATTTTAGCTTTAATGTTGTGAGAGTCGTTGTAAATTTCTTGTAATAAATCATTTACACTACGTTCATCAAATTTTAGTTTTTTTCTTGTTGGTCTCATATATTAAAATTTATTTCCTTTTGATAGATTTTCATTAGCCCATAATGGTTGTAAATTAGATAATGCATTTACTATTTTTGGAGATATACCTACATTAAATTTTGATATTGGTTTTTTATGGTCAACATGCCATTTTCCATGATTTTCCCAACTCATACCTTCTTTAAAATTAAATTCAATTCTTAATTTAAATTTTTCATAATCATAACCTAATATTTGAATTGCGCTATCATTTTTATTTCTACCGGAACGAACTAAAAAATTATTTAATACTGTTCTATATAAAAATTTATACTTATTTTTTTTAATATATTTCAGTTGCCATTTATTGAATTTATCTTTATTTTTTTGTCTATATTTTTTATTTCGTTTTGTCCTAATTTCATTAGGTATACTTTTTTGATAATTTCTACTTTTTTCGATTAATTTATCTTTATTTTTTAATCTATATTCAATATCATACTTTCGTTTATTTTCTTTTTTTAAAATTCTTTTTTCTTTTAAACATATTTTACATACAGAATATCTATTATCCTTTTGTTTATTATCTATAGTAAATTCAGAATATTCTTTTTTAAATTTACAACAAATACAAATTTTCATTTTAATTGTTTTAGTACATATAAATACAGTTTAATTATTTTTTGGATTAATAAGAAATACATCAATAATTCCATTATATTTTAACAAATCAGCTAATGGATATTTTAATATATTTTCATATTCAGGATTTGGGTCATGAACAATATTATAATCTTTATCAATTATAACTGCATGTGTAGAATGATATCCATCATTAATTGTACAATATTTAGGTGATAATACTGATGCAAAAAATAAACCATTAACACCCTGTTCTTTATATAATTTTTTTGGAGAAATTATACTTTTACTAAACCAATTTTCTTTTTTAAAACAATTAAGTGTTGGGTGATATAAATTACTATGGTTTTTATTATGTAACATTCCTTGATAACTATAACCTTTGTTCTGTATAAATTCCCATAAAGGCGAAAACCAACCATCTTTATATTCAATAAAATTAGGTACATCTTCGAGTGTTGTATCAAATAAACTGGCAATTGCAGCTTGCATACAATTGCCATGTCCTTTATCAACAATAGTTTGATATACTTTAATCATTAAAATAATCAGTTTTTTCCAGAAAATATATGTCCTTGAAAGGTTTAATTGCAATTCTAATTTCTTTAGTAGATAATTCAGTTTGTTCTTTCAAAAACAATAAAATTTTATTTTTTGCGAATTTATTTGTAATTTTTTTATTATATTTACCTTCAGGACTATCTTCCATAAAAAGAATGTGCCAATTTTTTAAAACATTAATAATAGCATCACCAACAATCACTTCATTTTTTTTCATTGTAGTATCATTAGTAATTCTATCATCTATTTTTAGAATAACATCATTAATTAAATTTTCAAGATTTTGTTGATTTTCATTTTCAATTTCATATGCATATTCAGAACTTTCATTAATGTCTTCAGCATAATCATCATAACACAAATTAATTTTCTTTTCAGTATAACTTTTTTTACTATGGTCTTTATAATAATTTCTAATTATAGTTTGACAATAGCTATATGCTTTAGTTTTAACTCCTGATTTTGTAATTTTATCAGGGTCAAATTTAATCATATGTTCAATTAAATGAGTTAAAGCATTTTCTTCAACCTCTTCCATAGTATAATTTCCAACATGAATAGGATATCTTCTTAATATGGATTGTATCATTTTCCGAAATGGAATTATGAGAATTGTATTATAAATTCTTGATTTTTCTTCAACAGAATCAGAATTTATATAATCAATAACTGCTTGTTCCTCCCTTTCAGCAAAATACGGTACACTAATTTCATTTTCTTTCATTTATTATATTATTCAACAATACAGATTATTTTTGAAGAGTTGACATATCAATTACTCTATCATTAGTAAAATTAGATTCTTTAATTGCTGTATCGAACCAAAATTTTCTTTCATTCATAGGCATATTTTTCAAATAATTATCAAATAAGCTTCCCTCTCTTGTTGCTAAATGTTTATATCCGATTTTAGGTATTGTATATATTTTGCATGTGTTATTCAATGCACGAAGTAAAAATTCTAACATAAATGTTAATTTAATATTAGTTTTATATCCACCAAGATTAACAAATTCAGATTTTTTAATAATTGCTCCTGATAATTTAAAATCAGTATATTGTTTTAAAGCATTAGCATTTAAATAACCCATTTCACCATTTTCACCTACAAATTGTTGTGCCCATACAGTTTCATTGGTTAATTTAATTCCTTCATTTTTTTCATTAACTTCAATCATCATTGTTAAAAACACATCAATATCCGGATATGATTGAATATATTTTTCACCATTAAACATAAATGTTGTACTATATTCATCATCAAATTCAAGTACACTAAAATAATCAGTGTTAATAGTATTAACTGCTAAATCAACTTGTGATTGATATATTTTATCATTTTCATGTTCAAGTAAAGTAAGATTAATTTTATTTTTTACTTCATCAACATCATATTTATTAAAATAAGATTCAACATATAATTCAATCGATTTAGGAAAAACTGCACAAACATTGATGATTTCACTCCATTTTTCTTGTTTAAGAATTGATTCAATTGATTTATCTAAATAATTTGAAACATTATCATTAAACTCGTGTATAGGTATTATAATAGTTATATTACTCATAATTATTTATTTTAAAATTGTTATATTTATTTATTTTTGTTTTACATTTTCATTTAAAGCTGTTTGAAAAAACTTAATTCTTTCATCAATTAAACTTTCATATATTTGAATTAATTCAAATTCTGAATTTTCTTGAGTATATTTAGACGATATTCTATCCATAGATTCATATAATTCAGGTTTTATTGCATCATCTAAAAATTTAACTAATACTTCACCAGCTAAAACAGGTAAATCGTAATAATTATCAGTCCAAAGACCACCACCTTCAGCAACTTTAACAGCATCACCATTTTCATTTCGTTCAATCATAAAATCAGGCATAATATCAGGTTTTAAACCAACAGGTATTGTACCAGTTTTCATACATTCAAGAGGAAATGTTCCAAAACTTGATATTCTATCAATCCAAATAGCTGCAAAATTTCCTTGTAATCTTTTTGCAAAATCAACACGTCTCATTTGTTGAGGAGGCTTACTTTTAGTTAACATTGGGTCAAATGTTACCCAATTATATTGAGGATATTTACTAAAAAATAACTTAACAAACTTAGAAATTTCATTAGGGTTACGTCCTACAATTGAAAATATTGGTTTTTGTGGTAATTTAGATTTTTCAAAATAATCTGGAATACCTATTTTATATGTTTTTATGTTAAATTTTTCTTTACCATAAAATACTTCTATCAATTCTTTAAGACTTTCAGATGTTGTGATTATATTGTTTATTCCAAATGATTTCCAATCTGTACCGGGAATTAAACCATTAATCATATAATCAACTGATTGTAATAAACCAATACGTAAACATGGTAAATTTTTAGTTTGTTCCATTACATTAGAATAAATTTCAGGAATTATCATCACGTCTTCAGGACCTACAGTTAATTTAGGGTCTGACATTGGCATATGCTCTAAATTAGTTAATTCTTTTTCAATCCAATTAGGTATAACATAATCACCCTTTTCTACCATCATAATAACTTTATAACCTAAACTTTTTACTACTGAAGCATGAAAATATATTTCATAAATTGAAGCAGCGGGAGATTGTGATTCAGGTACACAAAATAAAAATTTAGATTTCTTATCATTAATATTTTTTAATGAAGCAGTAATTTTTGCAATTTTTTCAGCTTCAAGATTATTTGATTCGACATTTAATAATTCTTCACTCATTTTATTTATTGTTTTTAAATTTTATTATTTTTTCAAAATTTTTATTATCAGTTAATTCTTTAATTTGTAAAACATCCATAGAACCAACATTATATTGTTCATTATAAGGTCTAACTACTTTAATTATTTTTTTACCCCAAGGTGCACCTAATTCTAATAATTCAGGATTTGTGGTAATAACAATATCAATATCTTTCCAAATATCAGTAGCTTTATCAATAAATTTATAATTTCTGAATTTACTACTCATTCTACTTAAAAAAAATAATGTTGATGATATACAAATTGTATTTTCAACTGAGAATGCAGTGAAATCAGCATAATCTTTATATTTAAATAAAAATTCACTAATATGTAAATCCATTTGTTTATACATTATTGGAGCATTAGCATATATTTCAAATCTATAATCCTTATTCATAAAACGATTATAAACATCTTTTGCTGGTAATATAGTTGTTTCACTTTTTTTAAATAAAAAAGAATCTGCAACAGCATTTCCATTATCATCAGTTTGATAATATATGGGATTGATATCTTCAGGCATATCTTCAGGTTCTTTTAATTCTTTACTAATTTCTTCAGTATCATGCCATTTATAATTTTTAAAGAAATCAAAACAATATGGTTGATTTTCAGGAACACCTTCTTCTCCAAATTCTTGTACATAATATCGGTCAAATTGAAGCCATTTTGCTCTTAAAATTTCATCAATTTCAATACCTATTCTCAATTTATTCATTTTTATTATCTTTTTTTAATATTTCTAATTGACAATTAAGTTCTTCTTGTAATTTTTTCATTATTTCAGTATGTTCATTAATTAATGATTCATCTGTAATATATTTTGGATTTATACATTCAATTCTTGTATTAACATCTTGAACAGGTATTGTTATAATTTCACATTGTAAAGTAGTTGGTGATATTTTATTTGTTACTTTTCGTACAAATTTTTCAATATCTTCAGAACGTATTCCGGCAATACCAATATAAATTACTAATATTTTTGTTTCCATATTATACTACATTATCAATTTTAATTTCATCAACAGGTAATGATGATATCTTTCTATTTTTTTTATTTTTATTTTTTTCATCAATTTCATTAAATTTAGATTCAATTATATCAATTAACGGATTTCTAATATTAGTATCAGAATTATTCATTTCAATAACACCAATATTATTAATATCTTTGAAATTTTCAATTAAAGTTTTAAGTGAGCTTAAATGAGTTTCTTTAATATCAATTTGATTAAAATCACCTAAAAGAATTAATTTACAATTACTTCCAATTCGAGTTAATAAAGTTCTTGCATTACCTAATGAAACATTTTGCATTTCATCAGCAATTATAATACAATCATCGAGACTTGCCCCTCTCATATATGCTAAAGGAAATGGTTTAATATAATCTTTATCAATCAAATATTTTAATGTAGATTCTAATATTAATTTTTCCATATTAATATAATAACTCCACATGAATGGTTCAACTTTTTCTTTCCAATCACCTTTAATAAATCCAAGTTCTTCTCCTTTTATTGGCGTAACTGATTTAACCAGATATATTTTCTTAAATCTATTTGAAGTTTTTCTTAAAAGACTTAAAGCATATGCAACAGCTACATAAGTTTTACCACATCCAGCACGACCTGCAGATATTGTTATTTCATTATTTTTTATAGAGTTTATTAATTTTTTTTGACTATCATTTTTTGCAACTATTTTTATATCATTTTTTAAAACACCTGCAATATCTTGTTTAATTTTTTGTATTTCTGAAGTATTATCAACAGTCATTATCTCCTTAAAATCTTCTTCGTCTTTAAATTTATTTTTACTCATATATTAATTTAATAATTTACTTCAAATAATAATTTATATGTTTAATGTTTTTAGCAACATATATTATTACGCATAAATTATTTTTATCTTGAATAGTATAAAATAAAATTTAGAGTATTTATCAAAAACAATAATAAAATATAAAAATTTATAATTTATGAATAACGAAGAAATTGCTCCAAAAAGAGAAAGTATTACAGAATCTTTAAAAAAATATAAAATACAACATGGTTTAGATGATAATGTTGCAATACAAAATCCAATAGCTAATACTGGAAATCCTATTGTAACTCCTAATTCATTACCTAAACCCACATCATTTAATCAAGTTTCGTTTGAAAAAAATATGTCAAAAGAAACTGACCCGGATTTAATGACTTCTTATGAAATAGTTCCATTACCATCTAAAGGTTTATTTTATAAAAATGGTTTATCTGAGGTAAATGTTGAATATATGACTTCAAAAGATGAAGATTTACTTACAACCGCTTCTTTAATTGAAAATGGTACAGTTATAGATGTATTATTAAAAAGAAAAATTAAAACTCCAAATGTTAATGTTGAAGAATTATTAGAAGGAGACAGAAGTGCAATTATATTATTTCTTCGTACTTCAAGTTATGGTGTTGATTATAATGTTACAGTAACAGACCCAAGAAATAATACTGAATTTAAATCAGTAGTTGATTTATCTAAATTACAATATAAAGAATTAACAGAATTACCGGATGAAAATGGGTATTTTACAGTAGATATACCTATGCGTAAAAAAACTGTTTTATTTCGTCTTTTAAACATTGGTGAAAATAAATTATTAGAAAAAAAAGCAAAAGCAATTCAAGAAGCATATAATGAAGAATTTAGTCAATATTCTACACTTAAATTAAAATCTCATATAGTATCTATTGATGAAAATACAGATAGAACATATATTGATAAATTTGTAGATGCAATGCCAGCATTAGATGCATATACAATTCGTAAAAAAATTCAACAAGTTTCACCAGATATTGATATGAAATATCAATTTATAACTAAAGATAATTTTAGTTTTGACGCTAATTTATCACTTGGACTGGATTTTTTTTTCCCCAGCGTTTAGCAGGGGAATATAAAAAAATGGTTAATGAAGAAATATTTATATTAACCAAACATGCTAAATTTCAAGCTGATTATATTGAAAATATTCCAATTTATCGAAGACGACATTTTCTTCATTTATTACAAAAAGAAAACGAAGAAATAGAAAGATTACAAGACCAAGCAAAAAATAAATCATATAGACCAAGAAAGTAAAAAATCTTGGTCTTTTGTATTTATATTAGATAATATACTTAAATATGGCAGACCCTAAAAAAACAAGTCAACAATTAATTTCTGATTACGATAAATTAAACGAATCAATTAGTGAACAAATTAAAAATCTTAACGCAGTTAATGATGTTGAAAAAATTAATATATATAATGCTGAATTAAGAGCTGAAAGACAAAGAGTTATTAATCAATTAATAAATGATTTAATTAATTTGGAAGATGAAGAAAAACAAAAATTAAATGATTTAATTGATTTACAACAAAAAGAAATTGATAATGAAAAAAAGGTTAATAAACAATTAGAAACTCAAAAAAAATTAAGAGGTGATATTAATAGTTTAGCTAAAGGTTTATGGCAATATTTAAATCAAAATGATAAAATAATTCGTAATACTATTCTTAATTTAGGATTATCCGGAACGAAAGCTGAAATGATGCGAACATCATTTGAGCAAAGTGCAGGACAAGTTGCAAGATTAGGTGGTACTCTCGAAGATGTACAAAATATAATGCAAGGATATGCAGATGAAACTGGTAGAGCACGTGTTTTATCTGCAGATATGGTAAAAGATGTAACTTTAATAGGTAAAGGAACTGGACTTGGAGTTGAACAAGCTACAAGACTTGCAGGAGTATTTGAAAATATGGGTATGAACACCAAAACAACTATGGAATATGTTCAAGGTGTTGTAGATACTTCAGAAAGAATGGGTGTTAATAGTAATAAAATACTAAAATCTCTTAGTGATAATTTTAAAAAATTACAAACATATACATTTCAGGGTGGTGTAAAATCAATGGCACGAATGGTGCAATATTCTGAAAAATTTAAAGTAGATATGAATGCTGCATTAAATGCTGCTGATATATCAAGAACTTTAGAAGGAGCAATTGATTTAGCTGCTAATCTTCAAGTTATGGGTGGTGAATTTGCAAAAACAGACCCATTTGAAATGTTATTTTTATCTCGTAATGACCCTGAAAAATTTACTGAAAAAATATCTGAAATGACCAGAGGAATGGTTACATTCAGAAAAAATAGTGAAGGTGTATTTGAAAAATTTATAAGTCCAGCAGATAGAGATAGATTAGCTTCAGTAGCTAAATCATTAGGTATGAGTGTTGAGCAAATGACTGAAATGACACTTAAACGTGCTGAAATGGATAAAATGGCACAACAAATGACCGGAATGGGTATATCTAAAGCAGATAAAGAATTAATTCAAGGTGCTGCAACATTTAATAGTAAAACCGGGAAGTTTGAAGCTATGGTTGCTGGTCAAATGCGTGATGTTACAACTTTAACTACTGCACAAGCACAATCATTTGTTAAAGAAAGAAAAAGTCTTGAAGAACGTGCTAAACAAGCTCAAACATTTGATGAAGCATTTAAAAATACTATTAATGAATTAAAAGCAGCATTATTACCAATGTTAAAAGGAGTTGATGCTGTTTTAAAAGCTGTTAGACCTTTTGCTGAGAAACTTGGAAATGCTGTTGCATGGTTAGCAGGTAGTGGTATAGGTCAAACACTATTAAAATGGGTTGGCGGTGGAATGGCAGTTGGTTTTCTATTAATTAAAGCATTTGGACTTGGTAAAACTCTTATAAGTGGATTAAGCGGTGTTGCAGGTAAAATTGCAGGTGCTTTTAGTAGAAGTAGTGGCGAAGGTGGTGGTGCAATAGGAAGTGAAGCTGGCGGTGGCAGTGGTGGAAAAGGTGGTTTTGGTAAATCTCTTGGAAAAGGACTTGGAGTAGGTACTGCAGCAGTAGGAATTGGTGCAGGTGTTGCAGTTGCAGCAGTAGGAATTAGTAAACTTGCTGATTCAATGTCTAAATTATCACCTGAACAAGCTAAAGCTTTACAAAGTATAGCTATGACTTTAGCTATAACATTTCCACTTGCAGCTATAGGTATTGCTGCAGTAGGTGCTACCGCTACAATTGCATCAGGAGGATTATTAGCTTTAGGTGCAACAATGTTAATGATAGGTGGTGCTGTATTTTTAGCTGCAACAGGAATTGGAAATATGGCTGATGGTTTAGGTAATTTAGTAAAAAACGCTAAAGGTGCTGGTAAAGATATGATAAATGTTGGAGTGGGAATTGCAGCAATTGCAGCTTCAATGGGATTATTTACAGTAGGTGCTTTAGGTTTTGTAGTATTTGCTGCAACTATGAATAAAATAGCTAAAACAGCACCAGCAATGAAAGAAGTTGGATTAGCTTTTACAGCAATGAGTAATGTTGGAGATTCTTTTGATAAAATCAATACTGCTGTTACTACATTAAGAGGTAGTAAAGATGATTTAGAAGAAATATCTGCAGTTTTAGCTGATATAAATAGACTTAGTGTAAGTAAATCTGGATTTTTCAGTGAATTTGCTAATTTATTAAAAAATCCATTAAAAGTTGAATTTGCATCTAAAGGAATTCAAGTAGTAGATAATATTACTTTAAATATAGATGGTCAAAAATTTATGGAAAAAGTTTATAAAACTGATTTAGCAAGAACAAAAGATAATGAAGTTGCTAAAGGACAAACAAATGGACGTGGATAATTATCTAAAATTTATTACCTTTTGATAAATTATCAGTTTTCCAAATTGGTTGTAAATTACTTAACATATTAATAGTTTTCATTGAAGTATTTATACTAAATTTAGATATAGGTTTTTTATGGTCAATATGCCATTTATTTCTATTTTCCCATGACATTCCATCTTTGAATTGGCATTCAATTCTTTGAATTAATTGTTTTGGAGAATATCCAAATTCTAAAACAACATTTATTTTATTTAATTTAAAACCTTGTTTTTCTGTTCTATATAAAAAGTTTCTCATCCATTTAATTGCTGCTAATTCAATACTTTTATTATATCTATTTTTTGCATATTCTCTACATTTATCACGATTATTATTTCTCCATATTTTACTTTGTAATAAACAATTATTTTTATTTAATTTATAATAATTTTTAGAATAATTATTTAATTTAAGTGTATTATTTGTATAATATTCTTTTCTATATTTTAAACATTTATATTTATTATTATTATAATATTTTTTAGAATATATTTTTCTTTTTTCAGGATGTAACAATAAATAATTTTCACAATATTTAGGATTTTTATTATGCCATTCTTTAATTTTTGTTTTGGAACATTCTTTACAATCAGCTCTTCTTCCAAGATATCCATCTTTTTGTTTATAAAAATCATCTAAATATTTTTCAATTTTACATTTACTACAAATTTTTTTATTAATCATAAATATGTTTTATATAAACACAAAAATTTTTTTATATTTTCAAATTATTTTTCATTATATATAAAAATATAGTAATAATCTCAAAAAAAATTTGTAACTTTGACAAGTTTTCTGCTTGTTCATCAGAACAACCAATAAACTCTTTCTCTTGTTCCAGAGAACAAAAGAACAAAGATTACTACAGTTTGTTTTTAACTTCTTCGAATTTAATAAAAACTTCGACATTATAGGCTTACTATATTCATATATTTTCAATATATTCATTATATATATATCTTAGTTTTATATTTAAATTATCTTTAAAATTTAAATTTATCTAAATCCAACTATAAAAAAGGATAATAATATGTATGATTAACGTCCGGAATGTTAATACAGTTTTAACCAATGTAAAAGTAGTATATTCAAAATTAATCTCCAAGTATTTATAGAAAAAAATATTAATGGCAACAGATAATACTCTAACTAATGGTGTAACTACTTCGAGATTGTTAACTTCAACATCTCAATTAAGAGATAGATTAACTTCACGAAATTTATATACTCCAAATAGTGAATATGAAATTAATGAAGAAAGTGCAGTAAGTACAGTTAATAAATTAATTGGTATAGTAACACCTTTTAAATCTTTTAATTTGGAAAATACTGTTGTAGGAAGAATGATTAATAATCCTTCACCATTAAGTTCAATGGGTTTGGTTTTTTTAGGTAAACAATTTGCTTATAATATAACATCTAATTTACAACAACAATTACCTTCAATTAATATCGGTAATTTATTAGATAAGGACGATAGTACTAATTTATTTACTCCTTTTACAGATTATAGAATTACAAGAAAAAATGAAGTAACAACTTTTGAAAATTTTATTAATCAAATTGTATATACTACTAATAAAAATGATTATCCTTTTAATTCTGAATCTACTAATTATAGTTATGTTGCAAATACTGGAAAAGCTCAATTAAGTTTATTAGCTAATCAATTAAATAATAATTTATATATTAATGGTGCTAATGAAAATTTATTAGAAACTTATGCTGATAAAAAGAAAATAAAAAATAGAGACGGAAATATATATAAACATGTTTACTATAATTTTGATAATAGTTATTTTCATCCTTATGATGATATTATTATCGATAAAAATTCATATCCTTTTATTACAGTAGCTAATGATGAAATGAAATTGTCATATACTCGAAAACAAAGTGATAATGATGATAATATTGGGGAATATGCACCAAGTAATGAATATGTTTATAATAATTTAGGAAGTAGTTATAAAAATACTGTTAATAACTCAGATTTATTTAAATGGTCATCAGAACATGCTAATCAAGAATTTAAATTTGATTACGATACTGATAAATTAATATGGGGTAGAGATGGTGTTAATAAACATGTTGATGGTACTTTAGATGATTTAAGAGCACTTACTGATACAAGTAAAAATAGTGCACAAATTAATAATTCTTTAGATTCATCATTCAATATTCGTGCTGGTTTATTAGAATTTACTAAAAATTTAGTAACTGCAACTAATGGACATAAAGTTGATATTACAAGAAAAGCATTTAAAAATTCAGGAGAAAATATTGAAGGTTATAATGGTTCGCCATTATGGAAATCTAATGAAAGTAAATATGCTAAAGGAAATGGTTTTTCTGATGGTTCTGAAATTGGTCATAACTCAAGCATTGGCATTCGTCAACACAGTATTTTAGATTCGTATGGTAAAAATTTTACAAAAGCAATTAGATTTAATGGTAATAATCTTTATAATGGAAATCCAAATTCTGTAATTAATTCAACTATATTACCTCGAATTCATCCAACAGAAACACCTAAAGATGATAAAAATTTAAATGTTCCAAATAATAAAAACTTAATGTTTACTATTGAAAATCTTGCAATTAAAACAATAAGTAATGGTGATAGTGGAATAATTGATGATGAAAATGGTTCACCAATACCTTTAGAAGAAGTTGGACAATTTGGTGGACGTGTTATGTGGTTTCCACCTTATAATATTAAATTTAATGAAACATCTAATGCAAAATTTGAATCAACTGTTATGGTTGGTCGTAATGAACCTATGTATAATTATCAAAATTCTGAAAGAGGTGCAACATTAAGTTTTACATTATTAATGGATTATCCTGAAAATTTAAATCAATATAATAAAGATAATGAAGCACATAAAAAAAGTGCAGAATTTTTCGCATTTGGAGGTGATGCGCTTCCAGAATATAATATTGAAAAGTTAAAAACAAGAAGAAATGAAATTGAAATTGAATTAGGAAATATATTTAAAAATAATAAACCTAATATTCAAAGTATTCCTAATGTAAGCGATAAAGTATTATATTTTTTCTTTCCAAATGATTACCCAACTAAAAGTGATATGGGTAATTTAACTGGATTGGCTGATGAATTATATTTAAAATATAATTATGAAATTGATGAATATTGTATGAATTCAATGTCATTAAGTAATGGATTAAATAAAGATGTTTTTGTAGTTAAAGGATTAAAACAAGCTAATCCAACTCTTAGATATTTAGATAAAACTGCACTTCCAATAGGATTTACTCAATTTTTTAATAAAGAAATTGATGGTGATTTTGGTCATAAATGTACTTTAAATCAAATGTTATCTGATGCTTTTAAAAATAATGAAGATAATAAAAATTATTATAAAATAGTTATTAATGGAGGTGCTTCTTATCTAAATCATGAAAAAAAGGGATATAATTACGAATTAAGTCAAAGAAGAATTACATTTTTTACAGCATTAGTTTATGCCAGATTAAAAGAAATTTGTGGCGATTGGACTACTGAAATTGAAGTAGAACAAAATCCGTTAGGAGATGAAGCTTCAACACCATTAAGTAGAACTGAAAGTAGTCAAGAAGATGTTATGTATAGTACTTCTGTAAAAATGGAAAGATATGCAAGTTTTAAAATAGTTCCAAATGGAAAATCAATGCCTATGGATGAAACTAAATTAAATCCAAAAGATTTTGAATTATGGAATAAATTAAAACTTGAACTTGATGATATTAACGCTAAAATTAAACTTGCTCAAAATAAAATATTATATTCTGAAAGAAAAATAGATGATGAAGCATCATTAAATATAGGTAAAGCTGTAAAAAATCATTACTTTTCACCAGTTTTTCATTCACAAACTCCTGAAGATTTTCATAAAAGATTAACATTTTTACAACAATGTACAAGACAAGGTGCTGCTGTTAGATATTATACAAAACCAGATGAAAATAATACAAGTAGTAATGTAGTAACTGCTAAAAATTCAGTATTTGGTCGTCAACCAATTTGTATTTTAAGATTAGGCGATTTTCAATTTACTAAAGTAATTATTGAAAATATAACTATTGATTATGATGAAGGAATTTGGGATACTAATCCGGAAGGTTTTGGTGTTCAACCAATGATTGCAAATATTACACTAAATATGAAACTATTAGGTGGTCAATCGTTGTCAGGACCTGTCGATGCGCTTCAAAATGCAGTTTCTTTTAATTATTATGCTAATTCATCATTTACTAAAAGTGGATTATATTCATTACCTTCAGATGTAGCTGATAAACAATTATCGTATATAAATAATGTTGTGACAACTTCAAGAAATAAATTGATAGAGGATTACAATAATAAAAATAAAAAATAATAAAAATGCCAACAGCAGATTATAATAGATATTCAATATTAAAAAAAGACGATGGTACTACTGAAATAATGCCATTTGTAGATTTACCTAAAAATGTTGGTGATAAATTTGAAAATTGGAATGTTAATTTTAGTAGATTAGATAAATTATCACAAAAATATTATGGTAATCCATTTTTTGATTTTTTGATTTTATATGCTAATCCACAATATCTAAATGAATTTGATATTCCAGATGGAACTTTGATTAGAATACCATTTCCACTTGCAAAAGTTAAGTCTGATTATGAGTCAATTTTAACTACTTTTAAAAATAATAATGCTTGACAATTAGATTAAATTTTATTATGTTTGTGAATTAATTTGCATATATAATGAAAAATAATATAGTAGTAGTATTTTCCTCTCATTTATCTAAAGAAGATAACGATAGTTTTATAAAACATATTGATGAAACTATTGGTGTTAAACATAAAACAATTTGTTATCCTAATTTTAATCAGTATTCATTGTCTGAAATATATAATAATGCGATTTTAAACCATATTGAAAAAGATTGTATTTTTGTTGTTTGTCATAATGATATAGTTATAAAAACAAAAAATTGGGGTAGATTGTTATTAACTAAATATAATAATACTTATTTTGATATAATAGGTGTTGCTGGCTCGACTTATCTACCAAATTCAGGAAGATGGTGGGATAATACATCTAAAATGTGTGGTATTGTTGAACATACTGACAGTTATAGTACTTGGGTTAGTAAATATTCAGAAGAAATTCCGAATACAAAAGATGTTGTATTGATAGATGGGTTATTTATGACATTTAATCCGGATACTATAATTCATAAATTTGATGAAGATTTTAAAGGTTTTCATTTTTATGATTTAGGTTTTTGTACTCCAAATTATCTTGATGGTTGCAATATTGGTGTAACTACTGCAATTAGGATATTACATAAGTCGATTGGAATGACAAATCAAGAATGGGAAAATAATAGAGCACAATTTGTTTTAAAATATAAAAATGATTTACCATTAACAGTATATCCACAATTTGATGAAGATTTTATCAATGTAAAACCCCAGCCAAAGGTTAGTGTTATAATTCCAACAAAAAATCATGCAAATATATTAATTAATAATATTAATTCTTGGAATGATGTTGTTAATTATGAAAATTATGAGATATTGATTGCAGATACCGGAAGTAATGAAGAAACTATTAAACAATATGACCAAATTTTAAGTGAAAAGGTTAAATTAGTTAAATATGATTATTACAATTTTGGTAAAATTAATAATGATATGGTTAAAAACCATATATCACCAGATTCTGAACTCATATTATTTTGTAATGATGATGTGAAATTATTAAATGATGTATTAAGTAGATGTGTTAATGTTTATAATAATTATGGTAGTCTTGCTGGTACTATTGGAATTAGACTACACTATGCTGATGCATCAATTCAACATAATGGAATAACAATTGTGAGAGATAATACTGAAAATATTCATTTATCTCATGCAGATATTGGAAAATCTGATAATTATTCTAAAAATATAAATTATAATTCTTTAGGTAATACTGGAGCATTTTTATTGATTAATAAAACATTATTTAATGAAATTGGATGTTTTAATGAAAATTATATTGAATGTTTTGAAGATGTTGAATTAAACATGGAATGTTTATTACTTAATAAAAAAAATATTACAGTAAGTGATGCAGTTGCTTTTCATTACGAGTCATTATCGAGAAATAAAAGTGAAGATAAAATAGTCAAATTAAATAAGGATTATTTTGAAAGATTACATCCATTTTATTTAAAAAATAAAGAAAAATTAAATAAGTTTATTAGATTAATTAAATAGTTTATGGGTTTCATTAAATTTGGTGTTAGTTATAATATATTTGATGGCGAAGAATTGCTCGAAGATTCAATATTACAAATAAGAGATTTCGTTGATTATATTTCAGTAGTATATCAAAGCGAATCATATTGGGGAAATAAATGTTCAGATAATTTAATTAAATTATTAAATGATTTAAAGGCTGATGGACTTGTGGATGATGTAGTTCATTATGAAAATAAACAATATCCAATACCTCATTATAATCAAATAAATAAAAGAAATATTGGAATTGAATTATCGAGAAAACATTATTGTACTCATCATATGTCAATGGATTGTGATGAATTTTATACTGAAGGACAATTTAGTAATTTAATAGATTGGTATAAAAATAATCCAAATTTTGTAGGATTTGCAGATTTTATTGATTATTATAAATCACCTTCACTTATTATAGATAAACCTCATGATACTCATGTTAGTTTATTTTTTCCAATAAAAAATAATAAAGTCTCTTTTATATTAAATCAATATTCACCAGTGCTTGTAGACCCTACAAGAAGACCTGATTATGGTTATTATAAAGTATTTGAACCAGAATTTATTCAAATGCATCATATGACATTGGTTAGAAAAAATATTGAAAGTAAAATTAGAAATGCTGCTAAAAGACTAAATTATGATAATGAAGAACATATTCAAAAATTGATTAAATATTATAATGATTGGAGTGATGATAGTTTAACTGGAATGAATGAATATGGTTTTTTAAAATTAAAAAAAGTCGAGCCATTATTTGAGTTAAATAATTTTAAATGAAAATAAATTACATAATTGCAACTTGGAGTGGACAAAGGATTAATGGATATTCTGATTTTAATTATTATCAGAGTGTTTTAAAAAGACATATTCTTGAGTTAAATAAAATTAAAAATAATATTGACCAAATAACTATAATGAAACCGTTTAATCCTATTCATAATACTTATTATGATATTGAATTAAATGATAAAATAAAAATAATCGATTGTGAGAATAAATATCAATCTTATGGTCAATGGATGAAAGCAATTGAATTATTTTTGGACGATTTTGATTATTTTATCTTTATTGAAGATGATTATGTTCCGGGAACTCATAATTTTGATAAAAAATTGATTGAAATTTATGAAGAGGGTAGTTATTTATGCTCAAAAATTAGTGAAAATTATGCAGTTTTTCATTGTGAAGTTTCTAATGGAATTATATCTAAAAATACAATAAAAAAATTATTTGAAAAACATAAATATAATGTTTGGTTTGATGAATACGCTAAATTAAATCCATATTTTATTTTTCATCACACTAATTATCAAGTTGCATTTTCACGATTTTTATTTGAAAATGGTATTAAATTAATTGATTATCGAAATCAATATTTGGTCGATTTTTACGTACATGCTAAAGTATGGGATTACTCGTTACCAAATGCAAAAAATAATGAAAAGATTTTTACGCCAATTCAAAATATTTTATGTTAGAATTTTATGAATTAAAATATGAAGATTTACCTTTTTTAAATGAAATTAGAAATGAATGTTGTGAAGAATATTTACATAATTCAAATAAATATACTCTTGACCAAACTATTGATTGGTATAATAAAACAAATCCTAAGTTTTGGATAATTATTTTAGATGAAAAATATCGTATAGGATATTTTAGAACAAGTAATTATTCTATTGAAAATAGAAACATATATATTGGTGCAGATTTACATAAAGATTTTAGGGGATTGGGTCTTGCATATGAAAGTTATAATAAATTTATTCCTTTTTTATTTGAAAAATTTAATTTACATAAAATTTCGTTAGAAGTTTTAGAAACAAATCAACGAGCAATTAATTTATATCAAAAATTAAATTTTGTATACGAAGGAATTAAAAGGGATGAAGTTTTAAAAAATGGTCAGTGGGTAAATTCGATAATTATGTCTATACTTGAAAATGAAAAAATGTAAAAGTGTATTTATTATTATATGAAAAAGAAGATTAATGTTAAAAAATTTATTGTAAAAAAAATTGAATATAAAAATCATCATAAAAATTTAAATAAAGTGAATGATAGAAATAAAATAAGAATTTGTAGTGAAATAAGATGTTCTGGTAGTGTATTAACATCATATAACAATTCACAATTATTACAAAGAGTAGGTCAACATACAGACTCATTTATATATTCACCTATTTTAGAGGATAAAAAACCAATTTCTATTATAATAACTGCCTATAAATCTCAAAATTTTATTGAAGATTGTTTAAATTCAATTGAAAAACAAACATATTTTAATGATAATAATAATTATGAAATATTAATTGGTATTGATTGTTGTAATGATACTTTAGTTAAAGTAAATGAAATTCGTCATAAATATAGAAATTTGAAAGTTTATATGATGAAAAATAATAAAGGAACTTATGTTACAACTAATACTTTATTAAAATTAGCTAAATATGATAATTTAATTAGATTTGATAGTGATGATATTATGACACCATACTTAATTAATGAAATTATGTCGTATTCAGAGAATTATGATATTATCAAATTTAAATATATTGATTATATTGATTCTTTAAAAAAAATTAAAGGTGGATTAAGACCCAATGCTGCTAATGGTGCTATATATTTCAAAAAAAATGTTTTTGAAATATCAGGTGGTTATTTACCTTGGAAAACTGCTGCAGATTTTGAATTTATTGAAAGATTGAAAAATTTTGTAAAAATATATACTATTGATAATTTTCTCTTTTATAGAAGAGTTCATAGTGAACAAATTACAACAAACAATATTGAATTAAGACAAGAACTTATTAATCAAATTCCTGAAGAATATATGATTAATGAAATTAAAATTAGATGTATTACGAATAAATATGATGAAGTATGATTGATATAATAATACCGCATTGTGCTGTTGATGATTATAGAAATAGAAATCTATTTTTTGTTGTGAAATATTATAAAGAATATCTACCTAATGCAAATATAATTATTATCGAGCAGAATACTGAAACTGATATTACTGAAATAAATGATTTAGTTAATACTCATTTTAAAATAAAAACTGAAGAACCATTATTTTGTAAATCATTATTGCTTAATGAAGGGTATAATATTAGTAAAAATAAGTTATTAATTTTTAATGATAATGATTGTATTTTACATCCAAATATTATGTATAACATAAATGGTTTAATCGATATTTGGAATAAACATTTAATATTGCCTTATAATCGTCCTGTAATTAATTTAAATGAGTATCAAACAATTAATTTAATAAAGAAACATAAAGATTTTAGTTATGGCGCATTAGATTTAATTAAAAGACCATTTCAATCTAATGGTGGAATTGTGATGATTAGTTCAGAAAATTATTATAATATTGGTGGACATGACCCAAGATTTATTGGGTGGGGTGGAGAGGATGATGCTTTTTTTGTGAAAGGTAAAAATGTTTTAGGTTTGGTTAGACTTGACTATGATTTAGTTCATATGAATCATTCGAAAGGTGTTAATGATGGAGCTTCAAACCCTCATTATCCAGATAATTTTAATTTTTATAAAGAATATTTAGATATTGATAACAAAAAAATCATAAATGACATTGGATTTAAACATTTAATTAAACATGATTGATGTAGTTATAATTCACAAAAATAGCACGATAGATAGAGAAAATAATTTGAAATATGCAATTTCTCATTATAGAAAACAACTACCTAATTCAAAAATAATAGTTGCTGAAATGGATAGTGAGACTAATATTGATTATTTTGATAATCTTATTCATCTTAAAATAAATTCAGGAATTCATTATTTTTGTAGAGCTTTAGCATTAAATTCAGGTTTTAAAGAAGTTACTTCAAACTATATCTTGTTTACTGATAATGATTGTATTCTTGATGAAGCATTTTTTAATGATATTAATAAAGATGTTGAATCATTTAAAACTACAATGGAAAATAGTATTATAATTCCGTATGAAAGTTCAGTTATGGATTTAACTGAAAATCAAACTAAATCTATATTTGATAATACTTTAAATTTTTCACAATTAGATTTAAATTTTAGACAAGTAAAATCTGTTGGTGGATTGTTTTTAATTAAATCGGACATTTATTATAAACTTGGTGGATATGACCCAAGATTTATAGGTTATGGTGCAGAAGATAATGCTTTTTTTTGTAAAGCAAAACATTTTTATAATATTTTAAGACCTAATTATAAAGTATATCACTTATATCATAGTAGAAATTATGTTGAAAATAATTCAATATATAAGGGGAATGCCATTACTGACACAACAAGTGAGAATTATGAGAATAATGTTAAATTATTAAGAGAATATGAATCATTTAGGATTGATATGGTTATTAATAAAATAAATGAAATTGGATATAATCATTTAAATAAAATATAAAATGAATATTAAATTAGTTACAAATTATCAGAGTGAAGAATTATATTCTAAAACTAAAGAATTTTATAAAGATTTTGGATTTGAAATGATTGGAGTTGATGGTAGCAATCATTTTTATGGATTCCAATTTTTTAATTATATGATGACTGACCCAAGATTTGATTGTGATTGGATAATATATATTGATGAAGATTGTATTATTACTGATAAAGAAGCTTTACTTGACTTATTAAATTATCAAATTGAGAATAATATTCATTGTTCTGGTGTTCCTGATGGTGGTGTTATTAGTCATAGGTTTCATAATCCAATTTCAATAATTGCTTTTTTTGCAATAATTAATGTTGGTGAATTGAGAAAAAAATATACATTAGCTGAAGCTAATATAATGAAATATGACCATGATTTAGATAAATATATTCCACATCATATAATTAACACAAATAGACCTTATCAGGAAAAATTTAGTAGGATAATAGCACCGGGTTATCTTCCATATGGTGTTATATATGATAATTTTGAACCTACATATAAATTATTTTTCTGGTTGTTAAGAAATAACTATAAAATTGAATATTTGAATGGTTATGATTATCCTGATGATGATTTTACCACTGTTGTAAAAAACCATAAAGGTGTTGATTTTGCTTATCACACATGGTTTGCAAGAGAATGGAGAACACCTTATCATCGTGAAAGGATTATGAAAATAATAAATTACTGTAATGAAATAAAAAAATAACTATGATACAATTATTTAAAGTTTATATGTCTAAAACAGCTAAAGACGCTGCTGGCATAATATTAGATTCCGGATATATCGGACAAGGTAGTAAAGTTGATGAATTTGAATTAAAATTAAAAGAAAAATTTAAAAGTGATTATGTTGTTACTACTAATTCAGCAACATCTGCTGAACATTTAGCTTTACATTTATTAAAAAAACCATTTACTGGTAATGTATCAATATATGGTGCAGGTGTTGATTTACATAATTGGAAAGGTATTCAGGATGGTGATGAAGTTTTAGCAACACCATTAACTTGTACTGCAAGTAATTTTCCAATTTTAGCTAATAATTTGAAAATTAAATGGGTGGACATTGACCCAAAAACATTAAATATGGATTTGGATGACTTAGCAAGAAAAATAAGTCCAACAACCAAAGCAATAATGTTGGTTCATTGGGGTGGATATCCAAATGATTTAGATAAAATAGCACAGATTCAAACTGACGCAATTAGAACTTTTGGTTTTAAACCTGCTGTTATTGAAGATTGTGCACATTCGTTTGGTAGTAATTTTAAAGGTCAACCTATTGGTAGTCATGGTAATATTTGTACATTTAGTTTTCAAGCAATTAAACATTTAACTTCGGTTGATGGTGGTGCTTTGGTTCTTCCATATGAAAACTTATATAGAAGGGCAAAATTATTGAGATGGTATGGTATTAATAGAGAAACTAATAAAAAGGATTTTAGATGTGAATGTGATATTCCGGAATGGGGTTTTAAATTTCATATGAATGATGTTAATGCTGTTATTGGTCTTGAAAATTTAAAGGATGTTAATGAAAATGTGATAAAAAAACATAAAGAAAATGCAAAATATTATGATGATAATCTTAAAAATGTTGCAGGTGTTACTCTATTAGATAGAGATTCAAGAATGGATTCTGCTTTTTGGATTTATTCTATGCTTGTTGAAAGAAAACAAGATTTTATGGATTATATGAAAGAATGTGGTATCATGGTTAGTCAAGTACATGAAAGAAATGATATTCATAGCTGTGTTCATGATTTTAAGACGTTATTACCTAATTTAGATAGTATAACACCAAAATTAATATCAATACCTGTTGGTTGGTGGGTTACACCTGAAGATAGAGAATATATTGTAGATTGTATTAAAAAAGGTTGGTAATTATGGGAAAATTTTATGATTATATTGATGGTTTTAAATTAAAAAATGAATTTGGAATTAAAAATTTTGTAGAAACTGGTACTGCACATGGATTACAATTTTTAGATTATATGAGATTTGAATTTGAAAATTATTATTCATGTGAAATTAATAAAGAACAGTATAATATTGCTGTAAAAAATGTTGGACATCTAAAAAATTTACATTTAAATAATCAAAGCAGCACAGATTTTTTAACTAATTTATTACCTTCAATTAAAGACATACCAACAGTATTTTGGTTAGATGCACATTTTCCGGGTTCAGAATTAGGTCTACCATTATCATATGAAAAGGATAAAAAAATTAGAATTCCATTGGAAGATGAGATTGATTTAATTTGTAAGTTAAAAAACGTTAAAAATGATATTATTATATGTGATGATTTAAGAATTTATGAAGATGGAAATTATGGTGCTGGAAATTGGAATGAAAGAGAAAATTTAGGTCACGATAATATTAATTTTATTTATAAAAATTTTTATAAAACACATAATATAATTAAGAATTATGAAGTTAGCGGTTGCGTGATGGTAATTCCAAGAAAAATAACATATTATAACAGTAATCCAAGTAATCAAACTTTCATTAATTTAATTAATAATATCATTAAAAATAATAATATTGAGGAAATTATTGAAACTGGTACTTTTACTGGTGTTGGCTCAACTAAAACTTTTGCTGAAACAAACTTACCTGTAAAAACTATTGAGTGTAACATTGATAATTATAATACAGCTAAAGTAAATTTAGCTCAATATAAAAATGTTGAAGTTATTAATGCACTTAGTTTAAATAGGGAGAATATGATTGATTTTATTAAAAAAGATTCGTTTTTAACTAATAAAGAATATTTAAATGAATGTCAAATTCTCACAGACCATAATGACCCTATTAATTTTTATGATAAAGAATTAAATCTTGTAAATGGATTGGAAAATATATTATTTGATTTAATTAATAATGATAAAAAACAAATTATTTTTTTAGATTCTGCTGGTGGTGTTGGATATTTAGAATTTTTAGAAGTAATGAAATTAAATAAAGAATTTTTAAAAAATAAACACATTTTATTAGATGACGTAATGCATGTAAAACATTTTAGGTCATATGAATATTTAATTCAAAACGATATTCCTTTCAAATTTTTAGATAATAGAGTATTATATTTCAATATTTGATGTATGAAAAAAGAGGTTTCTATAGGTATTGCGTTTTCATCTCCTGATAGATTATGTTCATCCATAGGAGATACATTGGGTTTAACACCTATTATTGAAAAACTTAGTGAAGATAATAATATCACAGTTTGTACTGCAGTACCTGAGTTATTTTATAATAATCCTCATGTAAAGAATATTTTGGTAATTCCGTATCCAAATATAAATATATCACCATGTAGATGTACTGAATGTAATATTATTCAATTTTATGGTGAACAATTGAATATTGAATTATCTAAAGAAACTTTACCAAAAATATACCTTACTTCGGATGAAATTAAATTTGGCAAAAATTTATTAAGTGATTTTGATGGGTCAATAAAGATTGCAATATCCACTGAAACTTACTATGATAGTAAAAATTTAAGATATGGATATATTTCACCTTTTTTTAAAAAATTGAAAGAAGAAGGTTGTAAATTAATAGGTATTGGAATGGGTGAAGAATATCAAAATGAATTTGATATGTCATTTATAAATAAAACTACACTTAGAGAAGCATTATCTATTTTAAATTCGTGCGATTTATTTATTGGCATTGATAATGGATTGTTTCATTGTGCTGCAGCGTTAAATATTCCTCAAGTCATATTTTTTAGAAATAATGGAAGTTCAAATAATAAGTATATTAACACTCATTATGTAGAAAGTAAAGTTAAATGTCATGGAAGGTGTTTATTACATATTCCAGTGTGTGAATGTCCTAATAGATGTATGGATAATTTTGATTTAGATGAATATTTAGAGTTGGTAAAAAAAATAATTAAAAAATAAATAACAATATTATGAATTTTAATGATGAATTGTGGTTAAATAAATGGCGAATTGAAAAATATACGCCTATTGTTGAAAATTATGAAAAAAAAGGTATTATCGTAGGTACTGATGATGAGCCAAGAGCTTCTCTATGTATTGCATCGTTTATAAATGCAATGGGTGAAAAATATAAAGAAGGTATGAAGATAATGGATTTAGGTTGTGGGTCAGCCAGAGTAAGTAATTTTTTAAGTAAACGATTAAAAAATTTCCATTACATTGGAATTGAAAAATCTAAAAGTACATATACCGAATCTTGCATAAATAAAGCTATCGAATTATTTGGAAATGATGATAGAATTGAATTAGGATTTACTGATAGTGAATTAGAAAAAAAAGCGATTGAAACTTCTGATGTTGTGTTATTATTAAGTGTGTTTACTCATACTACAATTGAAGCAACTGAAGAAATTTTAATAAAAATTATGCCTATTGTTAAAAGAGGTGGTTATGTGGTATTTTCGATGATTCATGGTAACGAATATAAATTATCCAATGGAAATGCTTATGATTTTTTTGATAATTATAAAGTAACCTTCAACACAACACAGCAAGTAGAAAAATTGAAGACTAAATTAAATGTAAATATTGATTTAATTGATACATTTGATGCTAATATATTACATTCAATCTATAGAGTAAGTAAGAATAATGAAAATTAATTATGTTATTGCAAGTTGGAATGGTATTAGAGTGAAACCTGATAATGCTGCATATTATTTAAATGTGTTGAAAAATCATTTAAATCATTTAAATAAAATTAAAAATAGTATTGACCAGATAACAATAATGAAACCACATAATAATAATGTTAATACTTATTATAATATTGAATTAAATGATAAAGTTAAGATAATTGATTGTGAGAATAAATATCAATCTTATGGTCAATGGTTAAAAGCTGTTGAACTAACTTATGGTAATTTTGATTACTATATTTTTATAGAAGATGATTATATTCCAAATATAGATGATTTTGATTTAAAATTAATTGAATTATATGAAGAAGGAAGTTATCTGTGTTCAAAAGGTGGTTCACATGCAGTAATTTCAAATGGCTTGATATCATATAATACAATTAAAGATTTAATAAAAAATGTGAAATATAATAATTGGTTTGATAATTATGCAAAAAAACATCCTGATTTAGTGCATAATAATCGTAATTTTCAAATAGCATTTTCATTTTATTTTATTGAAAATAATATTAAAATTACTGATTATTCTCAAGAATATTCAGTTGATTATTATGCACAAAATGAATTTAAAGATTATTCATCACATAATGTAAAGAGAAAAGAAAAAATATTTACACCTATTCAAAGAATATATTAATTCTGTATTTATTAGTAAAATAATAAATATGACTATAAATTTACCAGAATTAGAACAGGCTTATCTTTCATATAAAGAAAGATTTTTTAAACATTTTATTACATTAAGCGATGATGTTACAATAAGAGGAACTAATTTACCTGCAAGTGGACGTTATGTTTGGGGTGGTGAAGGAATTAATTATGGTGATACAACTATTGAAATTAGTTATTATTTAATATTTTTATCTACAGATTATTATTTAAATAAAAATCCGGAAACATTAAAACAATTAAAAAATGCTTTATTATCATTAAATAGATTAGATTTATTATCTAAAAGAGAATTTGATAGCAAACAACCTTTATATTTAAATGGGTTTTTTATGCGTGATGATTTAAGAGGTTCGATTTTTTACGAATATTGTAAGAATCAATTAGAACCTGAAACTTTTAATGGAAAAGTTACAATTAATAGACCTATTACATATTTAATTGATGACAAAGATTCTTATAATGATATTAATGGATTAAATCGTGCTATAGAAAGAAATGTCATGTCTCAAGACCAGTTTTGGCATTTATTTTTAGGATTTTCTGTTATTAATAAACTAATTAATGATGAGGAAATTCTTGCTATGATGCATAATATTATTGATAGATTTTTAAAATATTCTTTAAAAACTTGTAATCAAGTAATTAAAAATCCTGTTACTGGTAAAAAAGTTCCAAGAGGTGCTGATATAAGATTATTTGCATATGGATTTGCAAAAGCAGGTGATTTAATTACTGAATATGATAATAAATATCGTAAAATGTTACATTGGTGGAATAAACCTCTTTATAAAATTGGTGTTTTTGGTGCTGAATTTTTATATAATATGACCAGAAATATTTGGAAATTACCTTTAAAAGAATATTCATATCGTTCATTAGGTTGTATCGGTGATATTTGGTGGAATAAAAAATATATCAAACATTTAATTAAAGATTTTGAACGTAAAGATTGGTATCCTCATTTTGTTTTAATACATAAAATATTACATGATTCTAATATTGAAGAATTTAATAAGGAAAAATTAGAAAGAATATTATCTTCAATACCTAAAGATGGTTCATTATGGAAATTTGACAATACACCGATTCATTATATATGGTCAGTTGATTCATATCTTTATAATCCTGAATATAGTAAATTTGATAATAATAAACTTGAAAGTTTTAATGGGTTAGATTTTATGTGTTTATATAATTTATATAAAATAGTTTATAATCCGAAAAATATTAAGTAAATTTGTAATAAATTCATTTTATCATGAAAATAGCCAATATTATCTATGAAAAAGAGTTAGTTAATCACACTAAAGTTGATTATATTAATTATTATAATGAAGTTATTGAATATGATAAGCTTGATAAAAGCTTACCTACATTATATGTTGGCTGGATTTTTATGAAATCATGTAATCCTGAAAATTTATTAATCCAAAATGCAAATATTCTTAATAATTGTATAATATCTAATGAATTATATTGGGAATATAGCTTTGATGAACATAAAGCTTGTCATATTAATGGAGTTGAAGATTTTATTAATTTAATTCCTAATTACTATTTTTCACCAAAATATACATATATCGATTTAGACCCAATATTTTTTCAAATTAAAGATTTAGATGAATTAATGTATGTTTTACCTAAAAAAATTGATGCCAGCTATAATTTAAAAAACGATATTTTATATATTTTAAATGGTAATAAAATAGTTGGCATTAATTTAGTTTTATATAGATATTTTAAGTTTAATATAGATGAAATTCTTTTAAGAATTTCTGAAAGAACTACTACTTCGTTTAATGATTTAAATGGTGATATCTATCAATCATATTATAAAACACTTCCAAATTATATTAATCTTAAAAGATATATAATCGTTCTTTTGGCAAAATGAAAATGTCATAGTATTTATAGTAAATAAATTATATATACTATGGAAAATAAAGTTAAAAATGCAGTAGAAAATTTTATTGATACTGACCAAACTGAAAATCTAAATAATGAAAATGTTAAAAAAGTTATTTTAGATAAACGTGAAGGTCTTATTGAAAGAGTTGATAAAATCTATCTTACAGAAGATGGTCGTCAATTGCTTCGTGAACAATATTAATATTATTTTGTCAAAAACTATACTATGGAAAAAAACGATAATAACTTAAATGAACATTTAAGAAGAATAAAATATTTTACCGATTATAAAATTAGTGAATCTCCTAAATATCGACCTTTAGTTGGTAATAATGAGAATTTTGACCAAGTTCCAACTTTAACAAATGAACAAGGTGAAGAAGAATTACCAGCAGTAGAAAAACCTGAAACTCCAGAGACTCCTGAAATTCCTGCAAATACAAATGTAGGTACAAATGCACCTGCACCTCCAGCAGATGGTGGAAATACAGTACCACCTCCACCTCCAGTTAATGGTGGTGATATGAGTTCTCCTAATATGACTCCAACTACAGGTGGAATGCCGGGAATGAATGTAAATCCTCCAGTTGATGAGATTCAAAATGAGATAATTAAGCATAATATTGAAGCAATGAAAAGTATTCATAGTGAATTAGAAAATTTGAATAATGTTGTTCAAGGTTTAAATTCACAATTGAAGTCATTAAATGCTGAAGTTGAAGAAGTTCGTGAACCAAGTGATACTGAAAAGCTTTTAAATAAAAAGCAAGTATCGTATCCATATTATTTTAATTTAAATGATATGTGGAGTGATAATTGGTTTGAAAAAAATCGTGTTAGTTCAAATGAAAAAGGAATTAGAGAATTACCTGATGGTAGTTATATTGCCGATTTCGATGATTTACCTCAAAAATCTAAATTAGACATACAAAATAGTTTTAATGATGAAATCTAATAAAGAAAAATTAATTGAAAATTTTAGAAAAGTTAATAAAATTAACTTAAATGAAAATGCGTTACCTTATACCGACCATAATGATAATTATTCTAATGAAGAATTAAGAAGTATGATTGATGATTTATTGTTCGATTTAAGATTTTATAGACATGAGATTGCATCTAAAATTATTGCTGCAACATTAGAAGAAAAATTTCCAGTATTAAAAGTTCAATAATATGATGAAAAATAATACTAAAGACAGATTATTTGAAGTTTTTAATAAAGTAAATGGTCTTAAACTTAATGAAAATGTTGAATTTAACAATTCTACTAATTCTGAAGGTGAAGGTATTATTAACGATTTCATTCATTTTGTTGATTCGGAATTAGGATTAAATGGTGAATTACCTGAATTTGAATATTCGTATGATGAAAATGAAGCTTCTGAAAATAGGTCTTTTGGTGGTTATATGTTTAATGATAATAAAATTAGAATTGTATTAATTAAAAGAAATTTAGCTGATTGTTTAAGAAGTTTAGCACATGAATTAGTTCATCATAAACAAAATTTAGAAGGTAGAATTAAAAGTGCTGAAGATGGGAAAACAGGTAGTGAAATTGAAAATGAGGCGAATGCTAAAGCTGGAATTTTAATGCGAAATTTTGGAAAAATAAATCCTAAAATATATGAAATTATATTCACATGAAAATATATAACAAAATAGGTAGTAAAGAAAGATTTCTTGAAATGTTTCAAGGTGTAAATAAAGTTAAATTAAATGAAGTTTTTGACCAATTTAGTGTTATTAATGTACTTCAATCAGAATATAATGCATTGTCTAATGGTGAAATTAGAGTTGAACGTTCAAACACAAGAGTAAATGGAAATTTAACTAATGTTGATTTAGAATGTAGAGATAATCAAGGGAATAAGATAACTTTTACATTTGAGGTTGAATCTGAAATGGGTGACCAAGAAGGAGTAAGCAATGTTGGAAATATTTCTTTAAATAAATTCACATTTCAAGGTAAGGATGGGTCAAGTAATATTCAAATTGAGAAGAATAATTTAACTGATTTTAATAATCAATTTAAAGATTCTTTTTATAATGTGATTCAAGATTATATCGATGTTCAAGAAGAACGTCCAATGGATGAAGAATTTTTAAATATTGCAAAAAAAATAGATTCATTTCCTTATGGTGGTGGTTCTACACAATTTCAAACAGGTAAGTCGTATGCAGATATGAAACCAACTAACCCTGATTTAAGAGTAAATGCACCTGAATTAAATAAATATGTTGATGAGTCTACAGACCAAGATAGATATGAAAATATTGTATTTATGCAAGGTGAAGAAGCTAATAAACCATTTGAAATATTAAATAATCAAGGTAAAGATGCTGCGATGGAATATTTAAAAAATTGGCATATGCCCGGACAACATATGGGTAGTTCAGAATTAGGTCATGGTAGTAAAGATTTAACTTATGAAAAAGATGGTTATATAATGTCATGGAATCCTTATGTTGGTTATATTGGATTAGATTATGATTTATCTCAAATGAATGAAAATAGTAGTGATATTAATAATATAGTTAATCAAGAGATTAATAGATTTAAGCAAGAAACACAACCTATTGTAAATAAACCTCAAATAGATATCACTCCAGATTTTGATATTCCAAAAGAAAAACGAGATTTAATATTACAGGCATACGATAATTTAATTAAAAAGGGTATACCAGCTCCAACCACCAATCAAGTTCATGTTGAAATTCAAAGAATGAAACCAACTCAAACTCAGAATGTGAATGTTAATACAAGGAGTTCAGAATATCCAGAATATATGGAAGAAAATAAACCAGCATCTCCAAAAGAATTTTTAACTCCAGAACAATATCAAGCAATGCTTGATGGAACATTATCAGTAGACCCTGATTTTAGTAGAATGGGGTTCAGACCAATGAATGTTGGAGATAATATTGAAGAAGAATTTTATGACTTCCAAGGTGAAAAAGATTTTGATAGTCAAGAAGCGTATAAAAAATATTTATATTATAAAGGGAAAGATTGGGATAGTTTAACTCCTGAAGAAAAAGAAGATTTTTTCCAAGTTTGGGTACAATTTAAAGGAGTATAAAAATAAATAAAATATATAATTAAAAGACTATCGTTTGGTAGTCTTTTTTGTTTTCATCATATTTTTGATTATGTTTAATATTTGCTTTTAAAATAAATTTATTGGTATCGTAACTCATAATTATAAATTATTTAGTATTTATAAATACAATAGAGAATATAAAAATGTCAATATTTAGAACTTATTTCGAAAAAAATACAACTTTAATTGAAGGTAGTTTATCCAACAATTCACAAAATCCTGTTACTGAAATATCATATGGTACATTTGATAAGTTAGTGAGTAGATATATTTTTGACGTTAATTTAGATAATTTACGTGCTAAAATTGCAAATGGTTTAATAAATCCAAATGGAATTGTTAAGCATGTACTTCATATGACTAATACTATAGCATATGCACCTCAATATATAGGAAAAAAATCATATACTACAAATATCAATAGAGCAACAAGTTTTCAATTAGATTTATTTAATGTTTCTGAAGATTGGGATGAAGGTGGTGGTTATGAATTTAATTATGTTGACCCATTATATAATGCAATTAATCAGGCAGCTAATTGGATTGAAAGAAAAACAGGTATTAATTGGACTAATGAAGGAGCTTATTTAACAGGAAGTACTGAGATTTTAGGTTCTCAATTATTTTCAAAAGGAAATGAAGATATTGAAATTGATGTAACTGATTATATTAATCAAAGATTAAGTGGTGTTACTGGATATTCATATGGTTTAGGTATTAAATTTGCTGATATTTATGAAGATATTGAAACTGAATTTAGACAAGCAGTTGCATTTCATGGTAGACATACACATACTTTTTATGAACCATATATTGAAACTATAATAAATGATACTATAATTGATGATAGAAATTATTTTTATCAGAATAAAGATAATTATTTATATTTATATTCAAATATAGGTAATTTTCCACAAAATATATTAGTTAATAAAGTTGAAATATATGATAATAATGATAATCTTATCGATACATTAAGTGGTAATTCTATTATTAATGTAAGTAAGGGTATATATAAAATAATGTTAAATATAAGTTCAGATGATTATCCAGATGCTGTAATATTTAAAGATGTTTGGTATATAACAGTTAATGGTAGGTCTGTTGAACATGAAGGTGAATTTTATTTAATATCACCAGATAAATATTATTCTTTTAATCAATCTAATATAATTAATTTTGATAATTATTTCTTTTATTTTTGGGGTATTGGAGAAAAAGAAAATATACGAGCTGGTGTTATAAAAAAGATTAAATTAACAATAAAAGAATTATATGCGAATCAAAATAATTTTTTACCTTTAGAACTTGAATATCGATTATTCACTACTGTGGGTAAAAAATACCAAATTGATGTAATACCATTTACATCTGTAAATAGAACTAATAAAGGTTATGAATTTGATTTAGATACATCATGGTTAATTCCACAAGATTATTTTTTGCAAATTAGAATGAAAAATGGTAATTATTATGAAAATAAGCAAACATTATCATTTACTGTGGTTTCAGATGGTAGCAAAATTATTTGTTAATTTTATCTAAATAATTTAGATTATTTTTAAAAATCCTTGTATTTATAGAAAATGTGAAATATATTTGTCACTGTAATTAATTAATTAATTGTAAATAATTTTATACTGAAATTTTATTAAAATGGAAAATCAAAATGCAATTCCGGTAAATCAACCTGAAGGTGATTTATCTAACTTCAAACAAATGTTTGCTGATTATCAAAATAATCAGAAAAAATCTACAACCAGAAAATCAAAAGAGGACATTTTAGCTAAGTACTTCGTACCTCGTAAAACTAATGAAATTTTTAGAATTCTTCCAGTAAAACCCGGCAGAAAGGTTATTGAAGAAGCTTATTTTCATGCAGTTCCAATGAACATTGCTGGTGGAAAAAAGAAACATGGTAGTATCGTTTATTGCCCAGCACATAACGATAAAAAAGTTCAAAAATTAGATGCACAAGGTCAGCCTATGTTTGATGCAAACAATCAACCAATAATGATTCCTGCACCTTGTCCTTTATGTGCTAAGTATAAAAAACTTATCGCTAAACAAGACCCTTCCATCAAGTATATCAAAAAAGAAAACTTAGATGAAGCACAGAAAAAAATAAAAGCCAAAAACGATGAAATTTATAAAGAAGCTAACGTATGGGAAGCTAAAAAATTCTATATCGTTCGTGGTATTGATAAAGGTGCTGAAAAAGACGGTGTTAAGTTTTGGAGATTTAAACACAATTTCAAAAATCAGGGTACATTAGATAAATTGTTACCTATTTTGAATGGTTACATTACCGTTAATAACGCAGACCCAACAAGCCCTACTAATGGAACTGATTTGAATATAACTATGACTGATAGTGAATTCAATGGTCGTGCTTATAAAACAATTTCTGCAATCATGTTTCGTGGTAAATCTTTACTACATTCTGACCCTATCATTATGCAACAATGGCTTGATGATACTATAACTTGGAGAGAAGTTTTTAAACCTAAAACAGCTCCAATTATCACTCCATATGAAGTGCTTGAAATGATTGCAAATGGTACTAATCCTTATTGGGATGATAGTGATGCAACTAATAAACATTGGGTATTTCCGGGTCGTCCTGATTTAGAAGAACAGGCAAATACTCGTAATCGTAATCTTGATGCTGATGATGAAGATGCAAATTTTGAATACGCATCTGATATTGATGATGAAGATGGATATCGTGTAACTATTAATAACGTTACTGAACGTAATGTTGGTTCATATAAAGATGATGCAGTTGATTTAGCTGTACAAACACTTGCAAATAAAGCTCAAGCAGCTCCTGCACAAATAGCTCCTATAACTACAAACGAAGAATCTCAAGAAGATACTTCAACTGGCAGTAAATATGACGATTTACCGTTCTAATTACTCGCAAAAATAACAAGAAAGGGGATTTAAAAGTCCCCTTTCTTATATCAAAAAATATGTTTTATGGCAAAGAATGTTGAAGTTCCTGTAAATGATAAGGGAAGAAAACCAACTACAAAAAAAGATTTCTCATTAAATGATTATAAGAAAAAAATTGGTGGCGAAGATGTTCCGGATAAACCATTAAAATGGATTCCAGCATCAAAGGGATTACAGTCATCAACAGGTTTACCCGGTTTTCCAATGGGATATGTTTCATTAGCACGTGGTTTTAGCAATACTGGTAAATCTACTGCAGTTTGTGAAGCAATTGTTTCAGCACAAAAAATGGGGATTTTACCAATTATTATTGATACTGAAAATAATTTAGGTAATGAACGTTTAGCTAAAATGGGATTTGATTGGGATGGTGATTATATTCTTGTTGATAATGATTTTTTACTTCAAAAATTTGGTAAACTTCAAGATAAAAATAGAAAAGAAGCAAGTATTGAAGATATGGCTGAATGTATGTTCTATTTTCTTGACCAACAAGATGCAGGTGAATTACCATATGATTTATTATTTGCAATTGATTCTCTTGGTACATTAGATTGTATTAAATCAATAAATGCTCAAGAAAAGAACACTTCTGATAATAATATGTGGAATGCTGGAGCATTTGAAAAAGCATTCAAATATATGTTAAATAATACAATTCCAAATTCAAGAAAAGAAAATAGAAAATATACTAATACAGTTGTTGGTGTACAGAAAATTTGGATTGATTCTATGGGTGCTGGTGTTGTTAAACATAAAGGTGGAGAAACATTCTTTTATGGTTCACGTTTGATTTATCATTTTGGTGGTGTTGCAGCACATGGTAGTAGAATTGTTAGTGCTACAAGTAAAACAAGAGAAGTTGCTTACGGTATTGAAACAAAAGTAAGTGTTGCAAAAAATCAAATAGACGGACCTCTTGGTGGAATCTCGATGGAAGGTAAAATTGTATCAACACCTCATGGTTTTATATTACCTGATGGTACTGATGTATATAAGAAAGAACATTTATTATTTTTCCGTAATGCACTTGGAACTGATATTGATTTAAATGATTTAACGGATAAATACATCGATATTAAGAATGATGATAGTTTTGAATTAGGATGAGTAAATTAAAAATTCATAAAGTTGACCCTACTGGATTGATAAGAGAAACTACTGAAATTAGTTTACATTCTTGTTCTGACCAAGCATTTTATCGATATGTTGTCGAATATAATGGGGAATTTTACGAAGTAAATTATAATGGAGTTAATCTAATTGAAAAAAATCTAACTATGGCAAAATATGAAGATTAGAACTTTGTTAGTGGATTCTTCTTATCTTTTGAAACGTTCATTTCATGGCGCAAAAGATACTTATACCAATAAGTTTGGTAATATTGGTGGTTTATATGGTTTTATGACAATGCTTCGTAAGTTAACTAAAGATTATATGATAAATAAAATCGTATTAGTTTGGGATGGTGAAAATGGTGGCATTATGCGACATAGAATTGATAGTGAATATAAATCTAATCGAAAAACTAAAGAATGGTATAAGAAAATTGAATTAAGTGATTATGAAATTAGAAAAGAACAAGAGAAAGAAGAATCCATTTTAAAACAAAGAAAACGTATTCAAGCATATGCTGAAGAATTGTTTATTAGACAGATTGAAGTTGATGAGATTGAAGCTGATGATTTAATAGCAGCATATTGCCAACAATATAATAATAAAGAAGAAATTTATTTATACACTAATGACAGAGATTTTGCTCAGTTGTTAGATTTAAATTTAACTATAATATTTGGTAATATTCCACAACCAATAACAAAAAATAATTATCTAATGTATTTTGAACATTTTTATCTAAATGCATTAACGATAAAAATTATTGAAGGTGATACTGCAGATAATATTCCGGGTATTGAAGGACTTAAAGAAAAAACTTTATTAAAGCATATTCCAGAATTAAAATTTAAACATTTAACAGTTAAAGATATTTGTCAAAAAGCTGATGAAATCAATAAGGAAAGAATACAAAATAAAAAGAAACCTATTAAAGCATTAGAAAATTTATTAAATAATATTAATAGATTAAAAATTAATTATCAACTTGTATGTTTAAGTAAACCAATGCTTAATGAAGCTGCAATTGATGAATTAAGTCAATTAGAATTACCTTTATCACCAGAAGGTAGAGGTAGTAAGAATTTATATAAAATGATGCTTGAGGATGAATTTTTAAATGTATATGGAGGTACTTTACCTAATTACGTAGAACCCTTTTATACTGTGATAATGAATGAAAAAGAATTATTGACTGAATATATAAAAAATAATAGGAAATCTTTATAAAAAGTCTTTCAAGTTAGATAAATTGTAATTATATTTGTCATAGTATTAAAATTTAATTTTATCAAAATGAGCGAAAGAGATTATAACAACATGTTTAGATTTACATTGACACAAGGTGATGTTTTACTTTGCGAAAAAATGTTTGATGCTGATAAATTTAATCCATTTACCCGATATTCAATCGATATACGTGATATTTTACCACGTGCTATTACGAGATTACAAAAAACGTTATCTAAAAAAAACTACGATGTGAACTTTGAAGTAGGTAGAAGTAATCCTGAAGATAAGTTTTCACCTGAAATTTCATATGATTTATATCAATATCATAAAAAACAAATTAATCAATTCCCATCTTCGATGAGAAATGAGTTGTATTATAATCCAACTTCAATTGTTCAACAAATTGAAGATAGAGGTGAAACTAAAACTATTCGTGGTGTTGAATGTAAAATTGGTTTGTATATTAACGATAAAACTATTGTAGAAAGAGTTTTTTATGTTGACGGTTTCAATCCAGTTGCCAGATGGTCTGTTGATTTAACTTATGTGGTTATCGAAATTGCAGAACAGATTGAAAATCAAATTAAAAAAACCGATATTAGAAATATGTGGGATGATTATGATTTAATAAACCAACGTGGTTTATCTATTAATCAAATTAGAGAATTAACTCCTTTTAAAAGAGAAGAATTATTACGTAAGATACGTTATAATTAATCTATCTACTTAAATTAACTATTCAAGTTATCATGATTTGTTCATGATAACTTTTTTTATACCTTTAATTATATGAGTGAAACAACCGAAAATACATTTACAGGTTATCTTGGACATGATTTTCAGACTAAATTGATGTGGCAATTACTCGTTGAACCTGAATTTGCTGAAGAAGTATTACCAAATCTTGCTGTTGAATATTTTGATGACCCTAATGTTAAACGACTTTATTTAATTATTTACGAATTTTATAAAGAATACCAAAAAGTACCTAATCTACAAAATAAAAGTATAATTCAAGCAATTCATCAATTCAAAAAACCGGGAAATTTGATTGAAGAAGAATGTTTGTTTGCAATATTAAAAAATATTGAGTTATGGAATGAAAGAGTTTTAAATAAATCTTTAATGCATGATGGTGATGCAGTTCAAAAATCTACTAATTTTTTTATAAAACAACAAGAATATCGTAAAGTTGCAGAACATATTCTTGATAAAACAAAAAGTGGTGATATAAAAAATAAATATACTATTAGTAGTATTGAAGAAAAATTTATTAAAATAAGTCAAATTGGTGTTAAAGAAGATGAGGGTACTGAAGTATTCGATAATATATCAAGAGCTTTAAGAAAAGAATTTCGTCAAACCATACCAACTGGAATTCAATTTATTGATGCCGTAACTGGTGGTGGATTGGGAAAAGGTGAAATTGGTGTTATATTAACTCCTTCAGGTGTTGGTAAAACTACAGCATTAACAAAAATTTCAAATACAGCATATGAACAAGGTAAAAATGTTGCTCAAATTATATTTGAAGATACTGTAGACCAAATCCAAAGAAAACATTATGCAATTTGGTCTAATACTCCTTTAAGTCAAATCGATGATAATCTTGAATTAGTTAGTGATATTATTAATCGTAAAGCTGAAGAATTAAAAGGTAATGGTGGTCATCTTGTAATTAAAAGATTTAGTCAGGAAGATACTACTATCAAAGATGTTAAAAATTGGATGATTCGTCATCAAAAAAAATATGGTTATAAATTTGATATTTTAATTTTAGATTATCTTGATTGTGTTGAATCGCATAAAAAAACTCAAGATAGAAATGAAGGTGAATTAGTTGTTATTAAAGCATTCGAAGCATTAGCTTCAGATTTTGAAATTCCTGCATGGACTGCATTACAAACTAATCGTACTGGTTTTAATGCAGAATATATCGAAGCTAATCAAACTGGTGGAAATATTAAAAGAATTCAAAAAGCGCATTTTTTCATGTCAGTTGCTAAAACTAAAGAACAAAAAGAAGCACAATTAGCCAATGTTCAAATATTAAAAGCACGATTTGCTCAAGATGGTCAACAATTTAAAGACTGTGTATTTAATAACGATACAATGGAAATTAGACTTGAAAATGACCAATATAAATATAGTCAAATAAATAAAACAGTTAAACATCACGATGATAAAGATATTGATGCTTTGGAAGAAAGTATGAGGTTAAAATATGAAGAAACTAAAGCACCTAATATTGAATTACACGCTGCAATAAGTCAACATAGTGAAGAAAATATTCTAAACGTAATTAATAACGATAATATAAATAATAGTGATTTTAATAATATATCAAGTAATTTTGAAAATGAATCTATTATTAAAAAAGATGATTTTGAACTGGATTATAAATCTGAAATAATTAAAAATGAGGGAATAAATGAGGGTGTAAGTGAGGGTATAAATGAAGAAACTAATGATTTACTTCCTTGGTCGGGTGATACTGAAACCATTTTAAATGCAGAACCTGACGAAGTTAAAATTGAAACTCCATTAATAATTGATGAAAAAAAGACTATACATGAATTATTAAATCCAGATATTGTAGTTGAAAAACCTGAAGAATTTAAAATGAAATTTGTATCTCCGGGAGTACCATATATTGAAAGAGATTCGTCAGAATTGAATGAAAATGAATTAATTGACCCTGACGAATTGGAAAATAAACATAATGATATTCATAATCAACTTACTAAATTGCGTGAAAGTCAGAATGTTATAAAAAAAGAATAAAATTTTTAATTTTTTTTATAAATAAATATGACTTTTTTGAATTATTAACGTATTTATCTCTCAGACGATTATAAATTATTTTACATTTTTTTAAAAATATTATTGAAAAATATTTGGAAAATAAAAAAAGGTGTTGTATGTTTGTATCGTCTTAGAGATAAGAAAAAAGTTCTTTTACATTATGTAAAAAAAATATTTGGGGAAGTATGCAAATTATATACAAAAAATATAATCGTATTACTCCTTTTGGAGAACTGGCTATATTTACAGTAAAGGTACAGCAAGTTGTCGTTAAAACAATTGATTGTCAGTTCGATTCTGACCTTCCCCACAAAAAATAATTATAACTAAATATCATAGGATAATGAGTTGTAAAGATAAAGATGCACAATTAGGAATGCCTTTAGGTACTGCATCTGGTAAATTAAGAAAACAAATATTATTTCATTTATTATGTAAATTGAATGAGAATATTTGTTTTAAATGTAAAAAGCCAATTTTAAATGTTGATGAATTAAGTATTGAACATAAGGAAAATTGGCTTCATAGTGAAAATCCTAAAGAGTTGTTTTTTAGTTTAGATAATATTGCATTTAGTCATATGAAATGTAATTTACCTGAAAGAAGATTCGGAGGTTTCCATAAAAGAATTAAATGTAAAGAAGGATATTCATTTTGTTCAAAATGTAAAAAGATGAAAAAAATGGAAGAATTTCATAAATGCAATCGAAGATGGAATGGTGTAAATGGACATTGTAAAGAATGTGTTTCTAATAGATATTAAAATTAAAAATATATTGCGGAATAGAGAAGCGGCATCTCGTTTGGCTCATAACCAAAAGGTCGTAGGTTCGAGTCCTGCTTCCGCTACGAAAAATTTAAGATTACGAAATGCAGAAATGTAGTTGCTGGTTAACCCAACCGTAATTTGTGGTTCTGATGTAATGACAGAAAATGACAGCCATAATAGGTCTGCGCCACCTTAAATTTAACATACAAAATGAAGAATTAAAAACTCTTCATTTTTTGAAGTTCTTTAAAATTTTAAATATGGGGAGATAGCAAAAATAAACAAAAAATACTATCTCAATGTTCTCTTAAGTGAGAAAACTAATGGTGTTTTCAGTAAAGGTAAAGCAAATTGTCTTGAAAACAGTTGATTATTGGTTCGATTCCAATTCTCCCCACTTGGACTTTTTTGAATTTGTTTAGTATTTATATCAAAATATTGTTTTGATATGGCAAATTTAAATGAGTTAAAAAAATATCATTTTATTTATAAAACAACCAATTTAATAAAAGGTGAATTTTATATTGGAATGCATTCTACAAATAATTTAAATGATGATTATTTGGGAAGTGGAAAAAGATTGAAAAGGTCGATAAATAAATATGGCAAAGAAAATTTTAAATTAGAAGTGCTTGAATATTATTCTGACCGAAGTTCTTTGGCTTTAAGAGAAAATGAATTGGTTAATGATTCTCTATTGTTAGACCCTAAATGTATTAATTTACGTGTTGGTGGTACTGGAGGATTTTCTCATGAACAACAAATCATAAATTCTAAAAAGGGTAATAAACGTTTTATTGAATTAATGAATAACGATGAATGGAGAAATAATCAATGCAAAAAGCAATCTATAGGTCAAAAAGAATTTTTGAGCAAAAATGGAATGAATGGATATTGGGATGGTAAGAAACATTCTAATGAAACAATAATGTTGATGAAGAAAGTTCATAAAGGTAAAAACTGTGGTGAAAATAATTCTCAATATAATACTCGTTGGATTACAAACGGTAATGAAAATAAAAAAATAAAAACTAATGATACAATACCAATTGGTTGGTCATTTGGTAGAGTTCTTTAAAATATAAACGTGATGCACGGTCAAGCCTCTTAACGAAAGTTAACGTAACCGTGTGAATGGAATTCCTCATTGTCCCTGAAGCAATTCAAACTTTGAGGTACAGCATAAGGGAAAACTTAAAGTATTTACAGTAAATTCGTTGGTTCGACTCCGACTTTTTCAGCCAAAATTGAAAAATAGCCAAGTGGTTAAGGCACAAGTCTCTTAAACTTGCACAAAAACAAAAATACTTTTACAATATTCCCGAAATATTATCATCATCCAAAGGATGTTTGAAGTGGTTGTCCACAATACCGTAATTTGTGGTGTTTTTCAGTTCTTGATACGAGAAATTTTACTTATAAAAAGGGTAGTATCATCTAACATTTGAAGGTTAAAAATGGTTTTCTGCCACAGAAGTGTGGGAGTTTTTCAAAAAAAAGCATTATGGAAGAACTTGTTGTGTATACAGCAAATTGAAATTTGCCATCCGATAGTGGTGGCACAAACTTGTAAAAATACAACTAAACTTCTTCTCTTATTGAGAAGATTTATTTTTCCAAAAATTAATGGGCGGGGATTTGTATAAGAAATTATACAATACTTGCCCATTTTTTTTGTTTATTATTGTGATTAATTAAATTAATTTATGTATTTTTGATTTTTTATAAATATAACTGTAACAAAAATTTAAATTTAGTAAGATGAAAAATTTGGTATTAACAAACAACATGTTGTCTACAGTTAAGCAATCAATTACTGATGGTTTGACAGTGGCAAGTGGTGCTAAGAGCAGTGCTACTTATTACCACTCTAAAGATGAACAATTGAAAGCAATACAATCTCAAATTAAGAATATGTATATGCTTTCAAAAGAACTCCCATTGATTATTGCAACCCAAAAAGGTGCTACTGGTCGATTTATATCTGAAGTATTGCTTAATGAATTAAAAAATACATTAAAGGGAGGTGCATGTAATATTGTTAATCCTATTGATTGGTATGATAATGGTTTAAGTGATAAAGCAATATTATCATCATTAGATAATCTTGCAGATAATGGTTTACCTTATGTGTTACGTCTTTTTGTTGATTTAAAAAATTCTAAAGTAAATAATGAAAGGACAAGAAAAATTATTCTTGGATATATTTGGGGACAATCAAATCTTGAATTTTTTTCATTAAAATATCGAAATAAAATTGCTGAAATTTTAAAACATGTATATGGTCAAAAGAAAACATCTATATTGCTTTCAATTGCTCGTAAACTTGTTGTATATTCAAATGGCGTTACAACTGAAAAGGAAAGTAATATTATTAATGAATATATATTAAAATATTTTAATGGTGATGCTTCACGTGCGTTTAAATTATTTCTTTTTTTATTTAAAAAAGATAATGGTGTAAATTATCCAGCTTTAGATTTTCCATTGTTGAGTGAATATTTAAAAGCAAAGGTTGATATTACTGGAATTAAAAATGTTCCGGAAGAAGTTTTACTTGGATTAATTTCAAGTGTTAAACATCCACAATATCATTCAATGTGGTCTACTGATATTCAAAAACAAGCAACTAAAGCTTTAATCAGAAAGAATGTTGAAGTTACATCAACAAATCAACAAATCCGTCAAACAAAATCAACTGCAAAGTTGGGTGTTGAAAAGACTGTTGATATGGATAAAGCAACAGATTTCTTGGCTTTATATAAAACTGGTTATGAAACATCATTTACTCCTGAAATAATTTCAGCAATAGATAAACTTGCTATTAAGAAAAGAATCAATAATTTCTATTATAAAAATATTGGAATTATTGTTGATGATAGTAATTCAATGTCAGGTGATAAAATTGAATCAAAGAATACTCCAAAAGCAATTGCTGATTTTACAGCAAAAGTATTGGGTAAATCTGCGGAATTAACTAATATTGTTGTAACTGGTGGTGAAGTAACTGATTTAGCAAGTTCATTTATTGGATTATTGAAAGTTGAAAATTCGTCAAAACCTTATGATGCTATTTTTATCATAACTGATGGCTATGAAAATGCTTATGATGGATTAACTAATGAGGTTATTTCGATTTGGCAAACAGAAACTGGTAGAAATACTCCAATGTTTCAGATTTCGCCAATAACAAGTGCAGAAATGGGTGCTAATGTACGTAAATTAGGTACAAGTGTAGTTCCAATGGCAATAAGTAACCCAAGTGCAATTCAACCACAAATTACTGCAAGATTGCTTGAAATTGATACAAAAAGATGGCTTGAAACTCAAATGTTGGCTCTTGAAGCTGCACCAGTTAAAAGGTCAAAAAAAATTAGTGTAAACGTTTAAAAAATATATACTATGACAAGAGAATTTACAGAATTACTTAAAGGTTGCCGTCCTATCAAGGATAATGATGGTAACATCATAGTTCAATCTATATTGAATATGCAAATTGTTGGTTTAACAACAGATTCAGAATATTCATTAGATACTCGGTTTGCAAACCCATTAACAGCATTAGTAGCTGGTAATAGTTCATATGGACAAATAAACTTTCAAAATAAAGAAAGTAAAGAAGTAATTGTACCTACACAAATGGCTGTTATGACAAAGCAAGTTGCTCAAAATCACGGTATGACTAAGGCAGGTTATATTGCTAAAGGAGCAAATGTTACTTATAATGATGCTGGATGTGTCCAAGGTTCTCAAGGTGGTACTTTTAGAGGTACTCAAGAATTCCGTATGCTTCCAGTAACTATGCGTGAAATGGTATTTAATACTGTTGGAACAGCACCCGGATATTCAAGAATTTATCCTGCGATTAATAAATTAGGTATAGATACTCAATCATCTGCTGGTAATTATTTAGATGTATATTTTAGCAAGTATGATAAAAAACTTGAACAATTTATTGCACATTTTGAACGTCCTAAGAAAATGATTGGAATGATTGTTTTTATTGAAGGAGAAATTGTTGCAATTGATAAATTTCCATCGTTCACATATGCTGAACAAGTTTGGAATTTAATGATTCGTGACTGTTATGGTTCATTAGCTATAATTTCTGAACTTAAACATAGTTCACCAATGAAAGATTTTACTATGGCATATGCTGAAGTAAAAAGAAATCATCAGGAGAATGTAGTTGATATGCTTGAAAAGGCATTGAAAAAGACTAAGCAGAAAATTACTGCAAATGTTACTGAAAAAATTCAGGAATTGCTTGAGATGACATTTGAAAGTACTATTGATTCAGAAGGTAATCCTTCAGCATCAAGTTCAGCTCCTAAAAGTTATATATTGAAAAATGAGGGGTATGTAGGACAAGCAATAACTGAAAGTGAATTTAATCATCTTGTGTCAATAGTGAAACGTGAAATTTATAACCCAAATGCATTGAGAGAAGTTAATGAACTTAGAAAAAAAGCAAAAATGCAAAATAAATTTAAACTTTAATTATAATACTTTAACTTAACAATAAAAAACCCATGAGAAAAAAATCTCATGGGTTTTTTATTTATATTAGTTTTTAATGTGATTCTTTTGTATTTATATTAAATAATTCCGAATCATTTGATTCGGAAAAGCTAATTAAGGGTACGGTCGTATAGTTAGCAAAATTTAAAAATAATAAGAAAGAATTAATATATAAAACATGTCGTTTTTTAGTCGTCCAAACCTTGAAGACTTACAATTTAAACAAATAAGTGGAAGCGCATTAACATTATCAGGAACTACAAGATTTGTAAATGTAACTGGTTTAACTTTAAGAGGTGATTCCGGATTTATTCCCGTTATTGCAACAGGTGGAACTAATGGAGAAGTATTAACATATCGTAATGGTAAAATTACATTAGAAGTGGTATCAGGTGCTGAAGGTGGAGGTATATATAGTGGTGCATCTCCAACAAGTATAACTGTAGGTGGATTAATTGCAGGAAGTAATATCAGTAATTGTCCTATTTCAACAATTCTTCAAAATATATTAGTACCTGAATTACCGCCAAGTATTGGAATTTCAGTTTATAATGGTTATAGTGGTGGTAGTATTTCTGCAAATTGTAGAGAATTTGGTGATTATTCTGTAGGTTGTCTAAGTTGGTATGCTAATAAAACGACAAGTCCTATTTGTGGAATATATATAGATACGGTAGGTGACCCATATATTGATTTTAATTGTAATTGGACATCTAATCCAGCTCATTGCTATCCTACAACATACGCAGGTGGTAATATTATGGATTATACACCATATATAATACCTCCTGAATTTGATTACATTGTAATACCTACTGGAAATGAATTATGTACATTCGCTGATTATGGTATTTGTGCTAAAAATACTGGTCAAATAAGTGTAATTTCTTGTACTAAGATAACATGGATGAATAGAAGATATTGTTTTAAATCTTCAACACCATATTATAGTGGAAATTGTACTGGAACATGTACTCTTATGTGCAATACAATTACTTCTCAATTATGTAATATTAAAACAACGAGTATGTCGATGACATTTAATAATGAATTCTTTTATTATGCATATCCAAGTGTTATGGGTACTCCTTCATTTACAATAAATGGATTACCTAATAATGCATGGGGTAATGTAGGTATTGGCTCATTATTTACAATGATGTTTAAAAACAAAAATAATTATTGTACATCATATTACGTAGCAAGGTCAGATAGTAGAATTTCTGGAACATATTGTATAGCTATTAGTTAATAAAATTATAAAATAAAATATAAAAATGGCAGAATATTATAAAGGTACGGTATTAGCTTCTCCAATAGTAAGAGGTTCTTCAGGAGATACTTATGGTACACATCATTCGGTACTTGGAGTTGGTGGTTTTATGGAAGTAAAAACAACTCTTGATAGAAATGCAATACCAGTGGATAGTATTAATAATAGAATTGAATTTGATGGAATATCGTCAGGTCAGCGTAGACTTGGAATGTTAGTTCATGTTCTTAGCACTAATGAAATTTATCATTTACATCCAAAGTATAATGATAATTATATTACAATAGACCAATGGAATACTTTATATCCAACAAACTCATCTAAAGTTGCAGCTCTTGGTAATAATTTAAATTGGTATCCTTTATTTTCGACTACTACAATTCAAAATCAAGGTGAAAATATTAGTAAAAAATATGTACAAGCTTTGCATTCTTTTGTAGTTGGTGATGTTATTGGTTACACTAAAAATTATGGTGGTGTATTTATGAAAGTTTCAAATGCAAATGCAAACACTATTGAACCATTAGGTATTGTTACTGAAAGTGATTATGATATAATATATCCGTTTGATTATGGTAGTGGATTTACATTAACATACGCTGGTAATATTTCTACTATTGAAATTTTAGATGTTAATAATAGACCTATTAGCGGGGGTACTTTATATTATTTATCAAGTACGATTGGTAAATTAACACCAGTAAAACCAACTGGAATTAATGTTATAAATAAACCAATGCTCGTTGGAACTAAAAATAATACAGGTATTGTTTTACAATATAGAGGTATTACTGAAACTGCATCAAGCGTTAGTTATAGTGTATTTAATACTTATACTGGTAATACTAAAGTTTATTTAGATAAAACTGTAACTGGTGCGACTAATATTGGATTTTTTTCAGGTAAAACAGGTGTACAAACAATGTATATGGTTACTTCACAAATTCAATTTCAAGGTACATATACATCTTTATATAATTATTATTACAGAGATACTGATGGATATATTAGACTTGGTGCACCAACTGGTCAACCACTAAGACGTGGGTATTTAAGTAATTTTTCACCTAATAAATCTTGGATTTATAATTATAAAACAACTGGTGGTGATAAAAATGGTTGGATATTCGTTAATGGAGATATTACTCATAATATTGGGTTATTTTTAACATCATATCAATACCCCGGAATAGTATTTAACGATATTGAATTTTCATCAATAGGTGGGGATTATAGTGATGGTTTTTATACTAATGGATATATTAGTTTTGATGTTAATGGTAGTTTAAATACTGGTACGACTTATAACGTAGGAGGTCCTGTATTTAATAATAAAGTAGATAAAAGTCTTCGTTTTAGAACAATTTTAAGTGCAGATTCAAGTAAAATAAAAATTATTTATGATGATGCTTTTATATATATATCTGGTGGCACTTATTCAGGAACAAGTGGTAGTTTTGGTACATATAGTGGAATTACAAGTGTATCAAATATGGGAACAGGTGTTGGTGTTAGTACAGGAGTTACTTCACATAATTTAAGACTTAGAAGTTTTATAGGTAGTGGAAGTACTCAAGTAAAACTTAAAAATGATACTATAGTAATATATACTACGGGTGGGTCAAGTACCGATAAATATAATTTAAGTTCACCCGCAGTATGTTCTGTAGGTGGAATTACACCGGGAACAATATTAACTGGTAAAACAGCTTTCCAATTATTTGAAGAAATATTGGTTCCAGTACAATATCCGACATTAATTATTCCATCTGTAACTACAACATTCTCGCCATCAACTTCATTATATGAGGTAGGTTGTTCTATTCCAACATTATCAGTAGTTAGTACATTTAATGCTGGTTGTATAAATCCACAATATACTGCAATATGTGATAAAAGAAGTTGTGGTGTTAATGGATATTGTTTTACAGGTGCACAAATAGCTGGTTTTTATCCTAATACTTCAACACCTTATATGTTAAATGTTATTAATTATCCTGTAGTTATAGGTTCACAATCTTGGAGTAGTTTTGCTCAATATTGTGCAGGTGTTCAACCATATAATAGTAAAGGTGGTATTTATGACAATCCATTACCTACAGGATGTACTGCAACTGTAACTGCAAGTTTAACTGGTATATATCCATATTATTATGGAAAATTAACCAGTGGATTACGCCCAAGTGTAACATCTGGACTTGTTGTTGGTGGTAATAAAATACTTGCATGTAGTAGCGGTACTGTAAATGTTACATTTAGTAGTAGTGCAAGTGAATGGACATGGATTGCAATTCCATCAGTTTCAACATCTAAAACATGTTGGTATATAAATGCTTTAGATAATGGAAATATTAATTCTGCACCAAGTGATAAATATCCTGATGAATGTGTTATAGCAGTAAGTTCAGCACAAGGTTGCTGGTCAAATATAAATTATAAAATATATATGAGTGGTACTGTTGGTGCAATAAGTGCTCCAATAGAATTCAGAAATAGTTAAAAATATTAAGATATGGCAATAAATTTAAGTGATAATATAAAGGTAAATGCTCCTAAACCAGTTGAAGATAAATATTTAAATATTACAGTCCCATATATAAGTATTAGTGAAGTAAATACTTGTATACCTGAAGGTGAAAGATATCCGGGTTTAACTGTGAATGTAAATGGTTTTGAATTTTGGTATAAAAATGGTGTTTTAGATACTGATTTAATAATTAAAGTAAATATAACTGGTGCTACTAATGGATTAAGCGTAATTGACAATAAAGTAGTTTTAGGTGGTGATTTAATATCAGGAACTACAATTAACGGTCAACTAATTTTTAATGATGGAATTATAATTAGCTCAACACCTAATCCAGAATTAATTACTGGTCATACAAAAGGTAAAATATATTATGATAATGAATATCAAACAATTTCAATAAATCTTAATGATAGTGTAAATTTACAACTTGGTCAAGAAGATTTAAGATATGTTTATAATCCTTCATTAATCAATACTATTGAAAATGGAGCTGTAGTATATTCAAATGGAATATATGATGGTGGTGGTGTAACTGCTGCTGTAACAACAGTTGGTTTAGCAATAGCAACAGGTGTTACAAGTGCATCTGTATTAGGACTTGCAACTGAAGATATTTTACCTCAATCATATGGATTTATTACATCAAGAGGTCATATTAATGATTTAAATACTCTTACAAGTCAAGAATATTCTGGAATGACTGTAGGTGATATGTTGTATTTATCTGAAATTGTTCCGGGGGGTGTTACTAAATTTAAACCTAATTCGCCTAATATCATAGTTTCATTAGGTCGTTTAATTTCAAAACATCAAACACATGGAAAAATATTTGTTCAAATATTTGAGAATTTAAGACTTGACGATTTAAGTGACGTTGATACTCCAAATCCATCTCTTGACCAAATATTAAAATGGAATGGTGTGAAATGGGTGAATGGTAATCCGACAACATCAAGTATTGGTGCTGGTGTTACATTTTATAATGCTACTCCTATTATTAATTCAAGAACGTTACCTGCTGGTATTAATTCTACTGGTAGTATTGGAAATGGCGTTTTTGTTGCTAATTTATCTAAAACTCCAGTTACTACAGGTACAACACAAACTGTTACTGGAGTTGCAAATAATGACACACGAGCAGTTGCAGCATGGTTATATCCTACAGCACTTGGAAAAACTGTTATTGAATCTGGTAATTGGTCTTTTGAAAGTTATTTAAGTGTTGATAGTGTGTCTGCAGGAAATACATATTCTACACGTCAAATATATCAATCAACACCATTATCTGGAAGTACTGTTTCTATAACAGGTTCGGGTTTAGGTCGAACTGCAACTATAACATCTAATCAATTTTCAGGTGTTTATTTTAGCGCAAGTACAAATAATTTAAATTCATCATGGTTATATACACCAAGTGGAATTTTTCAAATAAGTGGAAAAACAAGTAATAATGTTGTAAAGATTGTTACACCTTCAAGTTATATTAATGAAACAGGTGTTAGTGGAGCAACATGGAATAAATTGTTTGGTGTAACAACTCCTGCTTTAACTACTGTTCATACTAAATATGAAATTATAACTACCCAGCCATCATTTAATATTGCAACAACAGATAGTCTTGGATTAATAGGATTTATTACTACAACAGCATCTTCAGATAGAATTGTAACTCTTAGTTATAATGGTACATCTCAAGCATCATATTTTATGAGTCCGCTTGTATCGGCACATAATGAACTTGCAGGTTTACAAGGTGGTAGTGGAGATGAACGTTACCATATTTCGTTAAATAAATATAATCTATTGGAAAATACAAGTGGAGTTAATACTGGTGATGAAACTAAATCGACAATTGAAAATAAATTAACAGGTGAAATTTTAACCCATTGGCATCCTTATAGTGGTATTACTGGAAAACCAAATTTAACATTACAATCGGATTTTGTAACACATACTGGTGATTCAAGTATACATTTTACACAAGCTGCAATTAATATAAATGAAAATCAAGTCACTAATTTAGTAACAGATTTACAAAATAGAAGTTTAACAGGTCATACTCATGATTATACAGGTACTACAATTACAAATAAACCTATATTTGTTGGCAGTGGTACTACAATAGTTAGTAAAGTTGGTAATGAATATAGAGTTTATTCAACTAGCGATATTAGTAATGCTGCAAATGGTTTAAGTAAAGTTGGTAGTAGTGTTGTATTGGGTGGAGCATTAACAGGAAATACGAGTTTAACTGGAAATTACAGTTTAAATATTTGTAGTGGTGCTAAATTAAATACAACTTGTGGATATC